GCGCTGTTCTACAGAAGACTGACTTTGTTCTCTGCGGTGGGGCCAGTGGATTTTATCACCACTGGAATTCCTACATAGTGCTCGATCTGTTTAATCGCATCGTGCTCACTGGCCTTAGCCCTCCCGATGTAGGGCACTGCCGCTCTGAGCATGTTGGTCCTGGCATCACCGTCTGCCCACATCAGTCTTCTCGCCGTTACTGCCTCGTTTGAGTAGACGTCGTAGGCCTCACAGTGCGTCCAGTGTTCCATTTCGAGTAAGCCGTCTAGGTGGGTTACTGCTAGTGCGCTGATCGGGAAGTTGTTGACTCTGCATGCCTGTACGGCGTAACCGTTGAGTACGTGATCAAAGTGTCCTATGCGTAGATTACCTTGCCAGGGGTTGAAACTGTTGTGGTTTCCCCTCATCTTCTCAGCCAAGCTCTTGTCCTCAGTAGGGAAAGGTCCGGCACCGTGTCTGGTTGGGAATGCTCGAACTACCCCAAGTGTGGTGATGGAGCCGTCTCCTGGGTGTAGACCAAATTTCTCATAGATCTGAGAACCGGTGGTGTTGGACCACGTGTGGTACGGTGGAAAGCCCCACTTCTCATCGAGCAGCACACCCTGCGCTCCTTCGAATATTGGGGTTTTCGCTGACTGTACAAACCTCTGAGTGCCATCTGCGTGGGTGAGGTTTACCTGCTTTCCGATTTCTAGGAACAGCCTAGCGATTGCATCTACGTTCTCTTCGTCACTCAGCAACTCGTACCACTTCTTCCACAAAAGGTCTGACTCACTGTTTTTGTCAAAGGTTGGCCACGTTAGCCCATGAACCTCCGAGAGCAGTTCTTTTCGTATCTCTCTGAGGTGTCTGGATATTGGATGGTGGAGTTCCCAGGCGTACATGGCGCCGCCCACAGCTTGTGTGCTCATCGAGTGAGCCACTGTTTCGCCGTAGCCTATCCCACAGCTTCCATGAGCATCTTTGCCACGGCTGAGCTCCTTCAAGCAGTTGAGGGCCTGGTGGTACGGGGTGATGACCAGGCACTTCTCGTCTACGATCAGACGATGCAAAGCATCCCACACGCCTAGTTGCCGTAGGTGGGCTGCTTCTTTCTGTAGGCCCAGTGGGTGGATTGCTACGTCTGAGGTCAGAAGGGTCCTGACACCCTCAACGAAGGTGCCAGAACCGAACTGAGAGAAACAGTGATGGCGGCCATCAGGCGTAACAACATTGTGTCCTGCTTGAGCGCCACCGTTGAAGCGAACGACTAGATCAGATCCAGTCTTACGGGCTAGGTAGTCTACTATCGTTCCTTTTCCAGAGTCGCCGAAGCCAAGATCAATTACTGCATACGCCTGATGCGCCATGTTGTTCCTTTGTTAGAGCCTGGTTGTTCCTTTGTTAGAGCCTGGTTGTTCCGCCAGAGCCCGTGGGTGGGAGCATTTCGGAGCTGGTACCGATCTTAGCTACGGCCCCACCAGCTCCAGCGGGGACCAAGCTCTTTTCGATTGTGTTGAACGCCGTGGGAGACAGACCAGCGTCAGTCAGGCCCTTGCGGATACCTGCCGAGTCTACGCCCTCCATGGATGCAATCTGAGAAGCGATGAGCTCACAGATCAGTTCTGCCTTATCCAGGAAGATGGCCCGTTGGCCCAAGAGTTTCTTCCACGCGTCGAGGTTGCCGTCGTGGTACGAGCCACTGCGCACACAGATACGGAAAATCTCGAATTTCTCCTCCGTCATGGCCACCACTTCTTCGGCAGTGAGGTCACCCTGGACATCCTCGCCTGTGACGGCCTTGATCTCTTCTTTGGTGAGCGTGGGGTAGCAGTACTCATCCCCGATCTGGAAGAGGTAGCCCTTCTTGCCACGTTTGTCCCAGCAGTCCATCTTTGTGTGCGTGGCTGCCCACCACAGGCCCATGAGGTAGGACTCGTGGTTTCCCCCACCTCCACCCGCTTCAAGGAAGATCTTAGTCAGCCAGTCGTCCATTTCGAGACCAGACTCGAACTGTCCGATCTGAAAGGGGGCCTTGTCACTGAAGTAGTCCCCAATGGCTGCAAACAGAATCTGCGGATGTGGGATGGTGTTCTGGGTGAGCAACATCTTCATCATCCCAGGCAGTTTATCCTGGGCGAACATGACGGGGTGGGTGCCCATCGAGCCCGTTATGTCGAACTCGATGATGATGGCGTTGGACTCGGGGTGTGTGTCGGAGTCACACGATTCCCGTAGCTTGACACCCAGTGGTGCAAGCTTGGGGTCAATCGCGCGCGTCGATGTGAACGTAGATGCCACGAAGGCAGCTGCGGGCATCGCCATGCGGTGTGCTCTGATGCTGTCGGCTGAGTTGATCGAGTAACTTGAACTACCCATGTCAGACCTCCTTCTTTTCTTCGGGCATCGTGGCCGTTGGGACGACTCCGAGGATGTCTTCGATCTTGCCGACATCTTTGGGTTCGATGGTCATGGCCTCTTTGGCTTCTTGGATCTGCTCGACTGTGTCTTCTTGTGGTGCTCCCATGTTTCTCCTTCTTACGTTGGCATTTGGAATGGTATGAACTTTGGTGGTCCATACAGTTTGGCTAGGTTCTTGGCTAGGTTTTCGTACACTTCCCAGGTATCACTGGCTCTGCTTCGTGGTGAGGCCAACAGACATGCGTCTGCCACGCCTGTCATGAGCTTGGGGTCTTTAGCAAGCCACTTCATCCTGTCTACGGTGGTCCAGCCCCTGAATAGGGCCTTTACGCACATAGCGATCATGTAGAGGTCTGCTCCACCATCTAGCGGCATCTTGCGGAATAGCTCAGGTGGGAAGAAGTCCTTGTACTTCTCGACATAGGCTTTCCCGGTGGTGCGCATTGGCACTGAGTAGCACCAATCCAATAGGACGAGTCCATGGTCCTCTGGTCTGATCAGGATGTTTGACGGGATGACAGCCCCGTGCACTATATTCATGCCGTGGGCCCAGCTAGTCACCTCAAGCATGCGGCGCCACATCCAAGCCACTGTCTTGCCATCCAGACCGTCTGGGTAGGCTCGCAGGACCTGCTCAAGGGTGAATGTCTTGGGGGAGAACTCGAATATGTTCGCAAGTTTGCCGTTCACCTTGATCGTGTCAATCAGTTTTGGCAGGTACTTGCTGAAGAGTTTGACGTCCTTGTTCTCGTACATTTTCTTGAGCGTGGTGCTCTCTGCTTTGATGAGGTCAGCGGCCGAGGTACCCACCTTGAGCACCACAGTCTTGCCATCAAGGATGCCCTTGTATATGTCACCGATGTCCCCCTTACTGAAGGGTTCCACGTCTGTGATCGTGCGGCCCTTGTCGAAGGTAATGGTGATGGAGGACTTACCCCACATGTTCTCCGCGATCTTCTTTTGGGCCAAGTCATGCAGGACGTTCAAAGCCCCCATCACGTCTCCGGCCTCAGCTATATCCGGGTTTGCGTCCGGGTGTACCAGCACCACCATGTCCCGGTACTGGTTCTTTACTTGCTCAGCCCAGTCGGCAGCTTTACCGGACCCTACTGTGAACAGCTTTTCAGGTTTCTTGGCTGCCTCTGCCGCTTTGATCTCAGCAACCGTTGACTGCTTGGCTTTGGGCCATTTCTTTTTCATGAGTCCCCTTCTGGGCGAGTGGTTCGTCTTACTTCTCCACAGTTCATACGTCGCTAGGCTCCTTGGTTATCAGGTCCATCTCGGACACCTCATAGTCCATCTCTCTGATGACGGCTCCGAAGTCCACCGCGGCGTCTATGGCGGCGTAGGCTTCTGTAGCACTGAAACGGTTGATGGCCATGGGCAGGTCATCTACTGCGTCGGGGTCGAACTCCTCGCCGTCTGCGTCCAATAGATGCTTGACCAGTTCTTCTTCCACCTCAACCGTGTGATACCCATGAGCGGTTATCTCTAGTTGGATCATTACTTTAGCCATTCGAGTCCTCTTTCTCCAAGATCAAACACATGGAATATGTAGAATCGATCTTGGTACGTTCCAACGAACGTTGTCTCCACCCCCTCTTCATCGTCCCAGGTGTCGCCTGTTTCTTTTCTCGCAAATGCCCGAGCGATTGGTGGTGCGTCCAGATCTACGAGCAACCAAACACAGGGCTCTCGATGCATCTCAGTAACGCCCACGGAAAGAACCTGAGCCCCTTTGTGCGTCTTTATGAGGAACAGTGAGTCTCTAGGAATGTGGTGTGCCCGAATCGTTTTCATTAGCCACTCCTTTGTATTTGCTTTGTCGGTGGAACACTACCTTGTTATCTTTGATCTCTACCCACCCGCGCATGTACTGACTGTTGATCTCGCCCGCCGCTGGGATGCTGAAGAACGTGTCAGGGATGCCGACCCTGAACGTGCGTAGCTTGCCGTCGAAGCATATTGCACGTGCGCGGCGGTTGGATTTGGTGACCGAGCCTGTGTGGGTGTTGTAGGCCAGCTCTTCTCTATCCAGCCAGGTGCCTCCCTCGTATTCCGTTCTGGGGATGGACATGCCGTAGAACTTCGGCGCTACATAGGGTGTGTTTGGTTTAGGCCTTGGCATTGAATCCTCCCTGAAAAAGAAAGGAGGGCTGTTACGCCCTCCTTTCTCGTGGATTACCTACTTCTTGCGTTTGGTTGGCTGAACAGCCGGCGACTCCTTGGGTGCGTCCAGGCATTTCACCGCAACTTCGTAGAGACACGTAGCGCACGTATAGGTGAGGTGCTCCGTTACGACTCTGGTATCGTGGAGGCAGGGGGTCGGCCCTGTGTGCCCCTTGCAATACACCGGACTAACGAAGGCGGTGCATCCGCATTTAGGACACTTGGTTGGGGGTCGATCTTGTATCATCGTGTTTGATTCCTCTCGGGATTAGGGGCCACGGTCCTGTAGGGACCCACTCGTACTCTTTGCGTGATGGTCGTCCAGGTTTGTGCTTGTGGCGGACGCAGAGAGCGCCGCACTCTGGGCACCACCACACCGTGCATAGCTTCCGCTTGTGGTCTACGTGCCCGTAGGAACAGGCAAATCGGTGGCCGCATTTGCTAGGCCGTTTGCGTATGTGCATTAGAAGTCTCCTGGGGTACTTATACCCAGGGAGTGATCTAATTTGCAGGCAAAAGAAGGCCCCAGCTTGTGAGCTGGGGGTCTCCCCTACCACAGGGTGCGTTGGCTGTTCACCCTGAGTATGACTACTACGGCGCTGCCGTTTGGCAGCTCAAGTGTGTCCTTGGCCCATTTGCCCCCGTGGTCCTTGCCCAATCTGCCTGTTGAGAATAGGAGCACCGCCTTAGCGTAATCTGCTACGGTGTCGCAGACTACGCGTGCTTCGATTTCCTTGTGCAGCAGGGCCAGTGTCATCGCCTTGGCTATCTCTACTAGAATAGGCTCCTCATTCCGATCAGCCGCTTCTATGTTGAGGTAGTGCAGGTCTACCTTCGTGAGAGCCATGTTCATAGCCCTGATGTCTTTCGCTCTCATCCGATGAACCTCCCCAGGGCGTTCAGGGTCTTGAGCTCTCCTGATTTATCTTTGATCTCCTCGGCGAGCGTATGTGCGCGGTAGCGAATAGAGGCGACGAGCACAGCATTGTCGCCCCTCCCATCTACGTACTTCTCTATGTAGTACCACCCTTCCCCTTCCCAGTTGACTTTGATCGGGTAGTCGCGCCACTTGCTCTCTGCGGCTTTAGCCATCCACAGCTCTGCCTCCTCCTTGGTGGCGAACCACCGCACAGAAAGGTCCCTAGACCTCAGCGAGCAGTGGATATCCACGGGGATTTCTTTCGTTGCCATGTGCACGTCAACGTAATGCTGAACAATAAGGGTCATGCACTGGTCTTGTCTGTGACACACAGAACACTCAAAGATCGGAGTCTCTACTAGGCGCTCCGCGAGTAGGGTTCTTGCAATGATCAAAGGCATGGTGTTCCTCACTTCGCTAGTTTGCCATTCGGAAGAATGGCTGATGGATGTTCGTGGAACCACTCAGTGGTCCTGCACTTTGAGGTGTACTTTCCAGTGGGGCAGACGTACTCGACCTTTACCCACCCATCCGGCCGCTCGAATGGCCACGCTGGGTAGGTGTGCCCATCTTCAGGCGGATTCTCCTTTTCCAGGTGATCTGCTCTCATGTGCCTTAGGTAATCGGCAGTCGTGTCCGCGTATAGCCTCGAACACACGTTGAGTCTGTCGAGCACCGTCTGTAGCTCAGACGAGCTTGCAGCGTCTACTTGAGAGCCAGGGTAGATCAGCTGACGGATGCCTTCGTCTTTGCAGGCAGTCAGCAGACTAAGGCAGAGCAGCAGCTTGATCATTTTCTTTCTCATTGGCCTGATGAATTTTGACCTGTTCCCAGATAGCAGCTACGTCAGCTAATTTGCCGTTGACAACGTAGTCCACCCCGCTGTCCCCCTTTTTGTCCTCGGCCCACCAGGGCAGGTCTTGGAGAACCACTGAGAGCGGAATGCCAAAAGGGCACTGGCAGATCAAGCGCCCAGGATGGTCGGGCTCATCCTGGGTATAGATCTCATAGTACTTACCCTTCCTGTCATAGTCCCAGGTCACGTGGTACCCAAGCTTTCTGAAGAAACAGGAGAACTCGTCAACCACTTCCTCGCCTAGTGCGACCGAGACTGCTTCGAGCGCGTCAGTTGTCATAGCTAAAGCGCCAGGGTTAAACAGGTGTTTTATTTGATCGTCTGTGAGCATGGTTCCTCCTAATCTTCTTATACCCACATGCCCCCTGGAATTACGCACGCAGGGCTAGAGAAAAGCTGCCTACAGGCAGCTCGTCTCTAATACTCTGCGGCCCAAGGGCCACGCTCTTCGTGGCTCTGGGCATTGAGGAGCCGTACTAGGGCGGCGGACTCCTCGGGATCAAACTCGCTGGCTCTGGTGAAGTCTGGCGTTGTGCCGAAGGCACCTGAGTCTTGTCTGACTATCCAGACTTTGTGCCCTCGCCACATACGCCATATTCTGTCAGATCTCATGCTTCGCTCCCTTGTCCCGTTGGAGACGTAGCTTTTGGCACTTTTCATATTGTGCTTTCGTACACGTGCCTAGCCGACACACGCAGTAGACTCCCGCTTCTGTGAGCACGTGTGCCTCATTGACGTGCTCACTTTGGGTGTGCGGCTTCTCTGAATAGCCAGTCATGGCGGCTACTCGAACGGATTTGCGGAGTCAGCGTCGGCGAATGGGGAGTAGCGAGCTAGTGCCGCTTGGCGTTCCCCGTCCAACTTGTTGAGCCAGTGCCCTAGCTCTTCAGCCCTATTGTGCCGCTCAACTTTCTCGGCGCGCACTGTCTCCAAGGAGACGGTGGCCTTGAAGGCGACCGTGGCAGTGGCCGGGTGGTTCAGTAGCATTGCAACGACAAGTGTGAACATGGTCTAGTCTCCTCTCAGTTTGGTGTGGTGGGGTTCCGCAGTCTACCTTTTAGTGCAGGCTTCGCACACCCGGCGAAAGCCGAGGGCGAGCATGATGTGGTCTGCGTGGGTATATGGCAAGGGTTGTCGGCAGCGATTGCACACCTGTTGCTGCACAGGTTGTGGTTTGAGGTGGCGGATATCCAGCGCATCAAGGTTGAGGCTCTTGATATCCACGAGTCGAGTGGCGGTGTTGGGCATTGATCTTCCTCCTACAATACTTATACCCATATCCGCACCGCTATTTGCACAAGGGCTAGAGAAACTGAGGAGTGGTGTTACCGCCCTCAGCTCTACCCTGACTTATCTCCTTTTGGACTGCGTTGTGGGATCGAACCACCTGCCGCCGTAGTGCCATGTACTGGCTGGCCTGCCCGTATGACCATCTCGTAGTGGGCTGCCTGTCGGATTGCTGATGTTGCCCGCGCGCCTAGATCGTTAGCGGCTCTTTTGAGTTCGTTGTACTGCCTGCGCTGTGTTTTCAGTTGTGTCTCTGCGCTTGGTGCTCTTCCCATGTTGTCCTTTCTTTGCGTCAAGCTTGGCTTGAAGCTTGCCGATCTTTGCTACGAGTGTTGCCACATCTTTAGTCGCAGCTCTCATCACAACTATTCTATGTAGCCACGTGCCCATTCGTCCTGCACCTGGGCTGATGAGTCCATTGTGCCCAAGGGAGAATCCCTTGAGTGCTTGTAGGGTGGGGAGGGGCGACGTGGGCACTGGTACGAGTTGCTCGGCACAGTCATCCTCAGAGAGGCGCGCACGATAAGGTATCCTCCCGCCCGTTTTCGCCTGCTCCCGCAGAACACGTGCGACCAGCCGCATCTGGTCGCTGTAACGTGTTGTTGAGATCCCGTATAGTGTGGCCAGGTAGCGGAGCCTACTCATAGACCAGCAAAGTAGATCATATTCGTAGTACAGCTTGTATTTTACAGTTTCCACAGTTACTCCTCGATCAAATTGGGTGTCTCTTCTAACTCAACGCCGAGCATGCTCAGCTCTTCTTCATTGTCTGCGCACCACTCATCCAACGGTGGATCGAAGAGGTCACAGTTCTCCCCTGGTTGGCCAGTCCGCCTCTGGTGGTTGATGCTCTCCCCACAAGCCGCGGCAAATGATAGGAACGACCTCAGCCCTTCTTGGAGGGTGCCACCACCTACCCCTGAGCTAAGGTCACTCACCTTTTCTTCGAACCCGGACGTGTCTACGTACACTGTGTACTTACGGCGGGCGTCAGAGGACCACCCGTTGTACTCGATGGATATGAGGGCATCGGTTGTCTTGACGCCTGGTAAGAGCCTGGCGGTGATGATACACGGACTGCGGATGGTCATTGGTCTCCTCATTGGTTAGATCCTTTCGCCTCAGACCACGTGAGTCCGACCGAGATGTCCTTAAGGTCGATGGGTTCTACCTTGACCGAGCCGTAGCCCATCAAGCGCAGGTCTTCTATAAGGCGTGCCTTCAGTTGTTCATAGGTAGGGTGTTCGGCGGCTTGTATTAGGTAGTTGAGTCCTCGGATGACCATTAGACAGATCCTTTCTGCAGATCTTATACCCGCGGTTGGCTGAGAATTGCAGGGCTAGAGAAAGCGCGGCCGCTTTCCCTCCCGATCAAACCGGGGGCTCTTTCATCACTACGATTCGATAGATCTGCTTTTCCCACTCTGTCTGTGGCGGGATAGGGAGCATCAAGTTGAGTAGCTGCTTCAGCTCTTCCCATGTGGGTGTCTGAAACTCCGGCGGGCGATAGCAGGAGTTGTCTTTGATCTTCTCTAGTTTACCTCGTAGAGCAGTCAGGGCTTTGGGCACCTGCCCCAGTATCTGGTCTATCACCTCTACCGGGTTTCTCTCCGTGAACGCCTCTATCTCATCCGAGGCCACGATGGCGGCTGTGCCACTCTTGCGAAAGCGAACAGTGGGAATGGCGGCATCCTCATCCGGACGAAGGATGTGGATGATCTGTCCCAGGTCACCCTTCTCTGCGTGCACCCACATAGCCTTGTGGTTGAAGTTCTCTTCTGTGATCTGCTTGGCAGCGACTACCAAGTCTCTTACTTTGTAACCCATTGACTCTCCTTACCCCATCCATGAGGCGATGTACCACTTGGGCTCTTCCCAAGGGATTCCCATCAAGTCACAGAAAGACTTCAGTTGATCATTCCACCGAGGGTCTACGGTCAGGAACTCTGGAGTCACCGCTTGAGGGCTCCCCCGGTTGGCTGTCACGTGTGTCCCCCTGATGCACACGTAAGGAATGGGATGTCCATCCGAGCAGTGACGGTCTATCTCGCAAGGCTCATCAGCTCGCGCCTTACGAGACTTGTCCCAGTACTCTCGCCACTCTGCTTGAGTTGCGTCACTGTAGGCCACTGCTGGTGGGTTGATTCCTTTCCTCCTTGCAAACTCTTCTTCCCAATCCGTGTCCTCCAGTTCTTCCCAGGTTCCCTCATCCTCGGCTGAGAAGCCGTAGAATAGTATTGCATCGCTACTTACTCCCATTAGATCACTCTCCCATCAGCCTCTCGTTCAGCCAGTCAAAGAAGTCCTCACCATAGACAGCCGTCATGGCCGCCTCGTACACGTAGATCTGAAAGTCAGAATCTTCGCGTCCAGTCTTTGCTGTTCCGTTTGTGCCTTCTACGATCATTGCAGTCATGGCCGAGAAGTCTGGGTTGGCTAGCGGCGTGGGCGCTTCCATTACCTGAGCCTCTTTCCTCTTGGCCAGCTCTCGTTCAAGCTCTTCGGTGCTCACTTTATCGAGTTTCATTGGTCCTCCGTGGTTTGATCATCCGTACGCTATCGGTGGTTCGTATTCTCCAAGCACTCGCCGCCAGGAACGTAGGGCACTGCGAAAGCTGACCCACTTGGCGTAGGCACTATCGGGGGTGTCCAGCAGTTGCCGGCGGACAAAGTGGATGAAGGTGAGTTGTTCGGTCATTCGCTCCTCCTGCGTGATACCTTTCGTTTAGGCCCGTACTGTATGAAGGGACACAGCCAAGCAACCCAGTGTGTCCATGCGTTCCACACTGAGTAGGCTCTGTACCCCTGATACCTCCTAGCTAGATACGCGGAGAAGTCCAACTGGGTCATCGTGCGTCGTTACCTTTCTGTTCTGTCCCTTGCGAGTTCCTCGGCATGGCTCTTACGGGTGTGCCAGACCTTGGGCTTGACTACTCCTAGGGCTCGCATGATCAAGAATACCGTCATGTACACCGCGTAGTCGCTTCCGAGCATAGCTGACCACTGCCTCTTGTCTCCTGACTCGTAGTACCCGAAGGTCGTTCCTTCTGGGAACCCATCGAAGTAGCACGGAGCTAATTCGTTGCCGGTGTACTCGGGCTCTATGGGTGGGGTTGTGTGGAACAGCCCAGAGAAGTCTTCGGAGATGGGATTGTCACTGATCACAGAGAGTTTCCAGTCGTGATAGTTGTCCCGCAGGATGAGATGCAGCCCCAGGTCGGGCCGCTGGAGCAGGTACACAGGCAGCTTCACCGATTTGCTCGTGTGCGTGGAGATAACCCGTGCAATGTACATCTTCTGAAATGCTGTGAACTTTAGGTCCTGTCCCACAAGTTGTTGTAGTTCGTCGCGGACGAACATGACCTGTGTCGCCAGGCCCTTGCCGTAGATGAGGTTCTCTGCTGGTTTGTTGGCCACGAACCATGCTTGTAAGTCCTGACTCATTGGGAATTCAGTGATCATTGGTCCTCCTTGCTAGGTGTGAATCATCCAGTACTCTTCGGGCTCGTCACCCGTGGTCAGAACAACTGATAACGGGTCAGGGACATTTGGTGAATGAAAGATCAAACCACCGTCGAACCAGTAGTTGTACACAGGTCCGCAGGTCTCTGTGCTGACTCTTCGCTCCATCGTAAACACGAATGAGTACGCAGCGAAGTCCTTGTGCAGAATGCACTTGGTTGTCTCGGGGTCGAGAATGGGTGAGCCGTCCTCAGCTGTTCCCGTTTTGCAGGCGTAGAGGTTTAGGTACCCAAGCATCTTCTGGAGTTGTGCCTCAGCTGCAGTACCTAACTGCTTGCTGTGCGCCAGTACGGTCGCGAAGTACTCCTGACAGTGTGTGGTATCAAGCATGTGAGTCATTGCCCTTCTGTTTGTTAGCGTCGTTTTGGTGGGTTCGTTCACTCAGAGTGATTGACTTTGCCCCGCTGGTTCACCCCATCAATTGCGAGAAGTTTCTGTAATCATTGCGCGCGGGTTGATGGCATGGCTGATGCTGTGGGTGTGGGTATGAAGCAGGCCAAGATAGCTAGAGAACCCAGTGTTGCACACCAGACCCTAGGAGACCTTGTTGCTGACACCTACGATCACGTAGCCCGGTTTACGATACCCAACTCCCTCACAACTTCTCGTACCGTTGCCAGTATCCTGCACCGTCAGTTTGAGGGCACACCCAGGCTTCACCGAATGCTGTTCTCGGAGTAGCCATGACTGATGATGAACGATTGCGTTACTACAGCGCATGCAAAACACCGCAGCCCGTGAGACAGACCTTCGGTGATTTCGAATACGATGACGATGAGGATGCGGCGGACTTGACCGATGATGACCCGGTGGAAAGCGGTTCAGTCGCTGGGTGCCCTCTCGGCCAAGTCCGGTAGGAGCCTGTCAGGCCTCTTTCTGTTTGCCGCGGGAATGGAGGGCTGCCTTCTTTAGGTAGCGTTTGAGGGCAGTCCTCCCTGAGGTCAGTACCATGGAAGTTACCGTGTTGTGCACTTTCGTGTGGCTGGTGTGGCTGAGGTCTATCAGAACGTGTTTGATCGTGAGATGGGCGTAGGTGGCGCGGAAGCTGGCGGTGCTTAGGCCGTCCAAAAAGCGGCTGGCAAAGTAAGGTCCACCCAACTTCCCCCAGACCGGCTGTTTTCCGTGAACTACGGCCACTAAACGTCGGAAAGATAGTTTCTGCCACTCCTCCTTGTCGAATCGACGGCGCTCCACAGTCTTCAAAGAGATGAGCAGCACCTTGTGCAGTATTCTACTGGCCGTCGCGGGCATGAGAGCAGCGACAAGCCAGATGGCCCAGTCGTATGCCTCACACGTCAGTACGTTCTCCATGTTCTTCTGTCGCTGTACCCATCTGCGTGCCTCAGGACAGGCCCCTAGCTCTTTGAGGGTCAGAACGAATCGCTTGAATTGCTCGGGTGTCTTGGTCATGTGTTGGTCCTCTCTTTGATCACTAGGCCGTAGATAGTCCCAGGAGCTGCTCTTACTTGGCCTATGAAGGCCTCCAGATCTGATTTCAGAATCATGCAGTACCCATGCTTGCCGTGGCTTTTGGTGCGCGGAATCTTACGTCCCCAGATCAAGTAGCGTATCTCCCGCGCGGCCCAAACCCCATCGGAACGTGTGACACCAGCTCTCCACGACATGTGGATAGCCTCGCCTACCGTGACCCAATCCCTGTCCTGTACTGGTATCTCTCGTGCGTCGCGGGCCATAGCTACCGGGTCTGGAGGACAGAGTTCGCGCAGGGCCAGGCTGTTGTAGGGAAAGCCGTTCAGCAGCAGTTTCCTTTCCTTGTTAGGGGCCTCCAGGGAATCCCACTTCTGCTTTGCCGGCAGCGGGCTGAAGAAGTTGTAGGTTCTCATCTTTCTCAGATCTGATTCGCCATACCCTGGGTGCGGCCCTGAATAGGCAAGTACCTGAAAGACCCGGCCGTAGCGGACCATCCACCCGACCATGCGGGCGTACTTGCGCGTGGTGCGGTAGTACCGTGTGTTGGCTTTACACCCACCTGGCGCTGGGATTTGAAGGATGTACTCGTACTTGAGTAGGGTCCTCTCAATATCAACCGCCTTCATCTCTATCTTGCGTAGCCGTACGAAGGCATCAAGAATTCCGCGGGTGATGGGAAGACCCGTCAGGGGCTTGATGGCAAGGAGTAGCTTCCCAGTGTTGTACCGGTCGTTGAGCATCGTTAGGTTGTCAGGCATTAGAATTCCTCCTTCAATGAGATGTGCACCGTAGCTCTAGCGGTTAGCCTCTGGAATGTCGGAGGGCTCGTGAGCCTTGACCCAATCCAGGGGGACGTCTATTTGGTCGAGTTCGATGACGGCCCTGATGCCTCGGTTGTCGTAGACGGCGGCAGGGACACTGCTGTGGACAGGGTGAGAAGACTGTCCTTGCTCGGAGACCATCTCGGTGTGGCGGTCAAGGGTGATGGTGGTGTCTTCAATAGTGCCATCAGGGAAACGGATCGAAATAGGCTCCCCTTCGACAACTTTGATTCCTCGGGAAATGCTGCAGGTTCCATGACGCCCAAGCGGCTGCAAAGCGAGGTAGTACCTGCCCCAGTCATTGCCAAGTTGGAGGCGTACCCAGATCGTGTTTTTGCTCATAGCGGTCCTTTGGATAGAGGTTGGTAGCAGAGTAGGCTTTCGGTCTGTACTACCCTTATACCCACATCTCCACGGTACTTTCGAAGCAGCTCACCTAGTGGCCCACCCGTACTCTCCCCAAAATACGTCCGGCGGAAAACAGAGGGAACCGCTGCTTAGTCCTCTGTCCTCCAGCTATACCCCTCTAGAGGCGCAGCATGTATGCTGCCTGCCTTCAGATCGCGAGTTTAGGCCCTAGCAAACCCTAAGGAGGGAACGATATGATCTGGAATTATATATAGATCGTTTATTCCCTAGTGATATCAAGAGGTTGCAGGGTCGTTATCTGATTGGTGTTGCAGCAAGATCTAGCCTGTGTCATTATCTGTTTATGCGTTGCGCTTAACCAGTGAGATAGCCCTTTCATGACCTAGCTTTCTCATGACCTAGTAGGTATCCCCTCTTAGTACCCCCGCACCCTTCTTAGTACCCCGACACCCTTCTTAGTACCCCGACACCCCGGCATTCCGGTACCCCGGCACCCCGATATCCCGGCATTCCGGTACCCTGGGTAGCGCATCATCACCATTCACCCCACCACAACACAACCTGATCAAACATAGACAAGAAAGGAGAACCACATGCCCACGTCAATCCACGACCCTGGTAGCAACGTCCGTAAGGGCGCTGTAGCCTACTTTGCGGAATACGAGGCCTGGTACCGCTTCACTGGAAGCCACTGGACGTTCCTCGCATGACCGCGACCATAGACCCTCAACCCTAAGCCCTCTCATTTCCGCGGACCATTAGCTTCCACGAGATGATGAGGGCTTTTGTGTACCTAGCGTTCTCTAAGACCAAATGAGCCCATGTGGCCCTAGCAGGTTCTAAGCAGCCAAATGCTAATCTGCGGAACAGGTAGCAGGCCCATCTCCAGTCTCGTGTGCTCAGTAAGCTATATCCCTACAGAAACTGCCGAATGAGCGACCCAGGGTGCTGCGTATTGGGGGTAGGGTAGGGGGTCCCTTTCTGATCAAGTGACCTACCCAGGGTCGTGCGTATCAAGCTTTCCCCACCATAGATCTTGCTAGAAAAGAGGAACTAGGGGTAGGGGTGGGGGTAGGGTACCCAACGGTAGCTCCTCTGATCAAAGGGAGCCTCGAAGGTCCGCCGGACGGGCAGAAAAAATACTGGGTCTGAAGCGGGTATAAGGCTGGTGGAGGACAAGTTAATGGAAGATCTAGTCACGGACGAGTGGCTACCCACAACGATAGAGTGGGAGCAACAAAGGGCCCTACTGATAGAGAAGGCCAGGAGAAGAGGAGCGACGAGGAACGAGATACTGGATGCTCTGGGGTCACAGATAACTGAGGACGGCAAGGTAATCGACGCGTACTGGGGGCAGGCCTGGTTAGAGAGTGGGTTTCCAGTTCTGAAGGTATCTCCGAAGTGGGCTGCAGCAGCGATGACCACCAGTGTTCCGCGGGATGTAGCGGACAAGCTGAAGGCGCCGTGGGAGGCATTCATTCTTGAGTTGCCGCGCACCTGTGGAGACCTCCTCTTCATGTATTCAGAGAAGGAGTACCAGCCGGTAAGCTTCATCAAAGTCGGGTATTTCCCGACGATAGCGGAGGAGGCAGGGACGAAGGGTGAGAGCACAGGCGACTGGATGATCGTAGTAGCCAACAGAAGCACAGCTAATGTTCTCCGCAGCACCGCAGTTCCCCTGAGCATTCCAGACGACGTTGCAGGCTTTGCAGAGAACCAACCGGACCCGCCGAACGTACTGGCGGTCAAGCTAGCAGGCCGGCTTATAGCCTCCGCTCTTTGTGCCATGCAGACGCCCAAGAATCTCCAGCGGGTGGGGGTTTCGAAGAACAAGACCAAGAACGAGCGGACTGGGGTAGCGCCCACTGTCTATCAGATCTTAGAGCCCGTTACTGTCGATTTGACCCAGCATGTCCGCCAATACCAGCTCGGAACTTCTGGTTCTGGCAAGAAACTAGAACTCCAGCTTGTAGTCTGCGGCCACAGAAAGAATCAACCCTACGGACCTAAACGCAGCCTCAGAAAACCCATCTGGATCGAACCCTACATCCGCGGACCAGAAACCGCACCAATGGCTCTTAGAGCCCACATCCTCAAGACCGAATAGAAAGGAAGACCACATGGCTAAATTCAGCGACCTATTCGTAGGTGAGCAGGACAGAATTGCTTCGGTGTTGTCCGATCTAGTGGAGGTGTTCCGCCTGGTCGATTACGGCGACATGCCCATAGGGGAGCACAGAAAAGCAGCACGGTGGCTGAGTCAGCACCTGTTGACCGGAGAGCTGCGCCTGCCTGACGGGAGCATCAAGATTGTGTACAAAACCAATCCTGCTCGCAACAAACAAATAGAACGGCACGTAACCCTACGCGAGTCTGAGAGCAAGAAGCAGAGGAGGGTACTGACCTATACCCAGCTACTGGGGTATCCCTCCGAAGTCGCACACGACAATCTGAGCGAGAAGATGGTTGCCGATATGACGGCTCACGGCGGCGTCCTTCTGATCGAACTGTAGGGAAGATATAAAGGGAAGAGGGCATGGTGCCTTCTTCTCTAGCGCTACATGGGCAAAAGAAAAGGCCAGCCCTGCGGCCAGCCCTCTCCGTCATGCATTGCCCTGGTGGACGATCAAGTGGGCGTCCTGCAGCATCTGACCTCCGCATTTTCCATCCTTGTGCTCCAGGATGATGGTGGTCATGCCGCCCTGGTGTCGGACCAGCACGGTTTTCCAATCATACCGTTTCGCTAGAGCGATAGCCGCTGGAACATCCAGCTCTTTGGACGGACCTTCCATCTCCAAGAACTTGCCGGGTATTGCCCACGGTAAGGCAGCTTCTGTCTGTGTTGGCATGGTTTCCTCCTCATGTGTCTTATACCCAGATCTGAGGGCGTATTGCCAAGAGATCAAATGAGGGCAAAAGAAAACGGAGGCCTGTGGGCGCCTCCGTTTTCAGTCACCACGTGATGTGGAGGATACAGTACGGCGTTCCTTTCGACGCCCAGCGCACGGCATAACCTGCCACCTTCAAGGACTCCTCCATTTCCGCGGCAACTTCAGCAGGTACACTGAGTGACGTCATGTTCTGTCTGGCGTAGGCGGCACCTCGGATGGCAAGGTCAATGCGGTCTCTGGTGGCCATGGCGCGAGTTGAGCCGAGTGTTCCTTCGCTAATCTGTGTGGCTTCTATTGCGGTGATCATAGGTCCCTCACTTCTTTGAGCCGAAGTCGGCTACCTTGCTTGACCATGACAAACGCTGGTATCTCAGTCAGCCCCAGCGCCTTACATGCAGTCAGTCTGTGATGGCCGTCTACGACTTGGTAGCTTCTGTTCAGGATGATTGGACGGAACACCTTACGCTGTACGATACTGCGCATGATGGCCGGTATGTTCCAAGGCGCGACCAGGATGTCCCTGGGGTGCGCCCTTCTTATGGGTACGAGTCTGACTCTCCCCAGCTCTTGGGTGTGCAGTGCCGATCTAAACAAGCCGTTACAGTACATCTGATACTTGTAGTGCCTTCGAAAGCCGGGGCTATTCTGGTCAAGGAGACGGACCTCACTCCAGTCAACGGGACCGATAGCTTTAGCCATCGCAAGCAGAGTCCTGTGTGGAAACTCTGGGTTGCTTGCTGCCAGTGCCGATAAGATCATAGCCCAGGTTCTCCCAACTCCCTCACCCATGTTCGGAAAACCTGGCCTGTGGCATAGGTGCCTGTGATCGCACAGACTACCTCGTCCAGTATTTTCCTGCAGAGCAGCTTGCCTGATGGTTTCAGATACTCGTACCTCGGAGCTTTCTTGGGCATCAAATCACTTCCTTTCTGGTTTCCTTATACCCGATCAAAGACATGCCTTTCAGGCAAACAGAGACTCAGAGAGGGTATAAGTACCCTGATCTAAATCAACTGCCAGAAGGAGAACCGATGAAGAGACTACCAACCAACGGGGCCTGCGATGTAGTGTTCCGTAGCAACGGCCAGATTGCCTTTCTGACTAGGTTCACCGCTGCGTATAAGGGTGTCCAGACAGCACACGTTGTCACCGTTTACCCGGATGAGGACAGCGGGGTTCTGCTCTTTGAGTTTCACACAAGAGACCACACGGTTGACCCCGATTCTTTCGTCGTCCAGTGGCGAGGGTCCGAAGCGTACTTCACCTCTATCCGTATCCGGAGATACCCCATGGTCGAGGAGATGATGAAGCGGTCACTGGACGACCGAAGGTTCTACCTGTGGCGCATGTACGGTCCCATCAAACCAGAAGAGCCCGTTAAGGAGTTCTTCGTTTTACGATTAGATCAACCAGTGAGAGAAACAACATGCACGAACAAACCGTAGAAGAATCCGTGGAAGAGCTCGGCAGGGAATTGGGGCGTGACCCGTCAGACAGAGAGATATGCCTGCTCGCTGTGTGCACAGCTCACATCACCCCGCTGCTGCCTGCTCCCTTCGTAGAGACGCCGGGTATCGAGTCCCTCGTCCTAGCCTTGCTTGTGAACGAGCCAGCGACGGACCCAGTAGAGATACTTTTCAGAAGGCCGTTTACTCGCATCACGTTGTCGCTAAACCACGAAACGAATGTGGCAAGCCTGACGACAGAGATCGACCTTGATGGACGAGAACTCCACAGGGCAAAGATAGACTGGCCCACCTCAGACCTGCCAAGTACGCAGGCTCTCTCCAGTGACGCCAGCTCTACTCAGTACCTTCTGTATCCGCACGAGTCGCTGTGTCCCACTACAGCATGTGCCCATTGTGCGGACACTGGGGGCAAGCACCACTCTGTGTTTTCGCAGACAGACCTGGCCACGAGCCTATTTCACCCAGAAGGAGAGGAAGAGTAGACCCGCTAACCGCGGCTGTCTGTTCAAGGGGCTTCGGCCCCTCTTTAGCCTATGGGCAAAAGAAAGATCGAATTGGATTTCTCCAACTCGTCTTTCCCCACCCTGCTGCCGAACCGCCAGCACCAAAGTGTCTGCCCACCAGTAGGAGGACCGGGAAGGCTTAACTTCCTAACCATTGATCTTATACCCTACTTCGGTCTGGTTTTCTCTTCGGGTAGAGGCGCCAACAGTTTGTGCTCGGGGCCTGCCATCATTCTTTCGTAGATAGTTTGATCTCCACCTCCGGGGCAGATGTGAGAAAGAAACTCTTCTTCGAAGGTACAGATGCCGGAGTTCACGGATTCGAGTTTGGCTTTGATGCTGAGGAGTAGGGCTCTCCAGCGCCGCCGTTCTTCTTTGTCCCGCCAGGCTTCTACTTGACTGAGGCTCGGGGTTTGGCGGGACCTTTTACGTCCTGCTTTCTCTAGTCCCTCTTCCGCGGTGGGGAGAGGGAGGGTGAATTTCACTCTTCGATTGAAGGCGTCGAACAGGATGGCAGCTTGTCCTTTCATCTGTCCGAAGGAGAAGTTGGTGTCACGGCCGGCGTACTTGAGCACTAACTGTTCTATCTCAGCTCGGCTCTTGGCTACTGGGACTGTTGTGTTGTCAGCGTATCTCATTTTGGCGTTCCCTGTGCCATTGGTATGTGTAGCGGGTCCGGTAAGGGCGGACGAACCGAGCTGTCTAGACCAATGCCGCGGGCCCAGCGTGTGTCGCCGTCATGGTGATCATCTTTGTGGCCTGTTTGTTTGAGGCAGTAGTCGTAGTGATTTTGCCAGGCTCCACACTGTGTCTGTGGAGCTGGCTGACGCGCTTTTACGATCTCAGCCTCCTCATCTGATACTTGCCTGGCCCACGCCCATCCTAGAATTCTTCTTCGAGCGGGCAGAGGCAGTTCTTTGAGTGCGTCGGCTACTGTCTCCAGCGCACGTATTTCTGGGTCTGTTTCCATGGAGCCTCTCAGATTTCTGTGTACCAGTAGTACACCATGTGGGGGGTAGATGATACGCCGCTTGTCTTGATCTAATTCGAGCACGATTCGTGCGTGCCGCCCAGCCCGGCAGAGAATATCGGGGTTCAGATCGTACTTGGACCCAGGCTTGGGCTTGTAGTATTCTCGCATCAGGGGCTCTGGTATTTCCTCGCGGGCCGGGAAGATGTGCAGGACCGTCCCGGTCATTGGCTGACGGTACTTCTCTTTAATGATGGGGTTGGCGCACTCCATCTGGATGCGGCTGCCTATCTTGGGGACGGGCTGGCCGCTCGCCTGGTTCTGACTGGGCGACGATGGCCTTGGCCAACTGTCGAACGAACGTGGAGAAGAACGCGCCGTCCTTGGCATCCTTCGCGGTGGCCAGCATATCGGGCGTGATTTGCAGCATTCTCATGGGGACCACGTCCCACATTTCGGATCGGCAGGATCACGTGGCCCAAAGCGCCCAGAATCGTCCAGGTCTGCGGCTATCATTTTTTGTAATTGCTTGCTGTGTGCTGCCACTTGCTCTTTCAGCCTATCAATCTGCTCCTCCTGCGATGCGATCACGCGATCCGCTTCTTCCCTCTCAACGTTCAACTTTCGATTTTCCTCCCTCACGCTGTCCGAATTTGCCTTTTCAAAGGCCACACCACGCATGTAAGCATCGTCCATGTTCATGTTCATGTTCATGTCGTCGTCTCCTTGCTAACGCCCTGTGGCTGCGCGACTCGGCGCCACCATTCGCCCTCTTCGCTCAAATCGTACGGACCACACCCGTCCGATGTCCAAAACTTAGCGTCACTTAGAGACGGCTTGGAAAGCGTCTCGACCGTGCGTCGCTCGAACGCCGACGCGCGCCCTCGTTTCGCCTCTACTGTCTCGCCCACCTTCGGCAGTCCCTCGGGCGCGGGTTGGCTGGCTACCTTGGCTTGCAGCATTCGCGCAGCAGCTTCAAGTACGTGTTCGCTGTTACTCGTTCGCCCACCCGCAAGTTCCACAGCCACGCACAGTACCTTGAATTCCTTCCCGTATACTTCGGTGGTGATGCGGGCGTGCTCTGTGGCTATCGCCTTGAGCCGCGCAATCTCGGCCGCTTGGGATTCTATGACATCTGATCGATTAGACAGGTGCGCTTGCACGCGGCCCAACTCTCTGGCTGCGCAGTCTTGACGCTCCAGATTATCAGCCTCCGCGCGTTCCGCCCTCTGGCGCTGCTCTGCAATCAACTCCCCGCTGTGGGCGTCACATGCCACGATTCTGGCTTTCAGCTCTGCTTCTCGCTGCCCACAGTGGGCGATGGCGGCGCGGTAAGCCCGCTCTGCAAGGTCAACACATTGGGGCTTGTCGTCGAGTCCGCATCGTGACCACTCGACTCGCCACGTTCCAACAAGGGCGTTCAAATCGGGAACGCTAACGCTGGCCGGGTCCGCGCTGGGGGCGGGGCACAGCAGCTCTTGTACCTTGGATGCTAGCTGCTTGGCCAGCGTTTTCCTGTCTTCGGTGTACTCGTTCTCGTCACCCCATGCTTCGAGGATGTCGGCCAGTACCGCAACGAGATCGGCTACCTGTGCTTCGCTTTTTGCTGTTCGTCTATTTGGTGTCGGCATCTCATGACTCCAGGGCCAGTTGTTACGCTAATTTTCCGCCGTGCCTAAAGGGCCGCGTATCGTTGTACGTCATTTTGATCTTGATGGCTCTCTCCAGATTCCAATCGTAGTGGACGCAGAGCGCCTGTACCCCCAAAAGGATAGACCTGATCGCGTCTCCGATGATTACGCCGTACGTCGTGTGTGCTTTGTTCTCGATGAACGACCAGAGTAACGAGACCGCCTGGTGAACGCGGACTAGCTCACCTATTGCGCTGTGCTGGCCTCTCTTTAGCCGTGCGAGTTCTAGGAGCACGGCGTGTGAGTGCCAGTTCTCATTTCGTACCATGGTGGCCACACCCCAGGACTCGGCACTATCAGCCAGTCGGATGATCAGGTCAGCAAGTTCTACTGCCACGCCTTCAGGCTTCGCCAGGCCGCCGGAAGTCAGGCGCATCATATCCGTGTGCACGTCGGGGTCATCTGGGATGAAGGAATTGTCGGAGGAAAAGACGGAGTTGTTGCTGAAGTAGATACCTTTCCTGCTAGCGGGGTTGGGTTTTCGCAGCTCTTCCACTGCTTCAGAGATTTCGGAGTGAAAGAGAGAGCAGACTTCCGCTACGTCGCGGGGGATGATCTGCCCTTGGGCATCTTTCTCGTACCAGCCCTTGCTGACGGCGGTTGCATGGGATTCCTTGGCTAGCTGCGCAAAATCAATCATGTTGGTTCTCCTTGAGGTAGTGAGCTCTTCTGGGCTCTTATACCGCTATCCGGAGAGTACTTTCAGTACTGAAAAATTTGATCTTCTGCTGGTATAAGGGCTTCGCCTGGGTTGTACGCCCTAGGAATAAAGAAGAGGTGATCTGTGGAACCTAGATGCTTTCAATGTGGCGGTCCGTATCACGAGGCCACGGGTCACGTGTTCCGAAAAGACGTGGTTTACTGTGGCCCCTGTGCCCGAGAGTTCTTTTTCGGGTTCTACCGTCCCAGGATGATCTATATGTCCATCCAGAGTAGACGTAAGATTGTTCGTTGCTGCGAGCCTTGTGCTCGCGCTCTTTTCAGGTATTTCAGACTCAGGGGCCGCAGGTGGATGCACAGCTTTTGTGCTGAGGCTACGACATCAAGGGAGAAGCTATGAGGGCTGAATTTCACATGTTCGTCCGAGCAGTTGCTCACAGAGATCACGTGGCAACCTGCTCACACAAGGTTAAGAAGGGGGATGGCATAGGCTACGCCCCAAAGACGCGTGAGACTGTTTGTTCTGATTGCTGGCACGCGTGGACGGATGGGTACGCGCAAGAGGATGAGAGGTTTGGAGATATCGACGATCACGGATAACGGAGGACACGATGGCTAAGAAGAAAGCAAAGGAAGAGACCTGTATGTATAAGCTGCCCGAGTTTACCTGCCGCTACTGCGAGAAGACCTTTCCGGGAGAGGCAGAGTATTGTATCCCGGAGGACTTTCCGATCAATGCAGCACTGGGAGGACTGCCTTTGTGCGAAACTTGTGGCGGCTCTCCGACACCCACACTGGAGGAGATTTGTGGGAAGCTGGACAAGGCGCTGGCGATCAAAGATATCCTGCAGAGTAACGCCCAAACCACTAGGATAGCCCTGCTAACCTACACCGCAGAAGAACGGATGATCATACTGGACGGCACAGGTATCTGCCTCCAGTGTGGCGAGGACCGGGAAGGGAGAGGCCCCTGTACTTGCCGGAGGGATGAGTAGCACGGTACACTCTGTGGAGAGGTGACCAATGGCCAGTTCAATTCGTAAACGCTCCTATCGCTGGATTCCTGACGTTCCGGATTTCCGGGATTTTTCGTTTGCCTCGACCTTCAAGCCCGCAGCGCGGGTTTTGTTGAGGACTCTACCGAAGTCAACAGACCTGCGGATCAAAATGTCCAAGGTAGAGAACCAGGGCAGTCTGGGCTCTTGTACCGCCAATGCCTTGGCGGGTAATCTGGAGTACCTAGAGAACGTCAAGAGGCGCGTGACGGTGGACGTCAGCCGCCTGTTCATTTACTACAACGAGCGCCTCTTGGAAGGCACCGTTCGGACGGATTCGGGGGCTGTGCTTCGCGATGGCATCAAGACACTGGCTAAACAAGGCGTGTGTGTTGAGAGCATGTGGCCGTACAATATCGCTCGCTTCGCGGTCAAGCCGTCCGCCGCGGCGTATCGAGACGGCCTGGACCATAAGATCAAATCATACCACCGCCTAGATACTCTCACGGACATGAAGACCTGTCTTGCCAGCGGCTTTCCATTTGTCTTTGGCTTCGCAGTCTATGATAGCTTTGAATCAAGTGCCGTGGCCAAGACCGGCGTGGTTCCGATGCCCTCCGCGGGAGAAGGCTATCTCGGCGGACATGCTGTGTGTGCAGTCGGGTACAGCGACGCTACTCAGCGTCTGTTGGTGCGGAACAGCTGGGGTTCCGATTGGGGTATGTCTGGGTACTTCACTATGCCGTACGACTACGTCTCGAACCGCTCACTTTCAGACGACTTCTGGACGATCCAGAGCTAGCTTACTACGAACTACCTACTCAAGGGCCACCCATCTGGGTGGCCCTTTCTTTTTGGAGGACAACATGGCGACAATCATAAAGATCTGTGCGAAATGCAGCGACTTGTCTGGCGCGAATTTGGTCTTGGTCGTGGACGGCAAACTAGTTGGGAAAGAATACTCAGGTTACGTTCCTGCCTTCTTCCCCGGTGAGCACTACGGCGATTACATTATGCTGGACATCGACGTAGACACCGGGAAGATTGTGAACTGGAAGGTGCCCAGGGCCGAGGCTCTTGCTGAAATTTTCCTCTACGGCGGGGAGGGATAGATGCTTAAAACGGACGGAACAGATTATCACTTCAACCCAACCCCAATGTTATCTGCCCTGTTTGCGGGATGCCGAGTAGCATGCCTTTTCCGCACAAGAGACACGAGAGTAATGGCTGGGTTGCCCTGGTCGGGGGCACAGAATGGGGGGTGAACAAAGAGGTGTGGGTGCCTCAGCTTGACCAAGGTGAGCTGCAGGGTGAGTTACGGAGGTTGCTGTCATGAAGGAGGAACTAGACCTGCTCAGGCAGATTCGTGGCTTAGGGTTACAGGCCGGAAGGATAGTCTTGGGACTAGACGAGCGCGGCAATCTGAAAGTCAAGATCATGGGGAGGGATGTGTACGACTACAATCTCGCAGTAGAGATCACAGATACCCTGGACCCGCTATTCGTGGCCGAGAAGTTCTCAAACCCAAACGATGTTCGTGCCTACCTGAGAGTTCTGTACGGAAGTCTGTTCGAGTGCATGCAGGAAGGCTACCTCTCGGGGTTGGCGAATGGCCAGCCAGGGGTCACTAAAGGACAGGTAAAGCTTCGAGGGTACTGTCCACGCTGTTCAACCCGAGTGTCCTGCCACCCCTTTATGCTAGGGCCCGCCACCCTGGCCGAAAAAGATGTTGACAAGCCGAAAGGCTGAGAGCATCTTGAACTGGCCATGATCAATAGGAAGCAGCATACGTCTAGTTCACAAGCCGAGAAATCGGCATTGTGGCCTACAGGTGTGTTTGCGTGCCTCCGCGGGACCAACCCAGACAAGTATGCGGAGGCGGCTTTGTAGCCCAGGTCCAAAGAGAGCTACAAGAAGGCCGCCTCCCCGAAAAGGAGTGCGGCTTTTCTTGTTTCAAGGAGAAAGAGAATGGGACAAGACGATCACTATAAACGCTCATCCGAATCATGGATGAGACGCTCCAAGGTCGGACATGGGCGCTGTAAACGCCTTGCCTCTGGCACGGTGGGTTCGATTCCCACCTCATCCTCAACACACCCTTAGCTCAGTTGGTAGCAGCCCTCGACTTTTAATCGAGACGTCGCCGGTTCGATCCCGGCAGGGTGTACAGCTTGAAAACAGAATATGGTCTGGTAGCTCAGCAGGTTCAGAGCAAAGTAGTTGACGACAGAGCAGCGTTACCTTAACCTTGTACGATGCCAGGTGACAATGAGTACATGCGCAAGTATATGGCTGCCCGGTACAAGCGCAGAAAAGCATTAGCGATCAAGAGGCTTGGAGGAAAGTGTGTTGAGTGCGGCTCAAAAAAGCGCCTACAGTTTGACCACAAGAAGAGAAGGGGGAAGGGCAAAGACTTCGTGATCACAAGACGGTTGGCCGGCGTAGCTGAGCACAAGTTGCTTGAGGAGATAGATAAATGCCAGCTGCTTTGCTTGAGGTGCCATCAGAAGAAAACCCTAGTGGAACTTGGATACACATCAGCTTTTGGTACGCACGGAACACTGTCAGCGTACAGGTACTGCGGTCCTCCGAAATGTCCCGATTGCAAAAAGGCGCATAACGCGTACTGTAAGGCGTGGAAAAGAAATCGTAAAAGATCACAAGGATTGCAAGCTTTAACGGTGAAGCTCCCGGCTCTTACCCGGAAGAATGGAGTTCGATTCTCCAGCAATCCACAGCAGAGGGTAGCACCCCTGGGTATCTGAAAAGTTCATAGTTCATTTTGCTGCGGAGGTAGCCATACCTCCGTTTATGCCCCGGTAGCTCAGTTGGTAGAGCGCTTGTATGAAGAGCAAGAGGCCAACGGTTCGATCCCGTTCTGGGGCGCACGCTGGAGAACCTAGTTCGATTCTAGGAGACGGCGCAATCTATGCCGTTTTCGTCTAATGGCAAAAGCTCCTCTGGTCTGTGGTACCGCGGAACTTAGGGGCTAGGACGCCAGCACAATTTGAAGGAGGTCCTCATGGCCGAAAAGGAACTGATCATTGAGCTTGCCGGTAATTGTCCGCAGTGCTCGGGAATCGTGGTGTGGCCGGGTCCGATAGGTAGCTTTGACCCTAAGACGATGATTCCTCCAATATGTCGCGGATGCGCAAAAGCGGCATCCGAAAAACTCATAGATCGCCGCCCGTTGCGTGGTAGGCCACTCCAACAATATCGGTTGTGGGGCACGCATCGATGATCTACTCCTGGAATGGAAAGTGGGCTGGCTAGTTAACCGGGACGGGATGAGCCCCTGTAGGCGACCCAACGTCAGGGGACTGTGGCTCAAGACGTGACAGGCTGGAGAGACAGCCCCAATTTTGGACGAGTCGTATGAATGGGGTAATACGCCGCGGTGAAAACGCGGAGATGGGGGTTCGAATCCCTCTGAGTCCCCCAATTTGATTGCTCGGGAATAGCTCAACTGGTAGAGCGCTAGCCTCTGGAGCTGGATGCTGTAGGTTCAAGTCCTGCTTCCCGAACTGCTCCGGTGTAGCACAATTGGTAGCTGCGTCTGACTTTGGATCAGAATGTTGGAGGTTCGATTCCTCCCACCGGATCAACATCGGAGTGTGGCGCAGCCTGGTAGCGCAAATGCTTTGGGAGCATAAGGTCGGGGGTTCAAATCCCTCCACTCCGACAGAAGGAGTCCTCATGAGAAAAAAGATCGAACTGTCAGCGCAGGTGAAGCTTACCCTCCAGGCCATGAGTCCTGCGGAGCAAGCAGAGATATTGGGGGCCCTGGAGAAGATTGTTTCTGGTGAGCTTAAAGGCGAACCGGTGGACCTGAACTCTTTGTCCGCGGAAGAGAGGGAACAGATTGAGCGGGCGTCGGCTGAGCTCAAGCACAAGGGCCCCTCTTCAATAAGTTAAGGGCACCCTTCGGAAACGAAGGCATGAGGGCCGCGAGGGTGATACCTCCCTCCCAGTGCGGTGCCAAAAAGCTGGGAGAATGGAAGATGAAGCGGTCAGGGAACCGCCACCGGTTTGAACTCGGTAGGAGCCTTCGGGCTTGGGTTTCGAGTACTCCGTCTTCCTCAAAGGTAGGTCTTGATTGGCATGGGCAATGATATCTAGGTTCATGCTGAAGCGGGTTGATCACCGTTTTGGCCTACCCTCTGGGGTGTTCGTCTAATGGTAGGACGCGAGATTCCAACACTCGCTATGGGGGTTCGATTCCTCCACGCCCCGCAGATCGTACGGTAGTTGGCTTAGAGGCAGCCATCCTAAGAGTTGGGCAAAGGCGTCACGTGTCGGGTATCTGGGGCCGGAGTGCCAGACCTGTAAAGTAATCCGGAAGTGTGTGGCCAGCTAGATCGGCTGGACTTAGAGTCGCCGGATGAACTGCTGTTGGTGAGAAGCTCACACAGAATCCAGCGGTGGCGACGACGGGCACACTGAGATGCGCGAACGAGTGAGACTTGGGTAAGTACCTTGGCCATGGCTGGGGTCCCATTTGGCGTAGTAGCACACCGTACGATCTAATTTTTGGAACAGAGGCAGCAAGGACGAGAGTCCCGTAGAACTACGACACCTGTGCAGCCCCGAGTAACTTCCGGGGGACAACGGCTCTGTGGTGGAGCTAGGTGGCGGAGAATCAAAGGTGTGGCGTCTGGCACTTGATCAATGTCAGCTGCCTCTGTTCCGATTCTTGCGGCATAGCTCAGTTGGTCAGAGCAAGCGCTCGATAAGCGCGAGATCGTGAGTTCGACTCTCACTGCCGCAACTGTGGCCGTAGCCAAGTCTGGTTAAGGCGGCTGATTGTGAATCAGTTATCGTGCGTTCAAATCGCACCGGCCACCCAATTTTGGGGCTATCTGTCCAACGGGAAGACGCTAGCTTTGCAAGCTAGAGATCGGGGTTCGACTCCCCGTAGCTCCACTGGAGGTTACCAATGATCGAACTGAAAGAGAAAGAAGTGAAGGAAGTCCTCGCCGGTATGTGGACGTGGACAGGGGCCGCGCGGGCTCTTGGGGTCAAAGTGCAGGAACTGAAGGACTGGTGCAAGGCCCACGGCAACATCGGAGATAAGATCTCCCCGAGCACCAAGAATCCGTTGTCTTAGGGTACCGGGCTGCTAGCTCAGTAGGGAGAGCGCCTGGTTCGCAATCAGGAGGTCGCGGGTTCGATTCCCGCGCAGTCCACTAGGGGCCCGCAGAACACCAAATTGCCGGTGAGGCCACAATCGCACGTGTCCAGTCTGCCGGTCCCTCTTTTTGAACCTTGTCCTCATAAGGAGATCAAATGTCACGTAAAGCACGAGTTCGTCCGAGTTGGAAGAAGCCGAGTCGCAGAAAGTGTAAGAGTTTCTGGGAACGGCTAGATCGCAGCTATGAGAAGTTCCAGACCACCGCGGAGAAGAAGCTAGTTGGCAAGTTAGCCGATGAGGTTCGCACGGAGGAAGACAAGCGAGTTCTGGCGGAGCTGGAGAAAAGCCTTTGGGAGCGTAGCCAGACATGAGCTACTTCATGATTGATGTGGAGACTGATGGTCCCAGCCCAGGGGACTACTCCATGATTCAGCTTGGCGCTGTCCTTGTACGAGAGCCTCTGTCTACGCCGATTACCTTCTACGGATGCCTGGCTCCTATCTCCGCGAACTGGCAACCGGCGGCCCTAAAGGTCACTGGTCTGACCCGCGGCCAAACGGAGACCTTCGACGATGCCGCGACGGTAATGCGGGAATTCGACGCGTGGGTCATGAAGCACAACGTGGGCAAGCGGCCGATGTTCATCTCGGACAACAACGGCTACGACTACATGTTCGTCACCTGGTACTGCTACCACTTCCTGGGGCACAGTCCTTTCGGGCACAGCTCCACGAACCTCGGGTCGCTGTACAAGGGGATGATCAAAGATACCTTCAAGAATTTCAAGTTCCTGCGGCAGACCAAGCACACCCATAATCCAGTGGATGATGCGATGGGGAACGCAGAGGCGCTGGTCCACATGAAGAAGGAGATGGGCCTCGGTATTGTGTTGGAGTAGTACGTCGGTGGCTCGGCCACCTTGGAGTCGTGGGGTAATTGGCTAGCCCACCAGCTTGGAAAGCTGGCCAGCCGGCAACGGCTGTGCAGGTTCGAGTCCTGCCGACTCCGCTGTAGGGCTAAAGAAAGAGCCGCCCTACGGCGGCTCTTAGATCAGGCAATTGTTTGCTTGGTGGCGAAGTTCGGTGATGGCAGCGTTATTCTCTCTTCCGAGATTGAACGAATGCGTTCTGTTACCGTTTTCTTGATCCTGTTGTAGCATGGGCCGCGATCATGTTCTCGCAGGAGTCGTCCAGGCAGCCAGTTCATGTATTTTTCATCTGCTGTGAGAGCCGCGATTCCTGCTGCAAACTGAGTTTCCGAGAGTCGTGTGACTCTACTGGCCGGGGTCCCCAGTACTGCTTCACGCCACAGCCACATGACTATTGTTACATTTAGACGAGACCAGATGCTGCTGTACTGGCGGTCAGTCCCCCAGGCATCGTAGAGAATTTTGAGAAAGTGGCCAAGTTCGTCTGCCTCTTCTAGCGTCATGGCCGCTATCGTACCTCGGACGTTTCCACCACTGGAGCTCGGGCAGTCCGACTTACTGGTGATCCAACAGTGGACGGCAGTCGCGATAGAGAGGACAATGTTGCCTGACCTGCCTGCGTATCCTATGAAAGGACACTGCTCTCGGAGTCTTCGTAGTACCGGGTACGTGCCTTCCATGGTCTTGAGGTTATCGTCCGGCTTGCGGATAGAGATGTGGAGATTTGCCTGCATGGCGGCTATGCCCATCGCAGCCATGTCCTCGAATTTTCTGACTATAACGGTAGACACGAATTCGCTGTACTCGGTCTGTAACGCGGCCCATATTCTGTGTTGTCCGTCATAGAGAAAGAGGTGTCCGTCCACTAGGCCGAGCAAGATCACACCCGGTATGACTCCAGACGTGGCTATGTCTTTGACTACTGCTTTGGCGTACTTATTGATCTTCAGTGCACGCTGGAACTCTGGCGTCTCCCAGGTGTTCCTTAGCGCGTCCGCGCTCACCAGTATGGTGGCCGTTGTAATGTTGCCTCTGCGGAAATTTGGGGCTAGTTGCATGCCGAAATTGTCGAATACGTTTTCCAGTGTGATCATTGTTCCTCCTTGGGCTTACTTCGAGAACCGATGATCTTATACCTCTAATCTACAAATTTTTCTGGAAGATGAACTGGGTGGGAACCCGGCGCTACTTCGAAAGTAGATGGGACCTTCGGGTCTGGAGATCGAGACTTCCGTCTTCCGCAAATTCCCCTCGCCTGGCAACTAACCAGGTTCTCTGTGGTGGTCTATGCCTTGTCAGAACCATCGGAGATTAAAGACGGGGATCTGGAAAGGACGCGAATATCGGTTTTTCGCACCTGTTTGCTAAACAGACGCAGCTAACAACTGCTGGGAGTTCGACTCTCCCCCTTTCCTCACCGATGACCAGCTCCCCTTTGGGTTTAGGCTCAAAGAGGACGCCAAAGTACACGGCGGCAAATAGTGTGGTCACCGGATCTGGTTCCGTAGCCAAGTCGGTAAGGCATAGAGCTGCAACCTCTACATCATCCGTTCAAATCGGATCGGAACCTCAAATGCGCCTAAGGTGTAAGTGGTTGCACGGGACCTTGCCAAGGTTCAGGCAGCGGATTCGATCTCCGCTAGGCGCTCAAAGGAGTCTCATGGGAAAATACGACATGACCAAGTACCAGCAGACGCCGGCCCATCCAGCACAGGCTGGGTGTCCGCACCGGCTACGAAATCGGGATAACACAGAGTGCTCTACCTGTGCCTCTTTCAAGCTCGGCGGAAAATGGTGGTACCTCATAGAGCGAGAGTTCATCTGGTACACCACAGGAGAATACCCAAAGGAGGTCGCGTGATCTCCATAGAAAGGCCAAGATGAGAAAAAAGAAGATCAAAAAGCAAGCAGCGAAGACAGTGGCGTACTACAAGGGCGAGGTCATTACTCCTGTGTACAAAGCTTTGGTGGCGGGCAAAATCAGTTTCGATGAGGTAAACGCCCTACTGGCCACACTAGCGGATCACATTGAGGGCATGAACAACGAGTTTTCTGATGAGCCTGCTGAAGTGCTGTACCAGAAATTGTGGCTAAAGGGTAAGTTGAGGCCGCCGAGCCATGAGGCTAAGATCGAAGACATCATACGTGATCTTGAGGACTACAAGGAGTGCTTTGAGGAGTACCCAGAATCAATTTTCCGACTGGATAGCCACATAGAGTACCTGGAGTGGCTGGTAAATGTGCGACATCTGGGTATTCAACTCCGCTCTGTGGATTGAGGATAGAGCGCTCGTAGCTCAGGTGGATAGAGCAGATCTTTCCTAAAGATCAGGCCGCCCGTTCGAATCGGGCCGGGTGCACGAAAGGAGTCCTCATGAGATGGATAGAAGTTCCGGAACACGAACAGTCTTTCCTGTACGAGCTGTTCCCTGCACCAACCAGAGCTGGGTCGGTCAGAGGAGTAGTTACTTGGGCAGTGATCACGCTGTTGGCGTGGTGGCTGTTCTTCGGATAGATCAAAAACTCTATTGATGTCCGGGAGCTGGCCTGAGATGAGGGGGCACCCTCATTGAAACTCGGCTCCTGACTATAGTTAGGGTTTTCCTGGGATAGTGCGCTGCAGCCACAGGTCCCAGGTTTGCGGGTGTAGTTCAACGGCAGAACGCTAGCTTCCCAAGCTGGATACGTGGGTCCGATTCCCATCACTCGCTCTTATCAGCCTTTCAAGTCGTCTTTTTGGTTGGAAGGCTGTACACTGTGCGTATGACTAAGGTGTGTGCCCGTTGTGGTAAAAAGAAGCCGCTGAAAGAGTTTGCCGTGAATAGGTCCAAGCCTGACGGGCTGAACTGGCAGTGTAGAAAATGTCAGGCGGTGTACCACAAGGCGCACTATGAGGCGCACAAGGCTAGATATATACAGAACGCTAGGGAGTATAAGGATCAAGTGCGGGCGTTTGTGGACACTAAGAAGCTGAAGTGTTCTGTTCGTTCGTGTAGCGAGCGTCACGTAGCCGCTTTAGAATTTCATCATAAAGATCCAAAACAAAAGGAGTTGGCTGTCTCCATCATGATCACCAACGGGTGGTCTATGAAGAAGCTAAAAGACGAGATCAAGAAGTGCAGAGTACTGTGTGCAAATTGCCACAGAAAATTGCACTGGAGATTGCGTAGGCATCATTAGCCTAGAAGCCAGGCAGCTGCCTTCCAAGCAGCTTTAGGCGGGGGCGGTACCCGCATGATGCTCCAATGGACGGTCTCTTGTGTACTACGTGACGGAAGTCTCCGGCTACCCAGCCGTTCTGGTCACAGCAAGAGATCACCACGTGCCGATGAAGCACATAAGGATGTGTGCGTCCTTGGTAAGGACGAGGCAGCTAGTTCGATTCTGGTCATCGGCTCTCTTGCCCCCGAAGCATCTATGGTGATGCGCGGGTTTCGTAAATCCGAGAATCCGCTTCGAGTGCGGACGGGGGCTCAGGAGTTCTGTGTTCGACTAAAGGTACTTGGACAACCCAGAGCTATAGGAACCTGGGCAAAGAAGAGTACCCGCTGGGTAAGTCGGCGGCCGAAAGCCGAGGATGCCAGGTTCAAGGCTGGCACACAGGACTCCGGCTATTTGCCGGCGTGGCGCAACGGTAGCGCAGCGGTTTTGTAAACCGAAGGTTGAAGGTCCGATTCCTTTCGCCGGCTCCATTCGTGTGTGGGAGGGGAAGTAGGATAGTCTGACGGGAGTACATGACTCTCCCGTTCGAAGAAATTCTCAAGAAGAACACCCATAAGATCAGGTGTCTGGCTGCGCGCCTATCTGGTGGCCGCGGCGGTATACAGCAGGTCGATGAGCTGGCAGCTGCAGGGAATCTGGCCCTGTGGTACTGCTACCGTAGGTTCGATACCCGCCGCCTTCAGGAGGATGACTTCTGGATGTTTGCACAGAGACGGGTGTGCGGGGCAATGCTGGATACTCTGCGGAAGCAAGACAGCATAGGCCGTAGTGGGAGGAAGCTGGCTCTCGGCGGCAAACTAGAGAAGGTGCCGTGGGCAGCAACTCAGGCTGTTTCTCTTACTGAAGCTGCCCACCTGCCCTCTCCGTCAGATCCCCAGAGAGATTTGTTGGACAAGTGCGATTGTGAACTCGCGCGGGCATTGGTAGCTGGCCTTTCAGACAGACACCGCCAGGTGATTCACATGTATTTCGTGGAGGAGATGACTCTGGCGGCGATAGGGAAACGGCTGAAGATTTCTGAGGGGAGAGTCAGTCAGCTCAGGAAGAGAGCTTTGGCGCTCATGCGGGCGCTGGTTGAGAAGCATAGTTAGATCATTCCAGGGTAGTACAATTCGGTCGTACATTCGAAAGGTAGTCATGAAGAACGGTCCATACGAATTAGTGATCGCTCCTCCTGATTATCCGGGGAAGCGGTACAGAGGTAGGTACTGCTACGAGCACCATCTAGTGTGGTGGCGACATACTGAAGAGGTTCCAGGTCCTGGAGAATTGATCCATCATAAGGATGAACACAAAAGAAACAATAGATACCGGAATTTAGAGAAGCTCACCAGGAAGGAGCACGATAAGCATCACTCAGATAAGCGACATGAAGCAGCTTTGATCTCTGTGCCGTGTTCCCGGTGCCGCAAGGAGTTTAGGGTATTGGGCAGTAGGTACAGGCACAGGGTTAGAAATTCAGAATCTGGCAAAGTATTCTGCTCACGTTCTTGCCAGGTTATTGATCAGCAGGCCGATAGGCGACGTAATAGTTAGTATTCCGGGATACGCGAGTGACAAGCGGCCGATCTGTTAAATCGGAAGTCGCAGGTTTGATCCCTGCTCCCGGAGCTTATGGTAAGTAGGGAAGAGACCCTAGAAGAGTAGAGACGCAAACTGAGTACAGGACGTTGGTCGCCAAAAACTCAGGCGGATTCGACCCCCGCTAGACTACCTTCCGAGGCAGTGAAAGTCTGCCGCTTACCAGTCTTACATCAGATCGGAAAACTTGAACATGGCCACGGCCGGCACCTCTTTCTGGATGGTCTCCATGCCCCCATGTTCGCGGTCCACAAGAGCCAGCACAAACCGCACGGCTAAACCGAAGTCCCGAGCCCGCTTGATGGCGATGAGAGTGGTGCTGCCAGAGTTCACTACGTCCTCCAAGATGGCCACGCCCCCAGACATGTTCTCTGGGCCCTCGATGTACTGCCGCGGCTCTTTCGCCTCCTTCCTGATGATGAAGGCGTTCAGCCGGCTCCCACTGAAATAGCTTGTCGTGGCAACCGCGGAAACGAGAGGACACGCACCCAGAGCCATACCGCCTACTGCGCTCACGTCTGGGGCTTCGAGGTCCAGCAGGTGCAGAAACGTCCACCCCACCAGGAAATGCCCCTCAGCGCTTAGCACCGTACGCTTGCAGTTGAGATAGAGGCTTTTCTTCCCAGAGGGTAGCGTCACCTCTCTGTGGATGAGTGCATTGCGCCGTAACAGGTCCCGGAGTCGGCTCCGGTGTGTCAGGTAGAGTTCGTCGGTCATGTAGAAGTTGTATCACGCCCTCATAGCTTAAGTGGACAGAGCACAGGTCTCCGGAACCTGGGATTCCAGTTCGAATCTGGATGAAGGCGCTATGGCGGTATCGGCTAATGGCTAGGCCTCCTGACTCTCGATCAGATAATCGGAGTTCGATTCTCCGTACCGTCACCACGCCCTCGTAGAACACTGGTTAGTTCGCCGGGCTTTCAACTCGGAGAAGACGGATCGTAACCGTTCGAGGGTATGCCCGCTTGGCTTAACGGATAGAGCGCCTGACTACGGATCAGGAGTGTGGGAGTTCGATTCTCTCAGCGGGCACCAAAGGAGATCACATGAGCATAACGAAAGAGACGACCGTCTGGTGCGATGACTGCGGGAACTGGGAACAGTCATCACAGAAGGCGCGGCGGTTTCGTAGAGAACTCCGTCTGCGGGGCTGGAGATATGTGGACAAAAGAGATCTCTGTCCAGTTTGTGCCAAGAAGGAAACGCCGGCGACCTGAGTGGTTGGGACGTTCGCCTCATAAGCGGATGGAGTGGGTTCAATCCCCACCGCCGGTACTAGCGCTAAAGAAAAGCCCCCAGTGGGACTTCTCTCGGGTTACCAGCGTTACCGCCTTTTCTTGGACTTTGCTGGGTCTTGTACTATCCAATGCATCATCCGCCTGCCGTCGGCTAGTGTCATGATGGCAAGTTGAGTGAGATCAAATTCTTCCATGATGGCCGTGCCGAGTTTCTTGAAAGCTACTAGCTTCTCCTCTCTTCCTGTAGGCAGTTCAGGTACCCGTTTCTCCACCATTTTGTGTGCAGGGCTGGCTGGTTTACCGGGCTTGGGCGTGCTGGCCTGGTCAGGCGCAGGGGCAGCCACCAGTGCCTCTTTTAGGTAGTTCTTGAATTCGGCCTTGCTCCATCCTTTGCAGTAGAATTTGATCCTGCCGAAGGTTCCGTGTACTTTTGACTGGACGAACCATGGAGCGTTCTTGATGTACTGGTACATGTCGGTCTCTTGTACATCCTTGGCCGCCATATCGAGTGCGATCATCACTCTATAGATCAGCGTGACGTACATGGCTTTTCTGGAGCGGTACCAGACTCCTTGGCCATCCTGGATAGGTTTTTCGGACGTGGGCATGGGTTCACCTCTACATACTTATACCGCGATCAGTCAGTTATTTCCCCGAAGGAGTCCTCATGAAGAAACGACTTGTTCTTGTTATGCGAGCGCCCCGCCAGACATCGTGGTTTCTTGTCGGTCCGGCGAATCAAGGGAGGTACCACTACGACTTGGTACACGAAGCTCTGGAAGCCGCGGAAACACTCAGGCCTGGGCTTAAAGAGAAACTGGGTATCCAGGAGGTGAAGGTGGTAGAGGCGGATTGCTACGACTCCGGTGACTGTTGTAAGACTGTGTTCGAGCCAGAGTATGTGTTGCAGAATGAGGTTCAGGTTTAGATCAAACTGGGGGTTGGTATAGAGGTTGTGCCTCGGCCTTACACGCCGAAGAGAGGGGTCCAAGTCCCTTACCCCCAACCACTGGCTCCGTCGTTCAATGGTAGGACAATTGATTGTCGATCAATATACAGGAGTTCAATTCTCCTTGGAGCCGCAGAGATCATGGCACGTTACGGCTACAACCACTGCAGCCGATACGCGTCAAGATCTATCCCGGTGTAGCTCAATGGTAGAGCGGCGGCCTTATGAACCGTTTAGCGCCAGATAAGCGCGAGGTTGGGGGTTCGAGTCCTCTCGCCGGGACAATGGGAGTGTGGTGGAATGGTAGACCGGGCTGACTTAAAATCAGTCGTCGCAAGACGTCCGGGTTCGAATCCCGGCACTCCCACCATGCCTGAGTAGCCCAACTGGAAGAGGCACTACCCCGAGGAGGTAGACAGTGTCGGTCCGAATCCGATCTCAGGTACTACGCGTCCGTGGTGGAATGGCAGACACGCCTGTCTTAGGAACAGGTGCTTCGGCGTGGGAGTTCGAGTCTCTCCGGGCGTACTATTCGAGTCTTTCTAGAGGAGGAACAGATGGCAGCACAAGACTTCGACGTGGATGATCTAATTATTGCGCGAGATCCAATACCAGATGTGTTCGACATCGAGTGCCCGTACGGATGCGGGTGTGAGTGCAGGGACTGGCCGGCAGATGCCGGTCCTTGCCTCCACTGCTACTACAGGCACAAAGAGAGGCAATGAATGGCAACCGCTGGAAGAAGCGGGAGAAGGCCAGGAACCGCAGGCACGCTTCCGGTGGTATCATCCGCTGGGTACGCCGATTACTGCGGCTCTGCAACTAGGAGGCTAGATCATGAAGATTCAGAAAAAGTTGTTCACGTTTCAGGACTCGTGGCCCTGGGTCCTTATGGTGGCTTTGGCGGGGGTACTCTCGTTACTTGCTGGGTTCTTTGGCGAACGCGGTGCTGGCTTTACGGCTAAGATTGGGATCACCATCTTCGTCAGCTTCGTGATTCTTGCCATTGCCGTCTACCAGTACATCCTGCGGTATCGGTACACGGCGGCCTGGAACTCGGCATACCAGACGGCGCAGGGAACGGCAGTTATCTACGAGGCTGGCCTAGAGCCAGTCGCTAACAATATCGACATAGAGCGGACGATCTCAGCGGCGTGTGACTACTGGAACAAGTACCAGAACACGAGCGATGCCCAGTACCTGCGTCTGACGGCGGCCTTCAGTGGAGCCACTATCTACGTCTCGTCCAAACCGTTTGAAGTTCCATTTCTCGGCAAGGTCATGGGGACCCAGTTCAAGCAGGGTATCAGCGTGGTGCTTGACAGAGATCGAGTGAAGACGGCCTACGAATTCCTGGCTCTCGTTAGGCACGAGGTGTCCCACCTCTGCCTGACCGTCCTCGGGATAGACCCCGGCCCAGGCGGAGCGAACCACCACACGATCATGGTTGCTACGGGGTACTGCTAGTCAAGTGAACTAAAATAGGGGAGTTGTCTCGTTCAACTTTGCCCCCTGATTTGAACGAAGTTCGAGGCCCCCGTAAAGGGATAGGGCTTCGTTCAAATCGGGAGACAAAGTTGAACGAGACATTTCGGCCTTGACATGCTCCGGGTCTTGTTTACTGTGTGGCTATGCGCTCATCCCATTAGCACCCGGCCGGTGACCCAATACATCGTTGTGCGGCGAGACCTGCCCATAGGCGTGTTGGCCGCCCAGGTAGCCCATGCCGCGGGAAGCTACGGAAAGCATCCTCCAGAGGCCCATGTTGTGGTCCTGGCTGTGGATGGTGAGCCAGCGCTCAGGAGAGCCGCAGAGAGGCTCCAGGCGGCCGGAGTAGGCCACACGCCTATACACGAGCCAGACGAGCCCTGGGGAGGCCAGATGATGGCTGTAGGCTGTTCCCTTGTTACCGACCGGACGCCGGTCAGAAAGGCGGTGTCAGAGCTGCCACTGCTCAGGTAAGAGGAACGAAATATGGGGTGGTCGTCTAACGTCTAGGACGCGCCGCAAGGTGAATGGAGGTTCAATTCCTTCCTACCCCACAATGTGCGAGTAGCTCAACGGTTGAGCGCCATGGAGTAATGATCCTGGAGGATAAGAGTTCGAATCTCTTCTCGCGCGCAACATGCCGCCATGGTGAAACTGGTAGACACACCTGACTCAAGATCAGGCGCCTAGTGCGTGGGGGTCCGATTCCCTCTGGCGGCACATGGATAAAAGCAAGCAGTACAGACAGTGCTCGATGTCCTCCAAGCAAGAGGACGGCTCCGTGCTGAAGCACGTTGCGTATTTGCCGAGCGAGAAGGCGAAGGTGGGTAAGGCGGTGGATGTAGAACTCGGCGGCAAATGGGTCGAGGGCTTTGTGATCGAATCTATGGGGACCTCGGTGACCATAGAAGACGTTGACAAAGCTAGGGAGAATCTGAAGAGATACCAGTGGGTCCTGGGTAAGTGACCTGAAACCAAAGAAAGGAGTCTTCGATGTCCGCGGTACTTGTTCTAGACGTAGGTATGCAGCCACTCCGAGTGGAGAGCTGGCAGAAGGCCATCACCGATTTGTTCCTCGGCAAGACGATTGTGATCGAGCACAGTCAGGACAAGACCATCCGTGGTGTTGACCGGGAATGGCCAATGCCGTCAGTAGTGAAGCTAGTTCGTGGTTTCAGCCGCAGCAAATATAAGATCAAGTTCTCCCGTATTGGCGTGTACGCCAGGGACGGCTTTCAGTGCCAGTACTGCGGCCAGCGGGGCCCAACAGAACTGCTTTCATACGACCACGTACTCCCTCGTGCCCAGGGTGGGAAGACTACGTGGGAGAACATCGTGACCGCATGTGTGGACTGCAACAGAGCCAAGGCAAACCGAACGCCTGCTCAGGCAGGCATGAAGTTGCTCTCGGTTCCAAAGAGGCCGTACTGGCTTCCTCAAATTTGTGTGCCACTAGACCGGCACGCTCCCAAGGAGTGGCAGAACTACTGGCGTAGGCCACTGGATACTTGATCAGCAATACAGCTGCTGAAAGAGGTATAAGAAAGGTAACGGGCCGTCTGCTAATCTTAGCGGGCGGCCTTCTTCATTTTCAAGGAGGTCCTCGTGGCCATAGCGACCCTGTCACTAGAAGAACAAGAAGCGTTACGGAAACACGGACACCTCGACCGGCTGGAGATAGCGGCCTACGAGGGTCTGAACGGCGAGCCCGGCAGCGTGACTGTCGAGTGTACTCAGTGCGGAGAGGTTCTCGTCGAATTGATCGGCGGGAGAGAACAAGATTCATAGAAGGAGATGTGCATGACAACAACGGAATCTACGTCCAGAGTGCCGAAGTATGCCCCGCGGCGGATGAGAGAGTTGGACCCATTTACTCGGGGGTTCTTGATCGCCTTGATAGACCGCTCGTTCACGGCGACGGCTGATTACGATTACGTCCTGGGCAGTATCGGGGCAGACAGTCTCCAAAAGGTCTTAGACATGACTACACGGTTTTGCGAAACGTGTAGAGCCGTACTCGCAGTGCCTTGCTTCAGCGAAGGAATGGGCAGAGCCTTTTTAGCTGTTCAGCGAGACCGCCAGGATGGCGTAAGATCGTATGACTTTGCGTGCGACATTTCCCTAAAGCCGAGACAGGTAAAGTACCTCAGGGCAGCTGCGTACTTGTGCCCCCTTTACTGCCTGCAGAGGAATGAAACGGGGGACATTCGCGTAGTCGAAGGCATCAAAACCACAAGTCGCGTCGAGGCGGCGATACGAGTGATAGAAGAGTGGAATGCTGGGCGGGTAATGAAGAGCGCCACAGGAAGACTCGTCTCCAGTACCCCTGCTATTCAGAGAATGCCGCGGCCATCGAAGACTCTAGAACTCGCCGTACTGTACGGCATTGGGGCGCAGTCGGGTCGATTCTCTGCTCTGGCGCCCACCATTTCAAACGTCCCACGCCCCTACCCTGTGTGGGCGCGCTCTGCGGTAGAAGAGGACCAGGTAAAGCTTGACGTGTCGCTAGGGAAAGAGTTTATGCTGGATGTGCTTGAAGCGCAGAAGCGAGCCACTGGGGCTCTGGGGGTTCCGGCCAAGGTACTTTTCCCGGCGAAGATACAGACGGAGGCGCAAGCTATGATCGCGGGAACAGGGATTCCTGACAGCGGCCTCTTCCCAAACTGGTGGCTGAAACCACAGCCACACCCACATGACCAGGTTGACGTCACAACAGAGGCTAGTACGCCCCAGTACGTACCAAGTAAGACAGACCGCAAGGGGCGCCTGGTAAAGATTACCTTCGCGGGACGAGAATCTCTGCTGAGCAAAGAGCAACAGAGATTCCGCATCGCCTCAGACCTCCTTGTTTCTGCCATGGGGAAGTACGCCTGCTACTGGCAGTGTGACTACATGCTCCAGCCTACAATAGCGAAACCTCTGCCTCCGCCAACTCAGAGATTCACAAGTGTGTGGCAGGGAGAGTCCGTAGCCAAACCTGTTGGGGAGATAGACCGTACGCTTGAGCGTGTACGCCTAGCCAAGCGCTATGCGGCTCTAGAACACCTGGCGTACCTGGAGGGGTGGTACCCGAGCTGGACAGCCAGTGCACTCCAAATACACGAAAGAACGGGGAATGTGCTGGCAACGGTTTGTCGGAGAGCCGGAGAAGAATCCCTCGATCCAATACACCGAAGGCTCATCGAGGCAGGTACCGTGTATAGGGCGTTTCACTTCCTTGGTGGGACGGAGGAGCAGCTGGATAACTTGGCCAAAACTTACGAGTAGAACTCCATCCCCGAGGTATGGTACAAATCAGTTCTTGAATATCCGGCTGAGTCTATCTGGCCAGACAACGCCGGCTACCTGAGCATCAGGGTAGTGCGAATCTCATCGATACAGCGCAGGGGAGCCGAGAGTTTCCGAAAGCTTCCGAAAGCGGCCTACCTTGAGATAGATGCTGACTCCAGGGAAGAGACACCTGAGGGCCGACCTGCAGCCTGGGCTTTTAGTCCGAATGCAGGGAATGCGCTTGTAGCTCAGTTGGAAAGAGCGCTAGCCTTCTAAGCTAGATGTCGGGGGTTCAATTCCCTCCAAGCGCGCTGCGGGAAGGGTAGGCATTAAGGGCCGGTTGGTGCGGCTTCAAGTTAGGCGGGCGTGGAAGAGTGGCCAAGGAATAGGGTATCTGGTGGACATTCGCAGATCGCAGACAAATAGAACTGTTTCTCTGCACTCAAAGCACGACCCCAATACGTACGATTTTCTTGTAGCTTGGATACCTAATACCAGCGCTTTCTACATCATGCCTTCTGTTTTTGCGGATTCGTTTAGTGGCGGGATCACGGTCTACCCAGAGGGGGTTGGGAGTAGAGGTCGTGCAGTCGGGAAGGCCATTGACTACGCGAATGCGTGGCACTTGATAGTGTAGGCGGCATAACCACATGCTGATGCAGGGTGCAACACCTGTTCCCGCTTCCATTTAGATCTCAGAGCCGAGGCTGCCTTGGTACGCGATGCTGCGCAATTGGGTCTGTCATGCCCTGAGGTCTCGTCAACCTTGCCGCGCGAACTGTCACTTCGCTTTACCAAGGCGGCCTCGGCTCTGAGATCGTTGCTATGAGTCAGGGGCAACCCGACTTTTCTTTTGCCCGTATCTGCGGTACGCTGCAGGCATGAGCACCAGACCCCAGGTTGTGGCTGTGGACCTAGACGGCACAGTCCTCAACGACGAGTACCCTAACATCGGCAAGCCGATCGACGGCATGCGGGAAGAGCTCGAAGCTCTCCGTCAGTGCGGCTGGAAGATTGTCATCTGGACCGTCCGGGACAATGACGCTGAAGTTTCCAGCAAGTTGAAGGAGTACGGTATTCCATTCGACCACATCAACGAGAATCCTTGGGGGCCGCCGAAGCAAAGCCGGAAAATCTACGCTGACGTGTACCTGGACGACCGGGCACTCACGTTCGAAGGCACCGCTCGTGGCATTGCCAAAAAGGTATTGGAGTTCAAGCCATGGCATCGCCGGTAGTTCGCAAAGGGCGAAAGAAATACTGGTGTGTTGGTTTCCAGCTCGACTCTCTGCAGATGGTGCAGATGATGAGCGGGCTGGTTCAGATCTATGGAGTGGAGTACACCGAGAATGTGGTGTGGTTCTATCTAAAGAGTCTGGACAAAACAGGCATACTGTTCCGGGAAGGGGTGCTGCGGGGGACCCCGTTAGATGGTCCCCCGCCGGTTGTTCCTCAGCAGTTACTTGTCGTCCTTCGCACTCCCTGCCCAGTCCGCCATGGTCTTGATGTTCTGTCGTAGGCGCTCCAGTACCACGATAGTTTGATCCAGCGACGACATGAACTCTTCCTCAATGTCTGCCGCCACTTCAGCAGACATTGTCTTGTCCAGTGCCTCTGCTATCAACCGAGCAGCGTCACAGTGGTTGCCGAGCTTGCCCACCTCCCGCATGGAGACTTTGTAGTCAGGATCTTTGCTCAGCTTCTCCAGTGATTCTCGGTTAGAGGTTTCTCTCTGAGATTCCCGTAGTATTTTGGGAAGCTTCTTGTGCTGCTCTGACGGGGACAGGCCGGAGAGCATGACTGCTTGTTGCTTAGAGATCCTCTTCTTCTCGTAGGCACGTAGGGCCGCGGGGACCAGGTTTTTCAATTTGAGGGTTTGGTTCACGGTGGTGGGGCTGACGCCCAGGTCTTTGGCAGCCGCCTCTCGTACCTGCATCTCAGTTACGCCGCTGTCCGTTTCCTCGTCATCATGATCTTCGGGGTCTGGGTCAGACCTGACCTTTGTTTTCTTGTTCTTGAGGCGGGCGGGGTCAGGTCGGTCAGGGCGGGCGGTAATGCGATCTCGTGCGATGACCATGGCCCTCTCTACTGCTCGTATCTTATCCGTGGGAGACAGAGGGTCAGTTCCGTCCAGGTTCTCCTTGATGGACAGCATCTCGGCAGTGTTGTCGTCACAGGTGACCACGTCGAAGCGCGCCTGCCTGAAGTGGAGAATCTTCATGGCGGTGAGGCGGCGTTTACCTGCGAGTAGCTCATACACCTTGCCGCTCTTCCGCACGGTGGGCATGTTGATGACACCGCCCGCGTCTTGGATACTCTCGACCATCTTTGCTACCTGTTCCGCCGTGTGCTCTCGTTCGAAGTGCAGCGGAGAGATAGTGATCTTGCTGAGGGGGATTTCTTTTGTTTCGCGCTTGATTACCATGGAACCTCCTACGTACTTTTGGTGAATTGGCCATTCCGAATGATCAAACTTCTGCCCGACACCGGGCTACCCAGTGGGTAAGTCTCGGCATCCAATATCACGGCTGGAATGAAGTCAGCCAAGAATCGTTCTGGGGACTCGTAAGAGTACAGGGAGCGGGAGACCAGTTGTTGGGTTTTGGGGTTGAGGAGAGATTTGTTGGACGTGCACGCCCATCTGGCGGACCAGAGAATTGATCCACGGCCTGTGGGCTTTTCTGGACACTCCAGTACTGTGATGCAGTGGCTGACTTTACTCTTTCTGTCGTAGCAGAGCCACAGGGCCACTACGTAGTGATCTGTCGGGCTATCTGCGGCGCAGTACAGGTCTGGTAGGGGACCGTTCAGCGGGTGAAGCCAGTCAGCGAATTGGTCGTATCGCCAGGCTCCTGGTGGTGGCAGATCTAAGAGGGTGATAGCGCACTGGATCATTGGGACTCCTTAGATAATGGTCAGGCTTCTCATACCCAGTAAAGTGAAAAATTTACGATCTCCGGGGTATGAGAGAAATGTCTCTAGCCGATACCTAGCGGATACAATTATCCAGAAAGCCCTTGACAGATAATCTGTCATCGCGCAATCTACGGCAGATCGGTTAGATCAAAGAACCCTGGAGGATACCAATGGCCGAGAAGACAAAAGCGAAGAAGACCAGCGCCCCCGAGAAGACCGCAAAGAAGAGGGAGGCACGTGAGCGAAAGCCGTCTGCCCTGCGGAGAGATCACCTCAAGGTGATCGCGGCGTTGGCAGCTGACCTGCCCAAGCGCACGGCGCTCAGCATGAAGGACATCGCCAAAGCGAAGTTCAAGGACGGCTCCAAGATCACAGCAGACCGCATTGCTCGTAACTCCGTGCGTAAGCCACGGCAGATGGGTCTCGTGGAGATCTGCGAGCGCGGTGAGTACCGGCTGACCCCCACTGGTGCTGCGTTCGCCAAGGGTCTCGACAAGTACGAGACCGCCCCTGATATGCAGCGCGAGGCAAAGGCGCCCAGCAAGGCAGCGGCTAAGAAGGCGGCCAAGCCTGAGAAGGCGGCCAAGACCGCAGCACCCAAGAAGGCGGCCAAGAAGGGCGCAGGCAAGGCTGCGAAGCCGGCCAAGACCGCGAAGCCGGTGAACTCGGCAAAGAAGGTCAGGAAGACCGACCCGGATTTCCCGGATGATCCTGAGGAGAAGAGCGTCTCCGATTCGATGCCGGTGGACACCGCCGAGGAAGACGCCGCTGTCGCGGACGCTTAGTCGTAGTAACTAAAAGAGGGTCCCTAGCCTAACCAGCTGGGGACCCTTTTGTTTTGTGAGGAGATAGAAATGATCAATGAGCAGATCAAAAAGATGTTTCCGGGTATTGTTGCCGCGCTGGATAACCCCAGCGTGCGCAAGTTCGCCGAGCTGGCTAAGCAGTATGCCGATACGCGGGCGGAATTGGAGAGTGCGCTGAGGGCTTGCCAGAACCAAGGTTTTCATCCAGGTCCCGTGGATGCCCTTCGGTTCAGGTTGCCCATTAACCGCAAAGGAATCTCTACTGAGGTGGCGCTGCTGTGCGAGGACGAGCAGCTTCAGTTGCATATCCGGCCGGGGAACTTCGACGACGGCAGACTGGGAGAGGTCTTTCTCAGTGTGGAGAAACAGGGATCTTTCACGTCTGGAATGATCGACGCTTTCTCTATCGTGCTCTCGTTGGCGCTGCAGTACGGCGTTCCGCTAGAGCATATAGTGAACAAACTGGAGAACACCAGATTCGGTAAGATCGGAGTGGTGGGACCATCTACTATTCGTCGGCCTACCAGCGTAATCGATTACGTTGCCAAGTGGATTAGGGCACACTACCTGCCAAAGCAGGAGGAAGAAGCACATGACGGAGAAGAGCCCGATGCAACAACGTGAAGATCTCCTTACCACACTGGTTGGCAAAGTGGACGCCCTAACCAGGGCGTCGCTAGATTTGGCGCTGCTCCGCAGAGACGCGCAGTCTCGCAAAGCAGCAGCGGTTATGAACGAACGCAGAGACGCGGCAGTAACGGCCAAAACAGGCAATATCGAAACCATGAGCCGGAGTATCGAGGCGCGTATCCGTGAGTTACGAACGCGGCTAGACTTCGACATCATTGCCGTGGGGGAGGTGACAGATAAGGAGCTTGAGCGGATCGAAAACGATAATGCCGCTAGAATGGCTGCGCTAGAGAAGGAACACGCCATTTTCGTAGAAAGGGTAACTGCAAACCACCAACGGTACGTGTCTTACCTGGAGAAAGCGGAATTGGCGGAACTGCAGAGGGCCGTCAAAATGTTCAACACCGACGTGAGCAGCTGGATATTACCGGAGGGATAGATATGATCATTGTAATCGAGGGCCCCGATGCCGCGGGCAAGAAGACCCAGAGTTTGAAACTAGCCGAGGCACTGAATACTCCGGAGACCGGGGAGTCGGTGGTTATGTCTTTCCCAAGGTACGACGGTCCTTTTGGAGACATCATTCTGCGCTGTTTGAAGAAGGAGTCGGTCATGTACAGCCGGGTCCCAGACGTGGATGGTGGCTCGGTATCCGAGTATGCGTACTGCCTGCGGGACGACACGACTGCCCTGCGCGGCCTGTTTACTCTCGACCAATACGAAGGAGCTGCCGAAATTCGACGTCTTCATGAGCTGGAGATGATCGTGATTCTGGACAGGTACTGGCCGTCTAATGTTTGCTACGGGGCGGAGGACGGCTTCAATGAGGACATATTGAAGAACGTCAGCTCTTCTTTGCCCGCGGCTGACGTCTACTTCTTCATTGATGTCTCTGTAGAGGAGGCAACGCGCCGGCGTCCGGAGGCGAGAGATCGGTATGAGCGGGATAAGCCAAAGCTGGCCCGAGTTCGGCAGCGGTACTTAGATCTCTGGTGGCTGGAACAAAATCACAGCTTTCCAGCGGATGGTCGTGGTATTTTCTACACGAAGCCATTGTGGATTGTCATTAACGGAGAACAAGAGGCAACGAAGATCACAGAACAGATGCTGTGCTGGGTACGACTACTTCAGCACGTGCCGGTCCGCCGAGAAGCGCCAATCTTTGAACGCTCCTTGGACGAGCTGGACCCCCATGTCGCAGAGAACCTGCGGAATCAGATCGAGGAAAGAGTCAAACAGAAACGCTAACAAGGAGCGCAAGATGAGCAGCTTACTACTCGCTTTGGTACTGTCTTTAGTGCCGAGGCCCAATGCCACACTGCCCGAGAACAAGGTAGATCAGTGCTTTGTTCAAAGTCTGTGTGAGCTAAAAGAGTCCATCCGGTGGAAGACCCCAAAATGGAATGAGGCGATGTGCGCGCGCGTAGGAAATGCCATCATCTCTGCGGAACGAGAAACTGGAATCTCCAGGAACTTGATCTTGTCTTTGATGATCAACGAGTCCGACATGAACGAGTCCGCACAGCGACTCACGTACAAGAACGGAACACTGGCTGCCTGGGACGGGGGTCTTATGGGGCTGCGCTGTATCGTGGACAAGGATGGTAGGTCGTGTGTGAATTACCGAGGTAGGCTCACATACCAAGATCTGCTGAAGCCGGAGACCAACGTTCAGCTAGCCGTGCGGAAGCTCAGTACTGTGCGGAGCTACCCTTGTCAGCACAGAGACCACCCGTGGTTTGCTCACTATAATTGGGGAGGTAAGGTGCTCCGCACAGGTATCCCCCGGTCTTACCCGCAAAGGGTGGCGGTGTTGTGGAAGGCGCTGGCAGATGCCCAGGGTGTGCAGTCCACTGAACTGGAGAACCTGCGTTTCATTCAACTCGCCGGGCAGAAGCGAGTGACTATCAGTACGCCAGTGGGACCTCGGCACAGAGACCTGGTGTCTAAGATCTGGGCATGTAAGAGCATGGCCTGCCGAGGCAGCAGCGTGGTATTCACCGGACCTCCGGTAACCCTAGCGGCTAGATAGGCGAAAGAAAGGGCGGTGTGCGCCGCCCTTTCTTAACCTAGTCGATGTGCTGCTCTGCTGAAGCAACGGCTTCGTGGTCTTCCCCAGCCCAGGGACTTCCGTCCGATAGCTCAGACGTAGATACGGCGGTTTGCTGTGTCTGCGTCTGAGCCTCAGTTGCCTGGGGCGTGTGGTTAACCTCCATCACACCCCTGACTTCGTAGCGGCCGTCTCTTGCCCTGCTGCTTTGCCTGGACAGCTCGACTCGGGAGCCCTCTGGGTACTCATTCTGTATCGCGCGCATGACGTGCATCACCTCGTCCAGCGTAGGCCTGCGCTGATCTGGCAGGGCCACGTGAGCGATCTTTGGGTGGCACTTGGCGAACGCAAGGCTTCCGTTCAGCCAAACCTGGACGTAGCCTCCTACGTGTGCCTTCAGTACGCGCGTTTCAAGAGGGTTCACTGCCATGTTCTCTGCCGAGAAAATGCGTGTGGTGTACCCTACGACGATTCCTGTGTGTGCGCTGATTTTGGGCGGCATGGTGCTCCTTGTTTGTTTTGGTCCCTGAGTGAAATGTAGTGGACCTGATCAAAAGACTTATACCCTGCAATTGAGAGGATTTTGCATGACTGAAAAGATCAAATTGGTGGCTGGTCTAGACGAAGCAGGGATGGGTCCACTGGCTGGGCCTGCTCTGTTTGGTATCGCGATTTTGCCCGAAGGTGTTCGGCTCGATGGCGTCCGAGACTCTAAGAAGTTGACTGATGAACAGAAGTACGCTGCAGCCGTCTCGGTAATGGCGTCTGCTACTTTTTGGGCTACCGCATATTTCTCCGTAGAGGAGATAGATCAATATGGAGTGGGTCAGGTGTGGCAGGAGGGCATGATGCGCGTAGCGTGCCTGGGATTGCGGAGACAGATGGTGGACAGGGTAGTGGTGGACGGGAACAGAAAAATCTCAGCACTGGCAGATATGCGTGAGTGGCTAGGACGTCCGTTCACCGCTGAGTATATCGTAAAGGCTGACAGCAAGGTGCCAGCTGTGTCTGCAGCATCGGTGATGGCGAAGTGCGAGCAGCTTGAGCACATGGAACTTCTGCATAGCAAGTACCCAGAGTACGGGTTCGGCGGACCCAAGGGGCACCACGGGTATGGGACAGAGGCTCACTCAGTGGCTATCGAGGAGCATGGTGCGGTTCCAGGAGTACACCGACGGAAATACGTAGAGACCTTGGCAGCACACCGCGGTTTTGAGCTAAGATGGAGGAACCTATGAAGCTGACCTGTACGAACTGCGGTAAGGCTCTGATGTCCCAGGGAGACATCTTTGCCTTTCAAAAGGTGATTTGCTGCGCGGATTGCCACAAGATCGTAACGAACGCGTACGACAAGGCAGCCCGATTGGTCAGCGCTGTGCTGGACCTGTACCGGGAGTCTCTGCGAGTCTCGCTCGTTAAGAAGCAGGCGCACCTTCCTACGTTACCTAAAGACGGCATGCCCATGGGTGAGCTGCAGGCTGCGATGAATATGGTAGGAGTACTTCATGCGAACGGTGCCAAAGAACAACAAACCCGTAAAGATTAAGTGTAACCACTGCGGCTTTCAGGACTGCGCGGAATGGCGGGCGTACGAGGTGGGCGATATTCTGCAACAGTTCCCAGGAGGCGGAGATTACGGGTTCTGTGGTAGGTGCCGCCGGACGAACACCATGGTGGTCATCGAGATGCCACAGATCGCTCCGACTCCTCCGACCGGCTGGACGCAGGTACCGTCGTAATGATTACCATCGTCTGCAACGATGAGGCAGTTGCCGCAGGTGACTTAACCGCGGAAATGACGATGAGCGATGTGGTGGGGCTGCCTGATGTAGTGCTGACGCTGTACTATTTCAGTCAGATCAGGCTAGCCCCTAAGATCGTGTTTAGGCACCTAACTGGTGTGCCCCTCAAAACGTGGCTTGACGAAGCAGACCTCCTTTTGCCCGAGGGAAGCGGCGGTACCTTGATTGGACCCCTTCGGTATATACACGGCCGCAGCGAAGCACTGAAAGGCAAGACGTCCACCAGCGCCGTACTGCTGGCGCGGCTGAATCAGCCCGTCCCCGAGGCAACTTGGACGGCAGCGATTCCAGGTATTTACAAGCGGTTTACCCAGCAGCTGGACACCCGCGAAAAGAAAATTGCTTGACTCGCGTCTGAGCGTACGTATGCTGTACGTACGATTTAGAGAAAGGGATTTGATCTTTTTCTCTAGGGCATACACAGATGCGAGAACCAGTACAGCCAGTAGAAGCAGATCAAGTCCTCCCGGAACCTAAGCAGTTCCTAGGAGAGGAGCAGCTAGAGGAGCTGTGGAATCTACGTGGGCTCAAGTACCGACTGGATGACTTGCACATCCAACTGCTGAGCCGCGGGTTGAACGTGTCCATTGATCGTGCCGTGTTCAGAACCACTATGTACGAGATTCTGGACGCTTTTCTTGTTCGTGGCGACGCCCGATTGCCTTCCGCGAAGGCTCCAATTCCACGCTTCCCAAAGGTATTTTGACAATGGATAAACGATCAACCACACAATTCACTCCCCCTCCGAGTGCGGTTCTGGCGTCAGTCAAGGCGAAGGGTAGGCCAGTAGGAGGCGCCCCTCCTGTGCGCGTGCCCCCATTGGACGCCGAACCTTTGGAGGGCGGAGGCAGCATGTCCCAGCAGGCACGCATTCTGGGGGACCCCACTTCCCCACTGAGCCCCAGCTACGACCCTAGCTTGGCACCTATGCAGCCAGCACCACGCCCGGTGCGCCCTCACGCCCCTCCGGTTGCTCCAGCGGAGCCAGGTACGTACCGTCCTCAGCTATCACAGGAGACCGTCGAAGGCCTGAGTGCCATCACGAAGTTCCGGGCTGAGGCCGAAGAGAATCAAGCTCGTGCGGCAATGGAGGCGTCTGCCGGTGCCCCAGACCCAGCCAAATCGTCGGACTCAAATATCGACGAACTGCGGACCTTGTTCGGTGACGACACCCAGTGGTCAGTGTTGAACAATCCTACCCGGCGGAAAGCAATCGAGTCCCGACTTGTGCCGTTGGATATCGCGGATATCCTGGTGCATGGAGAGGTTCGGCAGACTATCCCGGTTATCCCGGACAAGCTGACCCTCGTAGTGAGGTCCGTCAACGGCGAGGAAGACCTGGCCGTGAAGCACTTGATGGGCGACGAGTCTGGCACAGATCGCTACCTGATGGACAAGTTCAGCCTCATGGGCGTGACTCTTGGGCTCGTATCGATCAATGACGTGGAGCTGCCCACGCACCTGAACAAGGACAAGGAGTTCGACAAAGAATTGTTCCTGCGGAAGTTCAAGATTCTTCTGCGGTACCCGATGTCACTGCTCGCGGATATTGGGCTTCAGTTCTTCTGGTTTGACAAGCGGGTGCAGGCTCTTTTCAGTGATCAGACTGCAGCACTAAAAAACTTCTAGCGACTCCGTTGGGGTGGGCTAGGGCGAATCTCGCCTACGACAAAATGGTCGGCCCACCGTCTCCAGGAACTCCGATGGAGTCGCTGATGTTGCTGGTCTGGCGAATGAAGCAGGAGATCAAGTTTCAAGAAACACGGGTTCTGGCGAATACGCTTATCATCACCGCACAGCCAGACCGCACCGACGCAGACAAGGCACTCACAGCAAGTTGGACAGAATACCGATACGCCATGTTCCCATACCAGAGAGAGCAGATGCAGTCCCAAGATCAAGCCGCGTTGGATTACCTCCGTAAAGAGGTTGCGCGAGGTCCGGTCACGGTTCGGCCCATGGCACCACTCACTTCCGCGCAGGGAATGCGTAGCAAACGAAGGAGAGCACGACACAATGAGGGTTGAGCTATGCCCGCAGTGCGGGTCAGGAAAAGTCAGCAGGGTCAACCCTCTGGGCGACACCTGTAAGTGTGACGGCTGTGGCTGGGCCGGCAAAGAGCGGGAACTGATGGTGACTCAGATCGCCCAGGGGGCTATGGATGTAGCTGTTGCGGTAGCACAGCAGTTCCTGGTTCAGCTGACCCAAGAGGCATCTCTGCCAATCGGCCGGGCCATGTTCAGAGCCGGGCTCATTCAGCGGGACACTGACAGCGCGATTGTCGGACGCCTTGTGCGCGCGGCGGTTACAGCGGCCAGTACCGCAGTACTGAGCGAGGTAGACGCGATTCAAAAGGAGATCTCAGATGGCACCACAGGTTCCAGGCAGTCCTAGTATAGAGCGCCCAGACGGTCATGAGGCAGGCGCTGCAGGTGAGCTGTACTGCTGGATCAACGAGACCCGTGAGTGCAACGCGGCTTGTCCAGCGTTTGACCCTAGAAGTCTGACGCCAGAATCCACGATCAATCCGTGTACTGTGCTCAACACCATGCGGGCAATTGGTATCTCCGTGGGGCGCCTAGCGAACTCAATGACTTCTGCCCCCGCACCAGCACCCCCGGTTGTTACTATGGGGGGAAAGCTGTGATTCAGATCATTGGAGTCAGCGAGCTTGTGCTGCTGGAGAAAGGTCTCGCCAGTCGCAAGGAATTGCGCGTACGTGACGATGCCGGGCGGGAGTACGGCGTGGAGGTGCCCGAATCAGTGATCGAAAGGTTACTGTCCATCATGGCACTCTCGGATGGGGCCGTGCCCATGCCCACGCCTAAGATGAAGCCAGAATTACGTGCGATGCCGCAACCAGAGGTAGAGCCAGAGTCCGATCCGGGTGAGGTTTCTTTCGGGGGCAGCTCCGTTGCATCGGGGCCGCGTGTGCCTCGCTTCGTGACTGATGACGACGAGGACGGAAAGCAGATCTGATGGACTTCGTACATTACAACTGCTTGGTGTGTGACCGCACGTACAAGGTACTCGGTTCGCCCTCGGAGCTTCAGCAGCTCTTGACCATACTTCCGCAGTTGGTTCGTAAGTGCGTTGCAGACGGGTGTGGTGGTCGTATGTCTCTGATCGAGGCACCAATGCGGGTACAGGGCACTTTGCGGGTGCAAGAATTCATCGCAGCGTTAGCGGGTCTCGGCCTGCCGGAGGAGACAGACGCGTCCCCAGGAGTGGTAGCTGGTCTGCTGGCCACCTTTCCAATAGTGGATTACGTGGTGACGGAGTCGGCTCACCCTAGACGATCAATTCTGAAAGAGTTGACCTTCAGTAACAGGATGACACTGCACTTGGCCGGCGGAGCTGAAGGCCCAATCGTCTACAAGGTCACAAGGAGAACGGATGGACTGCCTCATCTTGAGTTTCAAACGAATACCAAAGACGACTCTCTACGACTCAGCAGTGGTGACGTACCCAGAGCGGGTAATCCTTCTGGAGACGTCAGCTGTGCCCCTGGAGGCGGCGCTGGAGAATCTGCATCAGCTGTTGCAGGGGCACCCAGCGTGCCTGGCGGGGTTCAAGAAACAAAGGGCTGAAGCAGACTTGCTGGAGAGTGTGAACTCCGCGTATCTGTTAGATCAAGAGACAACGCAGAAGTATCGCCAGGATTTGAGCGAGCTGAAGAAGCAGTTCGCACCAACAGAAGTAGTGATTGGAAGAGAGGGATGATCAATGCCAGTATCGCAGTCGCCGAAGAGAGAAGAGACCAAATCGAAGACCCTGGGTATGTTGCTGCCCGCAGAACTCTACGTCGCCGTAGACGTCGTAGACGCGGCCGGCATAAAGGCAAACCACGTTGTTTTCCGGGCCAAGGGCACCAAGCAGTTCTACAGGTTGCTGCCAGATGGCGCCGAGATGCAGATGCGCCCACTGGCGGGTTGGTTGAACAAGTTGATCGACACTGAGATCGACAAAACTAGTCCTGTGTCCCAGAACAGCGGTGTTGAGGCGGGCCCGTCGGACATGGGCGAAGCTGTTCCTACTGGAAGCATCTAATGCAGCTGCTTGGCAACACTGTACTCGTGCGCCTAGACTCCGAGTCCAACAAGACTCTGTCGGGCACGCTCTTTAAGCCCGACGGCGCACACGAGCACGTGCTTCGAACGGGTGAGGTAGTGGACGTTGGGCTGGGAAAGTACCTGCAAGAAGATCAGCGTACCCGCATGCCGTTCGACATCAAAGTCGGCGAGGGTGTGGTGTTCGTCAAGTTCCTAGCGGACAAGACAGGCACGGCCCAAGGTATCCAGAAGTTCATTCCCGAAGGACATGCCATCCTTCAGTTGTCCGACATCATGCTGGCGTACGACCGGTCAGACCCGCCGGAGTTCAGTCAGTGAGACTCGTGTCTTTTGACCGTGCTACGGCTACGGCTGAAGTCCGTTGGATGTGGCTGCCCATGTTCATCGCTCAGAACATCCCAATGATGAAGCAGCTGGAGCTTGATCTGACGAATAAGTACAGTAAAGCTGTCGCGGATGATGAAACGCTGAATGCCATGCACGTGTACGTCCTTGAGTGGCTTGACCAGAAATTCCGTCTTCCGGGGCTACGGCAGTACCTCAGTGGCGTAGTGCACGTTCAGGAGTAGCGATGTCCTCGGGGATTACTGTACGCGCCAGGCTTGAACTCAAGATAGATGCAGATCTAAAGGAGTGGGCCATGAGGTATGCGCAGAGTAAGGAGACTACCCTCACGGATGTCGTGTGTGAGTTGCTGCAGAAGTTGCGTTTGGCGGAGCAGAAGAAACAGCCTGGAGATTTGGTGGGGCAGTTCTGATGGATGGCCTGGGACAAGACAGTAAAAAACTGGTCACCAAGCAGGTGCCCCTGCCCGTCTCCATGGATGAGATTCTGGGAGCTATCCGAGACATTCTAGCCCAGAAGTCAATCCACAGCATTCACGTGGAAAAGGACAAGCCTATCGTCTACCAGCGGCTGGACGTTCAGGAGGAGACCGAGCCAGGGTCTGACCCCGACATTAGCGATCTGTCCCCGTACGAGATTGTCCGCCGCAGTGACATGCGCGAGTTCGATCCGAGGTCACAGGGCTTAGACGGGGTGGAGCCCATAGCTGTCGTGGCCTGGATGATGGTGTACCTGGAGCGTCGGCAGAGGGTGCCCGCTTACTTACTGCTGGGCGACGCGTCCGATTTCTGGAAATGGCTGGGCTGGCCACGTCAAGGGGGCAACACTGAGTCTTTTCTCGGGATGCGCGTAGTTCGAGATATCCAGATGCCTGCACGGGCTTTTCTAGTCTGCGGCACTGAGGACAGGTGGGCAGCGTTTCACGAAGTGAAGCTCTTACTGAAGGGCTCGTGCTAGGAGAGTGTCATGAAAGAGTCAACACGATTATTGATCGAGAGTGGGATCATCCCGGAGTCCGTTGTAGCCCTTTGCCGCATCTGGGGCGGCGAGAGCACTGACTTGTCTGAGATAGACGCCGCGATGAACAGGTCGCAGACTCAGGAGGAGCTCGTGGCTGTGGTGCAGAAAGTAGCGGAGCTCCTGGAAAGGGACGCGCTACCAGAGATCAAAGAAACGGAACCCGACCTGGAGTCTTGCTTCAGCAAGACCAGGATAAAGGCCACCCAGCGGTGGCGAACTAGAGGAGAGCAGGAGGTAGAGACCTCGGCTTACGTGGGCTTTACCTCACTGGGAAAGATGATCGTGAAAGTCATTGGACCGCACGGCCGGGGGGCTGCAGCACAGTTCTCTACCCCAGACCGTGTCGTGTACGTGAAGGACGGCCGCGTTTTGAAGATTCTGCATGCTGAGCCTAGGTATCAGGGAGACGATCTCAGCTTCATCGTGTGCGACGTGGAGTCCTACAATGCCTAGGTGCCCAGGGTGCTCAGAGCACGTGTGCCCGAAAGGGCTACAGAAGATTGGGGACGAGCTGGCTTGCTACGAGTGTAGGAAGCTCAAGCTGGTCCCGGATACGGAGGCCAAGATGAGTGAAGACAAGATCGGAAATGCACAGAAGGCACCGCTGAAGAAGTTGGTGGAGCTGCAGTTGTTTGAGGTGCCCACCAGCGACGGCGGGGTTGACCACCAAGTGATCGCATCGGTCAAGGCAGGCGGCGTGCTGTTCTGCTACGAGACCACGGTTGATACCATCCGGAAGTTCTTCACTGAGCGTCGTCGAGTTGCCGCGGAAAAGAGAAAGCCAGCGGCATGAGTGAGCAAGAGACCAGCGTCGAGGGTATCCCAGGGCTCGTAGAGCGCCTACGGCGTCTGCCGGATAACCTCATGCCCTCAGAGGATAGCCTCAGGGAAACCATAGGTGAGTACTTGCACCTGTCGAACCCCAATTTCCCGCGGGAGGGTGCTGTAGAGAAGGTAGTCTCTCTGGTGACGACTTGGTTTCGGAGATACGGCAGAGATTCAACGATCCATCTGGTCAACTTATATTTGATCGGGAAGACCCACACAGTCATACGGAGGCTAGACGATGTCGGTACGGAGCATTCAACAGGAGATCGAAGAAACCAGGATCAACCTGATCGCGTTTCAGAGTACATTGACGTGGCTGAGGGAGAACATGACGGCTCTGTCCGACCCCAAACTCTGCGCCTCATTGAGGGAGGAGGCAGCCAAGGGAGTGGAGCGGGAGTTGCAGCTCTTGAACCACCTGCGGGAACAGCACATTCTGTCGGTGAAGAAGGAGTCTCAAGGAGGCTCGTAGTTCTGGAGCTGGCGGAGCACACAGAAGATCTCCGCGTCTTCCAGAAGGCGTACAATGGCATTAGGGCCCGAGTCCGCACTGTAGAGGATGAGGGCCGGTTGATGAAGCTGGTTACTTGGTCAGGTACCACCGCCTCACTGGGTCTCTTGGAGCTTGTCATCCACAATATTGAGCGTGTGATGGCGGAGCTAAGGGAGATCATACAAAAGGTGGACACGGGCATCGTCCCCAACATAGATGAGGAATGACATGAGTCCTGAGAAGTACATGGAAACGCTGACCGAGAGCCTTGAGGGCCTGGGCTACGTACACGTGGTCAAGACTGAGGTGGGAAAGACTCAGATCAGACTTCTTTGCCGAGTCACGCACAAGAAAGAGTGGTGCGAGGTGGTGGAGAGGCTTCTGCAAGGGCGGAAGGAGTGGACCGAACATATTTGCCAGCAGTACTTCCTCAAGGACGGGGCGATGGTCTACGGCTGGAACGTCATCATCAACGCCACTGACATCGCAGCCGCGGCAACTGAGATCAGTAAGCTGCTGCGTGCCCCGGCACACGTAGAAGTTGATAGTTTCCCTCTCCGCGGGGCGTGGAGACCGACAACGGGTTCGTTCAACGTCAAGTCCCCAGGGTTGGCACGGGGAGGACCTTCACAGAAGGGTGCTCACCCAGTAGGAGGTAAAGGCTGATGTCTGACGTAAAGGAAGTCAGTTTTCTGAGAGATCAATTGGGCGGCACGAACCTGGCAGAGCTCAATGCCCAGGAACGTGATGCTGTAGAGAAGCGCATGAAGGCTCTGGATGAGCTCTTCAAGAGGGATGCGCGGGCCAAGTACAAGCTGGAGATTCACATCCACGAGGAGCGGTCCACCTGGAAGCCATTCTTCGGTATCATGTACTTCCTTCTCAGTGGGGATAAGCTACACGGTGGCGGTGACACAAAGGTGTACCTGTGCGCGGATAGTGGCTGCCACGGAGTCATCTACCCGCCGGAGCACACCATCGTGGACATCAGCGAGAACGCGGACCCCACAGCGCCAGCGAAGGTCTTGTGCCCTAAGTGCGAGAGGGTGTACCTTGCCAGAGACCTGTGGGGCGAGCGCGGCCTGAGGCTGACAGCGAAGGACTGGGCCCGGAGCATCTTCAACAACTACATGTACCTGGAGGCTAACGCGGACATCGTGCTGCTTTCCCATCATGCTAACCTGCAGAAGCAGACGGCTCTGGAGATCGAAAAAAATGCGGGTAGTGAGCTGGTGGACGTGGCCCGCCGGGTCCGGCACAAGGTCGTGTACCCGCTAAAAAACGTGATCAAAGACGTTTCTGCTGGGGCGGACCTCGTCTCTAGATTCCAAGCATTTATCAACTCATGAGTAGAAGGACCAAAGAACAGTCCAGTCCAGCTGATTCACAACTTTCGACCCCGACTGCTATCCTCTCTCTGAAGGTCTTCTGTACCCTCATCTCCGGCGGCGGGCACCTGTCACCACCAGCGACTTCTCTTTCATCCACGAGCGAGAACAAAACCCTTATACCGACAACACCGGAGTTTTTTCATGGGCACTACTCTTCAGGATATGATTTCAGATCGCGACCGCATGCTGCATGAGATTGCCCTTTGGACAGAGCTCAAGGAGCACCTGGCGAAGTTTCTGGACGGAGATAGCACTCCAGCGAAGCTGGGTATTTCTTCGAAGGGCGGTATCGGAGTGGTGCCACAAGATATCATCATGGACGCGCAGTTTCAGATGGAAGCTACCGTCGAACAACTTCAACAAGAGATCTCAACCCTAGAAACGACAGAGGTGGCCAAGAATGAATCGACACCAGAAGAGAAGCGAGAAGGCGAATCAAAGACGGCAGGAGCGCCTGGGAAAAAAGGTAGGAAAGTCAGCAAACCCGCTGGCGGAACTGAACGACCGCCTAAGTAAGCTGGAGGCGTCGGTTCAGGATAGCGTCGGAACATTGTTCCGTAATCACCAAGAGATGAAGCGCGGACTCGATGCATCTGAGATCAATCAGCGCGCTATCTCCAAGGTCGCCCAGGCTCTATTCTGTGGCGCTCTCCAGTTGTGGCCAAAGCCTCAGACTGACGAGGTCGAGACTGATTTCCAGAAGTCAGCATTTCCTGTTCAGATACTGAACGAAGGTATCGATTGGGGCTTCTACTACAGAGCCGCGGAAGATGACGTCGAGGCTGAGAAGCTGCAGGCGTACAAGGATGAGGTCAGCGCCCTGTCTGAGCGTGTTGACGCCTTGGAGCCTGACCTGCCGGCTTTTGAGCTGGAGCTTCGCGCGGAGCTCGGTCCAGTCACGGACGCCAGAACTCAGGCGGTGAACCGCTTCCTCTCTGATCTGACACGGGAAATCGCTAAGGTGAGGAGCACTGCGAAGTTCCTGGCGGATGAGAAGACAGACCTGCGCAAAGAGAAGATGGAGCAGATCAACGCCAAGCTCATCATGGACGCGGTGTTCATGGTCGCCCGCATAAAGGCGAAAAAAGAGGCAGAGGCGGCGAAGGGCCCGAACCCGAACCCTTCAGTGATCGAGACTGCAAACGCTGAAACGGTTACGGAATTTGGAGGCTGATGTGGCGAAAGAAAAAGTAGTGGTGAAAAGTTCTGGGCACGGTGCCGCTTACCGCAAGATTCGGTGTCCCCACTGCAAGACGGGGTACGCTGTGGGTGATGCCCGCACTGGTTTTACCTGTGGCCAGTGCGGGCGGAAGTTCACTCAGACTACTCTTCGATGAGGGCCTCACAGATACACTCTGTGGCGCCCTTATCCTCGCGGAACCGAACGATTCGAGGAAGTTGGATAGCGTTGCTCTTGTCCCCAGCTGAGATGAGGAATCTCGTCTCATAGCGGACTTCAGCAACGCCTTCCCACGTCTGCCCAGCTGACTTCATCCAGGCTATGACATCCTCGCGATCTTCATCAGAGAATCCCGTTCCTACGTCACCGCAGTACACCAAGGTTCCTCCAGCCCCGTACTGATACATGGCAAACGTACCAACACGCTTCTGGTTCTTCCCGGTACCCCAGGTACCGTGGCCCTTCTCTGGGTTGAACTTGATGACGAAGTCATCTTCTTCGTCGATCTTCAGTTTGAAGAAGTGGTTTGGCCTGGTGGGTTTGCCGTTGAACGACCATGCTTGATCTCCCATACACGCTTCGGGCAGATAGCCGACCAAGCCTTCCAGCTTGTTCGCGCGGGCGTGAGCGAGTGCGGAATCCACGGTTAGGTTCCGCACTACCTGTATGGGCTTCAGCAGCTTTTGGTCTCTCCAGGAGAATTTCCGTAGGAGCGGAGACAGTATGTCTTCCATCCAGAGTATCTGGTCTCGATTTGTGTAGCGCTGCTCGTAGGGCTCACCATCCCAGAATGGAGCGCGGAACAAGTAGAACGACATCCAGCCGTTCTGTTCCTGTTTCTCCAGAGCTAGTGGGGCTTTCGAGCGGAAGATGGAGGCGGCCTTGAGCGCGTCTTTTCTGGTGGCACCGCGGCCCATGTGTCCTTCGAACATCAGGATGCTCTTGGTTGGCACGGCTGGGGATTCCATGAAGGAGATCAGCTGGGGGAACCAATCTGTGATGTCGATGATTCGGCGGCTGTATATCTTGGCCTTGCCGTTGCTCATCCTGTGGGCGATCACAGTCTCGCCATTGAACTTCACGGTTCCGATGATGTCGTGTCTCCCCATCACGGTCTTGCTGGGCTTCTTGGCCGGCTTGCAGAAGGCCAGGTTCTTGAAGAGTGCGACGTCATGGGAGATCTGGTCGCCATTGGTGACTTGCTTCCTGGTGCTGAGGATGTCTTCGTATCCCTCCTCCATCTTCTTGCGGATTTCCCGCTCCATGTTGAAAACAGCATTCTCATTGGCTGACACGAATGCTGCGGTACCCAGCTTGCCTTTCGCTTTGATGGTGTCTTCTGTTCTGCCGTGCCTCTTGCGGACGCCGCCTTCTACCGCCCCCCACTCAGTGGTGAGGATGTCATCACGGCATTCTATGATCCAGAATCTTTCTGTGCTGAGGCCTCGTTTTTGGTGTAGCTCGTGTCTTGCGTTCATGCAGATCTCCTTGTTGGCTAGCAGATATCTGCAGATCTTATACCCCCGTAATGTAGAATCTTTCTCGGAGGCACATGCAAATCAAGCAAGCTATTGAAATCAACCTGGCCTTGCCGGATGGCAGGCAGACGGCCAAGGAATGCAACAACGCAGAGCTGGCGGCCGCAATGAACGCTGAAGTGGATGCGTTCAGCAGGCACATGGTCGGCATGGAGCAGGATCGGCTGGTGCCGGTAGAGAGAACCCTGCTGAAGACATACCTGGCATGGAAGATCCTACATGCGCAGACGGCTGCAAGTACCAAGGATTGAGGACGGAAAAATGGGACGCAAAGTTGTCGTAGAGTTGAGATGTGACCGCTGTAAGAAAGTCGAACACGTAGGTACCACGCCGGGGGAAGAGAACCTCAAGGACGTGGCTGTGTTCTCTTGCACGTTCATGGGTAAGACCGTGACCTTCTCTGACCTGTGTACCGGGTGCAGAGAAGTGGTGGCCACGCACTGGGAAGACGTCACCAGGGATATGAAGAAGGTGACGCCGAGAAGGAGTAATGCAACTCGGGATGCGGCCATGGCTGCCTTCACAAAGCCCCCAGTTGCACCACCACCACCACCAGTACCCGCGGCCCCCAAAGCGGCTGTTCCAGGATTGGGCGAGAAAAAAACGGATTCGCACGGCTCCTCCCAGCGAACCTGACTCACCTTGCCTTTCGGCTGGCGGCCTTCGTTCTGCTGGCTGCGCTTCCTCGTTCCTCAGCGTCCTGGGGACGTCACTATACTTATGCCACGTATGATCTAAGTTTTTCAGAGCATAACGCACTTCGGCTGCAACCACTGTAGCCGAAGTGCGTCAGCTATGAGATCGTCGTGTGGCCTCTGGCGTAATTCCCACGCAGATCACGGTATAAGAACTGTGACTGGGCTTAGCCGTAGGCTATTGACCCTGGTGGGGCGTAGCCATGCCCAATGATCAGTCCACAAAGGAGTCACGATGGATTTCACACTTATCAAGACCGCGGTACAACGGCAGTTCGCCAAGATGGTGGCAGGAGGTACGCTTCTTCGGGTTAGGGTTGAAGGAGACAAGCTGTGGGAGACGTACCTGTCTTCTTTTCCCGAAGGTGCCAATCCCAAGTTCCGTGAACGCACAGAGCACGACTGTTCTTGCTGCCGGCACTTCATCCGGAACATCGGCGGACTCGTGTACGTCAAAGATCACAAGTTGGTTAGCGTGTGGGACGTGAAGGTGGCGGGCAACTACCAGCCAGTAGCGGACGCGATGTCAGAGTTCGTCAAGTCCTGTGACGTGGACAACGTCTACCTTCATGCGGAATCCGTGGTCGGCACGGATAGGAATTACGAAGAGGGAGACGCTGGGATCAAAGAGTGGGAACACTTCTACTTCAGACTTCCTGACGGTATCGTTGCTTCCAAGAGGGACATCGGAACCCGGCTCGGTGAAGCGCGAGCAACCTATGATGTCATGCTCCGCTCTCTTCAGGAGCTCAGCCTGGAGTCCGTCGATACTGTTCTCGAACTCATCGGCCAGAACAGCCTCTACCGCGGGGAGGAGCACAAGCCTGTGCTCGATAAGTTCCGGAAGCTCAAGGTGGACTTTGACAAGCTGACCTCGGCCAAGAAGCAGTCTCTCTTTTGCTGGTCACTCGCCGCCAGTACGCATCTATCCGTGTCCCGTATCCGCAACACCGTCATAGGAACGCTACTGGTGGATTTGTCTGAGGGGAAGGAGATGGACGAGGCGGTCAAGGCATTCGAAACCAAGGTCGCACCGATCAATTATAGACGGCCGACTGCCCTGGTCACCAAGGCCATGATTCAGAACGCTCGGGCAAAGGTAGAGGAGCTTGGCCTGACCTCTGCGCTTGAACGACGGTTTGCGACTCTTGACGACATCACCATCAACGACGTCCTCTTCGCAGACCGCGAGACCAGGAAGCAGCTGGATGCTGACGTGTTCGACACAATCACGCCCAAGGCGGCGTCGGCAAAGAAGCTCGACAAGGTCGAGGAGATCGGTATTGAGGACTTCATCTCCAGTGTCTTGCCGAAGGCGACCTCGCTAGAGGTGATGGTGGAGAACGAACACCTCAATCGCTTCGTCAGTTTGATCGCGCCCTGCGACCTTACTGCTAAGCGGCTGTTCAAGTGGAAGAACAACTTCAGCTGGTCTTACCAGGGGGACTTTGCGGATTCAATCAAGGAGCGGGTCAAGTCCGCGGGTGGCAAGGTGGACGGGGACCTCAGGTGTTCTCTGTCGTGGTCTAATTACGATGACCTCGATTTTCACATGAAGGAACCTGGAGGGTTTGAGATTTACTTTGGAGCTAAGAACTCCGGCACCGGGGCCTTGGACGTAGACATGAACGCCGGGGGCGGGCAAAGCAAAACTCCGGTGGAGAATATCTGCTATCTAGATCGAAAACGAATGAAGCCGGGGGTCTACCGCCTTAGCGTCCATCAGTTCTGTCAGCGAGAGACAGTGGACGTGGGCTTCGAGGTAGAGATCGAATTTGACGGAGTGGTGCACACTCTCTCATACCCCAAGGCAGTTAGGGGCGGGGAGAATGTTGCCGTCGCGGATATCCAGTATTCACACGAGACTGGCTTCAAGATCGTCCCGGCGCTTTCATCATCTCAGGTAGCCAAAGAAGCCTGGGGTATCAAGACACAGGAGTTCACTCCTGTTGAGGCAGTGATGCTGTCCCCGAACTATTGGGGAGAGACGGACGGCACGGGTAACAAACACTACTTCTTCATGTTGAGGGAGTGCTTGAACGCAGGGTCGGCCAGGGGGTTCTACAACGAGTTCCTCCTGCCCGAGCTGAACCAGCACCGCAAGGTTCTGGAGATCGTTGCATCGAAGTCAAAGACGAAGGAGTCAGCGAGTCAGTTGAGTGGCATCGGCTTCTCATCTACGCAGAGGGGTCACCTACTCTGCAAGGTAAAGGGATCGTTCACCAGAACGGTCAAGGTAATGTTCTAGTCAGCCCAATCAAAAGAAAGAAGGAAACCATGTTCGAAAGAGCGACACGCGAGAGGTTCCGGTACGAGTCAGCCCAGGGTACGCTGTCAGTGGAGGACCTTTGGGACCTGCCGTTGACAACCGAGAGAAGTAACCGTGCTTGTCTCGATGACATTGCCAAGGGTCTCAACAAGCAGTTGAAGGCAGCTGTTGACGAGGAATCTTTCGTCAAGCCGAAGGAAGAATCCGCAGACACCACTACCCCCGCCATGTTCGAAATCGTCAAGCACATCATCCAGATCAGACTTGCTGAGAGTGAGGCAAGACGGAAGGCCAAGGAGACCAGGGAGAAGAAGCAGAAGATCATGGCCCTCATCAGCGAGAAGCAGGACGAGAAACTGAAGAGCGCCACAATCGAGGAGCTCCAGGCGCAGATGGACGCCCTCTAGGAGAATCACATGCGAACCATCAAACGCTATTCGAATCGAAAGCTCTACGATACCTTCACGAAGAGGTACGTGACCTTGCGTGAACTAGCCGCTGTGCTTCGCAGCGGCCAGGGCTTCAAGGTCGTGGGCCACGACGGCGGGGCTGACATCACAACGCAGACGCTCGCTCAGATCATGTTTGAGGAGGCGAAACGAGGCGTCGTCTTTCCTCAAGAAGATCTACTGAGGCTCATCTGCGGGGCCACTGAACCGGCTATGCCACCACAGCACTAGTTTGAGAGAGTCCCTTCGGGGACTCTTTCTTTAGCCCTTGACATTGATTGAGGTACTGACCCGTTCGGTGATAACCTGTACAGCGATGCCGTTCTCCAGCCACCAAGTCAACAGCCTGATGACCGGGCAGTCTGCGATGTTCGGCAATGTGACCAATTTCGCAGGCTCTATAGGGCCTGAAGGACGTGGAGGAGCCTATGCCAGTGCTCCCGCAATGTACGACCCGGCGGCGTTTACCATGCCCCCGCCCATGTATGACGTGTACGGTCAGCATCTGGGGCCGCGGGTTTTGGGGGCAGGGGTGTCTATCGCACAGTCTGCGCTGCCCGTTGCGGCATTGGCTGGCAGCTTCTTACCTGGGGTGGCGGGCAAGGCGTTCAGCATGATGGACCCGACGTACGCGGCGATGTCCGGGTTCTTCCGTGGGTCCGGGCTGATGAGTGGCGTGGCGTCTGGGAGCGGGCTCATGGGCACGGCTGAGGGCATACTGGGCAACGCTGGGAGGATTGCCTCGGGCGGCTTCGGGAACATGGCTCGCGCGGGTCTCGGAGGGCTGGGGGCGGGGCTGATGGCTGCTGCTCCAGCGTTCATGGCTACCCAGGCGATTGGGTGGGGTGCGGGGCAAATGATGGAGGGGGCCCAGCATACGAGTCATGTACAGGACTTCTTGCAGAAGAACATGCGGTTCACCAACCCCATGTCCCGCACGGGGTTCGGATTCAACCGTAGCGAGGGCGCGGACATTGCTAAGGGTATTCGGGACGTGGCGCGCAGTGGTGACAGCGTGCTCACAAACACATCTGAGCTGACTGCGATAATGGAGCAGGGGGTTCAGGGCGGGCTTTTCAAAGCTGTGCAGGACGCAGAGACGTTCAAGAAAAAGTTCGCAGAGCTCACCAAGACACTGAAGGTGGTTGCCAAGACCATGAACACCACCTTGGCTGGCGCGATGCCTTTTTTGGCGGAAGCACGGAAGATGGGGTTCTGGTCACCGTCTGACGTCATGGCCGCTAGTACGCTTACCCGCGGGGCGGCCACACAGACTGGTATGTCGGTGGCGGCCACTCAGGAGGCTATGGGCCAGGGTGCGGCGATGGCTAGAAGCGTGGGGGCGTCTGGAGCCGCGGGAGCACTTGGCATGCAGAGGACGCTCAGCTTGGTCGGCGGAGGAATGCGCAGCGGTGCCATTAGCGAGCAAACGCTGCAAGAAGCTACGGGTCTTCAGGGTCCTGAAGCGATCCAAGCGTTCTCGCAAACTCTTCAGGCTGGGGCTACTCGTTTTGCGTCTTCCCGTACTGGACGTTGGATGTTGGCTTCCCTGGCCAATAAAGGGTTCACGGGCTTCGATAAGGAGAAGCTCTCATCGTTCATGTCGGGAGGTATGGGCGTAGGCAGCATACAGAGTACTGCGGAGAAGAACGTGTCTGGGCATGGAAACGCTGCGAAGTTTCTAATGGGGGAGGAAAGTTTGCGTGGTGAAATGTTGGCACAGGGCCCTATGGGTCAGGTGGCTTTCATACGTGGAGCGTTGGGGGATAAGCTGAACAGCACTGGTGACATGGATAAGTACGTCACCCGCAGAATGATCCAAAGGTTTATGGGAGTGAATGCCAAGACCGCGGATATCTTCGCAGATCTGGCCCGCAACCAGCCCAGGATTATTCGAGAGAACGCAGAGCGAGAACTCAACCAGCGGGAGGCCGAGAACCGTCAAGCAGATACTATGCTCAACCACTCCTTTGGTGGATTGATGCGCAAGATAGGCCATCATGTGGAGAACTCCGCGCTGGTGGAGTTCGGTGCTGCGGCTGCGAGTTCGATCAGTGACGCGTGGTCGTCTGGGATGGATCGCATTTGGGGACGTGCCACTCCTGGGTCAAAGGTTGAGGGCATCACGTCTAGTACTGCCGGCGCTCTACGTAAGAGCATCTTGTCGGGTGGACGCGTGTCAGAGGGCGGGCCACGAAGTCGAGCTGAGTTAGATGCAGAGATGCGCGGCTTTGCGAGTAAGTTGTCCGGCGCTGGAGGTGGTGTTAGTCCTCTGTCAGGGGCGATGGGCACGGGTGCGTTCAGTACCGCCAGATCAGCTGGCAAGAACGTAGACTTGCAAGAGCTTCAGGGCGTTGAGGGGTTTGCGGAAGCAGCACGTACTTTGGCCGCGGGGAGTCCGTATGGCATGATGGACTTGCTCAGAAAAGGAAAGCTATCTCGCAGCCAAAAGGGTGCTGTTGAGGAGCTTCTTTCTATGTCCCAGGCGGGCGGTGAAACGGCAAAGACACTGCGATCTGTCATGGGCGGCGTCGCTCAGAACATTGACAAACAAGGGGATGTAGCTTTCGCCGAAACTATGCAGAAGAGAATGGGGAGCGCGGCAGGGCAGCTTGGCGGCAGAGAGGACTACGTTCTAGGTACGGCGGACGCCATTAAGGCCCCCGGCAAAGGCGGAAGTAGTCTAGGACTAGGAGGATTGCTGAAGAGACTGTTGCACTCTGACTTTGACCCCGGTGCCCGTAAAGAGACGATGGAGAAACTGATCCAACAGGTTAAGGCAGGGGGTGCGGGTGCCGCGGAAAAACTGAAGAGCCTGCTGCCTACGGACTCTGCGGAATTTGCGGGTATTCGCGGAGCTATAGACATGGCCGGCGAAGCTGCGCAAGTTAGCGGAATTAAGAATTGGGGTGGCGCGAAAGGTATCGGAGAAATTGGTCGTGTGTTAGGTGCCTTCGGTGCTGGGGGGTTCGGTAAAGAGGAGATGGGTATTCTGCGGAAGGGCGGCAAGGCCCGAGATGATCTGATTGACCGTACCGTGTCTGGCTTAGACTCGGACAGAGCTTCCGCGGTGCGGGGGTTGATGGGTTCTTTGGGAGGTAAGGATAAGGATGCTGCAGCAGGGGTATCCAGGGCCCTTGAAAAGCTTGCAGCCCTCGTGGGCATGAACAGCGACACTGGACTTCCGAAGATGAAAGGCTTAAAGGACAGCGAGTTGGGCAAGCAACTGGGTGGGCGAGGGTCTATGGAGGGCATCCACGATACCCTCACAAGAATGCTCAGTATGCAGGAGGCGTATTACTCGTCCGAGCAAGGCGGCAAGTTCCAGTACGCGCCCGCGGAAAAGCCTCCAGAGAACTCCTCACATGCATAGGTGCGGCCAATGGCAACGAACAGAATAGAAGTCGCGCTCAGCTACACATTACAGAACAACCGGCAGGTCACGTTCATCGTGCGAGATAAGATCTCCCCGGACGACGTGATAGTGAACCGCAGCAGGGCGAAGCTACTTGCTTTGCGCGCATCTGAGACCCTGGACATCGTTCGAGTCAGCCGGAATGTCAAAGACCTTATGATCCGGACTAACGTAGCTACGTAGGAGTAACAATGGGCGTAGTGATTGAAACACGGACGGATTCCTTCGCAACGAACCTCAGCAGTTCGGATAAGACCTATAGCCCCCGCGGCTTGGTCCGCCGACCCTTCCGAGGCTTTGAGATTAAGGATGATACCTACGCCACCCTTCGAATCATCGCGGCGGACGGAACCATCATCCCCCTGGTGGACGCTGGAGGCCCGATTTCTCCGCTCGGTGGCGAGGATGACGGCACCCCCACGGGGGAGGCAATCCCTTCTCGCGCCGGCCGCCGGGTGATGGCCTCTACCCCCATCAGCTCAAACTTCATCATCCAGTCGATCAAGGACTCTAGGCAGGAAAAGTTCCAGCTCATGGAGACCTTCGGGGATACCTACATCTTCTTCTTCGGAGAGCGGCCACGGATACTCACCGTCCAGGGGGTTCTCTTCAACACGCTCGACTTCAATTGGCGTACGGAGTTCTGGTACAACTACGAGAACAACCTCCGCGGGACCAAACTGGTTGAGCAGAACGCACGCGTGTACCTGGGCTGGGACGACATGATGGTCGAGGGGTATATGATCGGTGCGGATGCCGATGACAACGCGGAGATGCCATACCACATTCCATTCTCCTTCCAGCTCTTCGTCACCAACCACGCGTACCTGTCGCCGTACCTGGGAGACCCCATGTTTCCTACACACGACGGGGTCACTGCGATGTCACCCTCTACAGACTCTCTAACCGTGCAGAGCACTGCGGGCAAGACCAAGGATATCCAGCTTCAAACGTCGCTGACTCAGTCCAGTCTGAAGAATGCACAGTATGCGCTAGCAGGTGCGGGGTTGGTGGGGACTGCCGCAGGGTTCAACGCGCTGCTGGGGCGCACGCAGCAAGATAACGTACATGGGACTTTGGCGAAGAATATGGCGCTTGACCTGATCAAGGCTGGCATAGTCGCCCAGAGCGCCACCTTCCTCAACGTACTGGCTAGATATTTCCGCGTGCCTCTTGCGAATCCGCAGAGGACCACTCCTGCGCGGTCTAAGATCACGGACAACCGAGATGAGTACGTGAACGGCTCTTACGCTGCGGTGGCGTACGACCGAGCAGCACAGGTGGCGGGAGACGCGCGCATCAAGGCACTACAGACCGCGTACCAGATTGAGAGCGCGTTTATGGCGTCCATGCAGCTGCTTCAGATATCATCTACGCAGCTGGATGATCCCAACGACGGGGTGAGCCCCATGAGTCAGCAGCACCGCTTTCAGGTAGCTGGAACACCTCCGGGACAATCCACTCAGTCCGTCATTGGTGACATCAAAGGGTCCAACCGCATCGCACGTGTGATCTGATGGCGATAGGGCACAAACTCAGCATCCGTCTGTTTCTAGAGGGAATCGAGGTTCCTTGCATAGGAGCCTCCGTGAGCGTTGCGCCCAATAGTCCGGCTACGGCTGCCATCCAGGTTATCGCCACCAACGGCATCTTTGACATCTTGCCCAGGACCTTGGTCCACCTGTTTTTCTACGACTTCGTGGATGCCACCAGCCCGATCAATCACGACAAGAAGACGCACATGCCGAGTGCGAGCATTGTCAGCAGCACAGTCCACGAGAATCCGCAGGTGAAGCGTAAGCCGACTCGCACTAAGCCACCGCAGTTCGATGTACTGCCCAAGGTCTCGGCAGACCAGACGCTCTGGGATCAATACAAGTTGCTCTTCATGGGAGAGGTGCAGGGGATTCAGTTCAGCAAGGACCCTGGCAGCAGGTCGGTCATCCTCTCGTGCGTGGATTTCTCGAACTACTGGGATACGACCTACCAGTACAACTTCAATGGCAGCATCCTTGGCGGGCGCAGAGAGGCTGCCTTCATCGGGGCGAACGCCAACCTTTTCACGTCACCGTTGGGTAACGGGGAAGGTACGATCTCTGCGCTACTTAGGTCTCGTTCGGTAAACTTCCCCAAACTCGACGGCCTCTTAGGGGGCATCATCCGGGTACTGGAGGCTATCGGAGGCTGCTACTACACGAACGACGGATTTAAGGGGGCAAACCCGTTCTGTTCCCTCGCAGAGCTGCGGCTGAAGATGCTCCAGCAAATCAGTGCGGCGGAGGCAGACACCAGCACGGCAAAACTCTTCTCTGAGAAGACATTCACCGCCTGGATGAACAGGTCTATCGGAGGCCTGGGGAAGCTGGTTACCTTCCGCGGGCTTGTGCAGGTGATGGAGAAGTTCATCTACCATGAGGTGTACCCAGTTCCGTCCCCGTTGTTTGTGCCTGAAGAGGCGAAGGTCAAAGAGATCACAGTCAGCACTAACCTGGCGAGTGACGCCAGCTCTGCAGTATTTGCGGCACGCGTTTCTGACGTACGCAAGGCAGCCGTCAGCACACAAGCTGCCTTGACCGTGTTCTTGCAGAGTAACGCGGAGGATGCGGCAATTACCCTAGCGTCCGTACCTAAGTTTCAGGCGACTCTATACGCGCTAGAGGATGCTTACGCTGCTTTGGCGAAGACCCCTGTGCCTTCTCAGTACGGCGGAGTGGCCGCACAGGTACAGGCAATAGGAAAGTTGCTGAAGCACGCAGATGTTCAGGTTCAGTTCGGCCATGCGCAGCACAACGTAAGTCTACACGATCCGAACAAGGTCATGGCGTGCAGTGCAGACATCGCTAAGATCGTACAGAAGTGTGACGGCATTTTAGGCAAGAGCTTCAGGCACACGCGCACGAAGACTAGTACTAAGGTGGCACGGGTCAACAATCAGATCTTCCGACCGGATATTTGGTATGCACCGCCGCCGAGGTGCAATGTCATCTTTCCAGAGCTCTACAACAGCGTTCAGTGGTCGCGGAACTTCATGCGGGAAGTATCTCGGTTGGAGCTGCAGTCTACCAATGCCATTCTGGGTGACGATGCTCTCTTCAACTCTCGGTACTACGCGCCGAATGTGCCAGATATGCGCCGCGGGGTGAAGTTTGAGGAGCGTAGGTTCGGCGAGATGATCTTAGAGCACGAGCTCTACACGGGCATCATCCCAATGTACGAGAAGATGACTGAACTGAACTTGTTTGGCATGCAGTCTGGTGCGGTAGCGGATGCGGTTAAGCAGCTCAAGGTAGGCTACGGTCAACGAGCAGCCAACCATCAGTATTTCAAACACCGGTTCGCCTCTAGGTCCATGCAGTGCACCGGGAGGTTCAACCCCTGGATAGTCGCAGGGTTTCCTACCCTGATAATAGATCGCCCACTGACTTCAGACCAGTTGTACGTCGCCGGCCGAGTGAGGGACGTGACTGGGCTACAGGGTATCGTAGCTCCCCAGTTCATAGGGACGTGCGTCCAGGTCAGTCACAATGTTTCTCAGCAGGGTGGTCAGACTAGCTACGCTTTTGCACAAGCGCGGGTTCATCGGGAGAGTGCTGAGTACCAGGGAGTAGACAAGGTATTCGTTTCTAAGATCTTAGGGTCCACCACCAAGCAAACCGTCATCTACACGCGGTTGGAGAATTTGCCGAAGAAGGGAGACGTGGGGCCTTCTGGCGGCACTATCATCAAGGACCCTGAGGAGGTCACCGCTCAGTATCTCGGCAAGACTAAGCTGGTCTACCCGACCAACGGCGTCATGTACCGGATGTCGATGGTGCTGCCCACCAATCAAGAGGCTCCACACGCCTTCAAGGTCACAGAACGCATCGTCCGCAGAGCAAAGCGTGCAGCGGTAGATATCCCGATTGAGGACGCGGTACGACCCCCCTGGATTTGGGAAGGGTGGCACAACCGGAACATCGGCGACACCTACATGGGTTTGATCGGGGCAGACTCTATCGTTGACGTATCTGCTTTCGACGTCAAGGACGACCAGTTCGCTCAGAAGCAGGCGCCCTCTACCGCCAGTCCGGTAGAGGACGACGGGTCCGAGCCTGGGGAGGTCGTGTACGATCCTAACGACCACACGTACGAGCTCCTCATGGGCATTAGCACAGACGCGCCTACGGCTCCGCGGCCCAAAGTGGACACACCCAGAATCAACAGGATGTCTACGGATGATACTCAGACGGTCGAGGCGTCCACGGATATACTGGTCAAGGTGTACAGTACTATTCGAGAGCAAAAGCAGGATGTGGGCAACTTCATCAGAATGTACACGTGGCGGCCAATCGCAACCATGGTGGATATCCTAGGGTCTCCAGACCTGGTGCTTACCCCGGATAAATCGGGCCACGTCACAGCTACCGCAGGAGTAGAGGGATTCCACAGCAGGGCATTCAGCGATCAAGCAGACTTGATAGGTCTGGTGAACGAGAGCGTAACCAAGGTGCTGGGGTTATCTGAGAAAAATGGCCACGCCACGCTTGCTCGACTTGACGTGCGCCCTGACCGAAGGTTGGTCATCAAGCAGTACGTGTACGAACTCAACAATTCTCGCGGCCTACTCGGTTGATGTACAATGGGAGACGCCATGCGATTCGATCAATATGTACCAGCCTTCGTGGATGAGCTGGAGAAGATTGCTCAGACCTACGGACTCGGGAGTTTCCAGCAAACCCGAGGCGGTAGGCGGCCTATTCGTGTCCATAACATGCTGCGCAAAGACATGCCCACACAGGACAGGCCGGACGTGTCTGAGGAGCGGTACAAGCAGCCGGACAAGTTCACGGAGTACGAGGGAGGCTCAGGGATGACCGAGGGAGTTGGCAACTACATGGGAGGTGCGTGATGTCCCCGCAGGTTGTGACGGCGTTCCTGGACGAGCTGGAGAAGATTGGCGCCCTCGGGGTAGACCTCAGGACAAAGGGCTTGGGCGGCGTCACCAGGCCACCAGAGCCTACGGAGGACAGCAAGAGCAACGCGTTCAACCAACTGAAGAACAGCCAATCGGTGGGTGCGTTCAAAAACACGGCCAAGCCGACGACGCTGGTCAAGCCGGGGCCATCTATCAACCAATTGTCCGCCACGCCGTAGCATGGAAACTGTAGCGGAAATCCTAGACCTACTCGATCTGGGCCTGTCCAAGGAGGCCACGGATGAGCTCACTGCCAAGAGGCAGAAGGAGCTCGATATGTGGCGCACTTGGAAGAGTGAGGGGATGCAACAGCAGCATTTGCGCCCTCTTCTGACTTCCCTTCGGCCGCTCATCAGGAAGCAGTCTAACCAGTGGGCGATTCAGCGAGATGTGCCGCCGGCGGCGATTCACGCAGAGTTCCTAAACCATGCGGTCAAGGCGCTGGAGACGTACGACCCCGCGCGCTCTGGTCTGCAGACGTACCTTACCTACGCCATGAAGAAGGCCCCGCGGTTCATCAAGGCGTACCAGAACGCCGCGTACATCCCTGAGACACGCAGTTACAGTATCCAGAAGTTCAAGGATGCCAACACCAACCTAGAAGATCACCTTGGCCGTGCTCCCACCCAGTTGGAGATTGCTGACCACATGAAGTGGTCTCCTAAAAAGGTGGCGGTGATGCAGAGAGAGGTCAACAGCATTGATTCCGACCCTTCCGGTAGAGCAGCATACGATCCTTCTGAGTTTATGCCGTCCAGACAAGCGGAGACTCTTCGGTTGCTTCCGTATGATCTTACTCCGGAGGAGTGTTCTGTGTTTGAGCACCTGTACGGAGTTGGTGGGAAGCCCAAGCTATCTCCTGGTGATATTTCCAGAAAGCTCGGCATGAGCGCCCCCAAGGTGTCCCGTGTGAAGGCAGCTATCGCAGCCAAGTACGACCGCTATAGGTGACCCATGGCTACGGAAGTTGAAAAGCGCAAAGCAGAGCGAGATGCCCGGCTGCAGAAGCTGGCGGACCTGACAAATTCCTGGGCCAAGTCGGAGACAGACCGGTTGAACCAGGAGGCCGATTTTCTGGAATCGATCTTACGGGGTAGAACGGGAGCAGGTAGGCTCACTAACCAAAACGTCATTGATTCAAGTGTTCTCACAGTAAACGAGATCACAGATTTTCTAGGTGTAAAGTGACTGACATAGAAGAATTGGCCGCAATACGTATGCGTCTAGACGCGCTTGAGGCCGTCAACAACTCGGTCGCGCTGGAGGTCATGCTCATGCACCGTGCCCTCTACCGATGCCAGGCAAGATGCCACGTGCGTGCGGAACCACCAAAAGGATGGCGGGCCGTTTGGGCGGCGCTCAGAGGTTTGGTGCGCAAGAAGGAGCCAGAGGAACGGGAAGAACAAACCACAAAGTCGCTGGCGATTATGGAAGTGCTGCCACTTGAGCCAAGTGATAAAATTGAGGGTGAAAAGTCGGGAGAATAGGCTGTGGTAGATCCAAACCAGATTGCCCAGAATATCGTTCAGGCTCTGCAACAGCAATCTGTTGGCAGCGGGCCGGCGAATCACGTTGTACGGGTGATGCCGAACGCGGATGGGTCGGTTAGCATCAATCTAGAGCACGAGATCGTGCCTGCGATTATCGCCAAGGAGCTGGCTACTGCTATAGCGAAGGGTGTCGCGATAGGTATCGCCCCGTTCTTGGATGGAGCAGGTGGCGGCGGGGACGATCACCTGATCAAAGCAGCCCCAGGAGACACTCTTTTCCGCACCCTGTACGAGAAGCTTGTGCAGGGCAATAACATCCTGCTGCAGATAGTGACACTAGGTGCGGAGCGAAAGGTCAGAGTCTCCGCTGTAGGCTCTTCCAGAATGCCGAGGCCGCTTGGCCCAGGTAATCCAGGCGTGGGCCCAGGACTAAGTTGGGACGATCACGAGCACCCGTACACAGACCCCCAGGCGCTGAAGGGTACGCTGTTCTACTCCTTCATAGAGGATCGCCTAAATAAGGACGATATTTTCGTCTGCTATACGGGCGGATCTAGCTGTTTCCCTTATCTGTTCGATGCCCCGACACAGTGGACTGAAGTTGCCCCAGGGGTAATGCGGTGTAATTTTACCGGTGCGTTGGACGCGTCCCATTTTGACGGGTTCGACCCGGAGCCCGCGCTTGGACTCGCTAGTCCTCTTCTCGGCAAAAGAGTACTGGCGTATGTCGGAGGCCTCAGCAGTGGGGAGTCCGCGTACACAGGTCCGTGGATTGTTGAGGACATAGGCGGGTACTGGATGCCGTATCTCGACACATTCATGTGGGTCGAGACGAACGCAATTCTGCGGAGAGATCCTGACTACGCTGCGGGGTCTGATTTCCTGACTGGGATGACCTTCCACATCCAGAACGGAACTCTGTTCGGTGGAAAGTACATTCAGTACACGACGACAGGCGCAGTTACTCTTGGGGATACGCCCCTAGACTGGGATGTGCTGGACACGTACACACCAGTCGGGGACCAGTGGCGTCTTCTTACTGCGGCTCAGGTCTACCAGGCGTCGCCTTCTATTTACGAAGTTGCGGCCACACCAGTTGCGGGCACTGACTCCGCTTTCTTTGCTGTCGCGTATCTGGACACCTTGTTGGGTACTCCGAAAGTGGGCTCCATTCCTGCGGGTAAGTGGACGTTTAGGCTCCTCTGTCGGGTGCTAGACTTAGCCGGGGACACAACTATTCGGGTGATCCTCGGGAAAGAGAACGAGTCTGGTACCAGGACTCCCCTCTTCTACGTGCGGACAACTCCTATACGTACTACCGAGTACAATATCAAGGAAGTCACCCTCGACTCTCCTGAGATTGTACTGTCCCCAACAGACCGCCTATACGTCTACAACGAAGCCAGTACTACGAGTACGCACATCGTCAGTGCTCATTTGATGCTGAACGATGGTCCACACTCGTCTAGGATTGAGACACCGCTGGATACCCCTGTGCCTGGGTCCATGCGGCATCCAGATTTGGCGGAAAGGTTTACACCAGATCAACATGATGGGTATTCGGTCAGTCTAGCTGCTGCGCGTTTCTCTAGGAACCTCAGTGGCGCGGATACTGACGTACAGAAGGCGCTAGAGACATTAGACCGGTTGGTGGTGTCGATTCCCGCGGGGGTAACTCTCAGTACTGAACTTCCCCTCGAAGACGGCATCGCCGACCACGGCGATACGTCCAGCGGGGAGGCCACGGCCAAGCGTCACGTACACCCCGATAAAGATGTGGTGGGCGGTGACCTTTATTTCGTCGGCGCAACTGCTGCTGTCCCGGTTGTCTATTACGCGACGGCTGTATTTGGCTCACCAGGAGATCCTGAGTTGGCGACGTCTGCGCCAGGCGCATTCGACATATCACGTACTGTCATAGCTGGTAGTCGTTACGTTGTCTGAGGCACGCACCTAATGGCCGCACAAACCACATTCGTGTTCGAGGGACCGCCCGAGGCGTCGAGCCTTGCAACATGGCCGGCTGGAACTGTGCCAGTTTACGTGTACGCAAAAAAGGACGGGGCAGAGGCATGCCTAATGTGGCCCCGGTTGTACCGCGCTCAGAACGCTGGACAGCAGCAGGGCGACAATGTCTACGATACAGGGACAGACGCGGCGCCGCCTTCAGAGGTCGTGCCTGTCATCCTGACTAATTCATGGGTGTTGTACGCGTTCGCTGTGCCCGTGCGGGCGCGAACCGGGCCAATGTCTGACCGTATGTTTTTTGTTGTTGTGTGCGAGAGCGCTAACTCCGGTCCTGTTGTTCACGTAGGGTCCGACGGAGGCGCCAACCAGACCAAGGTCGAGACGCTGTTCTTTGATCCACCCGCCAAGCCTACATCTCTTGAGCGCAACCCCGACGGATGGCGCCCCGACGAGGTCGTCACCACGAGCCTCTACGTCGTCCCCGGCTCCAGCGTCAGTTCGCCGATTGCAACCTTCGACAGTCACGTCGGAGACCCTGGCGTTGTCGTGTGGCGTGCGCGAACGTGGCGAATGCGCATCTGGGCGAGGGTCACGAGCGGCACGGCGACGATCACGGCGGACCTCGGGCGTAAAGATACAGGTGGTACCGTGGTCCCTTTGGCGATGAACGTGGCCGTGGCGACCGTGACGTCGTCTACGTGGACGTTGTTTAGAGCCGACGTTGCAGTCGCAGAATCGGCTGGCGGCCTCTTCGGTATCTTCGACGTCATTAGTGTAGTACTGACTGCGACATCGTCAACCGGCGCTGTTCTACTCGTGGCCGTCGGCACAGATCACCCGAGTAGCATTAACACCCCGTTGCTGGTCCCGGCAGGCGGAACCGTTGTGGCTCCCGCCGACGATGGCAAGGTTATGACCGAGAGCGACTCTCCACGGTGGTACCTGCGGGACGCCGTGCAGTCGAGTGACGGGTCGATTGTCCCTACTGTGGACCCGACGTCGCTTCGGCTCGACCTCGTGTTCGGCGGGAGCGGCTACGTCCGACCAAACTGCTCTACCAGCATGGGCGCGGGATGGCTGTGGCTCATAGTTGCGGAGCACGGGCACACGGACCACATCAACTGGACGGCCACGGGCGACTTCAACGGCATCAGCAAGCTATGGCAAGACGGGACGCCCGTGGCAGATCGCAAGGAAGCCTGGGTCTACATCAACAACGCTACGCCAGCGAATCCCGTCATCGTGCGCGACGGGTCCACGCCGCCCGCCGGCTCTCCATACCTGCCCCTGGCCCTTCCGGCTGCTGCGGGAGTCGCCGCGGTCATGGAATTCGATGGCCCTACTGAGTTGTGCTTCTGGCTGAATTTGGCCGAAGGACGATGGCACCTCAGAAGTTACCAATCCTATACAGTCGTTCCCTAGGAGAAATTTATGCGGTCACGTGTAGCTCAGGTTCTTTACTTGACGGAGGACATTCGTAGATGGCGACGAAAATAGCGAAAGTACAACTGCGCCGAGATACGGCTGCGAATTGGACCGCAGCGAATCCCGTGCTGCTGGCGGGGGAGCTGGGCCTGGAAATAGACACGGCCACGTCCAAGGCGGGCGATGGGACTACACCATGGTCGTCTCTTCCGTATGAAGTAGACACAACTGCAATTCCTGCCTCGCATAGGGGAGCCGCCAATGGAGTGTCATCGCTAGACGCTGACGGGCTCCACAAGGCGAGCGAGTACAGGCCCGCCACCCCCAACGCGCCGGGGGCGATGACCGCTCTTGACCGTTCGCGCTTCGTCTACGATGAGACGTTGACCAGCGTGGGCGCAGCCGTTGCTGGCGACGTGGTCCGTCGCGTGTCTGCCGGGGTGTGGGCGCCTGCCGCTTCAGACTCGGCAACGAACTGCGCTGGCCCACTTGGCGTATACGACGGTGCGGCAGTTAACCCGCTATCAGGCAACTCGGCCAAGCTCAATTTCGTCGCAGCGCCGACACTCAATGTTCCATGCTACCTGAGCGCTACGGCTGGCAGGGCAACATCGACGGTGCCGAGTCCGCTGGCAATTTCCGTATTTCTCGGGTGCCCCTACGTTGACACCAGCGTCGGCGCTGTCTATTCGGCCAAGGTCGGCAATCTGATCACGTCGTCGGCGCCTATGTCGCTCAAGGATCAACTGACCGCGATGGCCTGCCAGGACTTGGGCGGGACGCCTGCAAACTATGACATTTTTTACGATCCATTCGACGCGAAGAGCTTCACTGTGGGGTTTGACGCCAATCCACCTATCGCGGGGTGGCCCACTTCTGGGCATTACCCTAACTATGGGCAAATTTCCAGCGGCCTTAACGGGCCGATGCAGGACACGACGTCTGTGTCGGCGGTCAAAATGACAGGAGCGGATGCGCTCAACTATTGGATTACGAGTGGAATCAAAGGCCCTTCGCAGTGGGCACCAAACGACCGAATCCTGTGGGTAGAGCGGATCAAGTTTTCTGCGGCTGGTCGCTTGGTTTCGTGGGTTCAGTCATCGGTTAGCATCGGGATCTGGAATGCTGGAGCAGCAGACCCTAATAAATTTTACGCATTCGGAGGCGGCTTCAATCCCACAGGAGGGAATCCCGTTAGCGGGGATTTGCATGAGCTAGGCGCACGCGATACTGACTACCACTGGTTCGCGGTGGAATTCTTGGGCAATGGGACTTGGCGCGCGTCGCTAGACTTCGGCGCGTGGATTGGACCGTTTACCGACTCAGCTGGAGTCGGGGGGTACCAGCTAGACCCAATGATAGTGATCTCGGCGCCTGTTGTTATGACAATTGATGACTTATTCTGGGCGGTAAAGCGGTTCTAATGCTACCCATCGTCTCTCAATGGCAGCGCGGCTACCCATCAACACCAGCAGGGTGGGCCGCGTTGCGGGCGCAATTCTCGACATACATTTACCCGTCGGGACTTCCGGCTACGATGCCAAGCTCGGTAGCGGCGTACAGTGGGGCAATTGCTTTGCCAGCCGAGGCGGCGAGTATGCGGCTATTCACTGTGTCGGACCCAGGTGGCCGCACTGGGGGAACTCCGCTCTACGGGTGGCACATGCGCCCCAATGCGACTCCGGTCAACGTGTGCAGCGTGTATCTGACTGGCCACGAATCGGTGGGGGACGGGTGGTCCGTCACTCACCTAGCAACGGACGGGTCGTCTCCTATCCGCGTGGCCTTGGCTGCTGGCTGCGACGTTCTTGTCTATGATATGCCAGGCTCTGGACAGCAGCCAGCGACGCAGCAGGTAGTGGTCAACTCCGTCCTGACCACGTTCGCGCTTCCCAACAATCACAATTTCAGCGCCCTTGACGCCGACGGCGGCCCCTGCTCCATGCGAATGTTCTTTGACCACATCATTCGAGGCGTTAATCAGATGCACGCGGACTATTCCACGATGCGGTTTGTCCTGTCTGGTCACTCGGGCGGCGGTCTTACCTGCGCTCAGCTTGGGATCATTGACGCCCGCTATCTGCACGTGGCTCCATTTCAGGGTCAGCTACCCCGCTACGTGCGACCAAACCCTCCAAGTTCCAATGAATGGATCGGGGCTACCGATTGGGAGCAGTATCGAGCGCAGCCCCTTTATCGGCACGGAATATCGGGAGACTATGGGAACATTTTCCAACTGTGTGCGAGCGTTCCCAATCGTCGAACCATGATTTGCAACGGGTTGACAGACGCCACCTTTCCCGGTGTGGACTGGGTCCGCTACAACGATTGGATGACAGGTTTGCAGCAAAATATCGCAGCCTGCGACAGCACGGCGCGGCTGTACTGCAAGACAGACGACACCAGCGGCCCGGACCCGGCGCACGATACTAGCATCGGGGAGATCACGGACTGGCTTGCCGACATGCGCGCAACGATGGGTATCTAGCAATCACCACCGAGGACTGAAGAACAATGAGAACAATGAGAACCATAGCCACCCACATTCTGATTGCCTTCGCGCTTGCCGGCGTCATCGTCGGCCCGCTCGCGATGGCCGCTGATTGCCCGCGCGTCAGTGTTCCTGCCGTGACCTGCGCTAACGACCACAAGCTACTTCAGTCGCAGCAGCGGGACACCACCATTGTGTTCCCGAATGCGACGAAGGTGCTCACGGCGGACGGGACAGTTACGGTATCGACGACCGACATCGGCAGCACTGGGACCGGCACGGGCATTGTCCCGGTGACTGGAACCGACGGCAAGATCAACGTGGCGGTCGTGCCGGACTTGAGCGGGACCTATGCGCCAATTGGAAGCATCACAGGACTCACCGGGTACATCCCGGTATGGCTGACCAACTCCACGCTGGGGCCGTCATCGCTGTTGGAATCCGGGGCCACGCTCTCTCGCCAATATCTTGGCAATCAATACGTAGCACTAGAAACCTACAGCAGCACGTCTTTCCAGTATCCGCAATTTCGGTTCAGGCATTCCCACAGCGGAACACTTGGTGGCATGTCCGCGACCGGGAACGGAGAGATCTTAGGGTTGATGCTATTTCAAGGCGTCAATTCTTCGAACGGATGGGGCGGTGGCGCAGGCATTGAAGTGGATCAGTCCGGGACATCTGGGGCCACGTTTGTCCCGTCAAAGATGACTCTGTACACCTACTCATCGTCGGGCGCTAACTCAAACCAACTCGTGCTCAATCCCGACAACAGTGTCTCGATGTCTGGCGCCGTCTCAGCGTCGAACATCACCGCCACGCCCACGGCGAGCGCAATCGTCCAGGCCAAGACCGATCATAGGGTGGACGTGGGCTGGCTGCCCGTCGGGACTACGGCGGGGACTGTTGCGGCGGGGGATGATTCGCGCATTACGGGGGCGGTGGCGGGAAGCGGAACCATTACCGGAACCACCAACTACATGCCCAAGAAGACGGCGGGAGGGTGGGGGGATTCGCAGGTGTACGCCGGAGGTTCTGGAATTGGGGTTGATACCCCTTCCCCACAGGCATCAATACACATAGGTGGACTTGGGTCGAAAGTTATGCTGATTGAATCGTCGGGGGAGTTATCGGGTTTATCAGAAACGTCGCGTATTCAGTTCGGGCTGAACAACAATCCATTCTACACAAATGATGCTGTTAGGATTGAAGCAAGGACGGCGGGAGGGGCCAACACCGCGCTTGACTTTAAGACGTACCACTCCGGCATGTACACGGGCATGCACACGGATATGTCATTGGGAAGCAGTGTTCTATCTATTGGAGGCGGTCTAGAAGTCGGGACGACGGGTGCATATGGGGGTTCTCTCAAGCTCAACGGCGCCACCTCCGGCACCGTCACACGCGGCGTCGCCGCCACAACCGCAAGTTACTCGCTGCTCGACCCATCGACAGCGCCCGGCGCAGGCCAGACCATCGTCTACCCAAGTGGAGGTGGGCAGGGGACGTGGGCAGACATCGCGGCTGATCCTTCTGCATCCCTGACCACGGGTGTGGTGCCGAAGAAGGGCGCCAGTACGCTTGTTGACTCGACCATCACCGACAACGCGACGAGCGGCCCGGCTATGCCGAGCGTGGGGATGACGGGCGGGCTGGGAACTACGCAGACGACTTTGCTTCCGGGGTTTGCTGCAACGGGGCTGGGCCAGACCTCGCGCAACTGGGCAGCAATGACCACTCTCGGGACCAATGTTTACGCGGCTGTTGGTCCCGGCGATATCTACATGCAGACTGGCGGGACGGGAAATTTCGTAGCTCTCGGGCAGACCTCGCGTGGTTGGACTGCGATGACCACCTTGGGCAATAACGTCTATGCGACAGTCGCCAACGGCGACATCTACATGCAGACCAACGGGACCGGAAATTTCGTGGCGCTCGGCCAGACCTCGCGGGTTTGGCGAGGCATGGCAGCATTCGGAAACAACGTGTATGCGTCGGCGTCTGGAACAGGCCCCGACATCTACATGCAGACAGGCGGAACCGGGAACTTCGTAGCTCTCAGTCAGGCGACTGGAGGCTGGGGAGTTATGACGGCCTCGCCAAGCGGCGTGTACGCTACCAACATGACGACTGGATCTATCTACGTACAGGCAAATGGAACAGGTGCTTTCAATATATTGGCTGGAACCTCCGGTAGCTGGGCGGCAATGGCAGCAATAGGTAATGATGTGTACGCAGAAATTGCTGGGTCAACGGGAGGCATTTACATCCAAAGAGGCGGCGTCGGTGGATTCGTCCCGGCAATGATCACAACCAACCGCGCTTGGGCTGCAATGACATCATCCGCAGGCAAGCTATACGGAGCCGTTCAGCCGGGTGACATCTACACGTTTTCCGCGTCTTCTATGGACTTCCGGCTGCCTTCTGACAACGGCGTTGCTGGCCAGGTCCTAAGCACCGACGGGACGAGCGGTGTCAAAAAGTGGGTCAGTGTCAACACTAGCACCGCCACGGGGACCAGCACATTCACCGCATCGAATGCGCACGGAGTTGATGTTCAAAACGGCCTCGTCTATGCCACCCATGCACTTGTGAGCACCGACATAACAACGCCACTTGGGTACACCCCCCTTGCGCCAAACGGTTTAAGCAACACTTGCACCAAGCCCACCTTCGTTAACGGCCAGGCAACGGGATGCGCCTCGGTGACGTCTAATGAGATTGGAGCAGTCTCAATAGCAGAAGTTCGCACCAAGTATGCCTACAAAGCCGATCTCATAAACAACTATTCCGTCTCTGCTGGCAGCGGATTCACGGCAATTATCAGCGTTGCGAACATCGACCTTAGTCTTGGCGACATCTTCATCACGGCATCCGTATCAGGTGTTGGGAGCGTGTCGGGGAATGACTGCGTGCTCATGTTATACGTAGGAGGTGGACACGCGGGCGTCAGCGGAGGCTACGCTCAGATGCGAGTGCCAGGAACCAACGGCCCCATCTCGGGCGGTATCACGGCCTACTACCTTTCAACGCCTGCAACTTACACAGTGTCCCTCGTCATGGCGTCTGCCACGTCAGGATCGTGCGCAATAAATGCTGGGACGGGATCTTACCAGAGCGCAACGATGGTCATTTACCAGCGTTCAAACGGATAGCAGCGAACACCACCAAGGACTGAGCATCGGTTAGTAAAAGAAGGAGAATGTCATGAGAGACCCACGTATGATCAGGCAGACAATTCAGGGCATCTTGGCGCTAGGATTGATCGTAGCGCCCACAGCACTAGCAGTGCCGTTCGACTGGCGGGCCCTTGTCGTGGCATTGCTCGGTGGCGGCCTAGCAGTTTTGACAAACCCCCGTCTTGTGGCTGGTCTAGCGCCAGTCATGCCGCGGGCAGGTTCCGCGATTTTGCCCGGCCAGGATGTGCCTGGTCCCGCAGTGCAGATACCACCTGTGCCAAAGGTGTAAGGTCGTTGATCAAACCCCAGGTGGCTGACCCTTCCTGGGGTAGACGGCTTTGGCTATACTAAGGTGTGAGAGGTCGCATGAGCTACACCGAAAGTCGAGTTACTGTTGCTGCGTTTGGGTCTTTGCCCAGAGCATCGGGTCTACTCGTGCCCGTGCCAACGGCGGTTGGGTATCCACAGCAGAGAATGCATGTAGTCGCGGCCAAGAAGTTCGGCAGACTTTCTGACGCTATCCTGGACGCGTTTGGGTACGTGGGTGCAGCAGCATCAGGTTGGCGACCACATAGATGGACTTCTAGGCAGCAGTACGAGCAGCGGCTGATTAGTCAGTACGGTTCGGTGGCCAAAGGGCGGCTGTACTTGGCCTTCGATTCTCCGCATGAGACTGGTCTAGCAGTAGATCTAGGGTGCGGTGGTTTGGAGCCACGGTCAGCCACAATTGCCCAGCAGAGATCAACGCCGCTGTACCGTTGGCTGGTGGCCAACATGGATCAGTACGGTGCCCATCCCTACTTGATCGAGCCGTGGCACATAGAGTTCCCAGTCAGTGACCATGAGTACCAGCTTGGTGTTGAGGACACGAGTGTGTCCATGGCTACGGCGAGACCAAGTAATGACGTTTGCGAGGATAACTCGTGCATAGAGGCCCCACTGGATACGCGCGTATGGAGTTCTGATGGGCAAAACGATTAAAGTAGTCCCTGTAGGTATTCCTAAAGCGGTGGGGATGCGTGTTTCTTTGCCAGGGTACCCAGGTCCTACGGGGCCTACGGGTCCTACTGGGCCGTCGGGGTCACCTGGATCTTCCGGTGCCGGAACTACGGGTGCGACAGGACCCAGCGGGTCTGCTGGAACGAGTGGGTCGATGGGAGCTACTGGTGCCGCTGGTGCTGGAACGACAGGCGCTACCGGGCCAAGCGGTCCCGCAGGCATAGGTGCTACCGGTGCGACGGGGGCTGGGGTATCTGGTGCGACCGGTCCCAGTGGTTTAGCTGGCGCGTCTGGACTGAGTGGCGCTACTGGTGTACCAGGGGCTGGAGTATCGGGGGCTACTGGCCCGAGCGGGTCGGCTGGCGCGACTGGCTTGAGCGGCGCTACGGGGGCACCTGGCGTTGGTGTTTCGGGCGTATCTGGCGCAACTGGGCCATCGGGAGGTCTGGGTACGGCAGGCGCGACGGGTATTGGCGTTTCAGGAGCTACGGGGCCTTCTGGTTTGGGAGGAGCAGCTGGGGCAACAGGTGCTACGGGTTCTGGCGTATCGGGTGCGACTGGTCCGTCTGGATCTGCTGGTACGGCTGGTGTCAGCGGAGCCACAGGTTCATCTGGCGTATCAGGTGCCACGGGGCCGAGTGGCGCTGTAGGGGTGTCAGGCACTGCAGGGGCGACTGGGGCAGGGACGACGGGCAGTACCGGCGTAGGGGCTACGGGGCCATCGGGGGTTACCGGTCCATTCGGCGGCGCCGTCACCATTAGTTACACATTTTCTACAACCACGACTGACGCAGATCCTGGCGCTGGGTTCCTGCGTTTGAGCAATGCCACAGAGAACGCTTCAACTGTCATTCGGGCATCAAACACTGATCTAAGCGCGGTGTCATGGGCCGCGGTGCTTGCGACGTTGGCTGACTCTACGAGTACGGTCAAGGGGCACATCCGTTTGGTGCAGACGAACAACCAGGCTAACTGGTTGCTCTTTACAGTTTCGGCGGTTGCCAGCCCCACGGGATACAAGAACATTACCGTGGCCAATATCGGGAGTTCGGCTGCGTCTCCGTTCGCGAACAATGCTCCAGTGACCCTCTGCCATTCGCGGACAGGAGATCTTGGTACGGCAGGAGGTACCGGAGCGGGGGTTACGGGAGCAACCGGGCCGAGTGGTTCAGCCGGAGGAGCCGGGGTAACTGGTGCGACAGGGGCCGGGGTAACTGGCGCGTCTGGAGCTACGGGCCCAAGTGGCAGCGTAGGGGCAACGGGGGCCGGAGTTACTGGGGCAACTGGGTTTGTCGGAGCCACTGGTCCAGGTGGTGGAGTTTCGGGTGCGACGGGTCCTTCGGGTGTTGTTGGAGCTACTGGCGTATCCGGTGCGACGGGCGCTGGGGTCTCGGGGGCAACGGGACCCAGTGGGTTGGCTGGTTCTGCCGGTGTATCTGGGGCTACTGGACCTAGCGGCACAGCAGGTACAGCGGGAGTGTCTGGAGCGACAGGTCCGTCCGGAGGTGCCGGTACGGTGGGAGTTACCGGAGCAACGGGGCCGTCAGGCGGGGGCGGGGCTCAGGGAGTGAGCGGCGCTACAGGCACTTCCGGCGCTACAGGTGCAGTTGGAGGGTTTGGCGGCGGGGTGACGATCAATTACACCTTCTCAACAACGACTACTGACGCTGATCCAGGGGCGGGATTTCTGCGGTTGAGCAGTGCTACAGAGAACGCGTCCACCGTTATCAGAGCCTCAAATACTGATCTCAGCTCGACGTCATGGGCTGCCGTTCTTGCGACTCTGGCGGATTCATCCAGCACCGTCAAAGGCCACATACGCCTTGTGCAGACTAACAACTTAGCCAACTGGTTGTTGTTTACCGTAGCGTCTGTGGCTAGCCCCGCGGGCTACAAGAACATCACGGTAACGAATGTAGGGAGCTCAGCGTCTTCACCATTTACGAACAATGCTGGCGTAACTCTTTGTTACGAGAGAACCGGAGATCTGGGCACGACAGGACCTACAGGGATTGGTTCTGTAGGGGCTACTGGACCTAGCGGCACTGCCGGTACTGCAGGAGTAAGTGGGGCAACCGGTGTGGGCGTCTCGGGGGCCACAGGTCCCAGTGGATCGGCAGGTACAGGCGGCGTATCCGGCGCAACTGGACCCTCCGGAACGGCAGGCACGGCAGGAGTTACCGGGGCAACTGGTGCTGGCACTGTGGGGGTTTCAGGTGCCACAGGAGCCACTGGGCCGTCAGGTTCTGCTGGTACGGCGGGTGTGAGCGGGGCGACCGGCGTAGGCGTGACTGGAGCTACCGGTCCATCCGGCTCTGCGGGGTCAGCGGGTGTTTCGGGGGCAACCGGCCCAAGCGGGTCAGCGGGCACAGGTGGAGTTTCGGGTGCGACAGGTCCAACAGGTGCTGCGGGAAGCCCAGGAACAAACATTTGGTTTCAAGATGCAGCTTCTAGTATCTCGACTTACTTTCAGCTTGTACCAACTCCTGCATCCAGCACTGAGAACAACGATACTGCAACAGTCAACAGCGGTACAGGTCAGGTACTGATCGAAGCCTATGCGACGAATGTTGGTTATCCGGGGATAACTGCTCTTCCTGCGGGACTATGGGTGTTCAATTTTTGGCGTTACGTTGACAGCGCAGTCGGGGCATCGACCATCGTTTTCCGTGTGTATACGCGGACAGTGGGTGGAGTAGAGACGGAAGTTTTCAATGTTACGTCTCCTACTATAGCTGATCTTGCAGTTGCATTTTCTTCCCTGACGTACACTACGACGTCAGCTACCTCCATGCTTGCTACTGATCGGATTGTGGTTAAGGTGTTCGCCCAAACCACATCAGGAGCAAATCGTATTGTTCACTTTATCCATGACGGAAATACGCACGCATCTTATTTTCTGTCTCCGGTAGGCGCTGGCGCAGCAGGCGCTACTGGGCCAAGTGGAGTAAGTGGAGCTACTGGCATAGGTACTACAGGAGTTTCAGGGGCCACAGGCCCATCTGGTACTGCTGGCACTAATGGTGTTAGCGGAGCAACTGGCGTAGGTACTACTGGTGTTTCGGGTGTAAGTGGGGCCACAGGTCCAAGTGGTATTACTGGGGCCACTGGTGCTGGCGTAACAGGAGCTACTGGTTTTGTTGGAGCTACAGGGCCAGGTGGAGGAGCTTCGGGACAAACAGGAGCTACTGGCGCTACAGGCCCTGCGGGTAATGCTGGAGCTACAGGAGCCGGTGTTTCGGGTGTAAGTGGGGCAACTGGGCCTAGTGGAACGGCTGGCGCAGCAGGCGTAAGCGGAGCTACTGGCGTAGGTACTACTGGCGTCTCGGGCGTAACTGGTGCAACGGGGGCTGGCGTCTCGGGTGTAACTGGGGCCACGGGCCCAAGTGGAACAGCTGGCGCAGCAGGTGTTAGCGGAGCCACTGGCGTAGGAGTGTCGGGAGTGTCGGGAGCTACAGGCCCAAGTGGAACAGCTGGCGCAGGTACTACAGGCGTTAGTGGTGTTACTGGTGCCACAGGTCCAAGTGGAACAGCTGGCGCAGCGGGTGCAACTGGCGCAGGTACAAACGGTGTTTCTGGCGCGACGGGACCATCTGGCTCGGCGGGTGCAGCTGGCACAACGGGAGCGACGGGCGCCGGAGTCAGTGGGGCAACTGGCCCTTCAGGTGCGGCAGGATCGGCGGGAGTAAGCGGAGCAACAGGGGCGGGCGTTTCTGGAGTATCAGGCGCAACGGGTCCGAGCGGAGTTAGTGGGGCTACGGGGGCAGGAGTGACAGGCGCAACAGGGTCAGCCGGAACAACAGGCGCAACGGGTCCAGCCACATCGACAGAAACAGGGTCAACATACACGCCATCGTCTGGTTCTCAGACCGTCGCGCTTGACTGCACCGGGCACAACATCCACCTAGTCACGGGGCATGCGAGTGGGACGGCAATCACATTCACAGTCACCGGAGCTACAAACAACCAGTGTTTCATTGTGCAGATTCTCCAGGGCGCCGTGGTTTCGACCATCGCAGGATGGTTTGCGACCGTGCGATGGGCGGGAGGAAGCGCCCCGACCCTAACCGCAACGGTCAGTAAGCGCGATACGTTCGGATTCATTCGTACCGGAACAAACACCTACGACGGGTTCATCGTCGGGCAGAACGCATAATGGCGTCTTCGCAGGGTCGCACGGCTACAGTATCGGGAACCACTGGGGCAACCAGGGCGCTCAATTTCTCCACTCTCGCGGGCGCGGCCTTCACGCCCCAGAGTGGGGATCTGCTGTTTGCCGTGTGCTTTGCTAACTTCGCGAGCGCGAACGCTGCCACGTTCACCCCGCCAACGGGGCAGGGGTGGACGCTTCTCGACGCCAACGGTGATCAGTCGCCAGACACGACTCACCATTTCGCCATCTACAAAAAGACGTGGGGTGCAGGCAATGCGGACTCCACCACTGCCACGTTCACAGTTAGCGGCTCTTTGTTCACATGGGGCGTCGTTGGGTTTGTTGAGCGTTCACCCACCGGAGCCTGGGCCGCGACACAGGTCGAGGCGAGCGCCGTCACGGTAGTCGGAGCGTCCCCCACGGCGACAATGACGGCACCCACTGCAACGTCGGGCGGGCCTGACCGCGTTCTCTTGCGCATGTACGCGACGGCAGACAACAACACCCCTAACACCAAGTCGGACGCATCAGCTGCGTACATCATCAACGGCACCCAATGCAACGTTAACTCTACCGCCAACGGCTATTCGTTCGGCGCGACCTATCGAGACGGGATGGGTGCCGGTGCCGTCGGCACGGCGACGCTTTCACAGACGGCCCAATCCGCAGACAATTACGTTGCGTGGACGTACATTCTTGTCCCATTCCAACAGCTCACCAAAACGGGGCCTGTCTTTGGCGGAAACGGCGTAGCTTCGTCGAACTTCACAGTCGGACTCGTTGCCGACACGTTCAACGGGTCCGAGACTGTCACTCTAAGCGACGGAGGAGCGGGAGGGGCTTTCACTCCGTCGGTCGGAAGTCCAGGCACAGGGACGTGCGTTGTCACGCCCGCGAACGCAGCTACAGGCTTCACGTTCACGTACACCCCGGCCGGGCTCGGAACCGTCACACTCACAGTCACCAACGCGCAGTCGTGGATCAATCCATCGACATCGACATATACGGCGCTCGTCACCAACAACATGATGGTGATCTCTCCCCATCCTGACGACGACATAATCGCGTTTGCCGGTGTTACCTACAGAGCGAACAACGACGGCTCCACGGTCCGAGTAGTTTTTACGACCAACGGGGATTTTGGCGGGCTGGCGGCAGGCGGGACCAGGCAGGGCGAAGGCGTCGCCGCGCAAGCCAACCTCGGGACAGCAGAAGACCATTGCATTTTCCTGGGCTACCCCGACAGCTACCTACAAATCCTCCACGACACTTACCCAAATTCTGGCGACACCTACACCGCACCGTCAACAAGCACGAATCACACCTACGGCACGAGGGGACTAGGCAGCGCCGAGTGGCACGCTTACGCGCACAGTGGGGTTCATGCGACGTATAACTGGTACAACTTTGTTCACGATCTAGCGGAAGTGATCGGAACATTTCTCCCCGACACAATTCTCACGACCAGCGATTGGGACACGCACGAGTCGCACAAGGCAACATTCAACGCAGTCACGGACGCGCTCGCAATTGTCGCAGGGACGAACCCTACCTATAACCCGGTACTGCTCGAAACAATCGTCTGGGACAACACCGTAGGCGGCGCAGTCACATGGCCCCTGGCCACAAATCCGCTGACCTACCAGACAGCGCCCGCGCACCTAGGCTCGACGGATCTTGTGTGGAATGATAGCTTCAGGATCGACGTGCTGCCGTCGATGCGGCTGCCCCTGAGTAATGCTGGATACGCGGCTCTTCCAAACACGAAATTCACTTCGCTGGCCGCGCACTCCACACAAGGCGGGGGCACCGATCCGTTCCTCAGTCTTTTCCTTCACGCGGACGAGGTCTTTTGGGCATCACGTCCACTCGGCGCTGCCAATCCCCCGGTGGCTCGGGCGGGTTCAGTCCAGGATGCCGTTCAGGGCACGACGGTTACGCTCGACGGATCCGGAAGTCACAAGCCGGGCGGCGGATCTATCTCGTACTGGTGGCAGCAAATCGCAGGTCCGACGGCTACGCTTTCCAGCGCGACCGTGGCCAGCCCAACATTCACGGCTCCATCCACAGCGGCGACCACTGCGGGATGGCTCGCCCAAGAACTTGTTTTCGAGCTAAGAGTTTCCGACGATTCTGGTGCCACGTGGAGCGCGGCGGATACGGCTCTCGTCTATCTCAACAACCCGCGCGCGATTGACCTCGCCCCGCAGGCCACTGTCACGGTGAGCACCGGGAGCACCACCGCCGCGCGCGCGGTCGATGGCGTGATTGACGGGACCGCTGGCCCGACGGGTGCCGCGAACGAGTGGGTTTCTACCGAAGGTGCGGGCGCATGGATTCGGCTGACGTGGGCCACCCCTCAGACCATCGATCGATTGGTCCTTTTCGGGCGCGCGGCAGCGGCGCAATTGATCACAGCAGGCTCCCTCTCATTCAGTGATGCCGGTAGCAACGTAGCTGTGCCGACTTTCACCGCGTTCTCTGCCACGGGCGGCAACGTCTCGATGTTGCCGAACGTGATCACGCTCGCTGCCGCTCGCACGGTGACGTGGGTGCAGTTCACCGTATCGACCGCTGCGGCCGGTGCCACCGCCGTCGGCCTGATGGAATTTGAGGCGTACAGCCTCGGCGCCCCAGACCTCGCCCTAACTGCAACCGCAACATCATCGACCGCAGCAAACCCGGCATCCGCAGCGATTGACAATGTTTTCGCCTGGTATCCCTACGGAGCAGGAACTAACGAATGGGCATCTTCGGGTGGTATTGGCGAGTGGATTCAACTGACCTGGGGGAGCGCACAAACCATCAATCGGATCGTGCTGTGGGATCGCGGAAATCCCAACGACTGGATGCAAGGCGCGACCATCACGTTCAGCGACGGGTCTGCTCCGTTTTACATCCCCGCAATCGACAACCAAGCGCGGTCCTGCGTGTTCGATTTCTCGGCCCGCACGGTGACCTGGATTCGATTGACCGTCACCGCCGTCAGCGCACTGACCAGCGGCGTGGGCCTCGCCGAGTTTGAGGCGTACAATATGCAATCTGCGGCTCCGCCCGCCGCAACACCAGCCGGGTTCTGGCTTATGATGTGCCGTTGACAGCATGTCCTGAAAGGAAACATCCAAGCATGAAGATTTTCGTCCTAGGATTGCCGCACACTCGAACCAGTCTGGAATTCACAACGTGCGCTTTCACGATGAAGGCATACCACCTGTGCAAGATGCTTCACCGCAGGGGGCACGAGGTCATCCACCTTGGCAACGAGGGCAGCACGCCGGAATGCGCGGAACACGTTTCGGTCATGTCGTCCGAGCGGTGGGAGGCCCTGTATGGCGGGGCCAAGAATACCGACTTCTACAACCTCGAAACGCAGGCCCCTGGCTTCAAAGAGTTCATGGATGAATTCTCGGCCAACATGCGGGCCGAGATTCTGAAGCGCACGCCGGAATCCAACTCGGCGATCATCTGCGTGACCTGGGGAGGGGCGCAACAAGTTGCTGTCCAAGACCTCCCCCAGTTTGTGGTGGAGTCAGGGATCGGATATCCGCATACCTGGGCGAAGTATCGTGTTTTCGAGTCTCACGCCTGGGCGCACATGCTTTATGGCAAGGAGAACAAGTTTGGGGGTCAGTGCTGGCTCGACGCTGTGATCCCGAATGCGTTTGATCCAGATATGTTTGAGTACCGAGAGACACCTGGAGACTACCTGCTCTTCGTTGGGCGACTGAACGAAGACAAGGGCGTAGGGGTAGCTTGCGATGTGGCCAAGCGCGTGGGCATGAAGATTAAGATCGTGGGACAGGGTGACCCTACGCCGTTCCTCGCGGTCGGCTCGCATGTTGAGTATATCCCTCCCGTAGGCGTAGAGGAGCGCAAGGAACTGATGGCCGGCGCGAAGGCGTTACTTTGCCCTACGTGGTACATCGAGCCTTTCGGTGGGGTGAATATCGAGGCGCAAATGTCTGGAACGCCGGTCATCGCCACTGACTTTGGTGTTTTCCCGGAGACGGTCGTCCACGGTGTTACAGGTTATCTTGGTCGGACTATGGAGGAGTTTGTGTGGGCAGCCCAGAATATCGGGAAGCTTTCACGCAAGGCGTGTCGTGACTGGGCTTTAGCTAATTATTCTCTCGACCGGGTGGCTCTGATGTACGAGGAGTACTTCCAGCGTCTGATGAACCTCAACGGTGCCGGCTGGTACACGGAGAATCCCAATCGCACACAGCTTGATTGCCGACGTCGTGTTTACCCAGAGGGTGTTCACGAGCCTTTAGATCTAACTCGGCCACTTGAAGTTCCGCCTGTACCTGTGACCAAAACAGAGTGGGAAGAGGCGTCCGAGTTCGAGCGCAATTGGTGGGGGCTCGAACCCAACGAGCGGTGGAATGAGGAAGTACGCAAGCAGGAGACTTACGCGCGGCTCATGGGTTTGCCAGATGACCTAGACCTAGGCAAACCCACTACCGTTCTGGACATCGGGTGTGGGCCAACTTCCATGCTTCTACGTGCGGACAGGCATGGCGCCCCCGCGGTAGGCGTCGATCCACTGCCCGTGTCGAAGCAGACATTGCAGCGGTACAGGTCTGCTGGTGTAGCCTTTATGAATCAGAAGGCTGAGGTGGCTGATCTACATACCGTTGACGTGGACGAGTGCTGGATCTACAACTGCCTTCAGCATACCGAAGACCCTGCGTCGATTTTGCGTAAGGCTGGACTAGCGGCTCGGCTTGTCAGGATTTTCGAGTGGCGTAACACCGCAAAGATGCCCGGCCACCCGCACACCCTCACGGAGGACCTATTCGCCAAAGCCTTCGAGGGCTGGGAACGGGTGAAGTGGGATGTCGGAATGCTCGATCAGCCAGGGTTGTGGGGCGAGTATATCGCACTTGTCGTTCGCCGCCCTACAGCTGCGTACATCTTGTAGCTTACGTTGAGTTCGTGCCTGTTTAGGTGGTACTCTTTGGGTAGGTCTTCGTGGAAGCGGTAGTGGAGATGCTGTTGAAGAGTTCTGCGCAGTACGGCGCAGGGTATCTTATTGCCGCGTTATCGTTGACCCTGTACCTTTTGGAGAGGAAGGCGCATCTCAAAGAGCGCGAGGCGCACATGAAGAGCTTAGACCGGCTGTTGGAGTTAAGCGCCGCATCTATCAGAGCAGACAGGGACAACACTGCGTCCCTGGAGACGCTGACGCGTGTTCTGGACAGCGTAGACCGTCGGCTAAATACCCCGTTGATTGTGCCTGTTGAGCGGAGGTTAGGATGAGCGACACGACGATAGGGGAGATCTTAGTTACGCTCGGGTACCTCACCGATGCGCAGAGGTACGCTGCGATGGAGTACCAACACAGCGCAGAGGATGCCTTGACGTTTGGTGAGGTGCTGGTGCTGCATGGCTTCTGCGCTAAGTGGCAGATCGAGGAAGCGGCACAGCTGCAGATGGGGCTTCGTAGCAAGAAGCCGCAAGAGCGAGTAGCTGCTACCTGTCTGGTTGCTCAGAGGAGTAAGGCGGCTCTGGGTGAGGTTCGGCGTCAACTTGTTTCGGCGGGGCAGGCTATCGTAGAGAAGGCCGGAGGCTCTGATCTGACTCCCATCATGGGAGTTTCGATCTCTGGAGGATAGTGATGGACGTTCCTGACGTTGACAGCGTTCTTAGGTACTTCGACGAACTAGAGGTACAGAAGTCCGTGGCGGGTCCTCCTTACGCGGATGCCGCCTCGTTGACGGGTCTTTCAGCTCAGGGAGCCACGCTCGTAGGCACTGGTACGGTGTTTACGCATCTGGCTGGCACGGCTCTGAATCTAGACGTATCCGGGGTGGGAATTCATCACGTGTTTGTGGGGCCCAACCCCATGACCATCGTCAGTATTTTGCGTGAGCTCAGAGAGTACACGTCCATAGCGGTCACCAGTGTGAGCGGCAGGCTAAAGATCTCCACGGACAAGACGGGCATGGATGAGCGTCTGTTGGTGCAGAGCGGAACAGCAAATGCCCTCCTAGGCTTCACGATAAGCCAAGCTGCCTTCGGGTTAGATCACAACGTCTACTTGCTCCCTGGTGTGGAGTCCTACTCGTTCGTAGATCACACGTACCCGTACCAAAACGGCTGGTACCGGGTCAGGTACGTGAACTCCTCTACTGGCGAGACAGACGCCTGGCAGGCGTGGTTCCTGGGGTCCGGGGCTACTGCTGTGCAGCAGTCGTCGCTCATCGAGGGAACCGCACGACTCGCAACTCTGGACGGTCTGGCGTTGGAGGGGGCGGAAGTCACAGTGGTCAACTGCATGAGTCCGCTGATCACAGATGCATATTTCATGGCGGGGGCGAGTATTACGGCAAGGGCTGACTCATCAGGTGTAGTTACGGTGAGCTTGGTCCGAGGATCTTTGGTGGACGTCATCATCAAGGGCACGTCTCTCATCAGACGTATCCAGGTCCCCACCGTGGGGGATTCGTTTGACCTGCTGGACGCACGTTTGCAGGTGGATGACCCCTTTGGTATCCAGCTGCCAGACCTTCCTGCTGCTGTACGGCACTCGTAGGCCGTGTTAGGATTCGGGTCATGCCGACTGAATCTCAAAAGACAGCGACGATTGCGGCCTTTCTCGATGAGTTCGAGAAGATTGGCTTCGACACAGCTACTGCCATGGAGGCCATCGGCATTCCAGCCGCGGTACTCATGGGCGCCCACCATGGTGGCCTGAGGGGTGCGGCTACTGCAGGTCTCGGGGCTACCGCAGGTCTCGGCGCGGGTATGGCAGGCAGCCACCTTGTCAAGAAGTTCACGGACAATAGCCCGTGGATGAAGCGGCATCAGCTGGTAAAGGCTCTCGTAGACAGCGCCCCAGTAGGTATGGGGGGCATCATCGGCGGGACCGCGGGAGAGCACTTCTCCAAGCCGCACCCCAAGATGCTGGGACCGGTCGCTCACGGTGGGATGCTTGGCAAGGTGGGTTCCGCAAAGACCAAGCTGTCGGGGGCCGTGACGGATTACCTTTTGAGAAAGGTTAACCCTATTCTCGCCTTCGACGCGGTCAACGACGTGGGGAAGATTCCTGGGCGTATGCAGCGGTACGAGGAGATGTTCTCCCCGAAGAACGATCCGTATAAAGACCACTCAGACTAGGGCTGCGTATGTCCAGGGTTGGGCAGCTGGTTCCATACGAGAAGGTCGCCGCGGTCCACGCGTACGTAACGGGTGCCTCCGGCTCTGGTAAGACCACTTACGTCCGCAAGCATTTTCCCGCGGACAAGTTCCACGTCATCCACTCAGACGACTACGCAGTACCGTCTGAGAGGCAGGCTGACCGTGTAAAGATCGATTGGGGTCGTGCCATGCAGGATGCTGAGAAGTCTGGCAAGCCCACTGTGATCGACGCCATGCATGCCAATCCTGAGCTGATGCGGGCAGCGGAGCGCAAGTTGCTGGTGGACCCAGGCAGGGTAGCAACCACGGTGCAGCTCATCAGCAGGCGTGGACTTCGCGGAAAGAAGAGCGGATACTCTTTATCGCCGGCTGAAAAGCTGGAGAGGTTTGACAAGAAGGTCCGTCCGCTGGCGGAGAGCCTTGGCTTTGAGAAGGTAGGTCATGTCGTCCCCAGAAACAGTTAAGATCTATGCTGTAGATGAAAACAACCTGCCACTGGTGGGCGTGCTGGTGCGCGTGTTTGACATCACGGGCACCTCGCTGGTCACCCAGCAGGTAACTGCGGCGGTGGGCCCGGACGCTGTGGCGGATGTGACACTGGCTGGAGACACGCCGCCGATTCCGTACACCATTCGGATGTCAAAGCCGGGGGTAGCCTTCGATGGGTCTTTGGGTGACAGCAGCAAGAGTCCCCAGCAAATTTCAGTCATCAGCCCTGTGCTCACTCTCCCCAATGCGTTTGACGTGATGGGAGAGACGTTCACCCGGCCTACCGCTACGAACCCGCGGCTGTGCCGCTGCAGCGGTTTCTTTCTGGATATCTCTGGGCGGCCGTTGCCAGGGCTTACCGTCAGTTTCATCAATACCTTTTCTCCCGTGGTGGTGGACAGCAACGCCGTCATGAGCAGTGAGGCCAGCGCGACTACTGATCAAAGTGGGTACATAGAGATTGATCTGTACAGGAACGGTATCTACACAGCCTGGGTTCCTGGGGTGGAGGCGAAGGAGGATTTGGAGGGTACGAGCGGCATCACTTTCCCGAGGATAGTTAAGGTACCGAACCTGAACTCAGCCAATCTTCCAGATCTGCTGTTCCCCGTGGTAGCTTCAGTAGCCTTTGGGGCACCTTCAGTTACAGTGGCTCCTCTAGAGCAGGCAGTCCTGACGCCAGTGGTGGCTGCTTCGGACGGTAGTATTCTGACAGGGTCTGCGGTCAGCGACGTTGTCTACTCCGTGGACGACCCGAGCATTGCTGGGGTCAGCACTTCCGCTACGCAGGTGTTCTTGGTGGGCATAAGTCCTGGCACGACGCAGCTGCGTGTGTCGCGGACAGATGGGAGCCTCGTGAAGATTCCGTACCAGCCTATCACAGGTCAGCCGATCACAATTACAGTCACATGAGAGCTGTACACGACTCAAGTGTTGCCACCGCGATGCAGAGGTTCCAGTTGGAGCCCTCGCTTCTGATTGTCCGTGAGATCTTACCGCAGTCTTACGCAGAAAAGATGCTTCTGGCGACTGTGCTGCGGAGAGCGGCCTTCGACATCGCCCAGTACAAGCGAGACCGTCGTCCTGAAGCGAGGCGGCTGTACCGAGAGGCTAAAGACTGGGTATTTTCTGACGACGATGACTCGGCAGCGAGGCTCTTCGGCGAGTACAAAACCAAGGGCAAGAAGACAGCCACCCAGACTCAGCAAGCCCAGCTGCGGCTGTTTGATCAATTGATGTCATTCCGCAGTTTATGCTGGCATCTTCAGCAAGATCCTAGGCTGATGCGCCAGAAGATCATGAAGCTGAAGAAGCGGGACGTACGCCAGTACGATATGTTCAATGGCTAGCTCAGTTACTGGGTACAGCAATGCTGAAGTCACTGCAGCCGCAGCTGCGCTGGTTCAGGGAAGCGGGACAACCGCCGTAGATTCACTGGGACCCGTAGACATTGCGGCTAAGTTCCAGGAGGCAGTAGATCTGGTGACTACGACGTTGGTGAGCGATCCCAACGCTATATTTTACCTGCTGTACCTCGACGCTAGTAGTATCCTGGATGATCTTGTTGCGGTGATGAACTCCGCGCAAGATCTATTGGTAGCGGTGAGTGAGATTGCAGGGATCACTAGGTCGATCACGCATACGACGTTGCTGGGAGACGCTGCTGGCGCGCTCATCGAGATAGACGCGATCTTATCAAAGGACGCAGCAGTTCAGCGGGCTTCTTACGACCGGTTTATCCGAGCCGTGGATTCCTTCCGTGATGTGTCTCTGGCCCCGAATATCATTCTTCCAGGTTCAGTCGCGGTGGTGCACAGGTCTCACCCCGAGGCGGTGCAAACGGTCTACCGACAGCTGCTCTCCCTCAGGACCGCTTATCCTGCGACCTTTCAGCGGATACAGGGATTGGGTATCTACCTGGCTAACTTTCTTGAGCTCGAACTTAGGAAAGCCGCGGCGATGACTACGGTGACGCAGGCACGGCAGAGCCTGACCGACATGCAGAGCATGTTTGAGGATGCCGGCACGACAGACGCGTACAAGGTCTCGCAGGCACGAGTGGCGTACCTTCAGCTGGCTGCAGCGAAGGCCACGGTCAGTGGGGTGCGCCTTTTAGCAGACCCTAGTTTGCCGAAGGTAGACGCAACGCCAGGATCTGGTCTGGCTCTCTTCAAGAACCTGCCGGTCAGCTATTACGATGACGTCAACCACCCGTTTATCCCACAGGATGCTACTGCGGTTGGGAAGATCGCCGGCCCCTGGAAGATTACAAGTGCCAATGATCAACTTGCTGTAGCCGCCAATGGCCAACCCGCTGCTGTGTTTAGCCTGCCTACCGTGGTTTGGCCCACAGTTTTGAGCGGTGGAGGGACCACTGAATACACGTTCGTAAATACGACTGCCGCGACCTTAGCTGGCAGCAGCTCTGGTCCCTTCGTTATTCCCGATAGTCCGGGTAATGTCTTCACTGTGATCGTGGATGGTGTTGTGTACTCAGGGCTGCTTACAGCAGGAACCCGAGGCACAGGTGACGTGATCTCAGACATCCTTGCTATCTCCGGCCTCTCTAGTGTGCTGACTGTCGTGGCCGGTGGTTCCGGGAACATTGTACTCACTACTGTGCAGCAAGGTTCCACGGCGGGAATCATAGTGCGTACCCTTGGATCTGTTCTGGGCTTCGAAGGAAGTCTGGCTTACGCCGCGGGCACAGATTACAACCGGATGCTACTCATCAACGGAGATCGATTGGTAGAGCTGCCCGCTGGAACGCTATCTACTGCGGACGTAGCAGTGGCAATCACGAGCGCATTCTCTGACGGAGAATTCGTCGCGACTGCACACACAGATGACAAACGCATTTCTCTCCAACGCAACGGCCAGCTCAAGTTTAAGATGTCACTCCCGTTGGTGGGAGGAGGCTATGCAGGCCATACGCGAGAAGAGCTATCCAGGTGCTACGCTTTGCTCGGCTTTCAGGACGGTCAAATTGGGCAGACAGCTCCCATCACAGCCCAGCAGCTAGCGGAGTTCTTGAACGCGGACCCTGTCTTCAGAGCTCTGAATGTGGTGGCTTCCGTGAGTAGAGGGGTCACCACGACGAACGGAGATCTACTGGACGTTACCGGTCTTGCCTGCACGGTATTAGGCGCCGATTCCGTTAGTTTTCCTGCAGCGGACATTCCGGCCGCGTTCATCCAGAACTACGCCACGGGCACAGACGTTCTGTCGGTGCACATCAAGACTGGGTACAACGATGGCGTGTGCCGAATGTCCTCTATGCTTTCGCACGATAGCGCCTCGGTGCACATGCGTGTGGACGCGCCTTTCCCGCTAGATAGCGCACAAGCGCCTACTGCTTACGCTATTGAGAAGGATACTCTTCAGATCACAAGTACTGCGTGGAGCACACCTGGGGTACTGACGTCTCAGCTGGTGATTTCTGGCTCTGCCGCAGGTAGCCTCGGGCTTGCTGGCACCTTCTATGGGTCTACGAACGGGGTTCTGTTTTTTCCTACCTCATCCGCCATACCTGCGCAACTAAGCGAGCAGTTCTACAAAGCGGCTGTCAATCTGGCGACGTATGGAGTGAAGAAGAGCGACTTGCTCTGGCGGCCTGACCCAAGCGACTTGGGGCAGCCTGGTGTGACCCTCTTTACTGTGGCTGGAATCTTCGCAGAACCCGACGCGCCGGGCAGTGGTAACAAGGTGCTGGCGCTAGATCTGCCAGGCATATCGCTGCGTCCGATGACGGGCCCAGACCTGGGCTGGGTGGTCTACAGCTATGAGGCGTTTGAGTACAAGTACTTCATCGAGAGGGCGTATCCGCAGTACTACGCATACATGCAGCAGGCGCAGGCGAGGCCATACTCGACGGGTTCCACAGCAGAGTTAGACCGCGTGTTAAATCCGTTGTTGGCTAACCCCAATCCCTCCACAGGTCAGATCAACGACGCCAGAGCCGCGGTTACTGCCTTTATCTCCGTTGTGCGTGCCGCGATAGTTGTGTGCTCTGCAGTTATCGCTAATAAGGTAGATCGCGTAGACGCTGCTTTAGGTATGCTTCAGGAGCGCGGGTTTGACTTGGCGTACAAGGCTTTGTCCACAGGAGACTTGATCGGTTTTCTGGCTATGGACAAGGACGATGCCTCCTCTTCCGCAGCAATGCTAAAAGCGGCCCGCAGTGTTGTGCAGAGTGATGTGCCGATCTCTAAGACCACGGATAGTGCGGACATCGTGCGAACGCATCAAACCACGGCGTACTCTCCGGATGCGTCGTATGACTATGCGGATGTCTCGAACGAGGACCCTGTCAGCCTGATAGGGGCTGGTGCTACCATAGACTCTGTAGACCCGGCGGCGGACCAGGTAACGGGAAAGACTCTCAGTGGCTGATACGACAACGAAACAGAAGGCTTTGATCGCCAGTATCCGGGATAGTATTTCGGATGCTTACGGATTTGTCCGTGGCTCACAGTACACGAAGCGAGTCAGCCAGACGACTTACGAGCAGCTTGTGGACGCTGCGATAGGGAAGATACGAGGCACTCCCGGTGTCGTGACCACCCGTCCGAGCAAGCTTGCTCGCATAGAGACTGTGCGCAGCAATTTGGTATCGGCTTTGGAGGTTGTGAAGGATACGCCGGTTACCGCGTGGGTTTGGGGCACAGACCAGGCTGTCGCGAACAAGGACAACGCAAACCCACCGGAGAATGCCTGATGGACATTCAGTACGTTCAGTTCAGCGACTTGCTCACACTCACCAGCGTGGACGAAGTCCCTGACCACGCCCCGCGGGCCTTGCGTATCACAGGTCCCGACTTCACTACAGCTGTAGATGTCGTAATCAACGACGAGTCGAGCCCATCCTTCGTCATCGCAAGCCCCAACGTGGTCATCGCACAGGTACCTATCGACCTGGCTACGCAGGCAGTGCGGTCTGTCTCCGTAATCAGCTCGGAGTTCCGTTTTGTGAGAGAGAGCCAGGTAACCTTTCGTTTGGGAAGGGACACGAAAAAAGCAACTGGTCTGATCTGCTTGATGCAGACGTACACCAAGTTCTTACTGACCACGCCACACTACGACGCTTTTTCGCCCAGCCTGGGAGGCGGAGCATTAGAGGCACTGGGCACGAATGCGGATTCAGCTGTGGGAGCGAACGTAGTAGCTGTGGTTACCAGGGCGGTGAATGTCGCCGCAGATCAAATGCGCTCTGTTCAAGCACGACAGTCACAACTCTCCGGTGATGAGAAGCTCATGGCCGCAAACCTTCTGGGCTGCAGATACGACGCGGAAAACACGGGGCTGGACGTACGAGTAGAGTTGATCGCGCAATCCGGTAAGACGGCAATCGCCAGTTTGGGTGTGGGCTAGAGAAAGGCGACCCCGACCACAGAAGGGTCGCCTTTCAGGTAACTAGGAGGGACAGTTGTTCAGGTTCTTGCACGTCTGGCAGCGGCCTTCCCAGGTGCCGTCAGTCTTTTGTACGTCGAAGCAGCCACTGGTCGTGTAGCTGGTTGGGCAGTCATACTGCCGAATTACGTCTGCTGGTTGTCCTTGCGCCACCATCGCGACTGCTTGCGCTCGGGTCAGGCAGCAGAGCTGTCCGACACCGCCACAAGCAGGTGTAGTGTCCGGTGGGGTGACGACTTCAGCGTCCTGGCCCACGCAGCTGCCGCTGGTGCAGAACCCTGTGATGCAGGTTCTCTGTGCGCAGCACGCCTCTCCAATGTGTCCGCAGCCAACTGGGGAGGTGTCAGGCATTCCGCCATCAGGGCGGGGCTCGGGGCCTACCTCGCGGAGCAGACCCTGTGGTTCCGGGCCCTGTTGAGGTTCCGGCCCTTGTTGGGGCTCGGGTCCTGGGAGTCGCGGCTGGGGCTCCACCAACTGTCGCGGCTCGGGGCCCATCTGAGGCTCTGGCCCCTGCTGTGGCTCAGGTCCCATCTGGGGTTCAGGACCTTGCTGGGGTTCTGGGCCGCTGGTCGCGAGGCAGGTGCCAGACACGCAGGTTGTGCCGACGCCGCAGGCTCCGCCACAAGGGATGGTGACCTGGGCGTCCGCCAAATGGGCGTCCGCTAACTGGGTGGTCAGGGTGTCCACCTGAACGACTATGTCGGCGGCGGCATCGGCGCCTGGGGTGGTGCGGTTTTGGAGGCCTGCGGTGTTAGTAGAGCACCCCGCGGCCAATATGATCAGTGTAATGTAGCGCATGTGATCTCCTTTCCTCATAGTACTTATACCCATTTTGCCTCCTCATTTTGCCCCACTGAGTCACAGAGCGGTTCTTTCACTCCGGGTGGCTGGTGGCGTATAATCTTCCCCATTCTCCTGCCCAAAGAACCTGGAGCAAACACATAATGGCGACCACAACACTGGAAGAGTTTCTGCAGGATAGACTCCGTGTCTACGACCCTACCATTGACTTGTCCTCAGGCTCTCCCGCGGATGCACAGGTTGTGCAGCCTACCGTGGTTCGCTATCAGCCCGACCCCTTTGAAATGCCCGTTGAGGAGTTCCTTGACTCGCGCATGGCTCAAGAGTTCCCAGACACCAACGTGCAAGAGGGCACAGGGCTTCGGGACTTACTCATCAAGCCGATGCAGGTGCTGCTCGATCCTGTGATCAGAGAGCTCCAGCTTATCAAGAACGGCCAGTCTCTTATCGCGCCAGACCAGCTGGCGGATAGTGAGGTGGATGCCTTCGCGGCGAACCTGTTCGTCAATCGGAACACCGGAGACCTGTCACGAGGTAAGGGCCGGTTGTACTTCAACGCGCCTCAAGCGGTACGTGTGAGCGTGGGGAACGTGTTCTACACCGCGGATAACCTGCGCTTCTACCCAGATCGGCAGCAGAGCATCTCTGCGGAGAACATGGCGTTCAACCAGTCGGGGGCGTTGTTCTACTTCGACGTAGATGTTGTCGCCGAGCAGTCAGGAGATCAGTACAACATCGACGTTGGCTATCTGGTGGGTGTCACGAACATCAGCGTGGCTGTGCGGGTGACCAATGTGACCAGGTTCACTGGTGGTTTGCCCACGGAGACATCAGAGGATCTCATTGCCAGGACAGCAGCGAGCATTACGGAACGCTCCCTGGTAACTCCGCGGGGTGTGAGCGCAAGACTCCGGGATGAGTTTCCAGCACTGACACAGCTGCAGGTAATCGGGTGCTCTGACCCCGAGATGAACCGGGATGTGCTCACGGGCGGAGATTTGGGAGAGGTGATTTTGTCGGGGGTAGACGGCATACCTCTTAGCGACGGTGCTGGGGGTAGCACAACTACTCGGCTTGGTGCTCAGGTGGCCACCGTACTCCCACCGGGTTTTAGCCCTGGTCCAGTACCAGCAGAATCTCCGCTGTACCTGCTTACCACGGAGGTCGTGTGTGGGGGCGAGGCGTCCATTGAGGTGGTGCACAGAGACAGGCTGCTCGTGCCAAGTCCTAATGTCTTTGATGCATCTGACGTAGGTCGCGTAATAACGATCTTGGGTGTTCCTGGGCAGAACGGCGTCAAGACCCTGAAGATCTCACAGGTCGTCGGCGGGTATATCCAGCTAGTAGATGCCCAAACCTCTGCTGCGTACTACGGTGCGGGTGAGCAGCACATAAAGTGGGTGTTGATCCGGTCTACTCGCAAGAGTCAGATTGTCAGCTTTGACGGAAATACTACTGATCTGGTGGTTTTGGACGACCCGGCAAATGGGAGTTACCCTCTTCCCGCAGATTCGCTCAACTGGGTAACCAAGCTCAGCTGGGAAATTCGTAGGCGGGAACTCACCATTTCTGGTGTTCCGTCGGGCATTGTTCTCTCTGATGAGAGGGCGGCGATCAAGGTCCTGCCGGGCCAGGTGCATATTGGGGGCTGCTCCGATTTTTACGTGCGAGGTCAGGCTGCCGATGCGGCGTCTCAGGTTATCGCAGACCTGGAGGACGAGAATCCTCTTTTCCGTGACGGTGTAAACGGCCGAACGATATCAGATCAGCGTGATTTCTTCTGGGATAGGCCTACCCCTGATGTTTCGGATGATTCGTACTGGTACGGCGGAATGCCCACCACCGTTAACTTTGGGGCGATGGGCGTGGAGCCGGGGGATAGCCTGATAGTGGAGACAGGTCCTGACGCTGGCACGAGGACCATCCTGCGTGTCGGCAGGTCGAACGCAGTGGAACCCCTAGGCAGCACAGATCATGGCTGCTTACAGGTTACCCCACCGTTCAGCTCTACCCAGGAGTTCCTGCGCTACAAGATCGTCAAGACTGTCACCGTAAACCTCCGGCAGCCTACACTGCGGAAGGCATCCGGTGGCGACGGAAGTACTGCTCAGTCCAGTAACGTCTTCACTACGGCCGGTGCGGTGAACTTCCAGAACTTCGGTGTTGCCGCCGGAGACAGGTTGCGTATCGCGGATGGAGTAGACGCTGGAGACTACAGCATCCTGAGGGTGGCAGGCACGGGCAGCAAAAACCTGGAGTTATCGGCTCCTCTGACTACCAGCGCTGTGGGCGTCGGCTGGGAGGTGTTACGAGTACAGGCGGGTCTTCAGTTTCCATTGGTTCAGATCCGTTCGGTAGACCTTCTGGACAGTAGCAATCAGCCCACTGGGCACCAGGTTCCTTACGGTGTGCCTGTAGACATTCGGTCTAGTTCCTTCTCCAATTTAGGAACTGGGGTCAAGTGTGTGACGTCCCATGCGATAGTTGGGATCATAGGGCGTGTGCCGCTGGAAGATGTGGCCTACCCTCTGCCTACCGAAGCTGCTCTGTACATCTACAAGGACTACTCTGCATCTCCGGCAGATAATGAGCTCCCAAGGGTGGTGCCTCTCGGTGGAGTGATGAACAAAGATGAGTTGGTGGACGCGATCAACTCGCGGCTTCCAGGTGTGGCGAGTCTTTTCCCTCTGGACGGTAAGCACCGGCTGCAGCTCAGATCTGACTTTTCGTGGTTGCACGTTTCCGCGGCCATACCTACGGGCGGCTCGCAGTACTTCGGCATTGACGCTATGGACGACAACCGCCAGATCATAAACGTGCGGGAACCGCCTGCGTTTTCTTGGCTTGACCCTGCTACGTGGGCTGAGACGCCGGAAGGGGCTAGGGCAGCTTTGGATGCAGAGCTTGATTCTGTGCAAATCCAGGGCGCAGGTGTAGCTAAGAATACCTACCTAAAGCACGTTGACACGGCTCGTCTGTACGTTCTTGACTTTGACGAGGACAAGAAGATCACCCGGTTCCCTGAGCCACAGTATGACGTTCCTGTGCAGGTAGGTACTCGGTCGATTGGCACTGCCAGGATTTACTTTAAAGATCCTACCTCTATGGAGGTACTGGGAGGCTACCGGCCGGCGTTGCTGAATACGGCCGACCGTCCAGCTAACTGTGCAGCTGTTCGTAACTTTCCAAGTGACCCTGACGTCATCCAGGAGACAGAGGTCAAGCGTACGCACTTCACGGCTACTGTGAACGGTGTTCCTTTACGGTTCATACCGGACCCGGCTTTGTCCAGAGTGATTATCCCTGACCCTACCTCCAAAATTCCCAACAACTTGCGTAGCACACCAGATAGGGCGGCTGGGACCGGGTATGGACTTGTCTCCGCACACAGTTTCAACGCGCAGGTGGTGAGTTCTCGTACGGAGGAACTGGACTTTGTCACTCGCAGGGTTCGGGCTGGAGATCAAATTGACATAACGTACCGGCCGATACTAGCGACTGCTGACTTCAACCTCGCGGGCGTAGTGGGTAAGTTCATGGACATCCGTCTCGGAGGTGGTCCGCGCAAGACCCTCTTGTTCACCGACCAAGTGGTGAACGCGAGTAGTCTCGTCAATTTCATCAATGAGCAGCTCGGCTCCACCATAGCGTCGATAGATGACACCGGTAGACTTTTGCTTGAGGCAGATTTTTCTATAGAGATACCTAGAGTCTACTCGACAGATCTGCTGAGGTACGCTCTGTGGGCTGTACCTTATTTGGGACTGCCGAATTATCTAGGTAGCACAGACGGTCTCAGCAACGCTGCAGTCAACGCTGGAAGCTACACCATCAAGACCACCGGCCTCACCCGCAGCATGGGGGATACCATGGGGTTGCTGCTGGTGCCGGAAGACCAGGCTCAAATCACGTCAGAGTGGAACAGCCAGCATTTTCAGATCAGAAGGACCGGCTCACAGCGCACTCACGTTACAGCCATGCAGAATCAGGTCGAGAGTGGCCTGTACTACATGGATGTGCAGCTGCTGTCAGACGGTGCCGGAGATTTGTACAATATTCCTGACGGAACTGTGCTGCTCGCTACTGGGTACGAGGCGGACGGGTATCACCTTCAGGTGGTAGACCCGAACTTGAGCTTCTCTACCGAGGAAGACGTGAATATGGTCTTCAGTCGTCAGCTGCTGCTGAACGGCGAAACTGATGACCTGGGGAACGCTGCCACGCTCGCGGGTCAGAATGTCCAGGTCAACTATGACTACTCCTCACTTACCGAGTCCGTGCAGCTCTTCATTGGAGCTGAACTGGATCGCGTGGTAACGGCGAGTCTGTTGGCGCGACACCTCTTCCCTAGCTACTTGTACTTCGAGTTGGTGTACCAAGGCGGCTCATCCATGGAGGTAGTCCAGGCAGATGTAGACGCGTATCTGGCGGGGCTTGGGCCGACCGACAATGCGCAGGCGTCCTCTATCCAGAAGCTGGCTATGCGGAGGGGAGCGACGTTCGTGCAGAATCCCCTGGTGCTGGTCTCTTTAGACACGAACGCTAGTCGGGTTCTTTCTGTGGTGCGGTCGAGCAACGTGATATCTCATGGGCGGCTATCGACCTTCTTCCCCGGAAAGGTAGTGGTCACACGGCGCTAGTCTTCGGGCCCCGATAGCAGGGGTATTGCTGACTTCAGTTTGGCACGGTTTCCCATCTCAAGTACGAGGTTCGAGTGAGGATCGAAAACGCAATCACAGTCTTGGCAGGTCATAACGTACCGGGCAAGAGGATCGTCGCCCCGGAATGCGATACGACTGTTCGTGCTCCTCGTAAGGGACGTGCTCTCGCAGTTGGGGCACTGCTGGCTCTTGTAGAAGGCTTCGCGTTTCTCTGCCATGGGGGTCACAATGTTCGTGTGGCCCTCTAGTAACTTTGAGATCTCGTCTGGGTCCATGCATATCAGTTGCATGCTTGGTAGCGTATTCTCTTCTTCGCAAAATAGCAAGATCATGACGCGTTTCGGCTACTACCACTGTAGCCGTAGCGTGTCAGATTTGGTAAGGGCAGACCATGGCTGATCTACAACACGTACCTGTTTCTGATAGTTATCGTTGTCTAGACGCGGGTGCTACGAGTATCTATACGCTGCTGGATTGTGCAGAGGTGTCCTCCTCCGGGCGTGTTGTGGCCGCGCACGGGTCTCCTGACCGGCTGAACGTGCTGAGTGATGACGGCACTGTAGCCGACTTGGAATTTGACCTTCCTGTAGGATCAAAATTCACGTTCCAGGTTAGGTTCAACACCGCCTCTCTGCCTGCAGATTTGAACAACCCGGCCGCCAATCGGTTTTTCCTCGGGGTGTACCGTACTGGGGGCAAGTGCTTCGGTGTACTGGTGTCCATGCAGGGTGTGGCTCTGGTAGACCGAGCAGTAGCACCGGAGCAGGTGATCGATGGCGGCGACGCTTGGAGTGGAAGTTCTAGCGAGGTAATTGACGGTGGGGACGCCTGGAGTGGAAGTTCTGGCGAGGTGATCAACGGCGGCGACGCTTGGGGTAGCCCAGGCGTACCTGGGGGTGGTGCGCTCAGTAGTTCTGGGGTCGTTCCCATACCTGGCACGGCGGGTATTCAAGCTTGCGTGGGGCACGACACAACGCTGTGCTTGACCGTAGACGAGAATAACGTAGCTACGCTGTCTTACTCTACAGAGAGTATTGGGGAGTCCGGAATTCTGTTTACGGCCCTTGCCCCCGATACACCAGACGGGTACGGCAATGGAGCGGTGCTGGAGTTCGTGGGTCAGGCAGTCACGCCGTTGAGTCTCTCAATATTTGACGTGCAGGCAGATTGCTACCGTGTGGTCCCCATCATCCCAGTAGAATACCCGTTGGCTGTGCCGGGCCCTGACAGAACGGACCTCCTCGGAGAGCCCACTCTTCTGGATGCCTCTGCCAGTCTCGCCTTTCGTGATCGACCGAACAGCACGGACGCTAACCTTCGGTACCAGTGGTCCCTGGTGCTGGCCCCAGATGGTAGCCGGTTTAAGATCTATGATTACAGTGGTCACGCAATTGACGATGAAGATGGCGACCCATTCACTCCTGTGTTTTCCGCGCTACCAGGGGCATCGTTGTTTAGCGCAGCCAACGCGCCACTGCTGAAACCGGGCGATACCCTGGTGCTCTCTGCGCGGGACGCCCAGGGTGTCATGCAGTCCTACGCGTACACGGTCAGCCCGACTAGGTGGGCACAGATGGACGGCGCGTGGGTCCGCAATTACGCCGGCGGTTGGAATGACGATCAGCTCGTGGTGGACGGGGACACTATTCCGATCACATGGTCTAACACGGCATGGACGGTCAATCATACAGCGACGTTTATCTACGAACCACAGGCACAGGTTACGTACGCGGCTCCTGATGTCGCGGGTTTGTTCGAGGTACAACTGGTGGTATCCACGGCACCACCGGTGTCTATGTCTAGCGCGCCCGTCACGATGCTGGTGAACGTAGTGCCTACGGCATTGGCCCTGGGGGTAGTTCCGGACGTAACGTACCTGTGGAGTTATCTATCTAACTTCTGGGATCTCCTGGATGACAAGGAGAAGGTAGCCACCGCGTGGTCCGGTTTTGCCCAGGCTGCGGCAAACATCTTATTGACTGCCTGGCAGATCGACTACAACAAGAGTCTGAAAGATATCCAACGCACCTTCCAGCGTCGGTGGCTTCCGTATTCGTTCAAGGTGGCAGACACATCTACCGATATTCGTATTAGTCGTGGGCCGCTATTCGGTGACGGCTTTTCTCTAGAGCCGTGGCCCGTGGGGGGCCAACGCCTGGATTTGATCATAGATGGGGGACCCCTTGTCAGTCTGGTGTTTGACTCAGGTGACCCCGATCCCCTCATGGGGACGGAGGCTATAGTTGAGCAAATTAACGCGGCTCTAGTGGCAGCTGGGTATCCGGAGATGGCCTCTGTGCGCATAGGTGCCACAGGGCAGGTCATGCCGCAGATTGTGCACACTGGGTTGGTGCAGGCACTGATTGGCGACCCCAGCAGCTCAGCCGCAGTGACCCTCCAGTGGGGCAGGCGGCACCCAAATACTTTGGCCTTTGAGAACCCGCAAAATGAGGTGTGGGGAGATGGCTATGTTTGGGTGTGGACTACGGATAGTACAGTCATGGGGAAGCTCACGTACGTGGGTTGGTGGGCTCGGGACGTGGAGCGCCTTCAGGATGTGGTGCTTCCGGGTTCTATGGTTGTGTTTGAAGCGAGTATGCGTAGTGTGTTCGACAGTTCTCTGCGGGTTTTGAGCACTGACTTTTACGGGAGTCCTACAGGCTGGCGTAACTTTGCAGCTACCTGTATCAGCTATGAGGAAGATCCGTATGTTCACACGAATCTCTGCATGAGGATAACCCAGGAGCTGCCTCCTGCTTCGCTTGGACTCTGGTTTGTCCCCAGTGTGGTTGTCTCCAAGACTGTGGATTTTTACGCTGCAGGGGTTCTGCGCAGCGATCTGGCTGTGTTCTCTGTGCGAGATCTGTCTACTGGAGGCGTAGTCGATATTCACTGTCCAGTGCATATCGCGCATGGTAAGCAGCTTGCTTTTGACCCACGACCGCTTCTTATCAAGTGGAACGGCTACCGGGATAACTACGAGACCATTTTCACTGGAGTTTTGCGGACGCAGAGTATTCCTGTAGATGATCTCGTAGTGAGCGTACCCCGCCTACAGGCTGACGTACTTAACCCCAGGGATGTGCTGGAGGAGGGTAAGGATTACTCGGTCAAGCGGATAGAGCAGAATGGGGTGAGCGTCAACGCTATCGTGCTCAGGAATGGGACGTTTGCTGCGCAGGACCCGCCGGTTGACTCATATTGGGCAGAGCAGACTCACCTGGATAATAGCCCAGCCATCGAGGCTAACTTCGGCAGCTTGGTGCCTCCGCTATCGGAGAAGTCTTTCACGGAGTGGAAGAAAGATCTGCCAAACCTAGACTACCTGTCCGCGGTGCAGGGTTTGTGGTACGCCTACTGGGGTGGGCCCTCTGTTTTCCGTATGCGAGTGGGCGTGCAGATTCTGCTTGGCCTGCCTTTCGCGGAAGAGGCTGGTACGGTTGTAGAGGTCAACGACCTCTTCAGCACGAAAGAGGGTCGCCTGCTCATTCAGGACAAGAACAGTACCCTGGTGCGCAGCTACTTCTACCCACGGTCTGTCGGCCCAACGCAGTTCAAGGTAGGCGATGTAGTGGAGAGGTTCGCGCCATTGTGCGGAGGCGTGGAAATCCTAGACTGGGTCAACAGCCCGAGCTGGGGAAGTGGGTTTACGGCGAACAATACAATCTCTGGTCTGCAGAAGTACTTCAGGTTCATGCTGAGGGGTAACGCGGATGCGTTCGATCCTTTGCACATCATGTTCGCCGCAGATTTTGTGAGGCACGTCAAGCCGCACTACACGAACGTGATGACTGTTCTGCAGAAAGATCTTTCGGACGACATTGAGGTAGTAGATCTGGTAGCTACCACGGTCAAGCTAAAGGTCGTGCAGAGCATAGACCCGCTGGTACGCGGCGTGCTTCGTTGGGATGACTACGACGGAGCTGGGCGCATAAGACACCATTTGGATGAGGCACCCATCTCGTTCGTGTGGGACCATGACGGCCTCTGCCCTCGTCAACAGGTCTCCATTTTATCGAGTACTCTGCCCACCGACCTGATCGCTCTGGCTGGGCTACAGGCGCTGGGAGCGTCTCAAGATGTGACGACTGTTCTGCGCGTACTACCGGGATCAGGCACCTTGACCCGCGTAGTGGTGATCGTGCGGGCTCCTGTGCGGGGACCGTCGGCGGCAGACTATGCGTCAATAGATCTCCTGGCGCAGCCATCTACCAGCATCGTCACCGGGGTTCCGTTGTCGCAGTCACAGGGAACGTACACAGCGCTAGACCTCTCAGGCCTGACAACACCCTGTACAGGCCAGGGGTTCGCCGTTACCTGGCGAGCGCGAACATTCACCTGGAACTTGACAACGGCAGGAAGCGTCCAGTTCTACTACTTCATTTCTTGACGATGCTGTACATCATGTGTGCCGGCTTGCTATTCTATCCATGGAGGAATCGATGTTACTCAGCGACACTATAGGTGCTACCTCGAACGTGTTCATCACGGCACGAGAACGCGGCAAGAAGGTTCCCGGTCTCTGTAGGCACGGCCATAACCAGTGGGTCTTCCCCGGCCGAGAGTTTCTGGCTTGGGCGATAAAGCCCAATCGCGACGGCAGTTGGACGCATGACGACAACCGAGTAGTGAAGTACACGGGGTTTGGGATCGGAGGAGAGCTGCAGACAGCCACCATTCCCACCGGCCTAGGTACTCTCGGCTACGATTATCCAGGGCAGCAGACGTTCTCGGATGAAGACAACACTGTGCACTGCCTTGAGCGGCCCATCAAGGTCTCTGGAACTCCCGGTAGGGGGGCAGCTGTTGGTACCTGGCTACAGCCGTGCGTCATCAGCATCGACACCCCTTCTCTTTTTGGAGATTCCGTTTCCTCGGTAGGCATCGAGTTTATGTGGCTGTTTAACGACACAGGTGATCTTGATCTGGCGGGAACGTACACAAACATACCGCTCTCTGAGATTGCAATGTTCACGTCGGCTCAGGTTGCTACGCGGACTGCAGATCAGGTGTACGACTACAGTAGCCCTCCAGCGTACATCACTAACAGCAGGCAACAGGCTATCGCCTATCACACCTTTTCCCCCATCACTAAGACGCCAAGCATTTCTTTGGAAGTGCGTTGGCAATTGAAGTTCTAGGAGTACAACATGGCTCTTCCACACCCACATGGCATAGATTCTGGGCAGATTGGGCATGGCTACGGAGTCAATGTCCAGATCGATCACAATGACACTCCTGATACGACTGGCGGCAAACTGATCGCTGTGGGGGAGGATGGGAAGTCCAAGAACTCTAACCGAGGTGTCTGGGCACTTTCGGAAAACATCGATTACATCTACAAGAATTACGCCGGCAGTAGGACCGTCCCCGGAGTCAAGACGTTTGTCTCGACAGGCACCAGCTACTACAACTTGACTGAGTTTGTCTTTGTTGGCCTCCCGAGTTACCCCATTGAGTCCTTGGGGATGCCGCGACTGTTCTCCGTGCTGAGCGACCGTTGGGCTACCCTTCAGGACCCCGTCCTTGGTGGCGAAGTTCGGGTGACGACAGTACGAGATGTGGCTGACGTGGGGACAGTGTACAAGCTGGGTGACACTGCTGGTTTCTACCCAATCGTGCCTGCTCCCCCAGATCCTCCTCCGACTCCTGGGGTGCGCTTAGGGTTCAGCTTGGTGGACGCCCCTACCGGAGACATCCTTGTCGCGGACTACGTGATACCCAACGCCACGGTGGTAAATATCATCTTCGGGGCAAAGGGTAACTATGAGACTTTGGCGTCCGATGCTCTACTGCAGGTGATGATCAACAAGACCGGTGTGCCAGCAGGGGTCATTCTTCAGAACGGTACTCGGCGTATGTTGCAGGACCTCCACCTGGGCGGTCGTTCCCTGCGGCACGTAACAGATCTCAACGGCGATGAGAATCAACTCGCGTTTCGTGACGTGTGCGCGCCTTACCTGAATTGGTTTTCTGAGCCCATTTACGGCACACAGCTGAGCCCAGCGTCTCCTGCAGGACACGTGAGTATTTTGGGCAAACTTAACTCCGCTATAGGCGGGGTGGACTGCTCTATGCCGAATCGTGTGGTGGATAAGGTAGGAGAGTTGGTGTTCGATGGGATGGAGGGAACCGTCACGATTCCAACAGGCAACGGGTACACCATCAACGGCGAGTCATTCATCACCACGAACGACCCCGTGGTACAGCTGCCATGGGACGACCAGGACTACTACGTGGTGATCAGCCACGATGATCTCACGCCCGCGCTAACCTACATTTCGGCCAGTACCGTCGGCAGTGACCTCACCGAGAATATGGTGATCATTGCCTTGGCTAACGTCAGCTCTGCCTTTGGGGTATTCAACTATCAGAGTGATCTGCGCACTAAGGGTCGTCACCTAAACGGCAAGTTCGAGGTATTTGTAGGCCCGGATGCCCAGTGTGACTTCTCAGATTTGCAGCGAGCGGTGAACTACGTACACGCGCAGTATCAGTGTCTGGCTTCTCCTAATCTCGATGGTTGGCGACCGAGGCTGGTATTGCGTGGAGTGACGGATGTCAGCGCCATCGCCGGAACAGTGACGCTTCCTGTGAACTCCCCATACGCATGGGAGATCGTTGGAGAAGGAGTTGGCTCAGGCTCTGTCTCGTCAGTGTACAAAGGACAGGCGCTCCTTCGTGGAGCTGTTGGGGCTAACTCTGTATCGCTGGAAGCTAACGGCAGCGTAGTACACGTGCGGAGAGTTGCTTTCTCCCCAGGTAGTGGCACAACGACGGCAGGAGCGTTGGCTCACCTGGGTAGCGGGTCAGACTTATCTGAGTGTACGTTTGCTGGCGTGCTTTTCGGGTCCAACTTCAGTACAGCGGTAGTGCAGGGAGCGTCTGCCGCGCAGCTTACGTGCCGCAACTGCCAGTTCTCATCGATCTCTAGTACGGCGATCTCTAACCCAGGCGGCAAAACCGTCTTGGAGGACTGTCTGTTTACTGAGGTCAGCGGCAGCGGGGGCTGGGTAAACACTCTTGGTGGTGGCGGGTCTATTCAACGCTGTGTTTTCAGAACAGTCGGCGGCGCCTTTTTGTCTTTGGGCATTGAGCCGGCGGATGGCACGGACGGTATGTTCGAGGTCGCCCACAATGACTTCACGGGGGTAGGGTTGTCGCTTGTCTACCCAGGCTCCACCGCGGCTGGCCAGTTTACGGTTGCAGATAATTCGTTCAAGAACGTGATCTTCTCCGGGCGTGCCGCTATCACAGGAGACAACTCAAACGGTTCCCACAGCTCAGGAGAGAGTGGCATTGGAAGTACCAAGGCGGAGATCTGTGGGAATGTGTTCCTCGGCTGCATCACCAGTATTAAGTTCGACATGGATCAGGTTGAGTCAGACAACTCTAACCTAGTCATTTACGGGAACAACATTAGGCAGACGTTCAATACTTCAGACGTCATGTCCTTCGGGATCGTCTTGAACAACTGCGGGCACTTTACTGTGTCAGACAATACGATAGCTGCTTGCGCGACGGGGGTACGCGCCCTGGGGTTTGCGCACGGTGCGATCAGGGGCAACCACTTCTTCAACTGTACTCAGTACATAGTAGACATCGGGGCAGGTCCGTTTGCTATCGATGTGGATGCTAACACCCAGACAAACGACAGCGCCAGCTGTGGCGTTTCTATGCGTGTGGCCAGTCACCCAGGGTGTTCATTTACACGCAACACGATTTCCGTGAGCGGCGTAGGTCATACGCTGACATCAGGCATCAGTGTCAGCGACTCGAATAGTACAGTGGTGCGCGGGAACGCGTTCACGTACACCACAAGCAACACAGTGTACGTATCAACCAGCGCTGGAGTTCGGGTAGAGGGCAATATCTTACGCGGTTCTAGCGGGTCGTGGTCGTCTATCTACCTTGTGGACAGCACGGACTACCACATTTGTGACAACACGATCCGGTCTGAGGACGGCACAACTCCGATACCTGGTGGTGGCATCTACGTAACCGTGAGCGGAGGTCCGTCAACGTGTTACGGCACCATCTCCGGCAATCGCCTCACCCACGTAGTGGGCGTCGGGCAGCTTAGTACGAGTGGGGTGTTCAGCGTCATCTACTGCGAGACAACAGCAGGTGAACCGCCGAAGGCAAGGGTGTTTGTGGAGAGGAACATTCTGGATAGTTGCGGCTGCAGTGGAGCCGGGGACAACTCATCCGTGTTCAGTATCTTCGTGAGCGGCATTTGCCAGGTAAATCATAACGACATCATAGATCCTCAGGGATCTACGACGGGGCGCACGACACTTCAAGCGTGTATCTCTATCCAGGCGCAAACACCTTACGTGTGGAGTTCTATTGTCCACGGCAACCAGATCATAATCAACAATACGCTGGGCAGCTCTGGTGGCGTGGGGTGGTACAGCACGTTCGTGGGTATTGACATGAACCAGCACGGAAGCGTGATGGGAAACACGGTTGTTGGCCAAAACCCAGTGGTCGGAGATGGCTCGTCAGCTGTTCGTCACGGGATCAGAGTAGGCGCAGAACGCAATGTGGCTGACGTAGGGAATGTTACCCACAACGTGTCACTGCCTGTGGGCAACGGTAACATCAATTTGAGCACTGGCATCACCGTAGGCAATGTCGGGGAAGTCAATACAAACGGAAACCTGTCGGCGCACGCATCCGGCAACGTTCCAGGCGTGTAGGAGGGATTCATGTTTTTTGTGATCAAAGAATTCTGGTCTAAGAAGGCGTGGCCCTGGATAAAGAAACATCCGTGGCAGGTAGTCCTCTTCCCCCTCACTATTCTCGGCCTCCTAATCGGCTTCAAGCTGGAGAGCGACAAGCCGCAGCCCCCGGTGCTGGTGCCCCCAAAGCAGGACAATGTTGCGTCAGAGCAGCAGCATGAGCAGAAGGTAGAGGCGCTGCATCAGCAGGCACAGGCCCTATTGGGCAAGGCGTCACAGGAGCAGGTGGCCGAGTACCAGAAGCTGAAGGCTACGGGCTCGTCTGCGGAGGTCGCCAAGTGGATAGACCAGTTCTAGCCAGAGGCATCGGGACGCTCGCTACGCGCAAGCCTGACGGCTACAGTGAGGAGAATGAGGGCCTCGCTCAGTCGGTGCCCGAGGGTCAAGAATCTGGCGTTGCGCGGGACGGCACGATAGGTGAGCGAGGGGAGAAGGATGCAGAGTTTGACGAAGACGGCACCAAGTTGATGCCGGCTCTGCGCCAGATTCACAAGATGGGTCACGTGGTTCCGCGGGAGAAGGTTGCGGGGGAGTACTCTAACCAGGACATAGAGGACCTGGACGCCGGCAACCAGAGCTTCTTCAATCAGCCTGTCACCCAACGTAAGACCGAGAGTGACGTTGGTACGCAGACCAGTACGCCTGGGGGCGGCGGGACAACGGGGGACAATCCTATCGTCGATGACGATGATGACAGAGGGTCTAAGCCAGCGCCTACTAAGATCAGCAAGCTGGGCCAGCTCCTGAAGATTGCGTTCGAGCTTCAAGGTAAGATGGACTTCCAGGGCTTGCCCATCGCTATCGAGAACAAAGCTGGTTCGGTACGAAGTGGCACGGACAAGGACGGCCACAAGTGGCGGACTGAGATGAAGTTCCCCTATGGGTACATCGAGAGTACGGAGGGTGCGGACGGCGAGGGCGTGGACTGCTACGTAGGGCCAAAGAAAGACGCGGAGAAGGCGTACGTCGTACACCAGAAGCATCCTGATACAGGGAAGCCGGACGAGGATAAGATCATGCTAGGCTTTCCAGATAAGCAGTCTGCCAAGGAAGCGTTCGAAATTCACTACGACGATCCTAGTAAGTTTCTCGGTCCTATCAGCGAAGTGTCTATGGACCGCTTAAACCAGCTGGTGGCGGCAAAGGGGAAGCTCACCAAGATTTCCGCGGTCACTGTACGGGCCGTACTGGACGAGATGGTCAAGGCTGCCTTCGGTCCTATGGAGATGGGCCCGGAACCGCGAGGACCCTTCTACGGTGCTCCACAGCCCTGGCAGCCGGCGCAGCCTATGGGCCAGCCTCAGCAGGGTATGCTCGGGGACGTGGCCCAAGACATGCGGAGTGCCCGCAAGACGGTGAACTTGGCTCGCAAACTATGGGAGGCGCGCAGTACCCTCCCTATGCTGCTCTGAGGGTAGACCATGAAGAACATTGCCTTGATCTTACTGATCTTGTTTCCCGCGACTGCGGTTGCGCAGACTGTTCCGTGTACTACCCAGGTGTACGGAGAGTTCGACAAGGAGCTGAACTGGCACTGCCCTATCCCGAACGAGGATACGATGGTACCGAAGCTCGATCTGTCTAATGATTCTGTGGCTCTGACGAAGGGGGCTGCGGCACCTTTCACAGGGCTGCTGCTTGACCAGAACCGCGTGCTGATGTTGGGTCTGCGCATTACGGGTCTGCGCAGGCTTCAGTGGATTGAGCTACGTACTGCACGGTCACAGCAGAAGATAGAGGTGGCGCGAGCGACTGAGGTGGCCAAGCAGGATGCGCTGGCTGCCGAGGCGCAGAATACGGCGCTGGTAGCTCGTAACGCTCAGTTGAGTAGAGAGCTTCAGACGTCACAGGCGTGGTACAGATCTTGGACGTTCGGGTTTGTGCTAGGGACGATCATTACGACTGCTGCGGCAGTGAGTCTTGCTATAGCAGTTAAGTGAGAGCATAGAGGAGTAGCCGATGGCAATAATCAGAGTACGACGTGATCTAGCCGCTGCCTGGACGGCAGTAAACCCGATTCTTGCCCTGGGGGAAATGGGGCGAGAGAAGGATACAGGCAATGTGAAGATCGGCGACGGGGTATCCCCGTGGTCTAGTTTGCCGTACGGCTACGACAAGACGTCAGCTACAGCTTCCTCGTCGGGGGATGCTCCTTACTGGCCAACAAGGCTCATCGATCTACCCATCAAAACGCGCAACGTGAAGGACGCTCCCTATTTTGCGAGTGGGTCGGCATTTCGCACAATCGTAGTCGGTACTCTTGCCAGCGGTAGCACGACAGCTACGGTGGCTAACTCAGGGGACTTTGCGATTGGCCAGGGCATCTGTATCCCTGGAGCTGGTGTGGCAGGGGTGAACCACGTTGGGGTCGTTACCGGAGTCGGTACGGGTCAGGTCTCCTTCTTGCCTGCGACGGCGGTCGTGGTGTCGAAGACCTCAACCTATGTCTACCGAATCAAGAAGCACTTCCACAGCGGAACTGACTTCACGCTCGGCGAGGTCATTGGAGTGGCGGGTGTGCCGGGCAAGCTCGCAGACCAGGGCGTGACAAGGCCAGTGTTTACCAATACCCCCGTCTCGTCGAGGTGTTTCTACGGCGCTGGTAACTCCGTTGCGTCACTCAGCAACTACGCTGACATTCCAGCGAATTGGATACTGGACAGTGGCTACGTTCCGACAGAGGCGGGGCCGATATGAGCAACCGCGATCCAGAAGACTACATGGACCCGAGTGATCCTCGCACGATGGACCTGGGGCACAGCGTGCTTGCTCAGTTCTATGGATTACACGGCAGTGCCGAAAGCGTTAAGGCTGGAATCTTGTACGAGCACCCAGACGGCAAGGGCGGGCGTTGCTGGGGCGGCGTTTCGTTTAAGGGCGTGAACCCAGCCGACCCGCGTGGATGGGATGTGCAGAGTCTTGACCCGCTGACCATATCTCCGTCGGTGCTTTGTCTTTCTTGTCAGCACCACGGGTTCATTCGCGAAGGCAAGTGGGTTCCGGCATGATCAAGACTGGATTTTAGGGCGAAAGAAAAGGGCCCCTTTCGGGGCCCTCTGTACTAGCTCTTGGCGGCTAGTTTCTTTTCCCAGTCCGCCTTGTACAGGGCGATGAGCTTGTCTACGTCTTCCTTGCCCATGCCGGATTTGATTAAGATCTTCCGGAGGAGGCCGCTCTGGATGAACATCTTCTCGCGGACGATGCCGACTTCTTCGAGAAGACCTGCGTCCATCTGCTCTACGCGCTCGGTGAGAGCCGTTACGCTGTTTGCGATTTCATCGAGCGTGTGCCCGATAGCTGTGAGGAGTCCCGCGATTTCGCCTCCTGCTTCTGGGGAGACAGTGGGGTTTGTTCCTCCCATGTTCGCCTCTTCCTCGACATCGTCCTCCGCGGCGGGAGGCATGTCATCCTCCACCTCTTCCGGTTCGGCGGCCGGGGCTTTGCCCTTCTTGCTGGGCTTGGCTACTGGCTCGTCATCATCATCCATCGGAGGCTCGTCGTCATCGATAGGTGTGCGTTTGCGGGAGGTGGGAGGCGCGGGTTCCTCATCATCGTCGGGGTCTGCTGCTGGAGCGGCCTTCTTGGCAGGCGCCTTGGTGGCTGCCTTTGCCGGTGCCTTGGTGGGCGTGGGCTCTTCCTCTTCCCCCTTCTCCTCGTCTTCCTCTGCCGCTGGCTTCTTCACTGCAGCGGTAGCTGGCTTCGCCACGGTCTGTCGGGCAAGAATCTTGCCGCCGGTCCTCTTCTGGGCAGCCAGAATGAACTTTATGATCTCCTCAAGCTTCATGGTCTTGGTCGGGTCAGCTTCGTACTGGATGGCCAGGTAGCGGGCGCGACTGAAGGAAAAGGTCTTCAGTTCTTCTTCGGTGTAGACTTTGATTTGGGTCGTCTTTGGATCAGCCATTGCGGTGTCGTCTCCTTCTTTTACTCACTCTAAACTGTTGGGTTTTTCGGCTCTGCAGAATTTGGTTGTCGAAGCCCAGTGCCCAAGCTCCGAACAACTCTGTGACGCTTTCGTTGGCGGCTACCTCGGGTGCGGTCGCTAGTTCATGCGCTCGGCAGAGGTAGCTCTCGGTCAACTTCTTCTCGTCCACCAGGTCACAGTACGTGAGGTGGATGCAGTTTGCGCAGCATGGGTTCATCGCAGGAGCCTGAGCCTCTGCAGTGCCATTTCGTTGGTAATGTCCTTGCGGAGGGTTGGTTCGAAGTCTACTACGGTGCACGCTACGGCACGACCAGGTGGGCAGTTCGGGCAGAAATAGCCCTCATCACCGCAGTGGAGTTGTCCGAATGTTTGATCTGGGTATTCGTGCTGCATGTACAGCATGAGGTCCCGGTCTTCGTCTATGGGGTCCTGGGTACAGTCTTCCTCCTGTACCGTTCCGTCAAGTAGGCCGATGAGGGTTTTCTCTCCTAGGCCGCGGTGTGCTATCGAGAGGCCCTTCAGCCGGCACAATTCGATGAGTTCAGTTTCGTTTAGATCTGCGTACTTCTCGCTCATCGTATGCCTCCCGTGTTAGCCCCACGTTGTGTTCGTGTATCCTCTTCAACCCCACGTACATGCCAGGGTGTTTCTCATCGCAGTGTTTCTCCAGGAACAGCTGGAAGTTGTGGCAGTCATCTAGCCCGGTAGCTTCTGCGACTGTATCTTCAACCAGCTTGACCATATTGGAGAGATCGATCTTCTTATACCTGGCTCCTACAGAACTTTTCACCACCTCCACCTGCGGGAAGAAGACTGCTAGGTGGAGGCGGTACGGGACGTTCTGCTCTGTTTTGACAAAGGCGATGCCACTGTCCTGCATCTCCCTCATTGCCCTGATCTTAAAGGTCCTGGCCTCGTGGGAGAGGATTCGGCCCTTACCCTGTGGGTGCCGGATGTAGATGTTGTTCGAGGAGGGCGGCAGGAAGGGTAACCACACGTGCAGCATCACTCCTCCTGCTGGGGCCGTTGCCTCTTGAAGAACTGGGCAGTACCCGCGGGAGTTCTGCCGGCTCCAGCTTCTCCGCTACGATAGGCGCGTCGCTGGTTGGACAGCCCCACGCCCTCCATCTTGTTCTCCAGCTCTTTGCCGCCCATAGCTCTTGATATGGTTTCGACTTCTCGCAGGAGGCCGTCGCAAATCGCTTTGATCCTGCGGTATTTGTAGTCGCAGGTTTCGAAGCGAACGGCGGCGTTGATGTACCGTATATCGCAGCGTGTTTCGTTGTCTTTATCCGCTACTCGTCCTTCCTTGGCTTTTCTGATCTTAGCCCAGGCAAAGTCTCGTGCGGATTCAGCAGCGTTCTTTTCGCTGGCCACGGTAGGTAATGTCTCCATGGCGTAGCGGTACCATTCTGTGGCGTACCCGAGCATGTCCGTGAGTTCGGACATGCTGAGGACACTGAGGTTGGAGGGGATGTTGGGCCGGTCGGCCAGGTCCCCATCTGTTTTCCGAGGACGTTGTGCGGACGGAAAGCCGAGGCTCTCCAGCTCTGCATCTCCCTGGGCTACGGCTTGTTCATACTCTCGCATCCCGTCTTCGTATGTGACCTCAAGTGTTGGCATCTACTTCCCCTTCCCGGTCACCGTCTTCGGCTTTGAGGTGAACAGTTTACGTGTGTCCGCTGCGCTTGTCTTTCTCGGAGGTTGGCAGACTGCCTTGTATTTGCACGAGTTGCACTCGTACGATACTTCGTGCGGAGGGGGCTCGCCTTGTAGGCTGTGCTCCCTCACCATGTCCAGCTTCTTCTCGATAGCGTCCCACCTGTCGGCGTCGAACGTCTTGGCGAACTCAGCCATCAAGGAGTTGTTCTTGTTGTAGTAGAGCACCAGCATTGTTGGCAGGTCGAACAGCTTCTGGTAGATCGTACACTGCGTAGCGTGGTTGTCGTGGACGTGAGAGGTGACCTTGAATCCGTCATCTCCGATGGTCTTGATCTCGATTCCGAAGCGCACCTTTACTTCGGGGGTTGTGATCGTAGCCATGCCGTCCATGTGGGCTGAGATGCCCCATTGGTTCTGGTCTGGGTTGCCGTCTGTTTCTATTTCTGCCTTGAACCCCTCGCGCTTTGCGCACTCAAGGATGTAGAGCTGCAGTTGCACGTGGATAGCGGAGCCGGTATCCAGAATCCTGCGGAGTTTTGGCTCCCACTGCCGTACCCCAGGGGCTCCTGTGTACGAGTAGTAGAGGTACCGGCCGCAGCCCATGGTGTACTTGCCACATAGGCTTTTCCCATTCTTCAGTCCAACCTCAGAGGCGCTGAATACCTGGGTACGTCGGACCTTGTCTCCGATTTCTAGTTCACCCCGCATGGAGATGGACTCGGTGTTCATGTCCTCAAGCAGGGCTTCTATTCTGGGGATGATGGTGACTTCGCCCATTGCCTTTTGGCAGTCGGGCTTGGACAGGTCGGCTAGTGTCAGCAGTTTGATCAGTTTACTTGCCACGGATTTTCTCCACGAGTTCTAGGAAGACTTCGTACGGCAGTACGGCGAACTTCCTGTTGAGTTTTGAGAATGCGACGACGAGTGCGGGCCACTCGTTCGCCATGTTTGCGTGTCGGATGATGGTGGACAGGTCTTCCACGGCCAGGTGATAGCCCTTTATGTTCTCTGTGAATTTGTGTTCTATCCGCCAGTCTCCCATCACCCGAACGTCTGCTTTTTCGTCCTGGTTACCTGAGCCTGGCTGTCTCTTTCCTCGCACGTCGCGGGCAAGCTGGTGCTCCATCACGGCGGACAGTTTGTTGCGGCGGGCGGCCAGGTAGTCCTTCGGGTCTTTGAAGCTGGTGTTGAAACCGATGGAGAAGCCTCTGTCCTGGCATTGGTCGCAGAGTTGGAACTCCTCCAGCAACTCTTCTGTTCGTGTATTTCTCAGCTGGTACAGCGTGGATTCTCTGCGTCTGCCACAGCTATTGCAGTTCAGCCCTTTTCCGACGTATCGGATGACTAGCTCGACCTTCATAGGAGTACGATCCTTTCTGTAAGAACCCCCACTTCTTGTGCAATGCCCACCATGTGATTGGTACCTCTGCCGCCGGGGAAGGCGATCACAAGTTCAGGCAGGAACACCTCTAGCATCTGTTGGTTTCTGATCGGACCAGCAGCGTTGCCGTACTTCGTCCAGTCCGCAGGGAAGACGACTACTTCCCAGCCACGGGATTTGCCGAAGCGACCTGCTAGTGTGTCTGCGCCTGAGGCACCACCGTGCGCGAGTATGGTGCTCGGGCCTAGCCAAGACAGTCCGCGCACGATGGTGTCGTAGTTGAGGAAGTCACGGCCTCCACAGGCGAGTACCCTCACCGATACCTCACGTACCCTAGCTCGGCGTGCACCAGGATGGCTTTGCGCAGGGCTGCCTTGAGCTTGCCGTCGGCAGTTACGGCAGGCAGTAATTGTTCCTGCTTGGTACCAAGGACTGTGCCCTGGAAGGAGTAAGTCTTTCCGGTGTGTTCGATGATGCCGTTGGGTAGCGCGTAGGAGAGCAGGTCACTGGCGACGTCAATCCGCGGGGGACTGTAGAAGTATCTGAACATGCCCTTCAGTCCTTCGTGTGTTCCTGCCTTCCCCTTTGTGATCTCCCAGTTGACCTCTTTGCCTATCTTTGCTTTTCCCTCAAGGATGCTCTCACCCTTGCGGAGCTCGATGTCTATCATCTTGCCGTGGCGAAGAGCGTGAGAGCCACCCACCTTGGTGTCTCGGGCGTGCATGCCCATCTTATTTAGGTTCGCGCGTACCTGACGGATGCCGATGAGTGTGGTCTCGTTCTCCCACATGTACGGGCGTTGTCCTTTCCACCCACAACCATCATGCCGGCAGAGGTAGACGTATTTGGCCGGTCCCGTGGTCTTGAATTCCAAGGGTCTGTTGAGGCAGCTCGGGCAGATCTTTTGGGGAGTGAGTGCCCCGAAGACCTTGGACATCCAGCGGGTCTGAACGCCCGAGGCATCGGCCACCTTCGCATTGTCCTCCAGGTCCTTGGTGTTACCTGCTTGCGGAAGCATAGCGTCCCATGAGTCGATGCCCATGATCTGATAGGAGTTCGTCGCAGTGGCGTCTGCCACAACCTGGAGCATGCGCTCTGCGATGGAGCCACGGACGATGTGGAACTTCCCGACTTGGTCGGTGGCCAGTACGTCCTTCTCTTTCTTCGTAAGTGGGGGCAGGTTCTTGTCTTTGCGCTTCCTGTCCTCCACGTCAATCTCGTAGTCCGACAGCGCCACCTTCACCCCCATCTTGCGCCCGAACACCTTGTCGTACACGGACTCGAAGCACACCATCATGATGTTGCAGTCGTCCCCGTACGTCTTTTGGCACCGGGCGAAGTAGTGGTACAGGAGTAGGTTCTTGCCAATACCGTCGCTCCCATCGATCTGACAGAGACCTCCTGCTGGCAGTCCTCCGTTGCAAGCGATGTCCAGGGTGACCAACCCAGAGGAGCGGCGCAGGTCCATGCGGCCCTCAAGGTCTTGCCCGCGTTGAACAACCACGCCTTCTCCGGCCAGGCTCTGAATGACCTCCAAGATGTCATCGGGGTTGTCCCGCGGAATCTTGGACAGGTCGATCTTCTTGCGGGGCTCTTCAGTTGCTTTAGGCTTCATGCAGGTTGTACCCTTCCTTGCGAGCATCGAATTTGTTGACGGTTCTGCCTGAGACACCAAGAACGACTATCTGGAGGGTGTCCTCGTCTGTAATCTGGCCTCTGTCCACGCGGTACTCTATGGCTTGGTGGGCGGCGTTCCGTGCTGACGAAGCCATGACCGTAGTGGGCATGGTCTTCGTGCTCAAGTCGTCTACCTCCATGGGCAGGTCCTCCTCTTGGAGGTTGAATAGCACTACGAATAGCTTACCGTCCATTGGGCGGCTCCTTCTCGAATGGGAGACTTCCGAGTTTGGGATCGAGGGGAATGTTGCTGTTGGGGTGGTCAGTCGAAGAGGGCGTCTTGCCAGCCGCTATCTTCTCTTTCTCTATCTTGGCCAGTTTCTCTTGGTCCAGTTCCACTGCGTATTTGTCCATCGACATTAGCGATCTCCTTAGGTAGGTAACGTGCTTTGGGGTCTGTCTCTGCGAAGTACTTGGTTGACTTTTTGACCAGCTCTATCAGCTCATCACTTGGTACGAACTTCAGTCGCCGGCCAGGAGGAACGTACATGGTTGTTTTACCTTTGGTCTTGGGGTCTCTCCCAGTACGGTAACCACGGTAGGCATTCTCGAACTGCCCTAATCCGCGCCATGATACGTTCCTGCCTTGGCCCAGCTCCTCTTTGATGATCGTGGCTGCTACACGAAGTAGCTTACGTACTTCTCTGCGGGTGTACCGCGTGCGCTTCGAGACCTCGCAAACGATGTCCAGCAGTTCCATCGGCTCTCCTTGTTAGCTCGCCATACCTTCACACACAGGACAGCTTGAGGGGCTGTGCGCTGTGGCGAAGTACTTAGCGATTAGGCTGTCTTTTGGTGAGTCTTCATCACACGGATCTCCGTGGCAAAATGCGCAGAGGCCATCAGGACCTCTAGCGAATCCTCCCGCCACGTACATGACATCCAGTACGATCTCTTGTAGGTCTCCTGGACCTAGTCCCAGAAAGGTGACCTTGCTTGTTTCTCGCGCCATTTGATCAGCCTTTTGCCTTCGCCCACGAGTGTCCCAACCCGCCGTCAACGATCAGCGGAACGGATAGCTCGAAGGGTAGAGGGTGCTCCATGTGGTATTTGATGATGGGCATTGCCTCTTCTGCGTTTTCTTCTGGGATCTCAAAGATCAATTCGTCGTGTACCTGCAGGAGCATGCGTACGTCCATCTCAATGAGGTGTGGGTCGTACTCACACAGGTTTTGCGCTCTACGTACGATGTCTGCGGCGCCTCCTTGAATAGAGGAGTTCACCGATTGCCGTTCCATGCGAGCGATCTGACCCTTTATTTCTCCCCCGTTCTTCATCTTGCTTAGCTGGTGCCAAGACAGGCCTCCGATAGCATCCATGGCGGGGAACCGTCGAGGACGGCCCATCAGGGTCTCGATGTAGTGGTCTACGTGGGCCTTGCGGTGGCACAGGTCTATGTAGTTTCTGATGTGGGGGTACGGCTCGAAGAACATTTGTACCAATTCTCGGGCACGTTCTACTGTCACGCCCAGCGTGTGAGCCAACTTCTTGACGCCCTCACCATATAGTAGCGTACTGATCCCAGGTTTCCCTGGGTACTGACTATCCCTTTGAAGAGTTCCGAAACTGAGGAAGGTTTCGGGCGCACTTGTGCGCATAGACTTGATGGCATCTTTTACACAGACGTTCGAGGTTACTGAGGTCGTTGTTGCGGTGATTGAGATCTTTGTGGTGTGTGAGCACGGCTTTTTTCTCACACCTGTTGCACTTATCACCGTAGGCTTTACGCGCAATGCGGGTGTAGTAGCTCCATGAGCCGCCTTTCCACGCGTTGTTCTTAGGCCCCAACTGATCATAGCCTTTTTTCTCGTACGTTCTGTGCCAGCGTTCTTTGCACTTCTTGAGGTGGTTCGTTCTTGCGCACCGTTTACACCGTTTGTGGTTGTACCCGGTACGCCTGAACGATCTGCCGCAATCGATGCACTTGACGCTGAGCTGCTTAGCTGCCACATTCCAAATCCTATACTCTTCACCCACCGTATCAACAGGAAAACGCGAATGACTACGCTGCTTGGTTGTCCAAGCTTCCTGTTGAGGACACCCTCCGGTGTCCAAGTCGATACACTACCCTCGGTAGGGCAGCACGGGATTGCCTTATGCTCTCGCACTTAGGTTTCCCCGTTTTGAGTGGGTTTTACTTCGGCCTAACACGTCGGTCTACCGAAGCCGATTGCCTTGCTGGCTGTCCTGGCGAAGAGCATTTCCTCTTCGACTGCGGTCAGGACCATCTGGGCGAACTCGGACTCCTCCATGCTGAGCGGCTTCTTGGCTTTCAGCTTTTCAAGCGCGGCTGATATTCTCTTCTTCTTCTTTACCGCGGCTGCGATATCCTCGTACGAGTGACCGAACATGAGGCTGGCAGTACCCATGTGAACGTCCCAACCTTTGTTGATGACTTCAATCATGTTAGGTTCTTGCGCCATGTGCGCGAGGATTCTGATCTCCAGCTGGGCGTAGTCGAACACGAGGAAGATGTAACTGTCGCGTGGGATGAACGCCTCGCGTAGCCTGTACACGTCTCCCTCAGACTTCGGTATGTTCTGCAGGTTGGGTTCGGTCGAAGACAGGCGGCCGGTGACTGTAACGTGCTGGTTGAGCATCGGGTGGATGCGGTTCTCCCTGTCAGCGTGCTTGGGCAAGCCCTTTACGTAGGTACCCAGTGCCTTGGAGATTCCTCGCATCTCGATAATAGTCGTACAGATTTCATTGCCATCTTCTGCATACTTCGTGAGCACGTCCTCGTCCGTAGATGGCTCTTTGGCTCCGGTCTTGCCACCCTTGGTGCGCTTGATGACGGGTAGTCCGAGTTTGTCGTAGAGTAGCCAGCGCATCTGCTGTACGCTGCGCAGGTTGATTTCTTTTCCAGCTATCTTGGTGATCTTACGCTCGTACCGTGCGATGTCCTTCTCCATCTTGGGCACTAGCGAGTCTAGGTACGGTTTGTCTATCCTGATGCCCCGCTGGATCATGTTGTACAGAGTGCGGGAGTAGGGCATCTCTATTTCGCAGAAGTAGTCCCACAGGTTTTGCCCCAGGCTGTTGGACTGAGCTTTGAGCCTTTTACGGAGAGCCTTGAAGACTCGGAAGGTAGCCCACGCGTCGTTTGATGCGTAGTCAATTGCCTTATCAAAGTCTTCTATCAAGGTGCGGGCAAATGCTTCAGGCAGTGTTTCACCTTTCTTCTTGGCAAATGTCTCCTTGAAGTCCGTCATCGGCATGTCGCAGTACTGGGTGGCGGTCTCCTTCAGGCCATGCGTGCCTTGGCGGTTCTCGTCGTAGAGCCAGTCCATAGCTAGCGTGCAGAAGCTGTTTCCTACGGGCGGGCTGGCTCCTGAGTTGCGGAGCATGCAGAAGTCGTACGATAGGCGCGTAAGGTACCATGTGATGCCAGGATCTGGAGCCAGCTCCATATCGTAGATGTCCAGCATCTCTCTGGACAGGCAGTACCTAGTGTTGATGTCTGGGCACAGGGACCAAACAACTATGTGATCACTCCACAGGTTAAGTCCAGTAGTCTCGGTGTCTAGCGCGCACTCTCCGGTGGAGCGTACGTGGTCTACCACCTCAACCATTTGCTCTGCACTGTCTACCCAGATGGTCGGCGGCTTTCGTTGGAATATCTGAGCCATGTCTTCTCCATAGAGAACCCTGGCCCCCGTCCACAGTGGACAGACGCCTCATCATTTCGAGGGGCCAGGTTCTGTTACTACGCGTAGTCCCGAGCGTGGGCGCCGCGGGCTTCAGGCTGCACGCGTACTCGCAGGAGCTTGGCCTGAATCTCTACCGGGTCAGGCGCAAAGATCTCCTTGAAGTCGAACGGCTTTGCCATATCGGTCAGTTCTTCAGAGAGTTCGGTTTGCTTGAACCGCGCAACCTGGATGGCTGACTTGGTTCCTTTTCCTTCTCGTTTGACGCTGATGTCGCAGTCAAAGATGCTCAGTGGGGTGGCTTCCCCGCACTGTGAGCAGGTTGGCTTGGGGGCATCGGGGTCTGCGATGGTTTCTTCCCCACCGCATGAAGCGCAGTTGCTCGCAATGGTGCGCGCAAACCCACCCAGTTGTTCCAGGTGGCCTTGCCCCAGACTCCAGTGCAGGCGCTTGCCGAAGACCATTTCGTCCTGCTGCTCGCAGTAGCTGCACCCAGCCCCTACGCACAGTTCGCGGGACATCATGAATTCCCCTGTCTTGGGGCCACGGGTGTACGTCTTGGGGTTGCCACTTTCGTCCTCTACTGGAACGAGGTGGTAGTTGACCAAGTGGATGAGGGTGAACACGTTCATCAGCCGCACAGACACGCTGCGGTGATCGCGTTCGACTCCTTTGTCCACCTCTTCCTTGAAGATATCCCAGCCGATGTCTTCTCCAGCTACCTTCTCCAGCATCCCTCGGTTGAGTTTGAACTGCGCGGAGCTGACGTAGCTCTTCTTCACGGATGCGCAGTACACCTCAACGTACTGGTAGAAGTCGTGGGTTTCTCCGTCTAGGCAAGCGTATTCGCCTGGGATCAAGCGAGCCTTTGTTGTCTTGGCTAGCGGCGGTTTGAACCAGCTGCTCCAGCGGATATTGAGGGCCGATCCCCTACTAAGACCCCCGCTCTTGTTTGCTGAGACGAACGCTCCGATCTGTGTCGATAGTGACTTGCGGTCTGCCGATGAGTAGTGCATTTTTTCTTCTCCAAGTTGCAAATGGTGACGATGTGTCGAGGCCTTCTTTAATTTCGTTCGCGTCTAAGTTATCTGGCTGGGCGCCCTCGGTTGAGTCGAATGGATACCGGAACACCCAAACATCTTGGCCGTGCCGTGCTAGAGCTCGGCCCGTTTCAAAGGTACCGTTCCACCCTGCCTCGTTGTTGTCAAGGCAGAGAAAGACGGAGCCGCTGAATTTCGTGAGCAGTGCTTCCTGTTTCCACGTCATGCGGCTGCCCATGAGGGCGACGGTGTTGGTGAACCCCTGCTGAATCATCCAGATACACGCCTTATACCCCTCCACCACGATGACCGCGTCCAGGTCGCCGTAGAAGAGGCTTGGGTACACGTTGTGTAGATTCCACACGTGGTCATGGTTTTTCAGTTGGTGGCCGGCGTACTTTGCTGGCTCGTCTGCTGGGGCAAACTTGGCTAGGTCCTGGGGTCGGTACACCAGGTATCTGGGCCAGGCGTCGATGACTGTGCGGCCAGAGATACCTACCAAGGTGCCATAGACGTCCCGGATGGGGAATGTGATCCGACTGAGTTCTTTGTCGAACCCCACGTCCAGGTCGTGTAGCAAGGTCATGTCGAACCCTACCTGAAGGAGCTCTTCGGGGCAGAAGTCCAACGCTCCTAGGATTGCCTCGCTGATGGTGTGGGTGGCTCTGTGGTCCAGGGCTTTCTTTGGTTTCTCGGCGTCCTGTTCTTCTGCTGCGAGTTGGGTGAGCAGTTCTATTTTGTCTGCCCTGGCTCCGAGGTTCTTGAGCAGTTGTACGAAGGTGCCGCGGACGCCGCACGAGTGGCAGAAGTAGAGTCCGTTGTTCACGTTGACGTAGAATGACGGGGTCTTCTCTTCACCGCCTTTGTGGAACGGGCAGGGCCCACCCATGTTGTTGGTGCCTGATGGCTTGACGAAACGCAGGAGCTTGGGCAGCTCCTGCATGATCACGTCCCTCAGCATAAGCTACCCCCTTGCTTTGTGTTCCCTGACGTTCGCATTCGTGACCGAACTCGACAGGTGGTCCAGGTGGTTCTTGGCGCTATAGGACTTGTCCTCATCCTTCTTGAACATCTTCCAGATGTCAGCGGTGTCGTGGAAGATGACCGGCTCTAGCATGGGTTGGCCGTTATGCCCGATCACAATTTCGCCGTGTCTGTCTAGTACGGGTTTCTCCAGGATGTCGAAGTTCTCGCACGGGTTACCGTGGATAGCGAAGCCGGACATGTTGGTCTCCCTAGACGCCGTGATGGCAAGGGCCAACTCGTTGTGGAGCGGGTCGATTTTCTTCTTTATGATCTCTATGGCGAGGTCACAATCTTGTGCGTACGAGTCGCTGAAGGACATGTTTGCTGCGCTCTCGCCTTTGTTGTTTTCGCTGCCGCGGTTTGCCTGGAGTGTGGCAACCAGGGGGATGTTGAAGTCTTGGGCGACTTCCTTTAGATCTTGTGAAATGCCGGCCTGGTCTGACCACTTCACGGAACGCACACCGCTGCGGTCATTGCGCATCAAGTACACGGCGTCTACGAAAGCCAGGTCTGGGCGGTGGTCCTCTATTTTTCTGCGGAGGCCGGAGACACCGCCGCCATCTTTGTCTTGCCTATCGCTGGTGATCACTATCGTTTTGTGCTTGTCGCCGATAGCCAGCATGTTCTCGTCTTCTTTGATCGCCCCCATCAGCGCGTAGAACTCGTCTTCTTTGGTGCCCCCAAATTCATTCGGTATTTGGTGGAGGTACCCCTTCTTAAACGCATCGTACGGCGCGTGGATGAGCATGCAGATTACCCGGTCCATCATCTGCTGCGGGCTCATCTCTCTGGTGTAGATGAGTATCCTTCTGTCAGCGAACTCGTAGGCGTGCACGGATACCTTGAGCCCTATGAATGTCTTGAGGCTCTTGGGTCTGCCGTAGAAGATGATGTACTCGCCGTTTTGCGCGCCCTGTGTCTCTGTGTTTAAGATCTTCCAGGGGTACGGGATGCCCTTGAGCACGTCACGGAATTTAGCTTCTTCATAGCGCTGCTGGGCCTCAAGTACGGCTTCTGCGACTACGATGTCAACGCTGGAGCGCTTGTCCTTGAGCATGTCGTTGATCATCTGCTGCGCCTTGGGCAGCATTATCAGCGGGCTATCCGCCCAGTCAGAGACGTAATCATTGAGCTTGCTTACACGAGCTTTCAGGTCTGTGTGCAGAAACTCATCGATAGCGGAGCTCAGAGTCAACCGATCTGATGGAGGTAGGTCTACCGTTGGGTAGTGGTCCTCCAGCAATGCACGGGTGGGGATGTTCCCCATCGTCTTTCTGTTCTTGTAGTAGTTCAGAACGAAGCCAAACATAAGGCGGGCGTCTTGGTCTTTGAATTTGTCCACCGTGATGCCGGCGTCAATGACCGACTTGATCTCTCCTACGTCTGCAATCTTGGCGATCAACTTTAGGTCTACGGATGCGGCCATGATACTCCTTTGAGGAAACCGGGGTGTGGCCCCATACCTAGCCCTGGTCAAGGCACTAGATACGGGGCCACCACCCCGGTATACCCACTATCGGTTGCTGTTTACGCCGCAGCTTGCAGACGGGGTGCGCTGTTGATGAGGCGACCGCCCAAGCTCTCCAAGTCGAAGCGCTTGTCCATGTCCTCTTCTTGCTGTGCGGCTCGGGTGATGGCCTGAAGCACGCCGTACATGGTGGGCAGCGGCTCTTTCTCGAACGCTTCCGTGGCCAGCTTGATGAAGGACTTGGGGACGTCCATCTTCAGTAGTTGGTGCTCCAGTTCTGCGACTGGGTTCTGGAGCACGATGCCTGACAAGATCTTGATGTTCTTCTCCGTGAGTTTCCATCGAGCTGGAGCGCCGGAGAATACTGCATGCAGTTGCTGGTCTAAGATCACATCTTCGATAGGCCTGTGAGTCCGGTACATCAGTTTGGACTCACCTGTGCAGATGATGGCCCCGTTCAGGCAAACCAGGCGGAACAGGAATTCGTTGATTTGGACCGCGGTGTACCCGACTTCGCTGTTTCGTAGTTGGAAGCCTGGGTAGACCCAGTCAGCATCGGGCAACTTGCCCTCTCGCTCAGCCAGATCGTAGATACGTCGGACTGCCACATTGGAGTTGAGTCGGTCGATGGGCCCGAGGTTGACGGGCTCTCCGATCATGCTGTAGTAGGTGCAGTGATCGTTACCCCAGTGACTCGTCTTGCTCATGTGGTTCTTCATGAAGTGGACACTGTCCAGCTGGTTCCTGAAGGACTTGGCGATGCGGTCGAAAACGCGGACGTCGTCAATGGATGCGTACGTGGGACCGAGGACTGCGCGAACGTAGCCATCGTAGCCGGTCTTCTTCAGCTTGGCGTCTGCCTCGGCTCCGTTGAACCGGCAGAGGCGCAGCTTTTTACTTTCTCCGCTTTGGCGGAAGCGCTTCTGCACTTCCTCTTGAATGTCTCTGGAGTTGACGGCTTTGGGATTGAACCACTTGTCCCACTGGATGCCCAGGTAGGAGCCCATTTGGCTGCGCGCCCAGTGGGTCATGCAGAAGGTGCCCTGCCCTGGAACGTCTAGGGCGACGTCCTGTGCGGCGCCGGTATTTGCGATCTTAACCTTGGTCATCTCGATTGTGACATCAGGTAGATTCAGATCAGCCTTGCGCGTAACCTCCTCATACACGCTGTTAAATTTGAGGAGTTTCTTCTGGTCCTGAAGTAGCAGTCCGTGGTTCATCGTCTGTCTCCTTGGGGTCGATAGTGAAGTGTCTGGGCGCGAGGTCCTTCTCGATGTGAGCTAGCAGCCGAAGCAGCAGCTCCCACGAGTACGCGGACATGTTGCCTCCGACGGCAGTGACTTTTCCGTGAGTGTTGGTAGTGGCTTTTGTGTTCGGGTCTACCTGTGTGAGTGCGTACGTGATGGAAACCTCTGGAGTGCCTGCGATGTTCGCGTACGTGAACTCGGTCAGGCGGATGCCGTTGATCTTGCACTCTTCTGTGACGTGCACGGCCTATAGCTCCTCGAAGTATTGGTTCATTTCTGTGATGCCCTCTCGGGCATGGTGCTCGGCCATGCCGCCCGCCAGTGCGGCGGCCTGGTCAATCGTGTTCTGGTCTTGGTTACAGGTTAGCGTGACCGAGACGGTGGCTTCTACGGTCAGGCCGCTTTCTCGGGTTGACGCCCACTTCTTGAAGCCGCGGGTATTGCAGACTACGGCTCCTCCGTTACCCAGGTTCATGATGTCATAGGTCTCCTCTACATGAATGGGTGTCTCACGCAGAACCCGTCCTTCTCGTTTGTCTGTCGCGGTGACTTTGCCTTCTGCCACTGCTCTTACGGGGGTCTTTGCTATGTTCTTAGTCAACTTCTTCCTCCAGTGCCAGGGGCGGCATCTCGTACACCTTTGGGGTCCCTGGCATGCTTGCTACACCAGCAGGCGCCTCTTTGTACGCCTGCCGAACTATGGTTTCGTCAATTTCCTTTTGCCGTACGAGCCGGGTCAGATCTTCCACGTTTAGGTTGTAGACAGTCTCTTCCGTGATGATCATGGCTACCTGTTCCGGCGGCAGGTAGGCACGTAAGTGGTCGATATCGTACTTGTACCCGTACTTCTTCTGTGCGCCGATGCCTTCGATGAGCAGTTTGGCGCGGTCGGAACGAGACAGTTCGGATTTTACTGCTCGAACTGCCTCACCGAGTTGCTCATTTCTCTGAAGTACCAGATCGTGGTACTGCTGAAGTAGTTCACGCACATCGGGGTCTCGCATGAACTGGGTTAGTCGGTCCTCTGCCTCTTTGAATTTGCGAACAACCTTCGCGGCGAACGAGGGCTCTTCAGTCTTCGGTGTCAGGGTTTTGTTCTTCGGGCTGGTCATAACGCCTCCGTGCGATTCCGTAGTATTTCAGATCGATGTAGTCGATGACTTCGGTTAGTAGTTTGAAATCGCGTCCAGTCTGGTACCAGACGCCCTCAGGGTTTGTGTACTCGAAGTTCCTGGCTAGGAAGGATGGGTGGAACATGGCGAGCACTGGGTACCGTAGGTCTGCGACCCGCTTGCCGGGCATGTGCATGGTGTAGACGTTGCCGCGCATCTTGGCTATGACGTTGGTTTTGCCCAGCAGAGTTTGGAGGGCCGTCTTACCCAGCCCTACGATGAGTAACGGATCTACTGCATAGATCGTGTCTAAGACTCGCTGCTTACACGCGTTCCTCTCTTCAGTACTTGGCGTGCGGTTCTCTACCACGGACTCTCCCGTGGCGTCGTTCAGGTTGGACACCGTTGGGCGGCAGCCGACGACATTGGTGATGTAGACGTCCTCCCTTCGGTCAAGTCTAGCTGCGCGGAGGAACGTATCTAAGATCTTCCCTGTCTCGCCCATAAACGGGCGCCCCGACTTGTCCTCCTCCGGACCTGGGGCTTCTCCCACAATTAAGATCTTAGCAGAAGGGTTGCCCTCCCCAAAGACAACATGCTTTCTCCTCTCACAGAGCCCGCACCGGCCGCACTCCAGCCAGTCATCCCTCAGTATGGCAAGCTGTTTGCCCTTGTTCACTACTGCCTCCTGTTGATCCCAGGGGGCATAGTTCCACCCAGGTGAATGCCGGATGCCTTGGCCCGTGCCTCCATCTCTCGTGATGCTACCTGCGTGGACATCTCAGAGATGCGCTCTGCCATGCCTGGTGTGTCCGCAGGGAACACAACGATTGTCGGCTTGATCCGCAGGATGACTGGCCCTCCGCTACCAGAAACTGGAGCCAGCTGAGAGACCATCCCCATGCCCCCATTGGGGGAGGGCTGGAACATCGTCATGAACAGCCGCGTTTCTACAAGGGTGAGTGGCTCTCCCCACGCGATGCAGCGCTCGGTTACTGCGCGTAATTCCGCGGGATCACGTAGGTCACGTGCCGCAATTTGCGCTGGCCAGTCTTCTGAGGCTCGGAGGTGGCCAACGTAGAAGTTCATTGGGTCGCCGGCGCCGACCATGATCCATTCTTCGGACTCGTTTGGTTTGTTGCTCTCTTCACTCATTTGATCTCCTCGTACGCTTTGATTACCTCAAACTCAAATGGACCGCCCTCATCGACAGGCCACTCCTTCAATAACTGCTTCATTTTGTTGCACTGCTGGTGCAGCTTAGGGATGTACAGGTAGTCGAATACCGTGATCACAGGTTGCCTTTTGTCTTTGCGTGGGCGAAGAGCACGCCCCATGCCCTGCTGGAAAGTGTTCTTGCCCCCGTCTACTATGTCCTTGCTCCCGAACGGTGTGAGGAAGAAGATTGTGTCTAGCGTGTCTTCGTCTAGCCCCTCTCGCACTAGATCGAGTGTCCCGAAGGTCAATTGGCATTCCCGCAGGGCCTTCAGACGAAGGTTGATGTCCTTTACGTCGCCTATGCAGAGCCCGGACCCTCTGAACATTTTGTGGAGAGTGACGAGCTGGTCTACGCTGTGACTCAGAGCCAGTATCTTGCGGCCCTTGGCCAGGGCTCGTTTGGTTTCTTTGGCGATGTACCTATTGTTCTCCGGCATGGTGCCCAGGTACGACCGCAGCTTAGGTAGGCAGGGTTTGCCGTTCTTGTCTGAGATGGCAAACTTCACATCCGCACTGAGCATGTTCAGCTTGACTGGGTTCAAGTGGAAGAAGATTTTCGGAGTCAGGTCCTGGATCAAGTATCGATGGAATACTGGGCCGATGTTGTACTGGTACACCAGCTCTAGCCCGTCTTCTCTCTTTGGGGTTGCAGTCAGCCCGTACCGTTTGCCGTAGAACATGGGCGCGGCACGGGAGAACACTTCAGCAGATAAGTGGTGGACTTCGTCGTAGTAGATGTCACCAAAGTAGGAGGAGAAACCAACGGGTAACTCCTGGTACCGAATGGCCACGGACATGAGGGAGGCCAGCACGATGCCCCGGTCGTGCCAGTCCCAGGTATCGGGCGGGCCTTGGACTATGCCCACGCCTCCTTCCACCTCCAAGAACTGTTCAATACTTTTTCCCCACTGCCCTATGAGTGTGGTGTTATTCATGATCACGAGGGCGGGTACTCCTCGTGCTGCTATTCGCTTGAGAGTCAGCGCCGTTTTGCCCCTGCCACAATTGTGTACTATGATCTTGTTAGCCGTGAAGTTGTGGTGCGGATCGTCACACACGATGTCGTAGACGTCTTCCATCCCAAAGGGAGTGATGGACTCTATTTCTCTAGCTGTTGGTATTCCGTATCCAAATGCCTCGGCCCCCATAGAGTGGTGGGCTCTGTGTTCCTCTGCCGGCAGTATCTCTAGGTTGTCCGGGGAGTTGTTTCTTTTGTTCTCGTCGATGTGATGTACGTGGAAAAGGGCAGGATCGATAAATTGCAGTCCCGCAATCTTGCCTGTCTTGAACAGGGCCCGATACCCCTTGATGCTTCCTATTTTGTTGAGGGCGCACTCAGCCACAATGCGGTGTTCTTCTATCTGGCAGCACAGGTCTATCTTGCCTGAGGGTCTTGTTCGTTTTTGTACTCGTACGAAGGGGTGACTGGGGTACCAGCTAAGCCTCCGATACGCCTCTTTTGGCTTTCGAATGGACTCTGTGCGATCTGAGTCTATCAGTACGGAGTCTCCAGGAGCGAGTTCGCGCAGTGGGACGTACTTATTTTCTTCGACTTGTATCTCGTGATCTCCAGTAGCACGTAAGGTCATTCCGTTTCTTAGGCGCAGCGTGTACGTACGGCGCTTGCCTTTGTAGAGCATGGCCGCCACTCTCTGTAGCCCTACTTGTTTTCCCTTATTTGATCTCACGAAGGTGGGTATTGTTTGATCCCAGTTGTGCTTTGCGGCTAATCCGTTGAACCTTTCGTAGGCATCTCGCAGGTTTATGCTGAAGCCCTTACCCGCTCTATTCAGGTCGATTAGGGCACTTCCCGAGACACAGGCTAGGTTCAGGATGCCGCAGTCGGCAGCCATGTACGCTTTGAACGCGTTCTTCTGGATGTCCTGGGTGGGGTCCTTGATGTCCAGAGTGATGTTCTCTTTGAATTTTACCTGCCTGTATGATGCAGGAAGGACCGGAACGATCTTGAACGGCAGTGACGGGTACATCGTTCGACGGATGAACTCCCTTGGTACTACAAGATGCGTGCTCCTATCTGTCCACAGCTGGAGGTACTCGATTCCTTTCTCCCCCATGACGGGGAACTCCAGGCCGGCTTTGACACTGCGGACGTTGACGTGTTTCTTAGGCAACCACAGGTTGCGCCCGTAGTAGCCGAGGTCTGGATCTCTGTTCATACTGTCTCCTATTTCATTCTCCACACGGAGAAGAACCGAACGAACTGTAGGCCTAATCCATGGAGGCCGCCTACGGCAACATCCTTTGCGAGTCGAGCTAGGGGTCGGTCATTTTCGTGCGTGGGACCCGGAGCCCAGGTTGGGTACGTGTCGTTTGGGTGTGCTTGGTAGTTGGGGCGGTAGGACGTCTGCGGAATGGATGGTCGTGGTGCTTGGTTGACCCCGACCTGGTAGACGCGCTGCTTGGCGCCTACTTCTTGGCGACAGCTGTTCTGGAACCTACACTCAGAGCAGTCGCTATCCTCCGGGTCAAAGGCGTTCTTGTTTCCCCAGCAGCTGGGTTTCTCTACTGGGGCAGATACTCCGATTCGGTCGGCAAATGACATTGGGTCTCCTGGCGTTAGTAGTTGGGTACTAGATCAAAGGACTTATACCGACGAATCACAGCTTTTTGCCGGAGGGGTTGCTTGACACAGCAGTTCCTAAGCACGTAGTATTTTCGTAAGCGTTTGGGCGACTTTAGACACATGGCAACAACGAGGCGGAGCAGCCAATGAACACTGGCGAGATCCTTGATTTCTACGATGACCCTACGGGTTTGGTGCTGAAGAGGAAGCTGGCTGCGGCTCAGGTGCCGGACTACGTTCGAGCTGCGGAGTGCGTGACTCCGGAGAAGCTGGCGTCTCTGCCAGATGACGCGTTCGCTCTGGTTCTGGTTGACCAGGGGAAGAAGCTGCGGAAGTACGCATGTGTCGATCAGGGGAACACGGCGTTGTCCGTGATCTATTTTCTGGACAACCAGGGCAAGCTGACGAAGGAAGCACAGTACGTTGCCGCCACCAACCTGTGCGTGGCTTGTGAGGCGTTCGGGGTAGAGCCCCCTCTTCTGCTCAAGGCCGCAGCCAAGACGCAAAAGAAAGCAGATCTTACCGGGACAGAGGTCATGCCGATGCAGGCAAGCCATCCAGGTAATGATCATGCTTCGGGTACTGCGGATGAGTCCGTGCCCGCATCCAGTGACACGAAGAAGCTGGCGAGCCGGTACGTGGATATCACGGGAGTATCAGAGCCGGTAGGTGTGGTCGAGGCGTTTTGTCAGAAGCTAGCGGCGGCTCCGATTTTTGCGCTGGTCAAGGAGGGGCATGGCCGGTTCCCTCTGGACAGTTACGGTGACGTTCTCACGGCTAACCGGTGGTTCGAAGAGAACCAGCGTACACTTCATCCAGACGAGAGACGAGAGTACTGCACGAAGCTGGCGGCTCGGGCAGACGTGCTTGGTATCAGCGTGACGGATAACATCCGTAAGTACGCGGGCACCAAATTCGCGGAGCGGGATGATGTTCACGCTGCTGTGGCAACCCGTATGCAGTTCTGGTCGAACGGAGACCCCGAGAAGACTTTGCTGGATGGCTTGATGGGCAAGTACGCCAGCGTATCTCCAGAGGTTTTCTGTGAGGCGTTGAAGCAGTTCGATGAAGCTACCGGGCTGAACCTACGGTGGGACAGTGAGGTCGTTGACCCTGTCTCGTCTACGTTCGGTTTCGAGAAGAGAGCGGAATGGAGTTGGGTGGAGGGGCCCGACGTCCTGAAGGAAGACGTTCTCAGAAACGGCGTAAATGACAGCGGGAAGATCCACCAGATAAAGGCCAGGTTTGGTGGGGAGCTGGCGAGTGAACTCGCGAAGAAACCAATTGAGGTATTCGGGTCCCTTCCACTGGATACCAAGCGTATTGTCTGCCACATTCTGCAGGATACGCAGCCCTAACTGGCCTTCACTGGCTGATCAAACAAGGAGATGCAAATGTTGAAATCTGTTTCATTCGGGCCACAGAAGGCCGCCAACGAACACCTGACCGCGGGCCATGGAGGAGTACCCGGCGCTGTGGATGACCTTCGCAAAGACGTAGATGCGGGGTTCAAGGCAGCGGAAGGCCGAGTGGCATTTCCAGAGCTGATTCAGGTCAAGGGACCTGCTGTTTCTGCGGCTGGCGCAGCAGTGCAGCTGAATGGTTTGCGTTTGCTGCAAGGGCAGACGTTTGACAGCCTCGCCCTGGTGGACGCTACGCCCACTACTGGGTTGGGCTCCGTCACGTTTACGGCGCTGAAGCCAGGTGATAGTGGTCTTTCGGTTGTAGTCGCGACGGGCTCCTCGCTCATAATCGCGTTTGCGAACAACACCCTTACGATCACGTTGGCTACTGGCGGTAGCACGGACGACGCGATTGCCACGGCAGTCAACGCGGATGCCTCGGCTTGTCGCGGAATCATTCGGGCAGCCTCGGGCAGCCTCGGTAAGTACGTTGCTGCAGTCGCCAAGACTCCGCTGGCTGGTGGCGTAGGCTACTACGCTGGGAACAAAGTCACGGCGTCCAACACCGAGTGCTTGCCGTTCAACACGACAGGTACCGCTGGCGCAGCGTCCTGGACGGACACAGGCGTCAAGGTCACGGTGCCTGCTCTCACGGGGCAGACTCCAGCTTGCGCGGCGGCAGATACCGTGCCGATCCGTATTTCGTCCAATGGTGTGCTGACGTCCTCTGTCAACGTCACGCTGGCTGCCTAACCAGATGGACCACGGGGCAGACCTGCTGACCGTACTGGAAGGTATAGGCCAGCGGCCTGCCCCAATAGTGGAGGCCACGCCTCCGCCTGCAACAGGGTGGAAGGCGTCTCCTGTCACGCGGAAAACACTGTTCGTACATCACGACACCCACCCTGTGGTGTACGACGTGGCCTTGCTCAAAGAGTACGGCGTGGATTGGTTCGAGTGGGAGGCAGCTACTCTGTGGTCTGAGATTTTACGGGACTTCAAGGTGCCCTCCATCTCTGACCATGCCAAGACGAAGATTCAAGCGATCAAGACCTTGCACATCTCAGAGAGTTTCTGGACAGAGTGGGAAGTGTTCGGTTGGATCTCTCAGGCGTTGAACAACAACATTCCCGACTGGCAGACCATGCAGAAGCCGTCTATCGGCCAGCTGCTGAACGCCGTTGACGTTGCTACTTTGGTCCGTGCCGATGAGGTCTTCTCCCCCGAGGTGCAGGGGTACGTCGCAGCCAGTATTTTGGATGAAGGTGTTCTGTACGCCCCGGACGAGCTGAAGTTCTGTCAGCCAGACATTGATTTGTACGCGGCCTCCAGGCCGGTGGAAGATTACGCGTCCATTGTACATGAGACCCAGACCAGGTATCTCCAGCTGCGTGGTGGGGCCTCTCTGGACCTGCAGGAAAATGCTGTGGATGTACAGGTAGCAAAATTGAAGGTGGCGTGGGACTATCTGACTAAGCGTCGGGAGCAGCTCAAAGAACAACTACTGCTGCTGACGTAGAGGTAGCTATGATCACAATACAGAGCATGGACGCGCTGGTGGCCGAGCTTGAGAAGACCAGCGGCTTGGGAAGTGCTGCCGCGGAATTCGCGGGCAAGCACAGCATACCCACGTCGTTGGGTGCTGCGCGCTCTCTCATCCGCGGGCGGTATGGCACCCAGATGCTGATGGGTGCGGGCGCTGGCGGGGTGCTTGGCGGGCTTCGGCAGCCAGGGTATGAGGAGGATGACCAGGGCGGCCTACATCGTCGAAGCCGCATCGGCAACATCGCCCAGGGTGCTCTGCTGGGAGCAGGTGCTGTGGGTGTCGGAGCTCTCGCGACTAAGGGTGGGCGTGCAGCGGCCAAGAGCAGCCTCCAGAATTTTGGTACGCGCACACGCTATCAGTTTACCGGCAGTGCCCCGAACGTGAGCCGGATGGACCTGAAGTCAGCAAAGCAAGTCGGTCTGCTCGGCAAGACACCAACTTCAGCGGATAATCTCGCACACGCTGAGGGGTGGAACACTATCCCTGGTGTGGCTAAGGGCATGGTGCGAGATCCAAAGCGCATGCTCGGGAACGCCTGGAACCGGATGGACTGGCTCGGCAAAACGGTTACTGGACTCCAGGCGGCAGACACCGTTCATCAGGCCGTCCTACCCACAGAGGAGGGCGGCCCAGGTAAGGCTGAGCGTATTCTGGGTTCCGCCGGCTCTTTGGTAGGAAACCTTGTCGCCCCGTCAGGTGTGCTCCCAAGCTTGGCAGTAAGCGGCGTTATGGGCGTCGCGGGCAATAGACTAGGCCGCTTGGCAGACCGTACGTTCTCACGGGCAAAGCCCTCTCTCCAGCCTCCGCAGCAACCAGTACAACAGATGGCCCCGCCGCCTGCGGCAGAGCCAGGAGCGTGGTAAATGGCCCTCATGGGTTCTGGGGACCTCGCGTCCTCCGCACTTAGGTTCTCTCGTACTCGCGGACGCATCGGGGGCTCGGGCGACCAGGGTCTCCAATACCCGAGTCCATTCTTTGACATTGGTCAGACGTACCTGCCGGCCACCGTCAAGCAGATGTTCCGGTGGTGTCGGTACTATTTCTTGGTCAACCCGCTGATCAACACAGTGGCCTCCAAGATGGCCGAGTACCCAGTCACAGATATCATCCTGGATACGGACAGGCTGGAGCACAAAGAGCGGTGGTCTGCCTTCCTGGGTGAGCAGCTGCGCTACCGTGCGTTTCAGATAGAGGTTGGCCTGGACTACTACGTCTACGGCAACGCTCTGGTCAGCATCTTTTACCCGTTCGTTAAGATCTTAATCTGCAAGAACTGCAACTACGAGAAGGAAGCGGCTCACGCAGATTACCGGTTCATGAACTTCGAGTTCCACTGGAACTGCCCGAAGTGCGGCGAGATGGGGCCGTGCAAGGTGCGGGACCACTACGTCAAGGCGGCGAAGGGTATCCGGCTTATCCGGTGGAACCCGGAGGACGTGGACATTCGGTACAATGACATCAACGGCGAGTACGAGTACTACTACACCATCCCGGTGCAGCTGAAGAACGACGTCATTATCGGCAAGAAGTCCGCGGTTGAGACGGTGCCACAGCTGTTCATCGAGGCGCTTAGGCTAAAGAAAGCAGTCGTCTTCAGCCGAGACAATATCTTCCACTTCAAGCGTCCAACTCTCGCGGGCAAGGACCGCGGCTGGGGAACGCCTATGATCTTGCCGGTACTGAAGGACACCTTCTACCTGCAGATTCTTCGCAAGGCACAGGAGAGCATCGCGATGGAGCACATCGTTCCTTTGCGCGTGTTGTTCCCGCAGGCTGGCTCTGCCTCGTCTGACCCGTACTCCAGCGTGAACCTGGCTGACTGGCGAGATCAGGTGGCACAGGAGATTCGGCAGTGGCGTGCGGATAACAACTATATTCCGATCATGTCTCTGCCCATCGGGCAGCAGACCATCGGTGGTGACGGCCGGGCGATGCTCCTTAGCCAGGAGATTCGTGTGTGGTCGGAGCACATCATCGCGGGCATGGGCGTGCCTGTAGAGCTGATCTTTGGTGGTCTCTCGTACAGCGGCTCCAACGTCAGCATGCGCATGTTGGAGAACATGCACCTTGGCTATCTGACAGACCACAAGACGCTGCTCCATTGGATCATTGAGCGCACATCTTCCTACTTGGGGTGGGCCCCGGTTCGTGCCCGGTTCAAGCCTTTCAAGATGGCGGACGATCTTCAGCGCAAGGCGTACCTCTTCCAGCTCGCACAAGCAGGCAAGGTGTCTGACGAAACTTTGCTGGCAGACGCAGATCTTGATTCTCAGAAAGAGGACAAGATTCTGGAGATGGAAACGGCTCGTCGCGCGAACGTCACCAAGAAGCAGCGTTTGCTTCAGGCAGACATCGAAGGCGAGGCTGCGATGGTTACCTCGAAGTGGCAGACCAAGGCGCAGAATAAGGCGATGGCTGAACAGTTGGCTCTGCAGAATGAGGCCAACAAAGATCAGGGTGCGTTCCAGGCTGAGGTCCAGAAGGACATCATGGATCACCAGATGGCAGCTCAGACTGGGCAGCCACAGCCAGAGAACCCGGACCTGCAGCCTACGCCGCGGGACCCCACAGTCCTAGATATGCCCAAGGCTGTGAAGTCTCCGCTCGAACTCCAGAGTGCACCTTCCGGCGGGTCAGGAGCTGACGCTCAGCTCTTGGTGACAGCACGTAAGCTGGCGGACAGAGTGGCCCAGGTGCCTATGGGTAACCGACAGGAGGTGCTGGGGCGTCTGCAGACAGCGAGCCCGGAGCTTTACAGCGCCGTACTAGGGCTAATGGCAAGTGGGGGTAACGGCCCCAGCGCAGCCTCTTCCGCCTCAGCGAGACCCCTGCCACAGCAGAGAGCTCCGAGACGCGGTGTAGAGGCCGCGCTGGTTTAGTTACCGAGTACACTTCTGTGGGTTGAACATCAGCTCGACGAGCCGGCGGAAATCCTCATGCCCGGCCTCGTTGGTGTTCTGCATGGCTTCTCTGATCAGCCTGTACGTTATGTAGTCTGGGGATAGCTTCGTTTCCTCTACCAGCTTTTTGGCTTTGTCCCGTGGGTACCAGTAGTACGTCGGGTGTTCTGACTTGCCGAGAGCTACCTCCACGTTTACCCAGTAGACCAGCCTCTGTTCTAGGCTTTGGAGCCTGAGGAATGCGTTTATGGTCAGATCTGTTTCTTTGTGTACTAGGTCTAGGAAGTTCTGTTTGACGACCTCGGAGGCCGCCGGACTTGCCCTGAAGAAACGTAACTCTGGTGGGGGACTAGCTGGGAAGGGTTTCCGTTCCGGTTGATTAGACATGCGGCCTCCTTTCTGTGTCACTCGAAGAGCGAGAGTTGCCCTCTCGTGGGTTGTTTGATCTCTGGTATCGCTGGCGGGTCTTGCGCTATTACCTCAGCGCAAAAGCTGCACACGATACCCTTCCAATTAGGCATCTCTAGATCTTGTTCGAAGATGCCATTTACGATCTCGCCCACCGTGTATCGATGAGCCCATTTACAGGAGAGAAAGCTTCTGTCACAGATGTGGCACTCGTTCACCTGTGGGTCTCCCCTCCAGGTCTTGTCTGTGATGTTGAAGCGTTCTCTGAGACACTCGAAGTGCACTACCTTGCGTAGCACGCTCTCTGGGTCACCCGGTTCGTTCCATTTGTCTGCAGGCAGACTCCAGTCCGGGTGAAAGCGTAAGAACCGATTATCTTTCTTGCTCGGTAACATTTGGCCGGACTCGATGAGAACGAGTGTGTCCTCACCGAGCCGCTTTCCACAGATACATAAGGCTTCTGTGGACAGGATCTTCATGAACATGAGTCACCGCGCTGTGCGCGCGCCCAGTTCAGATCACAGATTATTTCTGTGATCATTGTTGTCAGCACAGACAACATGAAGATCCAAAAGAATCTCATCCAGCGTCGTCCTTGTCGAATTGCTGGAAGAAATCCGCCTCTAGCGCCTCTCCTGTATTCGTCGGCTCCTCGTCCATTTCGTCATCGTCTTGGCCACTGGCATCTTCATTTTCCGGGTACATGTTGGCGCCTCCTTGATTGGGTACGAGTATTGTTCTCGTCCTCTACCTGTCTTATACCCACTTATGATCTGCGCTTTCAGTGCCTGCGAGGGCCTTCTTGCAGGGTTTCATTCCCTAGCGCCCCCAAAATCTGGTATTTTGGTAGGAGTTGTAGGAGCTTGCAGAATCTCCGAAGACCAACCGCGAGGAGCACATGGCGCGTCTAAACCCAGAAACTGGTTTCACCGTACTGAAGGACAAGGTAACTGAGGCAACCAAGAGCATCTTCCCCATCATAGGGAACACGCGAACTCTTGAGCTTCACGATATCAGCATCCCAGACAACCTGGACCTGGATGATATCCGGTCGCAGAAGGAAGCCAAGATTCAGGGGAAAAGCTGGACCGTGCCGGTGCAGGCTACGATTGCTCTGAAGGATAACGCTACTGGCCACGTTATCGAGAAAAAGAAGATCAAGCTGATGGACCTGCCCAAGAGTACGCGCAGGCTCAGCCACATTATCGATGGCAAGGAGTACCAGGTAGACAACCAGTGGCGTTTGAAGGCTGGTGCATACTCCATGGTCAAGGATGACGGGTCGTTGGAGACCAGCTTCAACACTGCCGGAGTGAAGGGGCGCCCGTTCAAGCTGCACTTCGATCCCGAGAGCAAGAAGTTCCAGATGGAGTACGAGGGCAAGCACCTGCCGTTGGCTCCGATGCTACAGGGTCTGGGGATTCACCCAGATGAACTTGAGAAACACTGGGGTAAGGAGATCGTAGACGCGAACGCAGCTGACGCGAACAAGACTCTGTCTAGATTCCACGAAATAGCTACGGGGCAAAAGGCGCCTAACCCCGAGACAGCACAGTCTGTTACCCAGGAGGTGTTCCAGAACACTGGATCGCGCCCTGACGTCAACCAGGTCACCCTCGGGCATCCATACGCGAATGCTAGTGGGGAAGCGATCTTAGCGGCGTCGAATAAGCTGTTAGGCATCTCCCGCGGCACAGCCAAGTCTGACCCGCGCGACTCACTCATGTTCAAGGACCTGCATTCTGTGGAGGACTTTGTGGCGGAGCGGGTACAGAACGGAGCCAGAGAGATCACACGTAAGGTCAAGAACACCATCGACCGACCAGACAGAGGCATCCGCGATATCATTGGCCCCGACGTGTTCAACAAGTCCGTAAGGTCCTTGTTCACGGGCAACAGCGGTTTGGCAAACACACCCAGTCAGCTGAACCCGCTTGAGATGATCTCTAACCAGATGAAAACCACCATCATGGGTAAGGGAGGCATCTCAGATTTTCACGTTGTGTCGGACGACGCTAAGCTAGTAGACCCGTCACACATGGGGTTCATGGACCCGCTGCACACGTCCGAAGGACAGGATGTCGGCATCAGTTTGCGAATGCCCGTAGGTATCAGCAAGCGCGGCCACGATATTACCATGCGGGTCTATGACACAAAGACGGGCAAGCAGACTGAGATCACACCTAGTCAGGTCATGCGCACCAAGGTGGTGCTGCCAGATCAGGTTACGTGGGCTAAGGGCAAGCCGGTAGCGGTAGCCAAGAACATCCGCATGAGTGGCGTGGGTAACGAAATCGTATCTGCGCCTCTGCACGAAGCGGATTACGTTATGCTTGACCCGATCCAGCTGTTTTCTACGTCCACTAATATGATCCCGTTCATGGGAGCAGACCACCCTAACCGTACTACTATGGCGGGCCGGCACATGGAGCAAGCCATCTCTCTGAAGGATAGGGAAGCGCCCCTGGTGCAGAGCCTGGCGGGTAAGGACAGCTTCGAGAGGATAGTGGGCGCGTACGCTAGTCACAACAGCCAGCATGATGGTGTCGTCACCAAGATCAAGAAGGACGGGATTATCATTGAGGACGTCAAGGGGAAGAAGCATGAGGTCCAGCTCTACGATAACTTCCCACTGAACACGGACCGTGTGTTCATCCACTCAGAGCCTCTTGTAGGAGTAGGCGACAAGGTTACGAAGGGCCAGGTGGTAGCGGACACCAACTACACTAAGGGCGGCAACCTGGCGCTGGGCACTAATCTGCGCGTGGCCTACATGCCGTACAAGGGATACAACTTCGAGGACGGCGTTGTCATCAGCGAGACCGCGGCGAAGAAGCTGTCTTCAGAGCACTTGTACCGCCATGAGATCAGCCGGGATACCGGGCATGTCCTAGACAAGAGGAAGTTTCGTGCCTATGCACCCGCGGCCTTGAACAAGGAGCAGGCGGATAAGCTGGATGATGACGGCGTTGTTCGCGAAGGACACATCGTCATGCCAGGCGACACATTGATCGCTGCCCTTCAGCAGAAGAACGAAAACGAGCGCCGGGAAGACGCGGACCTGTCCAAGCTGCACAAGTCCATCGTTAAGCCGTTCAAGGACGTCTCGATGAAGTGGGAGGCAGACCACCCAGGTATCGTCCAGGAGGTGTCCAAGACAGGCCACGCTGTGGCGGTCCACGTGAAGACACTCCAACCTATGGAGGTCGGGGATAAGTTAGCAGGTCGCCACGGAAACAAGGGGATCGTGACTAAGATCCTTGCCGATCACGAGATGCCACATACCTTGGATGGCAGGCCCACGGAGATCTTACTTAACCCTGCAGGTGTTCCCGGCCGCACTAACTTGGGACAGCTGTTGGAGGTCTCTGCCGGAAAGATTGCAGAGAAGACCGGCAAGACCTACTTCATTAAGAACTTCGAGCCTGGCGTAGACCTGCACCAAAAAGTCACAGACGAGCTCAAGGCGCACGGACTTCCGGACAAGGAGGACATAGTAGACCCTACGACCGGGAAGGTCATGGGTCAGGTGCTGGTGGGCCCACAACACATCGTCAAGCTGGTTCACCAGGTGGACAAGAAGATGATTGCTCGCGCCGGCGGCCCCGGCTACGCCTACGACAGCAGTATGGTGCCTAAGGGCGGTGGCCCACACGGAGCCCAGTCGCTGGGCGCGCTAGGGTTGTACGCCATGTTGGCCCATGGCGCGGTCCATAACCTGCGCGAGATGTACACGATGAAGAGCGATGCAGGTCAGCACGACCAGTTTTGGCATGCCCTTCAGGCAGGTGAGATGCTTCCGGCTCCGCGGCCTACGTTCTCCTACAACAAGTTCATGGCGTACCTGAAGGGTGTCGGGGTCAACGTCAAGAAGGAGGGCAGCAACCTCACGATGGTGCCGATGACGGACAAGCAGGTTTTAGAGCAGAGTAACGGGGAGATCAAAAACCCTGCCAAATGGGTCCGCGCAAAGAACATGGTGCCCGAAAAGGATGGCCTCTTCGACCCGCGGATTACCGGCGGCTTGGACGGCACCATGTGGTCGCACATGACTTTGCCGGAGCCGTTCCCCAATCCTCTGTTCGCGGGAGCAACTCGTACGTTACTCGGCATGAAGGGGACCACGTACACTGACTTGGTCGCCGGCCGAGTCGCTGTGGATAAGACAGGCAAGGTAGTTCCCGTAGAATCTCCAGGGGCAATGGTGGGCGGCAAGGCAGTGAACCACCTGCTTGGTAACATCAGCGTGGACAAGGCACTCGCGGCTGCTCGGCTTGAGATTGAGAAGCCCGCTTTGAAGGGGGCCAAGCTGGACGACGCGAACAAGACGATCAAGTTCTTGACTGCCCTTCAGAGGGCAAAGCTGACTCCGCAAGATGCGTACATGATGAGCCACGTGCCCATCTTGCCCCCGGCTATGCGGCCGCTTTCTGTCTCGGATGGCAAGCGCATCAGCGAGGATGATCTGAACGGGTTGTACAAGTACATTCACCTGTCTTCGCAGAAGTACAAGGAGATGTCGCCGCTTATCCCGGACGATGATGAGGCGAAGGTTGCTTTGCGTGAGGAAATCCACGATGGTCTGCACGCCCTGACTGGTATTGGCGGGTACCCTAAGCAGGTTCGTCGCGGCATCTTGGACATCATAGCCGGCAAGCGAGTGGTGGATACTGAGACAGGGGAGAAGTCTGGTGCGCCGAAACAGGGCTTCTTCCAGAGCAAGCTGATACAGCGGAAGCAAGATCTAACGATGCGCTCCACCATCGTACCCGAACCTTCACTGGGTCTGGACGAGGTGGGTATCCCTAAGCCCGCGGCTATCGAGCTCTACAAACCGTTCATCATCAAGGAGTTGCGCAACTTGCAGGGCATCTCTCCACTGGCAGCCCGTGCGCAGATTGAGAAGGGCGGAGAGATGGTTGATCGCGCGCTAGAGCGGGTCATCTCTGACCGACCTATCTTGGTGAAAAGAGACCCGGTCTTGCACAAATACAGTGTGCAGGCGTTCAAGCCACGCATCGTGAGCGGGCGTACCATCCAGATACACCCGTTGGTTACGTCGGGATTCAACGCAGACTTCGACGGTGATGCCATGGGTGCGTTCGTTCCTGTGTCAGCACAGGCGGTAACAGAGGCGCGGGGGATGATGCCCTCCCACAATCTGTTTAGCCCGTCTACGGGCAGGGTGATGTACTCACCCACGCACGAGATGAAGCTGGGCCTGTACGGCATATCGAAAGCCGGCACGGATACTGGCAAGTCGTTCAAGACCATCCAGGAGGTGGAGACTGCCGTACGAAAGGGGGAAGCGCGCCTGAATGATGTGATCACAATCTCTGGTATCAAGGCTTCGGTTGGGCGTTTCCTATTGGCTGGTGCACTGCCGGAGGTTATGCGCAAGGAGGTTCTCACCAGCACATCCGTACTGAACGGCAAGGCACAGGATGCGCTGCTGGACAAGCTGGCACGGGAGCACAAGAACGAGTACGGGGTTGTCGTCAACAAGCTGAAGGACCTAGGTAACGCGTGGTCTACTCAGAGTTCGTTCTCCCTTGGGTTGTCAGATGTGACCCCAGACCGAGCGCTGCGGGACAAGATACTCGCGGTTGCAGATATTGAGGCCAAGAAGGGCACAGGCTCCGCGGAGAAACGAGACGCGCACAGTATCGCTGCGTACACGAAGGCTACAGAGACGATGCACGCGGCCCTGGATAAGATGACGGACGAGAGCAGCAACTTGATGACCATGCACCGTGCAGGGGTCAAGCCCGGTATGGATACTCTCCGTCAGATCAAGATGTCTCCGATGCTGGTCATGGACGCCAAGGGGCGTGTGCTCCCCACGCCTATCCGCAAGTCATATGCAGAAGGCTTGGACGTATCAGAGTACTGGACGTCGGTGAGCGGCGCTCGTAAAGGGGCGATCCAAAAGGTGCAATCGGTCAGCGAGCCTGGGTACATCAGCAAGATGGTCATGAACACCACGATGGACACGCTGGTGAAGGACAATGACTGCGGCACTGACAAGGGTATCTCTTTGGACGTGGACGAGAGGGACATACTTGACCGGTACACAGCAGCGCCCATCAAGGTTGGCAGCCGAACCCTCCCGGCTGGAACACTGATAACTCCTGAGATCAAAAGTACTCTTCGCAACAATAAGGTAGGCAAGGTAGTGGTCAGGTCACCGCTGCGCTGCTTGCACGGCCCCGGTATTTGCCAGAAGTGTTTCGGGCTGGACAGTGACGGTCATCTGCCGCCAGTGGGGACGAACATCGGCATCCTCGCAGGTCAGGCGTTGGGTGAGAGGTCGGTTCAGCTCGCCATGAAGGCCTTTCATACGGGCGGATCGGCTGCGTCCAAGTCTGGTCTCACGGATGATTTCCAGCAGGTGCAGGACCTGCTGAATTTGCCGAAGGTATTGCCTGGTTCGGCTACGCTCAGTGCTGTCACTGGAAAGGTGGAGGAGATACGGAAGGACCCGGCTGGTGGTCATGACGTGATCGTTGATGGTCGCCGCCACTACGTTCCCAACTCGCGCGGCGTACCTATGTACGACGGGTCACCGCTCAAGAAGGGGATGGATGTGAAGAAGGGGAGTGCCATTTCTGGAGGGCCCGTCAATCCGCACGAGTTGCTGGAGCTCACCGGCATCGAGCACACACAGGGACATCTAGCAGGGGCATTGTATGACCGGTACAAGAGTGAGGGCATCAGACGGCGGAATGCTGAGGTGGTGGTGAAGGCGGTCACCAATCTTACGGAGGTGTTGCACCCAGGGTCTTCTACCCACTTCATTCGGGGCGACTATGCTCCGACATCTCAGGTGGTGGCGCACAACAGGTCCCTTGCCGTGGGGCAGAAGCCAGTGCTTCACAAGCCTTTGCTGAAGGGGGTGGACATGATGCCTCTGGAAGTTCAAGAAGATTGGATGGCGAAACTCAACCATGAGCGGCTGCATGATACCGTCATAGACGCCGCTCAACGTGGCTGGACTTCCCACATTCACGGCCCACACCCGATCCCTGCCATCGCCTATGCCGCAGAGTTTGGTAGGGGCAAGCCAGGAGAGTACTGATGGCTGGCGCGTATAGCTTCGGTAATTCCAGGGCATCGTCTACCGTAACGGGAGAGACGCGGGTAGAAACTGGGTTGATCGTTAACGTCAACCCAGTCAACAAGACCGTGGACTGGGCAGCACAGTACACTGGACGTCTGGTTCCCGGTATTCAGGTATCCTCCCCGTACCTACACTACAACAACGGTGAAGGGTTCACGGTCATACCAGACCTTGGTGCTATCTGCGCCGTATGTTGGCCAGCAGACGGGGAGGCTCCGTTTGTTATGGGATTCTTGGAGCCACCGGAGCCGGCTATGACAGTGGCATCAGGCTCTCCACAGTCGGCAGACCAGCCTTCGATGGGCGGGTACAACGCTGGACGACCTCTTCTGAACCCTGGAGATCTATATATCCAGGGAAGGGATGACAACTTCCTAGTCCTGCGTCGTGGTGGTGTTCTGCAGATTGGGGCCTCTGACATCTGTCAGCGCCTCTTCATTCCACTCAACAACCTTATCCGGGATGTATGCGAGAACTGGGAACTTGACACAGTTGGTGGCTCAATGACCTGGCGAGCTGCGGTCGCAGACACAGGACCGGACAACCAACACCAGGCGGTACAGTTCGATCTTATCGCGAGAGAAGCTGCTCAGGATGAGAAGGCGTCAGTTCGTATCAGTGTAGGTACGGTTGCCAAGTCTGGTGCAGACTACGAAGTAGTAGTGGCTGCGGGTGGGATAAACCCCACGACCGGCGAGACTATCAGTGCGAAGCCAGCCTATGTCATGCGAGTCTTCAATACCGGCGTCGGGTACACGAAGTACTCCTCAGATCTGACAGTCGAGGTAGGCGGCGATCAGACTAATACCATCTCAGGGAACTGCTCTCTGTCAGTTGGAAAGGACCACACCACGACGGTGAAAGGTTCACAGAGCACAGACATCTCTGGCGAACATAAGATCAGTGGCGGAGGAGGAAGCACTGAGAGTTGGACAGGGGTGAAGACAATCGGGGCCTCTGCTTTATTTCTTGGCGGCCCAAACGCTTCTCATCCCGCCCTGCATGGTGATATCGTAGTGCCATGGCTGCTGAACCTTGTGACAACACTCGCGACGGTGGGAATCAAGGTAGACCCGCCAACGCCTGCTATGCTATCTAGAAAAGTTCTGATCAGTGACTAACGAGAGGGATCACATGGAGCTATACCTCGATACGGAATTGAAGTTTGAAAAGCTGGGCATGGAAGTCATGCTGAGCGAGGACCCCAACGATTGGCCGACACAGATTCTCGACGAACTGTTGCGCCAGGTGCCCTATACCAGCGACTTTAGCCCCAAGGTGGTCCTTCCCACGGTGGATGCAGACAGGCGGTATGCCCTGGGACAGGTGGAGCTGAGCAACAAGCTCGCCATCAACCCGCGGGATGACTCGACACCTGCCGCGCTCAAGGGAAGTCAGAAGGCGTGCATCCCAGTCATCGTACAGGATGGCAGGATGAAGCCCTTGGACCTCCTCCTCTCTGACGGCAAGACCGAGCCGCTGACAGAAGAGCGTCTGCGCCGTGCCATGTTCCGCCCGCAGCTATTCGAGGCTGTGCGTGAGCGGCCTGGCGATATGAGTATGATCGAACAGCTTTACCCGCCTCATCGTCAGTACGGTGGTGCCCGCGGTCCCCTCATGGCGGACATCGGTTCGTCAGGTGCGAGCAAAGAGGGTTCGGCTAAGCCTGAGTATCTCATGGACGCGCTCATGCCGTCCGTTCAGCGCGCGGACGTGGCCTCCATGATCGGCTTGTTGGAGAAGGACGCGGCCATAGGACACGCGGCTGTGCACAATGGGGCCATGGCGCACTTTATCGAGACCCTCATGCATGCAGGTGAGGGGACACGTAAAGTGGCCTCTGCCGGTGCACTGGAAGTTGGCGAACGTACTGTCGTTCAACTTCTGAAGTTGGCAGAAGGGTACAGGATCAAGATGGCAAATCCTGATTCTATGGCGCCCCCGGCGCAGGCTGATGTCTCACGGCCAGAGGCTACCCAGGCCCTGGGCCCGGAGATGGTCAACGAAGCAGACCAAAACGGCCAGGCCACCGCGGGTCCACCAGAGCAGCAGCAAGACCTGGCACAGGCCGAGCCCTTCCAGCTCATCCAGCAGTTCGGCAAATACCGGGTGAGTGCACAGCCGGATAACATGGCGCTGACGGGGTGGGTATTCCCCCACGTAGTGGACTGGGATGGTAGCGAGCTGTCCACCATGCTCTTCACGGATGGTGAGTTCTCCGCGATGGGTAGCGGCATGGCTGGCTCCCCCCTGGAGACTACGGAGCAGCCCTTGGACGTTCCGCCAGTGGGTGAGGGCGTCTTCTACTTTGAGGCACCTGATGGGCCAATTGCCTTGGCGCCAGTCTCTGTGGATGGTTCCGTCGTCATGGGCGGTGCCCTGGCTTTCCGCTGCACGGACAGCATGGGTCAGCAATTTCTGGTGCGCAAGGTGCCAGGTCTGCAGGCGGTTTCTCAGATCGATGCCACCACGTTTGGTGTCCCTGCTGAGGCTAAGTTCGCCCCCTGGGGTGAGGACGTAGAGATCATGGGCGGGCCTACGGAAGAGGCGGCCGTGGACGAGGCTAGCAAGGTGGCCCAGGCACGTGTTCTTCCCATGGCTGTGCGCGTGTTCACCGATCAAGACGGTAGGCGGTTCTCCTTTGACGGCCAGCCCATCGACAAGTTGGCTGGTGTTCTGCGCACCAACGATGTCTCCAAAGACGAGGCTATCTTCCTGGGTGCGGTGCTGGGGCAGGACCCGGTGAAGTTCGCAGCAGACCTGTCTTCTATGCGGAAGAAGGGTAGCTACGATGGCTGGTTCAAGGCACGCCCTGTGGCGATGGCGCCGACGGGAATGCCCAAGGTAGCCGAAGCGGTGGTCAACAAAGTGTCTGCTGTTCGGGGCGGCACGGACCACATCCTTCTCAAAGAGGCGACGGCCATCGACGATCCTATTGCGGTGGACAAGATACTGTCTCTCGGGTTCATCACCCCCGAGAACGTGGCTGTGTTCGCCAGCTACATCCCTGAGATTGAGACCGTCATCCGCCGGCTGGCAGAGTTGCTAGTCGCGGCCAGACTTGGGCTCCACTCTGTAGACGAGGGCGCCATCCAGCGGTCTCTTGTTCACCTAGACAAAGTGGTGGCGGGGCTGAAGACAGTAGACAGCGACGCACAGTAGGGGGCTACCGTGGCGTTCAGCAGGTCCCCGGCCGAATACTTTATTCGCTTCTTATTCTCAAGGCGCGAACATGATGTGGACACCATCGAGGGAGTCCTCGATGACCACGAGATAGCCTACCCAACAGGCAGGTATCTTGAGAAGGTACAGTTGAGCCTTGAGCCGTACCCCGAGCCGTTCGCCGCGGTGCCAAAGAAGAAAGACAAGGACGCCCACCTGGTCACGCGCCAATGGATGAAGCGCAAGGGTATCCATGACCTGTGGTACCCCACTGAGCCTGTGCAGGAGGCATATCGCATCCTTGGGGAGCCAAGAGTCCGGGCGTTGACGGAAGACCTGCTGCTCTCTCCCATGAGGGTGGAGGATGCGACTATCCAGCTGAACAAGTACTTTAAGATCAGTCTGACCCCCGACGGCGTGGCTACGTACGGCCATTACTTCTGGAATAAGATCTTACTGACCGATGATGAGTGGATGTCACTGCTGGATGAGCGCAAGCCAAACGGGGCAGCTCAATCCATCGTACGGGCTGCACCAGACACAGCAAATATGATCGTGCCGTGGGTGACCGGGTTGTCTGGCCCGCCCCCGAACATCACGTCTGGTTCTGTTTCAAGACGCATCAGGGACGTGGCGTTCATGAAGCTGCTGGAGATAGAGCGGCAGCCAGCTGGAGAATTGCACTCCAGGACCATGTCCCAGTACATGAAGGTGGTGTGTTCTGCGGAAGCTGAAATGCGCCAGAGTGACGTGGCACTGAAGGACGTACTCACAGCTTTCGAGAAATTCAGACTGAATAAGAACACGAAACCCGTGCCGTCTATCGAAGAAGTGGCCAAGCTAAACTACAGTCAGTCGGGAGCAGGGACTGGCGAAACGCAATCAACACGACTGCTTGAAGAACCGTAGGAGGTACACATGTCCCATGCATCGAGGGTGCCACTCACGCACCACGAGGTACGCGGAGCTGCGGCTTTGGCCACGGCCCCACAAGATCTAACGTCCGCCCGGAAACTTGCCAACTCCGTGCCAGTGTTCACCCCAATGCAGAAGGGGAATCTTCTGGTGGAGTACACCGAGCGTGGCAACAGATTGATCTTCCACATCTATCATGTTGAGAGAAAGCGCCTGGTCGCAGAGGCGCTGCAGGAGGCCAGTCAATCTCCGGATAATCCTAGGCGGCTGGCCCAGCTAGACGACCAGTTGACGGAGCACCTATCCAAGTACCCCTGGTGGGGCGGCATAGGGGAAAAGTTGCAGCACGAGTTCTCTTCATTCTTTCGAGAGACACCGAAGGTGGTCTTCGATCCTGAGGTAGACAGCTGGTCCGTGGTAGTGGCCAAGCCCATTCTTCCTACGGCCTGGACTGCGACAGCGCAGGACATGCTGATGTCCCGCTTGTTCAGCCAACTGTCATAGGGCTAATGAAAGCCGGCTTTCGCCGGCCAAGCTGGGATGATGTTTTTCACTCTGCGTATTCAGTTGAGCGGCCTTAGAGTGTTCCATCATCATCTCCTGCGGTTCATGCAGAGGAGTAGTTCTCCCTGCTATTGATCTTATACCCCACTTTTCGAAAGAGTTTCGCATGGCCATCGTCCCTCTTGACAGCGTCAGAACACAGGCAGGTGCGCGTTACACGAAACTAGGATCTTCGTACACAGGAGAGCCCTCCCCTTACGTTGACTTCTCTGTGTTCGACGTAGACAGCCCGGAGTATGACCCGGACTTTGCTGAGAGTCTCTTGGCGGAACAGGAGGTGGCCTTCGATGCGTATGAGTCTACCGAGGATGCGCTGATCTCAGTCTCCCCTTCGCAGTTTGCAGAGACAGCCATCAGAGTCCCTGAGGCTGGCCGCGTGACGGACTTCTCATTCAAGGGGCGGGAGTACCTCCAGAAAATCTACGATACTGACGCCAAGAAGCTTTTGCTTATGTGCGGACGTCAGATCGAGAAATCAACTACGCTAGGCAACCGGCTTTTGTGCTACTCAGCTTTGACCAACAACTTTCGGTCGCTGTACGTAGCACCTTCCGCGGAACAGGCGAAGGTCTTCTCGAATGACCGTATCAAGGACGTTATCGATGCGTCGCCAATGTTGAAGGCGTACACCGCCTCCTCAGCAAACCAAGCCGTCTTCTTCAAGAAGTTCATCAACTTTTCTCAGATCAGACTTAGGTACGCGTACCTCACGGCTGACCGTGTCCGTGGTATCCCGGCTGACTTGGTTCTTATCGATGAGATCCAAGATATCATGGTGGACAACATCCCCGTCATCGAGCAGTGCGCTTTCCACTCTAGCTACAAGCTGTTCCTCTACTCCGGTACGCCCAAGTCTGTAGACAACACCATCCAGCACTACTGGTCCGAATTCTCGACCCAAAACGAGTGGGTGGTCCCCTGCGAGCGGCACGGTGGTCCCAACGACTCCAGTACTTGGCACTGGAACGTGCTCACGGAGCGGAGCATCGGGAAGGAGGGCCTTATCTGTGACAAGTGCGGCAACCTCATCTCAGCTCGGCATCCGCAGGCGATGTGGGCTTCGATGAATCCCGCGGAAGCTAACACGGATAAGATCACATTTGAGGGCTACCGCATTCCTCAGATCATGGTCCCCTGGGTTGACTGGGGAGAGGTTCTTCAAGCACAGGAGCAGTACTCGCGCGCCCAGTTTATGAACGAGAAGCTGGGCATGTCCTACGACTCCGGCGTTCGTCCTATTACGCGGGCTCAGCTGCAGGCCATCTGCAACCCATCGGTGCGGCTGGTGGACATCGAGGCGTTCAGAGAGCTCGCCCAAGGCAGGCAAATATTCGCCGGCATCGACTGGGGTCCGGGAGAGCGGGCGTCATACACCACCATCGCGCTTGGCGGGTACTTGGGGACTGGAAACTTCACCATCTTCTGGATTCACCGGTTCATGGGACGAGACTTGGACCCCGAGAAGCAGCTGGACAGCATCATCCAGATTCTGAGCCAGCTGAACGTCCAGGTAACCGGCACCGACTACGGTGGAGGTCACTACCAGAACGACAAGCTCATCAAGGCCTTTGGTCCGCGGCGCGTGGCAAAGTACCAGTACAATCCGAGGCAGCGCAAAAAGATCTATTGGGATGCGAGCCTTCTCAGATACATGTGCCACCGCACAGAAATCATGAGCGACATCTTCAACGCCATGAAGGCAAAGAAGATTGATCTGCCCTGCTGGGAAGACTTTCAGAATCCCCACGGCCAGGACATTCTCAACATCTTCACGGAGTACAATGACCGGCTGAGGATGAACGAGTTCAAGAAGCCACCAGGTAAGACGGACGATGCTTTTCACGCCATCCTGCTCTGCGTATTGGCGTCCATTTTGGTTACCCGCAGGGATGACATCATCCTGCCTGTGCAGGAGTCAGGGCTCTCGGAGAACTTGGGCTAAAGGAAAGGGCCCCTGTGGGCCCATCTTCCTACGCCGGCTCGAAGCCGCCGACCGTCACGTCCAGGGCCACCGGCTCGTCCTTGCTGAACAGCTTGATGCCGCCGTAGACCGCGGCGCCTACGAGAGCTGCACGGCCAGCGACGTTGGCGACCTTCGAGGTCGTTCCGTTGACGTTGTTGGTGCCGACGATGTGGGAGAAGAATCCGTGTCCAGGTTGAATCTCGATGTTTTCCATGGGGGCTCCTTGTGGTGGTTCCAGATAAGTGTTCTTCTGGATCATAATACTTATACCCACGTTTGCCCCCCGTTTTTCACAAACGGCCCTATTCTGGGGGTCCCAAAAGAGGTCCTTAACCAGATCGGCCTAGGCAGGCAAAAAGGCCATCAAATCGCCGTCTTTGATGAGGGCCCGGCCGGTGTCGGTAAGGGTATCCTGGAACTTGCGGCACATCATCACTCCGCAGGCCTGTAGCCCCTGCCGGCCCTTCTCCAGCAAGGAGAACAACTGTTGAACCCGAGTGCTGGTCTTGATTTCCGCACAGGTTCGAACCTGGGTCATCAGCTTGATGCAGAGCACGTAGAAGGGCTCCCAGGTGTGATCAAACCCTACTATGGGCTGCAGCCGAACCATCTCGACCTCGGATAGCTGCAGGAAGATTTCAGCCCAATGCTCCACTATCTCCAGTGCCACGCCCTTTCGGATGACAGAAATCACGTGTACGGAGTCCTGGTATAGCCTTAGGAGGGCTTCGTCTGATATCTTCCTCATCTCAGAGAGGTGGAACCCGTTAACCTTCAGTAGGAAGGTGACCTGCTTCTCCAAAACAGACACCTTGCTTTCCAACTGCCTTAGTTCATCGTCATGACTTCCCATTCTTGGCCTCACCAGATATCATATACCCAAAGGGGACACACATGAGCGAACCTCTACCACTGGGCTTGGCGCAACAAGAGAAGGCACGCGCCATAGACCCAGATCAACTTGAGAAGTTTGGCAAACAGGCAGCAGACATGTACTCCGGGGCAGGAACGCCCCTCACAGAGGCTGTCGTGGAGGTCGTCAAGACCGCTTGTTTGGCTCCAGAGCAGGTCAAGCGGGTTTGTGAATTCGCCAACACCACGGCGTACCTCGCGGCCTTCGAGAAGTCCGGGAACGTGCGAAATGTCACGTTCGAAGGTGGGCCAGCGAACCCAGCCAGGGTACTGCAGGACCTGAACGATGGCTCTTCCCCCACCCTGCTCACCGAGAGCTCGGACTACAAGAAGGCTTCCCCTGATTTTCGCCATGCTGGCGAGATGGATGTCCTGGCCCAAGCGTTCCAGCATCAGGCTGAGCAGCTATCCAAGACTGCCTCTGCCCAACCTCAGCATCAGCAGCACGCCAACCCCCTGGATGATTTGTTGGACACCAAGCTCTCTTTGGAGGGCGTTCGGGATGAGCTGGTGTCCATGAAGACCGGTGCCCAGTTGGTGTTCGATGATATCTCCACTGATTTCGCCAAGACAGCGGAACAAGCGATGATGGATGGCACCTGCGGTTTGGCTGAGGTGCTGTACGCCTGTGGGGCGGTTAGCCAGCACCAGGCACACGTGAAGCAGGCCGCGGCGCACCTAGAGGACTATCTCGGAAAACACGGTCACTCTGCCGAAGAGATCGGCCGGTCTCTGCGTGGTGTACCCATCGAGAAGCGCGCGCATGCTGGGCGTATCCCGAATCCACAGCATCCCTTGGTCGTGAAGTTCGCTGCCTTCACTAAAGCAGCACAGGCTGTGCGCGTGGTTGACCTCGCGATCAGTGACGTGCAGGAGCAGATCAAACTCACGAACAAGGCGATCTCAGGGGTCGCAATTTGATGCACTTCGGCTACAGTGGTAGTAGCCGTAGCGTGTCATGATCTGGAGACACAATGGATCGAGTAACAGTTGCTGGGTTCCTGAGTGAGTTCGAGAAGATCGCCGAAGCCCCCGGTCTTGGCGCGGCTGTGAAAAGCATCTTGGGCCATGGGGCCTCCGCCGCAGGCACTGCGGCCAAAGGAGCTGGCCACCTCTGGGAGGCTGGGCGCAAAGGCTCCACAGCAGTCGCGGAACACTTGGAGGGCACTGGTAGCCGCCTCGGGCGTGCTGCTGGCGGCGCAGCCCGACTAGCTCCCTATGCCGGAGCAATGTACGGAGCAGGCAAAGTTGTAGGCTCTTCCCCAGTCCAGGCCGTCCGGGCGCGGCTGTCTGGTGGAGGAGATCAAGGAGGGTATTACCAATGAGCAATCCAGTTGAGGATTTCCTGAAGGAAGCGGGCGTCTGGGATGCCTTGAAACATGGGCTGACTTTGGGGGCGGAGAAAGATCTGCCTGGTGCGCTCAAGAAGGCCGTGCCGGGTACAGGTGAGCGCTTTGCGTATAACGCGGGCAAGATGACAGGTAACGGCGCACTTGGGGCGGGCATAGTGGGCGGCGTTTCCCTGCTTGGTAAGGGCGGCGACTCTCTGTACGACGCTGCGACCAGTGGGCTACACCATCGTGCCGAACACTCAGCCATGATGCAGGCTCATCCTTCTCTGAAGGAGGAAGATCCTAGGGAAGTGGAGATGGTCCTTCAGTCCGTCCGACACCTTTCTCCCAGCTTGTCTTCGGACCCATTGGTTGCCGGTTCCTTAGTCAGAAACATCCTGGCGTACGGGCGCACGGAACAAGGCCTCACAATGCCGCCAGATACGGCAAAGATGCTTGCAGATACCCAAAGCAAGATGGTTGGGAGAGGCAACAGTAAGTCGCTGCTGGATGTATTCGGCACCAGCATGGGCAGCGTCAAAGAGGGCCCCGTGACCAACAATAAGGTGCTCAACACTGTTCAGAATTTCGACCCGTCCATCAGGGCATCTACGCATCAGTGGTTTGACGAACAGGGCAACCCAAAGGGTGACTCCGAGCGCCGTGACTACGAGAGATAGTTCATGATCACTAAGCTCTGCCAGTTCAACGCCGTCTCCCACTCAGGGGAGCGCCTCGTGCAGGTGTTTCGCCCAGGTGAGATAGCCCAGGCTGCGGCGTTCTTCGGAATGGGCAAGACGGCAGCTCCGCTCTTGTCCGAGGTGCAGAATCACCTCGAAGGCGTTAAGCAGGACCCAGGCAAGATTCACGTTCTGGTGAACGCCATGGGAGCTGGGGAGTACTGGGGTAGTAACATCAACGGTGATGACTTTCCAGAGATCGCTCTGATCCATAAGGGCCCGGATTGGGGCTACGAGACTTTCTACCAGGCGTTGCCGTTTACCCACCATCAGAACAAGGACCCCGCGAAGGCGTTTGGGACCGTGACTCTGTCGGTGTGGAACGATGCCATGAAGCGGGTTGAGCTGGTCATTTGTATTGACCGGCGGAAGGCGGACATGGTGGGAGCCACCAGTGTCTGCGATAAGATCGACCGAGGAATCTTCAGCGATGTCAGCATGGGTTGTCGGGTACCGTTCGACCGGTGCAGTATCTGCTGTGATCTTTCGAAGTTCCGGGAGGCTCAGCAGACTTTTGACCCGAGCCAGCATAAGAATGTGGGCGCTGCTGTTCTGGCGTTCCACAAGAAGAATGCCATCCGCGGTATCTCGATCACTCGCGACGACTACTGTGAGTGTCTGCGCAAGGGCCTCAATAAGATCAGGCCAGACGGCAGGCGTGCGTGCGCCATCAACGACTATCCCAAGTTCTTCGATATCTCGTTCGTTTTCATAGGTGCGGACAAGACAGCGAAGGTTATGGCCAAGCTGGCGAGCCCGGCGATGACCACGGTCCCATCCTGGTACGTGGCGGAACAGACCTACGGCGAGGATGGCATGCAAAAGGCCGCGTCAGCATCGGACGTCAGGGATGCCGTGAACCCTCTTCAGACTGGTGTGGTGGGTACTCTGCGCCCGCGGGTGAAGCAGGCTGCAAAGGTTAAGGCCAGTGAGATCGTAAAGGACATCGTCCCCACTCAGTTCGGTGGCAAGTCAGTCAACATCGACCACGAAGCCAATGACCTGCCGAATGATGTTCTTGACCGACTGGGGAAGTGCGACCTGTCCCAGGCGCTTTCCACCGTGTCCTCCATGGGCATTCTTCTCCGGCCGCGGGAGTTTCAGCGAATCACCATCATTCAGATGGGCAAAGGCAACGGCCCCGAGTTGGCGGACAAGATGGACGCTGAGAACAAGGTGTTCCCACCGGTAGCGGAGACAGACTCATCCGTGCCTATGGGTCCTGAGTTCTTCAGTGGCTTGCTGAAGAAACTCTTGATGCCTCATCTGGAAGACCGGTCGGTACTGGAACCAGTAGCCCAGAGGCGAGTTATTCGCATTACAGTCATGGGGGCGCCCAAGACAGCGGCCAGCCGTCCTGACTTTGATTGTGAGACCCCCTTCCTGCAGAAGATTTCTGCAGCGTACAATGGGTATCTAGATGGAGCCACTCACTGTTTACGGAACGCAGGGCAATGTGTCGGTAGCGACGCAGAGCTTTGGTCTGCCGTACACAAGCAAGATCTGCTCACGAAGGAAGCCGCCGGTGTTGCCAAAATCAACCCAGCAGTGCTGCTCGGGGCGGTCGGGGGTGCGTACGCACTCTCAGCAATGGCTGACTGGGAGAGGCAGCAGGCCATGATGGGCTCTCGTGAACCTGTCGGCCCCCTGACTGCTACTGCCGCGGATTACCCGAAGGCCATGATGCTCTTGGCCGCGTTGGCGGCTTTGCATCAGCAGGGGTCCACATTGCCTTCCAGATTGGTTTCTGGACTGCATGCGTCTACAGTAGGGTACAAGAAACCATGACGGTGAGCGCGAGAGGCTTCGTACCTCGGTGATGCAAACACTGATCAGTATCACAACAACAATGGATCGTTAGGAGAGCCATCATGGACGAAAAACTCGCGCAGATCTATGGCACGGGACAGACCGATGCCGGTGAAGATCTACAGAAGACAGCGGCTGCCGAACTTCTAGTGAAGCTCGCGGCACAAGAAGGGATCGACCTGGACAAGTGCAGTGATGACCAAATCGCTGCGATGGTCAGTGAGCTGTTCAAGACAGCGGAATTTCCCCCTCCTCCTGCGGGAGAGAAGAAAGAGACCAAGGGCGAAGAGTCCTCGGGCGAATCTTCCCCCAATGAGTCGAAGGAAGAGAAGAAGGAAGAGAAGAAAGACGAGTCGAAGGAAGCTCAAGCGAAGTTCGCTGAGGCTGATTTCCTCGGCCGCACCATGGCCCACGCGATGGTTCAGGAGCTGGACCTCATTGAGAAGCAAGCGGGCAAGGGCGACTTCCTCAAGATGATTCGCGAGAAGGCTGGCAAGGCCGGCACCGCGGTTGCGGGAGCAGGCAAGAAGGCTGGTGGAGCAATCGCTGGCGCAGCCAAGAAGGTTAACGCAGGGCACGTTGCCGCTGGTGCTGGCGGATTTGCTGCTGGCGCTCTGGCCGGCGGATTCTCAGCCAAGCGCAAGGCGGAGGACAAGAAGAAGGAGGGCTCGGCTCTGGAGACCCTCATCGAGCAGCGCGCACTCGACATGCTGAAGACAGCAGGGTACGTGGATGCCGAAGGAAACGTCACGGCTCCACAGACCGAAGAAGCACCCGCGGAAACGCAGGAGAAGTCGGCGTCGGCACTCGACCTCGTGGTTGAGGAGCAGGCTCTCAAGTTGCTGGAAGCCAACGGCTACCCGGTCAATTGGAACAAGTAGCAACGTGACTGGGATCAGCAGGTCGGCGTTCTTTGACGAGCTGGACAAGATGGCAGCACAGGCGAGAGATCCAAATTCGCCATGGTCTCCAAAGACCGTGGGGAGCCCTCGTTCAAAGCTACCGTCTACTCAGTTCGCGAAGGCGCCGACTGCCCCTGGTTCCTTGAGTCCAAAACTGGTAAAGCCGGCGGGCAACTTCGGTCAGCGACAAAACTACGCTCAACCTGTGGACACCTCAGACGTGCCTCCGCAAACTGCCGAACCGCCTTCATTTTGATCAAATCGGAGGATTCCCAAATGAATTTCTCACTACAGAGTATGGTCCAGCGGACGCTCCAAGAGTCTGCACGGCGGGTGAAACTCGCAGAGGCGGATTCTTCGGCGGACGGCGAAGACACGGACATCGCTTCAGCGGGTAAGGGATCGCCTAAGCCGGCCTCCCCCAACCCCAACACGACCCCCGACCGCAACGAACAAAGTCAGGGAGAGAAGACCTCTTCCGTCAACACTGCCTACGTCAACAAACTCGCGAGCGCCATTGAGTTCATCAATACGCGCGTGAAGCTGGCGGAGGAAGTGGGCCCAGGCACCGGCCCCAACGCTCTGGAGACCAACGTGGGTGGACCCACGCCAGGTACCCAGAACTACGAGACCGGCCAGGCCACCAGCCAGAATGTCATCCCCAAGAACCCAGGTGCGGCGCCTGCTTCTGAGGCCGGTAACACCGCTCCCGCTACCTCTCTCGACAACAACGAGGCCAAGAAGCCCGGTGGTGATGAGAGCTGGGCGGACAAGGATGTTCTCAAGCAGGGCTCTGCAGCTCTGCAAGAGCGCACCAAGGTAGCCGGCGTAGTTGGTCGGGTCTTGAGTGTCATGAAGAAGGTGGCAGAGGATATGTCCCCGGCGGTTTCGGCCTCCGGCGAAGGAGTTCCAGCTCTTCCAGGTCCTGCAGCATCGCAGGCAGCCCTGGTGAGTTCGAACGAAGCAGCAACGAACTACACGAAACGGCAAGCGAAGGCAGAGCCAAAAGCACAGATGGGTGAGGTTCTTTCAGAACCAGCTCAGGTGACGTCAACGGACCCTGTTCTTCAAAACAACCTGTCGGAAACGGCGCAAGCTGGAACGAAGATCTCTTCGGTCAAGACCGCCGCGGCTGCCAGGGCCCTCCTCATCAAGGTAGCAGAGGAGGGATGCGCTGAAGGGGCTTCCCCTGAGGCCAAAGAGAAAGCAGAGAAGCTGAAAGAGCTTCTCGCCAAGCAGGAAAAGACATCGGGAATGGGTGTGGGGCAACAGGCCGCAATGCCAATTGGCGGCGGGTTCTAGAAGGAGAAGAGAACATGGAGACCAAAGAACAAGTGAAGATCAGCACGGCCCAGGCTGCGCAGGTCTACGCCGAAGTGCCGAAGGTCCTCAGGAAGCTCGCCTCCGAAAGGGACACGCTTTCCGAGAAACTTGCGGCGGCAGAGTTGGAACTGGGGCAGTACCGCCTCAGCGAGCGCATGGCAAAGGTTGCGGGCAAGATGCACGAAAAGGGCGTCAACCGCGGTCTCTCCATGGAAGAGCACTTCGCCACCATCAAGGAGGCGGTTGCTCAGGGTAGGTCACTCGACGCCATCGAAGAGGCTGTTGAGATGACTGCACCCGATGGCTCGTTCGCCAAGATTGCTGCCGACGATGTCGGCGGTGGAACTGGCGCGTCTCAACTCGAAACATTCCTGCTCGGCGGACTGGCCGACTAAACCTGAAACGTCAAAAGATCTGAAGGAGCTAAACAATGTCAACGGTCAATTTCGAAATGGTGACAGAACTGCAGGGACTTCTCCGCAGGGACTTCACCGTGGCTTCCAAAGCCAACATCGATCCGACACAAGTCAACCCATACCTGGACGGAGAGTTCTACTTCGTCGATGACAACTACAAACTCGTCCGTGCTAGCGCCGGCGGCGTTGGTTGGGTCGGCTTCTCGGAGCGCGGACGTATGGACGTCCAGGCCTCGGGCAAGATGACTGTCATCATGGGGCCCACCTATGAGGCAGACACCATGGTCATGACGGCCACCAGCATCGTCACTGGCGACGCACTCAAGATTGGTGCGGTCACGTACCAGGGTCAATCTCGCATCGGCCTGATTCGTCAGGCAGGTTCGGGTGTCATCATCGGGTACTGCACACGTACCCCGGCTCGCAACGGTCAAAAACTTCGCTTCATCCAGACTCTTTTCTAGAGGTCGGGTCAGAGCAAGCACACACAGAAATCAACAAGGAGAAAATGCAATGAATCCTTCAAGCAGGCTCGTGAACGACCTCTTCTCGCAGAAGCTGGACTCCCAAGAGGGCAAAGACAAGATCGCAGAATACGGTGGAACGTACATCCGTGACCGTCTTCGTGAGGTCTCTTTCCACAGGAAGATCGTCCCACCGCAACAGATTACCCGCGCTGATTGTCAGCGTTCGGTCAACCACGATACGCTCGTGAAGATCGTGGACGTCGAGCCACAGAGCAAGGCGCAAGTCTTGACCTTCCGTGGTCAGCCCACTGCACGCTTCATCCGCGCGCCCCGCGCCGAGGTCCCCTTCTTCACCATCTCCTCGGAGAAGTTCGAGAAGACGGAGCAGGAACTCTTGGCGTATGAAATGCCGATCACCAAGATCATCGAGGACAACAGCGTCAAGGACATCCAGGAGATTGAGGACCGTGAGTTCTCGGTTGCAATCGAAGCGGCTGTCCAGGCTCTGCAACTCGAAGCAAACGGTGGCACCGTCGGCAACACCGTCCTGAACACCACCACCATCGGAACCACGGTCGAGTTCTCCATCCGCAAGGGTGCGCTCGCTCGTACCGCTTCGGCGGACTCCGCGGTGGCTCTGCCAGTGCAGCGGCCGGACTTCGTCAACCTCTTCAAGATGCTGGACGGCAATCGGCTTCGCGCCGAGATGGTCTTGCTGACCGAGGTTGACTGGGACGATTTGCTCCAGTGGACGGTGGAAGACCAGGGTAACCGTATCCAGTCTGAGACCCTGATCGAGGGCTTCAAGTACAACATGTTGATGGGCCGTGCGTACTGCCGCACGATCAAGACGGACATCCTCCGTCCCGGCAACATCTACTGCTTCACGAAGCCTGACTTCTTCGGTCGCTTCTACATCCTGAACAACACCAAGTTCTACATCGACAAGATCGCGAACTTGATCACGTGGCAGGCATGGGAAGACATCGGCAGCGCGATCATCAACATCGCGTCTGTCCGTAAGCTGGAGACCTACTCTGGTGACAGCTCGCTGAACGACAGCAACAGCATCGTTGCCAGCGTGACTCCGAAGGCAGAGGAAGATCTGGGCGCGGTCAACAATCGTGTTGATGCAGGTTTGACGTTCCCGCACGTCGAAATCTACTAGCAGCAGCGCCGAACGTAGTAAGCTGTAGCAGAGGCGCCGGGTGCCATTCTTGGCGCTCGGCGCTTTTGCTTTATGAGGAGGTCCGTTCCAATGCTTGAACCCAGGAATTTCTACCGAGTCGAGAACATGGTGAGGGCCGTTACCTCACGCCTGCAGCGCCAAAGTGCTGTGGTGAAACACCGGGCTGTCGCCTGGGTTCTCGGGAAACGAGTGCTCCCGCGTGTGCCACTCCTGATTACGGCCAAAGAGTTCGAAGACAACAAGGTCTCGTTGCTCGCCAAGGTTCAACTTGGTGAGATATCAATCGTGCGTCCAGATCAAGTACGCATCGACTCCAACGACGCCGGCCAGCTGCTCTATTTTGTGCCAGGCAAGCCTCCCACGTCTGTAGAGCCCCCTCTGGCAGTTACCCTTTCCCCCTTGGTGCCCCAGGGCGAGGCACCTACGTCTGTGGTACCTGAAGGTGTCACGGGCCTCGATGAGCTGGTGCGCCAGCTGGAAACACCGGAGTTTGAAGGAGTAGTGGAGACTCCGGATTCCGAGAAGGTCACGGCGGAGCTTCCAGTCCCAGACGAGGCGGGCCCACGGGTCTGTATCCAGTGCCGTGAGCTCCCTGCGACGGAGGATAGTGCGCTTTGTGCGAATTGTGCCGCTAGAGGGGCACAGCCGGACGAGGTTCCGCAGATTTCCTTGGATACCACCGCGCAGGAAGAGACGCCTGTTGAAGAGCCAGCCGCGGAAGAGTTCGCGGAGACCGAGCATGTTGGCGATAGGCAACCCAAGAAGAAGAAGGGAAAGAAGTCATGAGTAAGATCTCAAATCCCGGTGACAGGCCAGTACTGGTCGCACGCTGGACCATCGACGCTAAGAGCTCACGCGCTACACACGCACTGACCGGACAGGTGGTAGACCAACTGCCTGATCAGGTGGCGAAGCTGCCTATTGTGCAGAGCCTTGTGCAGCGTGAGGTGCTGGTGGACGAAGAGGCCCCTGCCGTTTCTCCATCTCCAGCACCCGCGGGAAGACTGATGGACGAAGCAGCGCCTATGAAGGCCCGGCTGACGCAGAAGAAGGACAAGGGCGAGTAGCATGCCCCCAGAGCTTCAGGGTCTGGCTGGGGTAGCGGGCACGAGCGAGGTCTTTAACTCGTTCGTGCAGTCAGTCCGCTATTTCCTCCGCGACTTCTCAGAGCTCAACCGCATCGTCAAGGGAGAGGAACACTCCAACCGTATGATCGCATTTGGGATCATGGACTTCCTCTCCGACTTTGCCGGTACTCCTCCGTTCCTTGGCTACTACTCGATTGAAGACTTGTGCCGGATGCACATGCAGAGCTTCGCTATCCGCGGAACAGTCATCACGCTCCTTCAGTCTGTGGGCATGCTCCAGACGCGGAATCAGTTGACCTTCTCAGACGGCGGTATCAGCGTGGGCGTCTCAGACAAGAGCCCGTTGCTTATGCAGTGGATTCGAGACTTTCAGAATAAGTACGAGCAGCAGAAGACTCAGATCAAGGTATCTCTGAATATCGCACAGCTGTTCGGCACTAGCGGCGTCAGGTCCGAGTACGCGTTCGTCAACGGTTGGTACGGCATCTATTAGGAGATCAAATGTACACGTTCAAAACTTTCAACACTCCCGAAGCACTGGTGGACTTCCTGAACGGTGTCGTTCAAAGCAAGCCACTGCCGTTGCTTACCTCCGGGCTGCACGGGCTGACCCTCATCATCACCACAGCTGGTGGAGACCGAACGGTTACTTTCGCGGACGCCACGGGTGCAGGCCTCAGTCCTCGGCAGATATTAGGTCAGGTACAAGCCGCTGATTCCGCGCTGGCTACCGCGATTCTGCGGAACTACGGGTATGACAGCAAGCAGCCGTGCTTGGCGATTATGACCGCGGCACAGGTGGTGAAGAGCACTGGTACGGCGAATAGCCTCCTAGGGTTCTCCACGACGGCGAACAAGACGGTGACCGAAGTGGTGGTGACCAGCATCGTTGCAGAGCAGGTGCAGCTACTGGGACCGAGCTACTCAGTTTTGATCCACACGTAGAAAATCTGAAAGGATTACCATGAACGCTGAACAGCTTCTGTACGACGTGCTTCGTCCTGGACGGGACACCTCCATCCCTCTCATCAAGGCGGCTGAGTACTTCGTCAGCGTCAAGCTAGCTTCCGGCGGCCTATTGGCCACCGAGGTGGACCTCCTCAAGAAGGTGGCGGAGGGAGGCATATCCGTTGAGGACATGCAGGACGCAGAAGACAAAGGGCTCCTTCAGGGTGTCCGCTCTTCCGTGGCCCAAAGGATTCAGCACGGGGAGAAGCTGCGTGCGTCCAAAGGTGAGCGGTGGGGCAAGGCATTGGGTACCGCCGCGGGTGCTGTGACAGGGTTGGTTGCTGGCAAGGGCCAGGCCGCTGACCGAGCGGTACGTGCCGGTGTGGGCGCTTTGGCTGGTCACGCGCTCGGCAAGGCGACGGGGCAAGGCGTAGACGCCCACCGGGCTGCTGCTCCTAAGACCGCGGAGATTCAGAAGGAAGGTGCTGGTATCAATCCGGCAGCCCTGGCTCGTCTACGTGAGGCCCTCGGGGCTATTGACCTGGACTCTCTCCGGGATACCGCCATCTCCAGTGGTGTACAGGGCGGTGCGGATGATGCGCTCTCGGACACCTTGAGCACAGCAGGTGGGATGGCTGGCTCGGCTATGCCGGGTCGGTACAAGATTCCTTCGATCATAGCGGGCCACTTCGCGGGCAAGGGGATAGCTGGTTTGGCTAGCCGTGAGCCTGAAGCTAAGGTCGCTCGGGTTCTCAGCGTTTTGCAGAAGGCAGCTCAGCTGAACTCCCCTACTGCTGTGGGAGAGGACGAACCGATGAAGGATAACTACTCCCCAGAGACTCAGGCACAGCCCGTGTCCACCAGAGACGCTGTTGGGGACCCTATGCCGGCTGAGCCTTTTGTGTCACCAGATCAAGACTTGGTGCCCAACCCACTAGAGGGCATCCTCGACATGCTCCAGAAGGGCAATGAAGCAGAGCACTACCAGCAGAAGGCAGAGGATGCGCAGCAGGTGGCTGAGCGGGCTCAGGCCGCTGCGGAGCTGGCGAAGGGTCAGCTTGATCAAGTACAGAAGGAGCAGGAGGTTGCGGTACAGCAGCAAGCTGAAGAGCTCCATGCTGCACGGACAGAAGCGACCGCGGCCTCGGGTGAGTCGCAGATGCTGCACCAGCAGGTCATGTCCAGCCAGCAGCAGGTACAGGAAGCACAGGCCCAGGCTACTTCTCTGCTCCAGGGCATGAATCAGTTCCGTCAGGGTCTGATCGATTATCTGTCCCAGGACCCTGCTCAGATGGCAGCTCCTGGAATGATGGCTCCTACCCCAGGTAGCGGCCAGATGATGCAGGACCCGTCCGGAATGGGCGGCCTTCCTGGCGGTGACCCGAACGCGGCAGCTATGGGCGGTGACCCCAACGCAGCCGCGGCTCAGGGACAGCCACCAGCGGGTGCACCAGCTGAGGCTGCGCCTGCTGAGGCCGCTCCTCCTGCCGCTGAAGGCGGGGGCGAGTCTGAGGGCGGCGAAGCAGCCAAGCCGGCGGCAAAGAAGGAAGAGGGGGCGAAGGGTGGAGGAAAGGGAACCGTCGTCCATGTCCACTAAGCTTGCAGCGTACGCGCTGGCAGCTGTGGACGACCACCTTGCTGGGGAAGCGCTGGCGCACACCCAGGAGTTCACGAAAATTGCCCTGAGTGATGAGGAGAAGTACCCTGTCGTTCCGGAATCTTGGCTGCGCGGTCAACTTGCCGCGTCTGTCGCGCAGCAGACTGCCCCGGTGGGCCAACAGATGTCTCGGTATGCTAAAGGGATGGTGGGTGGCGCTTTGGCTGGAGCGGGCGCCGGCGTAGGTCTAGGAGAGATGGTCGCGCTAGCACTGGCGGTCAAAAACAGAAAGGGTTTCGTGCCGCCTATGCGACATGCGGGGCTCCTGGGGGGCGTGGCCGGAGGCGTAATTGGGAGTGTGGCCGGGGAGGTACAACAGGCCCACGCCCTTCTAAAAGATCGAGGCGTACTGCCCACTTATGGAGGCTTTGGCCGGGGCCGGTTTACCGAGAGTGCGGCCAGGAGGTTCTCCGTGGGTAGTAGTAAGGAGGCAGCGGCAAAGGGTTGGGCGAGGTATATGCCCCCCGGTGACTATGCCCCCACGCCCCAGCCTAAACCTGGGCTCGTACCCCAAAGCCTTCATGGAACACACAACAAACTGCGAGACGATCACGGGGTAGTGGCGAAGGTACGAAACGCACTCTCAGACTTGAGGGGTGGCTGGCATGGCGCCGGTGAAGCTCTGGCGAGCCCTGCAGGTACTATCTTCGGAGGTGGTGACGGCTCGGCGGTAGTCAGAGGGGCGTTCGCTACTGCTAATCCGCGCATGCAGCTGGGCGTGAAGATGTTGACTGACAATCTGCCGGGGGCAGAGAGGGCCTCCCACGCTTTCCGCATCGGTGGCGCTGGAAGACTCCTGGCCCCACACGCAGCTCTCGCTGCTGGAGGACTTCTCACAGCAGGTCTCATCGCCCGTCACGCACTCAAAAAGGACGAGGATAAGTGACCAATGCGTCCTTCTTTCTTCGACGAGTTGGCTAAGATCAAGCAGGCCAAGATTGATCCGTGGTGGTACCCGGTAGGGGCTACCGCGGGTCTTGGTGGTCTCGGGTACTTGCGCCATCGCTCACAAGAGGGAGGACGTTCGGCCCCGGAGCAGAAAACTCTGGCGGCCCTACAGCAGCCGGGGCTATCTCGGGAAGATCAAATTGGGGCTCTGAAGAAGCATGAGAGTGCGGTCGAGAACAACGAACGTGCTGGAGCCCTCTTGGCCACCACTGGTGGAAGCCTCGCCGGTTGGGGCGGCAAAGAGATACTCAAGAAGCTGAACAAGGACTCTGATGTCGGCAAGTCTACTTCGGCGGAAGAAGCAGCAAAGCTGTACCGTGCAGCGTTCCCGAAGGACAACATCCCAGTAGAGATAGACCCCAGCACCGGCACGATGGGCGTAGTGCGTCCGAACAGCAGTGGGGTGGTCTTCTCGCCAGAGTGGAACCGAGGGCAGGCGCAGCATACGCCCAAGGGCGGTTACGCGGGGAAGTTGGGCAAGGATAAAGAGAGACTGGGTTTGCGTGGGCGGGGTATTCCAGAGGGAGTGATCGACTACGGGATGCAGCACGGGGTAACAACGATGCCCGGTAAGGCTAACCCCATGGTCGCTGCCCATGAGCTCGGGCACGCGATGTTCAGTGAGAAGCCTTACGCGAAAGTATTTCGTCGTGCGGGTATGCCCCTTGGTGTTGCCTCAATGCTCGGATCGAGCTACATGGCCGCCAAGGGTGACCCCGATAGTACTTCGGCCAAGCTCGCACCAGCAGTAGCAGCTCTTGGGTTGGTGCCGATGCTGGGTGAGGAAGCCTATGCTTCGATCAAAGGTCTCCAGCTCATGCGGAAAGCTGGATTGCCCGCGGAAGCCATCAGGCACGGGGCTTTGCAGGGTGGTAGGGCGCTCGGGGCCTACGCCTCGAAGTTCGGCATACCTGCTGTGGCGGCGCCCTATATCATCAGGAAGGTCCGGCAGTATAGAATGAAGCAGCGGGAGAACGCTGGTCTCGAAACATCACAAGATTTGGGAAGCCAACTCGACGCTTTGAAGAGCGGAAAATAGAGGAGACAAGATCATGGATACCTTTTTGAAGAACCTGTACCAGGAAGACCTGACCAAGCAGTCCTCGGCTGACTTGCGCCGCCTTTACGCGGGCCTCTCTGTTTCTGATTTGAGGGAAGTCCTTGGCCTGCAGAAGGTAGCTGTGGAGGGCTCCGCGGAACCGGTGACTCCTACCGGGGCTGCAGCAGCTCCAGCCGCGGTGTCTGAGAAGGCCGTGCCCAAGAAGACAGAGTCGGCAGAGCTTCCTGATGCCCCGCTCAACACCATGGTTGCAGCCATCAAGCGCCTCGGCCGCGGAGCCATGGAGGGCCCGTCTATCTCTCCAGCGTTGATGGAAGAGGTAGACGGCCACCCCAAGCGCACAGCAGGGGAGAGGTCTGCGGACTATGGAGACGCCCTGGGCGTTGGTGAGAAGACGGCTCAGGCTGAGATGCTCTGTACAGCTATGCAGGCTGTAGAGGGAGCCCCCGAACACATCAGGGATGCGGCCATCAAGTTGGCTGCTTCGAGACTGTAGCTATGCTCAGTACGGACGCCTTCTTTGACGAGCTCACTAAGATCGGAGCACTCTCCGACAGCGTCGTTCGTAAAGCTATCAGCAGCGCCCCTGCTGGTAGAGTAGAGGCGGCCCTGGCCAAAAACCGTACTGCCTTCGGCTCTCTCGCGCGGCAAGGGAAGATTTCCCCGAACCGCGAGAAGTACAACACCATGCTGGAGCAGGGTAAGTGGCTTCAGGCCCTGAAGCCTGCGGCTAAGCCGGCCACCACAATGGCCTCCTCTGCCCCCAACAAGTCTCGTGGATTCTTGCGCTCGCAACTAACTCTCTCTGATGGAATAGGTGCCTAATGTATCTGGAACAGTTTGCACGAAAGATGCACAAGATCGCAGATGCTGGTCGGTTCGATGAGTTCGACCCGGAAGAGGCATCCTTTGGCCGACAACTGAAGGCAGGCCAGCTTCCTGTACAGCAGGGTCCGGGAGCCACAGTGGCCGCGAAGCCCTCCGCTAAGGCGTCAGTAGCGGCGCGGCCTACTGGTACGCCACCACCAGTGCCCCTAAGTCACCAGAAGACCCTGCCAGGACCAGCCCCTGCAGCACCCATACCCTCGGGTCGTACGATGCCAGGTGGGGCCTTGAGGCCGAAGCTGACCCCCCTGACTCCCATGAGTGCCGCCGAGGGAACGATACCCGGCATGGGTGCTGCTGTGCACAGTGCTGCTCCTGCAGCGGCACCTGCAGCCGCGGCTGCCAGTGGGGGTGTCGTGAATTCTGCGAAGCAAATGGGGAAGAGCATGGGCACCGGTTGGGCCGCGGCAGGAAAGAGTCTCGCCAGTGGCGGAGCAAAGTTCATGGAGCGCCCAGGGATGGCCATGAAGATGCTCAAGAACCCTGCCCTCAGTACCGCAGCTCGGGTAGGCGGCGCTGCCCGTATGGTCGCGCCACATGCAGGTATCCTGGGGGCTGGCCTACTTGCCGGCCACGCTCTGCTGAAAAAGAAAGAGCCTCAGCCTCTGGTGGTGAAGACTGGTGGCGCGCTTTTGCTAGAGAAGACAGCGATCAGTCCTGAGCTTCTGCGTCGTGCGGCTGATAAGGCGGCAAATAAAGGCCTCATGGCAAAGCTTAGGGCTGTGGGGGCAAAATTCCCTAACATCGACCCGCAAAGGTTCAAAGACCTTGAGCCAAAGCTGCTTACCCGAGAATCTAAGCAGCATTTCAAGTTCCTGGAGGCGGCCAAAAAGAAAGAGGCTGCAGCCCAGGTGGCTAAGGTACGCGCCAAGTACTCGAACAAGCAGGCCAGCTACGATCACGAGAACTGCTAGGGATGTATGGGTCTGAACCTGAACATCGTCAACGCCAAGGTGCGGTCGTTCTCCCTGGACTTCTATGAGGTCCTCTGGGAGATCGAAACTACTACCCTTGACCCCAACGACTTTCAGTTCTACGTCCTCCGCTCTGAATCTCCTGAAGGCCCGTGGGACATTATCGCGGGCCCATTCGAGGACCACTACCGGTACATCGACAACCAGGTCAACCCGATGCACCAGCAGCGGCAGATTTTCTACCGCATCCGCTCGGTGGAGAAGAAGGACCAGGAGAACATCGTCGAGTCCGAGTCCATCATCCAGTACCCAGACCCTGACCTCATAGCCCAGGAGATTCAGCGGGCAGAGCGCATTGTCTGGAATGAGTTCTCGGGTAGAGCGTGCTTCCTGTTCCCGGTGAGGACCTTCGGTAAGCGGTGTGAGTTCTGCTACGACGGACCAGAGAAGGGCAAAGGGTTCACGTCCTCCAAGCGGAGGTCCGGCTGTGCCTCTTGCTATGACACCAGCTTTGTTCGTGGGTATTTCGATCCAATTCAAGTGTACGTTCAGATCGATCCGTACACGGAGAGTGTGCAAACACAGGCGTACCTCCAGCGGCTACAGGCTGACACCAGGGCGCGGCTGCCCAACTATCCGATGCTGAAGCCCAAGGACCTGCTGGTGGAATCCGAGAACCGCAGGTGGCGAGTAGTGACCTCGACGCCTACAGAGCGATTGCGGTCGGTGGTGCACCAGGAGCTGACCCTTCACGAGATAGACCGCAGTGAGGTAGAATACCAGATACCGATTCGGCTAGGAGACCTGCGGGACTTCGAGCCCAGTCCTATCCGTAACTTTGCCAATGCCCAAGATATCGACTCACTGACCACGCAGCCCATCGCAGACATTTTCGCCATCTACCAGAGGCAACGATGATCCCAGCATCCTTCTACGACGAACTCCAAAAGATTGCTGCGGACCCTGGGCTCTCTCCGGCAGACGTTCGCTCGATGGGGCCTGACCGCTACCAGTTCCCGCCAACGGAGCTACCCGATGAGGACAGGTTCATCACCAAGGACCGACTCAAGCGCGGCCTCATTGTAGCGGGCTTGACCGGTGCCGGCGGTGCCGTGGGACACGGAGGAGCGCATCTGGTGCGCAAATACCTCACGCACATGGACCCTGCCCAGATGTCTAAGCTTCGCCACTACGCGCCCGCCATAGTAGGCGGCCTTGCATTGCCGCTCGGCTGGATGGCGAGGGAACAGGCGCGGATGTCCGATAACTACATCGCCTACGGCGATAAGCCGAAGACCCCCAATGCCTAACGTACCCATCCCAGGAAGTGCTATCCTTCCGATCAAGGAGGTGGAGTACACCTATCTGAACGACCCGTTGAACTACGTGGTCAAGGTGATGACGTGCTTCCTCCAGACGATTTGGGAAACTTCTGAGCCGGGCCTCTTCCACTGGACCCCCCAAATAGAGGAAACTGAAATAGTAATCACGGAAGAGAACCCCTTGAACCTGGACACCATAAAGCACAAGCCCGCCATAGCCATTGCCCTCGGTGCAATGAACTTCAGCGGCTTGACTCTGGATGAGTTGGCGCACGTGAGTGCTACCGACGCGTCGGAGCATCACGCTGACTTGGTGCCGGGAAACTTCGTTCTCAACTGTTTGGCTCGGTATCCACAGACGGCGCGGTTCATCGGCTGGCAGTGTGGCAGAACAATCTGGAATCTCCGTAAGTCCCTTATTCGTGAGGGCACCTTCCAAGAGATCGGCCGACGTATCCAGTTCGGCCCCGTTACGCCTCCCGGTGCTCTGGTTCAGGGAGATACGGAAGGGGAGTGGCACAACTTCCCTGTGGTGGTTCCGTTCTACATGCAGTGGAATGATACCGTGACGCCGCTGGCGCACGACTGGTCTGGCCGAACGATCAGTCCGCTCAAGACCGTAGAGCTGAGCTTTACTGCGAAGGCGGCACACCTGCAGACACCCCGCGGATTGCCTAAAGGCGCTCCCGCATGGGGAGGCGCTGCGGAGGGTTCTCCTGCGAACAAGGAAGTTCGTCGCGGACTTCGTGCACCTACCATTCGCGGCAGAACGATCAATCTATCAAACATGGCGCCAGCGCCTGAAGGTACTGGGCTGAATCAGAAAGTGAAGACCTAAGGAGGCATTTCATGGCCATCGCAAGCGGACTGCCGCAACCAGGCGTTCAAGTCATTCAACAGTTCCGGACCGTCAGCCCTACAATCGTGGCCCCCACGCTTGTCCCATGCGCGGTTGCGCCGGCATTTCAAGTGCTGGATGCGATGGTGCCAAACGCGGCAGGGAGTGAGGTCATCAACCCCTCTGCTGTGGCCTCCGCACCAGCCGTCGTGGTCGGATCAACGGCGGGTCCTTTCTCTAACCTGAACGGCACGACCCTACAGGTCTCCGTGGACAACGGTCCTGTGCAGGAGTTCACGCTATCGGACCCCGACAACGTGGGTCTGAGCGCACAGCAGGTCATCGATCAGATGAACAGCACATTCCCGGCTCCCTCTGGGTTCCTTGGGTTTGTGAAGGTTATCGGGAGTGCCAAGTACCTTGCTCTGCAGACGGTGGCCAAGGGTGACGGCCACTACCTCAAGGTTGCAGAGGGCACGGCCAACACCATTCTCGGTTTCTTGCGAGACTACCAGGTTGCCGGTGTGTCTTCGTACCAGCAGGAAGCTCTCAGCCTCATGGAGACTGAGTTGCCAGATCCACGGAACAACATGGACGAGCTTGTCGTGAACAGCGACTCCGTTCGTGTGTTCGTGAACACGGGCAAAGCTTTGCTGGAGTTCAAGCGAGATGAGGCGTTTCTTCGTAACACAAAGACCGCTCAGTTGGTCAGCTCAGCAGATCTGACGTTCCCGATTAACCCGTCCGTGGGCTCTCCAGCGTCGCTGTCATACATTGACGGCGCCTTGGGCGGGACCCCTGTCACCATCAACTTTGCTGGTACGCACACGACTGGTCCGGCCGCTGGGTGCTCGTTCACCGGTCCCGCAGCAGGCAGTGTCATGACTATCACGGACACGTCAGCCCCGTTCACCAAGGCCGATCTGGGCCGCAGTATGGTGATCACGAGTGCCACGACGTCTGGCAACAACGGCACCTTCTCCATTCTGAGCGTGTCCACCAACGGCCAACAGGTCACGTACGTCAACGCCACGGGCGTGGCTCAAGCGTTTGCTGTCACCCCCACGATAGCCTCGATTGGCAACAGCTTCGCCACGATGCCAGACCTGCTCCGCTTCTTGAACGGACAGGCTAACGTGCCTGCGGCAATCTGGAGCAACCAGTCTGCCAGATTGGCGGCTGCCCCAGTGAGCGGCATCCTGTATGTTCTCACTGCGAACGCTACTCTGCACTTGCCCACGTCTGCCACTTCTCCCGCTGCGGCGGTCATTGTCGCGGTGGATGACGGAAGCTCGGGCACGACTACTCCGCTGGTGGATGTGCCAGCAGAGAATTTCAGCGCGGCTGCCTCAGCTGCCGTGGTTACCGGCACTGTCGCCATCACGCCACCATACACCGGCCAAGGCAAGACCCTACAACTGGCGGTGGACGGCGGACCAATGCAGGAGATCGTATTCTCCTTGGCGTCGTACAGTGAGCTGGCTGTCGCTGCTCTGGTCAACTCGACAATGGGTACGGCGTTCTGTGACTTCAGCACAGATCATATCCGCTTTACCTCTACTCAGGATGGCTTCGATGGCGAAGTGAGGGTCGGCAATGGAACAGCCAACGCTGACTTTGGCCTCACAGCTGGCGCTACTTACGGCGCTCCGTACGCCCCTAAGCCGGGAGACTACGTCTACGCTGGTGGCGCGTTCCTGGGAGTTGTGGTCACGGCAGCATACGCGGGCAACACTCACCGTCTCAAGCTGGACCGGAGGGTCGCAAAGACCTTCGGGGCTTCCTCGTACTACATCCAGGCCAAGGGCATCCCCGCCAGCTTGCCGGCGGATAGACCACTGCCCGACTTGTACATCGACGGCAACAGCAACATCAAGATCAAGCAGGACTTCTTGCGTGATATCACGGGCACGCCTCTCCCCACCGGCCGCGGACAACTCATCATGTCCTACAAAGCCCTGCGGTTGGATGTGACCCCGAAGGCTACTAACCCTGGCCTGCTCACGTTGGACAGCACGGACACGCTGGACACCGTTCTCTCTCCCGTGAATGCGGAGAATCCCCTCGCTCTCATGCTCTACTTCATGTTGGTGAACGCACCGGGCATTGAAGTGTCGGGTATCGGCGTTGACGAAGTGAGTGCTGGCGAACCAGACGGCACCACGGATGGCTACTCCCGCGCCCTTGCATTCTTGGAGGCCAAAGAGGTCTACGCCCTGGCACCTGCTTCGCAGAGCCCGGAAGTACACCAGAGCTGCGTCGCTCACGTTACAGCTATGAGCGAGCCAGACTCCAAGGGTGAGCGTATCGTCTTCATCAATCCACGGATGCCCACGGAAGATCTTCCAGCCCTGGCTACCAGCGGAACGGACGGCGAAAGCACTGCCACCACCAACGTGTTCGAGACCAACCTGCCAAGCTTGACCGCAGATTTGGTGGCCGCGGGCCTGGCACCAGATCAAGGGTTCTCGGTTGCGGACGGCGTGTACCTGATGGTATCCGGCTACACGGACAAGTGGAACCTTGCTTCCGTGTCAGGCACTCGCATTACCCTGCGCGTGGCATTCTCCTCCGGGTTGAACACGGATGGGTTCTTCTCAACGAGTTCCCTGCCTGCCAACCTCTTGCAGGCAGGCTTCAGTGTCCACGTGCGTGGGGCTCAGCTGGTGACCCCCGATGGCTCACCAGACTACGCGGCCATTGCCAAAGCCTACGCCGAACTCGGCCGCAGCTACGCCAATCGCCGCGTCTACATGGTTGCCCCGGAGAAGACGGGCGCGACCGTGGACGGCACGGAACAAGAGCTGCCTGGGTACTACATCTGTGCCGCTCTCGCAGGCATGACCGGCCAGCTGGCCCCACAGCAGGGATTCACAAACTACCCTGTCACTGGGTTCACCAGAGTAACCGGTTCGAACGACAGGTTCAGCCGGCTTCAAATGAACGCAGCGACAGCGGGCGGCGCTTACTGGGTCATCCAGAACACTGCTGGCGGACCACTGAGCACCCGCCACCAGCTGTCCACTGACCTCACCAGCATCGAGACCCGTGAGCTCTCTATCACCAAGGTGGTGGACTTCATGGCCAAGATGCTCCGCGGAGGTTTGAGAAACTTCATCGGGAAGTTCAACATCACCCAGCCCTTCTTGGACACCCTGTCCACGGTCGTGCAGGGTATGCTCAATTTCGCCATCGAGCAGGGGGTCATTGTGGGTGGTGACCTCAACAACATCATCCAGTCGTCAGATCAACCTGACGCCGTGTTGATCGATGTGACGCTGGACCCGCCCTACCCCTGCAACTACCTTCGCTTGACCCTCGTGATCTAATGTTAGGTTAAATCGTACTATGGCTTCAGACCAGAAAATAGTACCTCTCTGGAAGAAGTGCTTTGCGTGTTCGGCACGCAAAGCACTTACCGAGTTTCATCGTAGCTCTACTGAGGCTGACGGTAGGCAGCGGGAGTGTAAGGTGTGCGCCCGTAGTAGGCGCAATGAGAGGTATTTTGCCGAGACAGTGAATAAGTATGGTCTGGAGAAAGCACAGCGACTTGCTGCTATCCGGGAACAAAAGAAGACGATACCCGCCGGCTCAAAGCTCTGTGCGCGCTGTGTGTTGCCAAAGACGCTAAATCAGTTTGACCCGCAGAAGTCTACCTCGGATGGCCGCGCGGCGTACTGTCGTCCATGTAGGCGAGCTTGGAAAAAGGAAAATAGTGCCAAGTCCCCAGAGCGCCGTCTGGCTGTGGCGCTGGCTACGGCTAAAACTTCCGCAAAGCACAAAGGCATCTCCAATATTCTGACCTTGGGAGACCTGGTGCTTCTCTGGAATATCCAGGAAGGGCGCTGCTACTATACCGGTATTCCCATGCTGTATGACGGCTCAGGCAGGCCGGAATGTGTAAGCATTGATCGTGTAGACAGCGCGAGAGGATATACGCACGACAACATCGTTTTGTGTTGTGCTCACGTTAACGAAATGAAGAACAGCCTCTCGGTACCAGAGATGCTTCAGTGGTGTGCCTTGGTACTGGAGCACAGTAAAGATCAAATCAGAACAGGAGAAATGACGCATGTCTACGATGTCTAACTGGGCTCCCTACCAGAAGTACGTACAAGCTGGCATGAAGGACGGCCAATTCCTGAACGCAGGGTTTACCGTTCTCGCGGCTGGCCCTCCTCGCCTCTCGACTCTGGGAGGAGTAGCTGCAGTGAGTAAGGCTCTGGAAGGAACAGGGGCGGACCAGATTGTCATGCCTCTGGGTCTTATCCAGAACGTGAACCTGAGCCACAACAGGACGTTCAACCGTATCTTCGAAATCGGTTCTGAGCGTTCCTACTTCGTGTCAGGTCGTACGATGGGCCAGCTGTCTATCTCACGCATTCTGTACCACGGACCTTCGCTGCTTCGGCTCATCTACGCGTACTACAGCGACGCACTGGTCCCTGGCAACTCGCCTCCGACCATTCCTGCGGTGTTTCCGAACACTGGGATCAATACGATGTCGAATCCCCACGACGTCGTCATTCCGCCCGGCTACGAGAACTTCTACATCAATCTGGCCTCGGACTTGTTCAACCAGCCCATCGGCCTCCTGATGTACAACCGCGACTCCAACATGGAGACCTACGGTGCCGTGTACCTCGAAGGGTGCTACGTCCCGAACCACACCTGGGCGACAGATGCCCAAGGGGTCATCATCCAGGAGTCAGCAGCCATTCAGTTCGAGCGCGCGGTGCCGGTGGCGGTCAGCGGGCTGACCTTGCTGGATTCAGCAGCTGCTGATGCTGCGAACCTGGGCGTAGGCGCGTAGGAGGCCGACATGGCTTACCTGGTTCCCTTCCAGAAAACAGGTGAGGTACTTCAGGGTGTGGCTGGATTTGACGCCGGCCACCCTTGGCGCGATCACATTGTCGGCGGCCAAGCTGAAGGTATGGACCCAAATCAGTTCGACATCGAGCAGCTCTCTGCCGGTGTGAAGGAAGAGCTGGAGCATACGGCGGACCCGAATGTGGCCGCTGAGATTGCCATGGATCATCTCGCCAAAGACCCGGACTACTACAAGAAGCTCCAGCTCATCGACCCAGGTGAGGAGGGAGAGGCTCAAGCCAAGATTGGTGCTGCCAAGCTAGCCGGTGTTCTCCTTGCCCGCAGAATGGCAAAGGAAGCCGGCCTTTGGGGTGCCATAGGTGCAGCCGCTCCTGCGGTCTCTGGTGGTGCTGTCACGCCACAGATGCCCGCGGCGCGTACCAGGGGTATGCCTTCGGGCTCCTGGCAGGTTCCCGGCAAGTCCATGCAGGCGACTCGTGTGGGTGCGCCTCCTCCAGGTCTCCTGGCTCGGGCAAAGTCCCCGGCAGGGGCGATGGGCCCAGGTGCCAACGCAGCCAAGACAGTCGTCAAGGGTGCCCCTGGTGCTGTTGCGGGGGCAAAGAGGTTCGGGTGGGGCAAGGCAGGCCTTCTGGCAGCTGCGGGCCTTGGAGCGTACGGCTTGGCGAAGGCTGTGCCCAAGGCGCTGCAGATGGCTAAAGAAGAGGGCAGCATGCCTCAGGCTTCCGGCGGAGGCTGGTCTCCAGTCCCGTACGGCCACGGTTATTCCCCTTGGGGCAACGGCGCCCCCAACATGGGAGCTGGCTAAGCTGCGGTAGGTTACCTCCTACGGGTTCGAAGATCATCTTACCGCAGCTGCCGCTCACTGGGGGACTTGGCCCCTCCGGTGGGCGGCATTTTATTTAGGCTGGGGTAGTTCCCAGGTCGCGATCATCGTCGTAGTTGACCGAGCTGTATGGGTCACGGTCAGTACTTGTAGCCTGTGGTTTAGGGGCGGGCTGTGCCTGTACGAAGTCGGGTATTCGTGGAGAACCGTAGAGCATCCTGTGGCTCATGCTGGTGGCGGTGTCTTGATCTTGCTCGGCTAGTTTGTTCAGCTGCTTGGTGCCGATCAAGAGCTCCAGAGCCAGCATCTTCTCTTCCTCTGGGCTCCCGTGGTCATCCAGAACTTCCTGGAGTACACGGTCTTTGTCTTGCCCGAAGATAGCCTCGATGGATGGGGCTAAAGAGCGACGGCTGTGTGCCGGCACTCCGCTCTCTGGCGGGACAAGGGACTGCGGGGCGAACGCCTGAATGAACTCCTCGGGTTTGCCGAAAAGGGGGCATTTCGTCCAGTGGTGTCCTTTACCTGCACAGAGAGCGCATTCCATGGTGGGAGTATACCTCAGTTGAGGATTTTTCTTATGACGCTGCAGCTACCTACTGCAGAGTGCCTCTCACTCCCAGGTACGGTCTCCCACCAGCTGCCATCTATGCGAAAGGCCCCAGGTTTTGGAGGCTGTTCCTGCCAAGGGAGACTGTTCGTGCCGGTTAGCTCGTTGGGCGGCAGACAGGGAGTTTCCGGAAACATCAGATCTAACTCGCGGCATGCATCCAGATAGAACGGGTCAACTCTCACCTCTGGTCTTTTGGGTGCTCGCTCAGGTGTCCCCGTCTTCTCCTTTGGGCTGAGGCAACCTAAGATATGCACGAGCAGAGAGAGCACAGCGTAACAGAGACATCCGAAGCCAAAGCCAAACAGAATGATCATAGAGGTGTGATACATGGTGCCGCCTCACGCTTCAGTAGCTGGCTTGGCTAGGTCGGACTCGATTTCCTCATCCATCGCGGCCTCTTGAACTTCTTGTCGTTCAGCTGCAGAGAGCCTATCCCAGAGGAACTCTTTGGCCACGATGGAATTCCAGAAGCCCAAGTACGTCTGGCATTCCCCAATGCGCACCATCTTGGACCCACTGTTGATCCTATTGGTGTACCGTCTGACGTTGATCTCAGACAGTAGTTTGATCGTTTCTGGTTTGTACATCTAGTCCTCCAGCTGTGGCAGGGCTCTGAGGGCCCGCAAGATTTCGGGGGTGATGGCAAAGGTGAGTACGTAGTTCTTCGGTCTGCGCGATTGGCCTGGATCTTCCATGATCGCCCAGTAGCAGTTGTCATCTAGCAGAATATGAAACCGCTCCAGCTGGCACAGCCCGTGTGCGTACGAGACGACAGGGTTCACTGTTTCAGGACCCATCTTTACGTTCTTGTCCGGCGAAAGAAGTTTGTGCCAGGTCACTACTCGCTCGCACGAACAGGAGATGACTTGGTTGTTGCAGTTAGGACAACGCTCGACTTCGCAACCAGGGACGTGCAGCAGTCCCGTAGGTGTTTGGCAGTCGCCACAGTGCCCACTTCGTGGAAGACCGATGCCTTCGTAGATGAATCGGTTGGCGCACACTGGGCCTTCGGCGGTCACGTACACGTAGTCCTTGAGGAGTTGGGCAAAAGCAATCTCCCGTTCCCAGCCTGGTAGTTCTTGCCGGGCTTTGCCCACTAGATCTGAGTCAGCTGTGTTGTCTTTTTCGTGCGTCATAGTGGCTCCTTTTTCCGTGAACGCGATGGTCATGCCGCTCGATTCGATGTACGAGTTCGTAGATGCCCATGATGCTGGATTCTTCGATCAACTTGACGATGTCTCTTTTCTCTTTTTCGCGTCCGGCAAGGTAGCTCAAGATCGCGCAGCTTATGTTGCCCAAAATTAGAAGTAGCACGGTAGTGGTGTTCATGTTGGCCTCGAAACGGGTAGCGGCGTCCCCCGTAGAAAGGAGAGAACAGGGGACGCCGCATCCCAAATTTGTGCTACTCCAGGTCGAATTCTCCGGCTGCTACGCGGCCGAGAAGCTCAGCGTAGACGGCCCCAACGAGCTGTTGCTCGCCGGCTATGTAGAAGTCACTGTTCTTCTTGCTCGCCTTCATACCCTTGGCTGCTTCGCGCACGGCCAATTTGAGCGCCTTGACGACGAACTTCTTGCTGATGGTGTTGTTGACCGTGGGTGCTGCTGCTGCTGTCTTCTTCATGTCAGGTGTCCTCTGGTTCTAGTTGGCCGCCTAGCAGGCGGCTTCGGTTACGGTGGGCGCCTATCATTGATCTGACGACGTCCTGGATCGTTATGCGTCTAGCTATACCTTGAGCCCTCCTTCGTTCGTTCTGAATGTTAGCCAGGTACATCAGGTAGTCGTGGTCCTCTCCTGACATACCTAGTTCGACGCGGTATTGGTCTATCTGTTCCGCGGCTTCTCCGTCCTCTACTCTTATGTGTGATCTACGGGGCACGTCATACCCTCGCGTTGGCTATCGCCCCTCGTCTTCGGCCGTTCTCTGAGATGATGAGTAGGCCCTCTTGCTTCTTGCCCCGTCGAATGCAGAGCTTGGTGTCCACTGCTGCTGAGGGTTCGCCGTCTATGATGTGCGCCGGCCAAATAGCGTCCACCATACCCCGATAGTGGCGGTTGAAGTGGAGCACGATTCCAGAAGCAGCCTGGTACGAGAAGACATCCTCCTCAACGGGCTCAATCTCCTCACACTCCTCCAGATTGTTCTTGTCCTCTACGCCGATGACAATAGAGCTCCACGTGTTCTTGACCAGGCTTGCTGCGATCTTAGGTACCATCCGCGCTGACCGCAGTAGCTTCTTGAACTCCGGGCAATCTGTCTCCACCAGTGCGATCGGCCACTCGACGATCATGCTACGGTTGGCGACCAAGATGATCTCATCTTGCCAGGTGGACTTGATTGCGAATAGGTAGCAGCCAATGTCCCTCTTCTCGTCCTGTTCCTCTTCCACTCGAACGGACGCCCGATAGAGGTCTCGGATCATATCACTGTCTAGCGCGCGCATGAATTCCTTTCTGAGGGCATAGCTATGCCCTACCGTGACTCTTATACCCTCAGATCAAAGGTGTTTGTGTCAGGTTCGAGATGCTTCTCGGGCTGCGCGTCGTTTGGCACGACATTCGCGGCAGCGTCGTGGAGGAGATAGCTGCTTCTCTGCGAAGAAAACTTGATCGATGGCAGTGAACACGAACGTGTTAGGGCAATCCGCGCACTTATGCGTCTGATCAATGCCGGTAGGGACGGTGACTGGCGCTACTGGCTGTGTTGTCGGCAGGGGAGGGCCGGAGCATCCTCGCGAGGATGGATTCCACCCGGCAAAGGTCTCGTACTCTCTGTCGTCTCGGCTAGGCCTTCTTGTTTTTCCCACAGGTCTTGTTCCTTTCCCTCAGTACGTTGTGTAGGTGTTCTCTTGCTGCAGCGATTTCTCTTGCTGGGTGGTCTCTCATGGACGCGTTGTCCGTGCGGTACACAGTATCACTCATCCAGTCTGGTAGCCGGAATAGGTGACCGCAATGATCACACAAGAGCAGTTTGTGGCTTGCGCCCTCTTGCAAGGTCTCCTCGTCCAGGTCAACCATGGGTAGGCCACCGACTAGGTACACCGGGCAGACGAGTTCTTGTGGCTGCACTACGCTGAAGGCTGCTAACTGGTGCGGTTCGCACGTACTGGATGTGTTACATCGCGGGCAGCAGATTGTCTGAGCCGGCGGTTGCTTAGGCTTTCTCATGGTCTTTCTACCTTTCCTTTGATCACGCGAAGTTTGGGCCACCACAGGATGATGTCCCACCGCTTGGTCTGTTTCCATCGGCGCACCTCAAAGCGGAACAGGGAGACGGAGTAGTACTCTCTGTCTCTGCTCCAGCCCTTGAACACGAGGCGATTGATTGTGCTGCGCACGAGGTGTGCGTAACCTCGTACATGGGACCACAGATCTTTGATGCTCATGGTCCGACTCTACTCTACTTGGGCTTCGTCGAAAATCAGGTCGTCGAAGTCAACCTTGAACTCGCAGGTACACCTTTCGCAGAATAGTGTGTACTTCGCGTCGTCAAGTATGTTCTCCTTGAGTTCGAGAAGTAGCTTACCACCCGCCGGAGTAACCTTCATGACGTTGAAGATGTTGCTCTCTCTCGCGGAGAACTTAGTTACGTCGTCGTTTGGGCACCTTGGGCACACTAGGAGCGGGTGTCTTGTCGCGGGCTTTGGGGTGAACTCGTTCAGGGGGTCTTTGGGCAGGTTGATTTGGCTCATTTGGTTTTTCTCCGAAGATTTCGTGGCAGGCGTCTACTAACTCGCGTCTCCAGTCGCAGAGCTCGATATCTCCCAGGTCGGTTTTGAGCAGTACTTTCATCGAGATTCCCCTTATCCCAGTTTGGTCCTGACATGACATTGAACATGCTGCTGTCTACAAACACCAAGCTCAGGCACTTTTTGTTGAGCTCTGCCAGCGTGACCGGTGTGATCGGTTCTACGTCCCACCCACGTTTACGGAGGGTGGCTTTTTCTTTGCTAGTTAGCGCACCAATGATGTAGGCCATGGGTCTCCTAGGGTTCGTTCGGATGAGTAATCAGGCAATCTTGGCCGCTGCACTTAAAGTCCTCTGGATACACCACCCGCCAAGTCAGCATGAATAGACTGAACAGGAATAGGATGAGGACGGGCAGATGACTCCAGCTACTTTCCTGTGACGGCACTTTGATCCTCAGTCACAATGACCTTGACTCCAGCCTCCTTTACGGTGAAGCCCGTTTTAGATCTCCGCACTCTCATACCTGCGAAGCTCTGGAGTACTTGCGACACTGCTTCTAGGAAGGAGTTCGCGATAACGGAGCCAGCGGTGGACCAGCTCTTTGTCTTCGTGTTCAATTGGTTGACTCTGTAGGTTGGCAAGAAATCCTCCTTACGTAACTAGATCAAGGTACTTATACCTTGTGCTACTGGAGTTTTGCCGATCATGGGCAAGAGAAAGCACACACTTTCGTGTGTGCAGGCTCTTAGTTCGCGCGATCTGAGGGGCCACCGCCAGCACTTGGGACGCCCCCACACTCCACTGCTTCGTGAAAGGCTATCTGTCGAGCGTCGATGTACTGGTGGAGCATCGCTTGGATCTTTGTGAAGGTCTCCAACTTTTCCCGAGCAGCAAGCCACGCCGAAGATCCTCGAACCAGCCCCACAAGCTCCAGCCTTGAAGTCTGAATGCCACGTTCAGTGACGCAAAGAGGACAAGCACACTGGTGTTCACACATAATGCACCGTTTCCTTTCTACCTACCTTATACCCAAATATCCTACCCCTCTTCCGCGTGCATTAGCGAGGCGGGGTGACTAGGCCTTACGGATGCCTCGGGATGGGGCAATCATCGCTTCTGCGAAGGATAGGGAGGCTGTGTGGGCGTCTCCGTGGGTACGCAAGAACTCGTCAACCTGTTCCATGGTAGGCACTTGGTTCGGCCGCACGGTCACGTCGTTTTGACGTATGCTATCCAGCAGCAATTTGCCGTCTTGGGTCATACGCAGGCAGAGAGTGTTGTAGCCCAGGGCACGGGCTGGGTAGCCGCCGCGGGAGCGGACGTACTGTCCTTTCTTATAGGCCATAGTCCTCCCCTTCCAACTTGTTCTTGTCTGCCAGCCACTTGGCGATGATGAGATTTCCCGAGGTACCTTTTTTGTAGGTTTCAGAATCCTCGTGGATAGCGGTCTTTGGTATCCAGATGGCTTCACCACCGCCGATGCTCACTTTCAGGCCGTCGTCGGTATCGTGCACTGCTTCTGCTTCTTCGAATAGTATGTACTGTTGGGGCATTCTCTGACTCCTACTTGATGTGGATACTGACGGTCATTTCCTCGAACTCGACAGTTTGATCTTCCTGTGATTTGAGGGCGTCGTGTATCGCACGTTCTACTGGATTACTCCAGTAGCAACCTCTTTTGGTGACCCAGACTGAGTCTCCGACAAATTCGTTCACGCGGGACTTCGAGGATGTAGCGGCTGCGGTGAACCAGAGCACGTCATCGCGGTTGAACTTCTTGAGTAAGGCATGGGCAACGAGCGCCACCTGTTCCAGGCTGCCGTTTTCGTTGGAGTACATGACAATACTGGCTCGACTCCGCTGGGTATGTCCCGGCATAACCCTCCACTCAAAGTCGGGGAAGCTGATCCAATCCGCCACCTCTCGTGGGGTTAGCCCTAGTTCCCTGCAGATGAAGTCATAAGTTTGTTCCTCTTCTTTTTCTGGGGTGACGAAAGTAAGAAGCTTGTTGAGCCACTTCACTTGTCTGACGCCCAGGTTTTCGATCTCTACGCAGAACTGGTAGTAGCTGTTAGACACGGTAGTCCTCCTTAGGTTGGTGACAGAGTACTTATACCGTTATCTGAGATCGTTTTACGGCTAGAGAAAGCGAGGGCCTTTCTCCCCAAGATCACTCTCTTGGTTTCTTCTTCAGTTCCTGCATTCGGTTGAAGTGTTCCGCGAAGGTCTTGTATCCTTCGAGTTTCAGGCCTTCGCTTTCTGCGTAGTTCTGGAGCATGTAAGGACTCCAGTGACCCGGAGAGTCCCCGTCTTTCCTGGTGATGCGAAACAGTCGCGAGGACACGACAGTATCCTGCGACCCTTCGAACGCCAGGTTGGCTAGCGTTCTGGGTTTCCAAACGAACCGCAGCAGCTGGCCGTTATTGCTGATGAACAGCGCGCATTCACTTGCTTTCAAGAGTGCGGTGCGAGCAGCATTCTCCTTCCAGTGTGTGTACTCGCACTTCCTGAAGTCCACGTACTTTGCGAACTTGAGCTGGACTGTGGTGAGCTCGCTCATGCGTACTGCCTGTGCTTGACCGTCACAGCCTCCACGCGGCGGAGTATTTGGGAACCGTCCCCATGGGGCTCGTACACGAATTTGATCTCGCGCACCACTTCATCCTGAGCGGCGAAGAAGTCCACGACCTTGGTGGCGTGGGACATGAGTAGGGCTGAGTCGCCGTTGCTCAACTGGAGGGCGCTATTCACGTCTTCCATGTTCGGCAGCTCAGGGGCCTTTGCGCGGGCGGCGTTGATCTTCTCCTTCACGCAGGTCTTGCAGTACTTAGTCGGCTTAGTACCGCTGGCCATGCGCATTTGGTTTCTCTTCCTGGGTTTCTGACAGGTCGCACATACGTAGGGCATTTTGATCCTTTCTGGTTTAGCGGGGCTCGAATCCGTTCTCAGCTTCCTCTTCCTTCTCACAGACCATTGCGATGCCGAGCAAGAGGAAGCACACAAGCAGAAGGCTCGACACGTATCCATGACTGAATCCGCGCATGAGAATCTCCTTTCTAGGCGTTTCTGCCTGATCACTATACTTATACCCGTATCTTGATCAGACTTTCTCTGCTCGTGACTGCTAGCTAGACAGCTTTGAGGCCACGTCTTGGCTCGGGCGGTGCGGTGCGGCCGGCAGATCTCTCTTGTTCCACACTACTGCGAAAGATCGGTCTGCTAAGCGGATAACTGCGACTGCCTCCCATGGAACAAAGGTGGCCCAGGGAGTTGCTTCGAAGGACATCGTCGCGAAGATTCCTTCTTTGGTTACGGTCAGCTCTGTGATGGGATTGGCCATATTCAGACCGTACTCAAGCATACATGGCAGCTTAACTTGATCAGCTAGCACCACACCAGGATGTTTGTTGACGAAGACCTGTACCACATCTTTTTGTAGTATCGCCGAGAACAGATCTCGTTTGAATTCATTGCTTTCGAACTCCATTAGACTTCCTTTACTGGGTAGACAGGTTTCAGTGTGGCCCCGAATGCCTTGGCCTCAGTTACCCAGCTCTCTGGTAGGCCGCGGGCGGCCACGGTAACCATGCCCTTACTCATGCCGAGTATCTTGCGGGCACTGGGCTCGCCCACAGAGGTTGACAGGGCAATGACTACCCAGTTGCGTATACCTCGGTGAGTTTTGAAGGCAGCATGAGGAGCGCCCCGTAGAAGGCAGATCTTATCTATGCATTGCTGCCGTAGCTCCTCAGCATTGGACGGGAACGTAGTATCTGAGAACCGCCTATCGTTGTGGCGGTCCTCTATTCCTCCCTGGCCGACCTTCATCTTTCCGCAGCGCAGTTGCCTGTGCCTCTCCACGGCCCGTATAGCAGAGGCTACCGCGTCTCGACTACCTTTCAGGCCGTAGCCACTAAGTTGTGCAAGTTCAGTGTCATAGATGTCGCGTTCTTCTTGAGTAAGTGTGGCAGGGTCAAGCATGGTCTATCTCCAATCGTCAGATCTCTTATACCTTCTTGCGGTGAACATTTCACAAAGGGCTAGAGAAGGCGAGGGCCCTTCTCCGGAATCTACTGAATGATGCCTGCCCACTCCTCCAGTAGGTCCTTCTCTTCTTGTCCCATGATTGGGTGCTCAGCCCTGATGCGGGCCATCTCTTCCAGCGCCCATTCCTCGCGTACCTGTTCTAGTTCTCCAGGGGCTGTGACGTGGCTGTGTTCCCACCACGTTGGAAATCTGGCTTCTTCGCAGATCATCTCCATGGACATGCGTACTACTGTGTTTAGGGGCACGTCGTGGACGTTACGTGCGTGGGCGGATGTCGGGCTACAGTCTATCGTTATCAGATCTACTGCGACACCGTACGCTTCAGCTAGGGCGTAGTAGGGCGCTATCTCTGCCACGCTAATGTTGGTGTTGTCCACTACGATCACGGCGATGAACGGGTTCTGCAGAGCTTCGACGTATTTGCGCAGACAAGCAGCGTGAGCCTCTTTGCTGTTCTCGGGGACATAGTGGTATTCCCCGTTTGAATCAGTGAAGTAATCATCCGTGGAACACACGACGCTGTCGGATAGCCCCCGAGCTAGCCACTGTGCTCGTACACTTTTGCCCGATCCGGGTAAACCTCGGTTGATGCTAACGAATTTTTTCACGGTCTCCTCCTCCAAGTATTGTGTCTAGCCCCGGTGGGCACTTAGGACCTGTGGGGCCTCGGCACTGTGTATTCATCTCCACGAAGTCAGCACAACCAGAGCACCACTTGCCTTTGCTGTCTGGCCAACGTAAGTGGCATGGCCCTTCCGACGTGAGTCGATCTGGGTATAGCCGCATGTCCAGGCAGTACACGTACGTGTTAGCAGTGGCGTGTTCGTTGGCCATGGGCCCCAAAATCATGGGGGTACGCAAAGGTACCCATTTGCGCCCAGGGCTTTTTATCTCGATATCTGACGGTGGGAAAGGCACAGCTAGATCTGTGGCCTTCTTCAGCAGCCTCTTGTACTTGAACAAAGCAGGTACGAGCCACATGTTGGCTAGCAGTAGCAGAATCACTATTGCGTAGAGTAGATCAGACATTTGGTTTCTCCTTTATTGATGCACTTCGGCTACAGTGGTAGTAGCCGTGGCGTGTCATGATCTTGTTAGGTAGAACTGCCAGCTATACCCACATAATGTGGAGGGTGAGTGCGTGGCCTCGGGCAAGGGTGACTTTGAAGCCCAGTTCCTTTAGTGCGCGGATGAGGCGGTCACGCCCTATGCGACGCACCTCTAGTTGGTCCGACTCGCGGTAACTGACGAGGGTGGGCATGACAAACTCCGTAGAAAATTGACCGAGTTTGATCGCGCTAGACATTGCTCCGTTCAGCTCAGCCTGTACGACCAACAGGTATTTCCTCAGCAGTGACTGAAACTGGCCGCGTTTATTCTTCTTCTCAAGAAGAGAGGAAGCTCTAGCGTCAGCAGCAGTAAAGTGGATCTGGATGGTCAAATCTTCTGCGGTGTCTTCGGACGTGGGCAGTTCGAATTTATCGGTCATGTCAGGGCTCCTTGTTGATGGCTAGGCGCAGATTTCGTATTTCGGCGGGACTTAGCCTCGCCTGAATCAATGGGTCCTCTTGGCTGTCACTGTCGTATACAGCCAGGAAGCAGCCGGTACGGTCGTGGCGCACTATGATCTTGGCTACGTCTCCGGTGGCTAGGGTGATCTCAAATGGGTTGGGCATGTGTCTCCTCTCTACAGATCTTATACCCTCGTAGCCGCTCATATTGCAGGCTAAAGAAAAGAGGCCCTGTGGCCTCTCTCCCACTTCTGCGCTGTTCTACAGAAGACTGACTTTGTTCTCTGCGGTGGGGCCAGTGGATTTTATCACCACTGGAATTCCTACATAGTGCTCGATCTGTTTAATCGCATCGTGCTCACTGGCCTTAGCCCTCCCGACGTAGGGCACTGCCGCTCTGAGCATGTTGGTCCTGGCATCACCGTCTGCCCACA